CCGGAAGATGTGTTCGACGGCTCACGGCTTAGGGAATATGGGAAACAATACGCAAATAGTTATGGATGGGACCTGACTGTATATGAGATGTCATCCGGTTCCTTTATACTGCTCGACAGCCAGACCATGCGGCCGAAGTGGGATGTCGAGCTCAAGGCATTCAGGCCCCTGGATGACACATGCATATACGCGGAGGCGCTGTCCGGTACCGACGAATACGGCGACGACATATGCCTGCAATGCCTGCTTCGTGCCGACGGCGATAGCATCGTGCTTGGGTCAAATGACATCGATTGCCAGGAAGACAGCCTGCTGGATGAGGAAGTTGTCGACGTGACTTCGATAGGTCTGCCGCACTTGTATCTTGCCGAGGTTGGGTACCGCGATAATGGCGATACGCAGATACTCGTAAACAGCGACTTTACCGGAGTTTCCAGTTTTCATCGCCGGATAAGCGTCAGGGAAGACGACAAGTTGATATGTTGCGACATTGATTCCAGCGAGTACGTCACCGATTTCGACACGGTTGACGGATGCCCCGAGGTCATAAGCTACGCGGATGGCCGGTACAGGGAAATCCTGGGGATGCGCAGGTATACCGAGGGAGACCTCAAGTCGCTGGCATATATCTACCCGTCAAGGAGCAAGGCATCGCTTGTATACCTGCTGGATGCAACGCTGTATGCCCTAATCGACGGAAAGGAACGCAAGCTGCATGATAACTGCGAAAGCATGACGATGCTTCCGCCAAGGTACGGGTCCTTGGTCCACGTAATCCCGTATGGTGGAAATGAGCTGTTGTTCGACCTGTCAACCGGCAAGTTCACCATGGACAACCTGACCATGTGCAGCGACACCGAAGGCATAATATCCACGGACCGTGGACATAGGACAAAGAATATCTTGGGTCCTGATGGAAAGCCTCTGTTTGATTCCGGGTGGGCCGATATAAGAATACAGCTGGATATAGATTCACCGATGTTATGTGCCATGCCCGAACACCGAGTCCTTGAATGCACTGACAAGAAGGGGAATACTTTCCTGTTCGACTGGCCATCGGGAAAGCCGATATATGACCGGCCGATGGACGGTAAGTGTTATCCATATACACATGACCTATATATCAGTGATGAATTTGACCGTTTCGTTATACGTTCGATTGAGGACGACAAGAAGTGTTCCGTTGAATTTGACGGCCTTTTCCAGAGTGGCGTGTATAATGGAACAGTGCTTAAAATGAATCGGTCGGGGAAGGACAGGTTCCTGATATATGACATAGCGTCTAAGTCTCCCCTGAACGGCAGCTGGATGGATGACGAGCCTGATTTATTGCAGCACACGATATGGCCCGGCGTGGATGATATCCTCAGCGAAAAGAGCCGGAAGGCCGGGCTTGCCGATACCGCATCTGAAGCGCCCGATATCTATATAATACAGTATGGGCGAAACCACAAGCAACTAGCCGCGTTTAACGGCATTTCCTGGGAACTATCATCGTTGGAACCCGCCTTGGATATTCAGTCTCCAGTTAGGCATTTTGGAACCTCGTCACTCGTAGCGGTACTTGGTGACGATAAGCAATGGAAACTGTATGACCTCGGTATAGCCGAATACATACCATTGGGCAGCAAGGAACTATATCCGGCTCTGGACGCTATGTGTAACCATTTTGACCCGAAGCACCGTCTGGGAGACGACCCGATTGGTGGACGACTGACGAAATGCATGGAAATGGCCGGCAAAGAATCCGGCACCTGGCTTGAATGGATAAAAACGAACTTAGCTGGAGATAATATCTAGTCCATAATTTTATACATAAATGTATAGTAACATATAGGTAAAATAAAATTGAAACTATATAAACTTATTAATGAATTGAAGTTAGTAGGATTTCTTCGGTTCGATGAAAGAGTTTAGATGCCCTGAAGATGCTAAATCCTACACTAAGTGTCTTCGGGGCATTTCCTATTATATGATAACGACCGCCCAGAAGATAAGGTTGATAGTTGATGGTAAGACGGCAAGCGCGTTGAACCGCGCATGCGGTTGCGCTCGCTACGCATACAACTGGGCTAGGGATACCTGGTTCGCAAAGAAGAAAGCTGGACAGAAATCGGTGACGTGTGCGGAACTCCGCAAGGAGTTCAACGCACAGAAGAGTGACTGGATGTACGAGAGCCCTAAGGGCGCGATGGACCAGGCAATCAAGAACTTCGTACTTGCCAAGAAAAGGCATTACGAGAATCCGGAACTGTTCGGGTTTCCCAAGCGAAAGAAATACAAGGCGAAGCGTTCGTTCTACATAGAGAACGACAAGGCGAGGATTGTAGACCCTACCCATGTCAAGTTGCCGTTAATCAAGACACCGGTCAGACTGGCGGAGCCAGTCAAACAAGAATGCTTGCATGGCAAAATCAACAACTTCGTTGTATCCAAGGGAAGCAACGACCGTTGGTACATCTCGATATCCTATACTTACGATGACACCGCAAGTTTGTATGGAACTGGCGAGAATGGCCTTGTCGGCATAGACATGGGTGTCAAGACATTGATGCAGTTATCGACAGGGGAATGCGTTGCCAACGAGCATATCAACAAGCGGCACTACAAGCGACTGAAGCGATATCAGCGGATGATGTCTCGCAGGAAGTACAATTCTACACACTACAAGGACATCAAGAAGACTTTCGACAAGAAGAATGCCTATATCAAGAACTTCAGAAAGGACTTGATACATAAGGCGACGACGGAAATTGTCAAGCGCAATATGGTTGTCGCCATAGAGGACTTGAACGTCAAGGGCATGGTGTCCAACCACAAGTTGGCATCGGCCATCTCGGACTGCGGATTCGGCATGATACGTAGGTTCCTAGAATACAAGAGTGACAAGTACGGAACAATGCTCTTGAAAGTCGGACGGTTCTTCCCGTCCAGCAAGAAATGTTCCGGTTGCGGACACGTGAAAGAAAAACTTTCATTGTCCGAACGGGAGTTCATCTGCGAGGAATGCGGACTGGTCATCGACCGCGATACCAACGCCGCAATCAACATCCTCGCGGAGGCCTTGTTCAATGAACTAAATAAGAGATTCAATACCGACATTGCCCGTCGGAAATTCACGCCAGCGGACTTGGTAGCTCTGGCCTCTTCCCTTTCGGGAACTGGTGAAACTACCGAGGATGATGCTCATTGCTTACTTACCAGAGATGGTCGGACGGCAATGGTGGACGATTTCTTCAATCGTCTATGGAACCAAGTTGCCAACGCAACCATAAACTATATTTAAGGCATAGGCAATTCCGCCTATACTTTTATATACATTTTATGAGGCAGAGCATGACTATGGGCATGACAATAGCAGAAAGGATGGCCATGCAGGCCAGGGCAGCGGTGGCCTCCCATCAGGCCCCGATGAAGAGTGTAACGAAGTCAGCGACGGTGAGCGCTGCTCAGAGAATGGCCAAGCAGGCTACTGTGACGAAGGCTGCTCCACCTGCGCCAAAGGCGGCTCCCGCATCGGTGAGTGCTGCCCAGCGCATTGCAAGGCAGGCCAGCATAGCCAGGCAGGCCAGTGTATCTACGGCAGCGGTACCTCCCCCTCCGCCGGCTGCCGCCCCGGCACCTTCCATGAGTGCCGCCGAGCGCATCCAGAAACAGGCAATCGCCGTCGTTGCACAGAAAAATGGCGATACCAAGGTCGAGGTGAACAAGGACATAATTGAGAAGCTGAAGGCGCAGTACAAGGTGTTCCTGAAGAAGCTCGAGGCTGAACTGGCCAAGGAAGGGCCGATGTACTTCGTCCCGAAGGCCGAATCCACCGAAGCGACCCCGGTGAACGGGGTTTCCACCGCGGAAGGCGAGATGGCGATTGAGGCCAAGGCAAGCGAGCCGGTCACCGGCATGCCATACCAGGCAACCCCGGTCATTTCCACCGCCGAAGCAAAGCCTGAACCGAAAAAAGCCCCCAGGCAGATTCGCCGCAGGACCAAGAAGACAATAGGTTAGCAAAATTCGGGCGGTTGCGGGACACGTGGCGGCACGCAACCTGCCACGCATATAAACTACCGGTATACTCAATTAGAGGAGCGTGGGAAGATGTCCCTGAAGAATGTTCTGCGTGAAGGAATCATGGGTGTCGTTCAGGACGAGGAACAGGCCGACATGATTATGTCCATCTGCGAGAGTGTCGCGGCGAGCGCGAATGCCGACGGCCGGTTCCGCGCCATGTTCGAGGCAGCCGACGGCAAGGGAAACGCGTACGATACGCTGAAAGACATGGCGATGTACCTGCTGGTTGAGGGTAACGCCCTCAACGTCATTCACTGGAATGTCGACCGCAACGTGAAGCACGAGCTTCTTGACGAGGCTTACGAGTTGTGCCGTTCCACGGGGGACAAGCTCGCCGAGGCGTATATCGCCATTGTCGACAGGTCAATAGACGTCAAGAAGGCACCTGCACTCCCTAGCACCGATACCGAGGATGCCGCCGTCCTGAAGCACCTGAAGGACCTCCAGGCCAGGATGCAGGAGGCAATCGGGAAGAACCCGAAGTTCAGCGAGGGCGTGAAGAACATTTTTGCCGATTTCGACGAGAAAATCACGACAATCATATACAAGTGGGCCAGGTTCGTAAGCTAGCTACGGATTTTGCTATATTCTTGAATTGGGAGTCCGGGTGCCCGGATTCCTTTTTTCGACTAAACTTCTACCGGAGGTTCACCATGGACTTGAAGAAGAGAGCTGAGGCGCAGGCAGAGGAGATGCTCCGCGATAAGTACATAGCTTCCGAGAAGGCAGGAACCGACCTTGGCGAGCGCAGGATGGTTGAGTGGACCAAGGAACATGCTGAGGCTTGGAACGTAGGCTACAACATGCAGCACATGATGGACCTCGGCGACGGGAAGAAGCCGGTGTATTTCGGGATATTCCTGGACGAACGGTCGAAGAACCTGCTCATCGATTCCCTCATTGAGATGATTCCCTCCGGGTGGACCGTCCTGTGCCACCACTGCACGCTTTCGTTCGGCGACCCGGCGGACAACCGGGAAGTGTTCGAGTACATTGCGAGGAATCTCGGGAAGAGCGCCTCGATGGATGCCGTGTCGGTCGGGCTGTCGGGTGATGCGATGGCTGTCGGGCTCTCCGGGGACTTCAGGTCGAAGAATCCCATTCCGCACGTGACCGTCGCGATACCTCCCGGGGGAAAGCCGGTGAATTCAAACAGGATAGCGGAATGGTCGGACTTCAGGCTGGATGATAAACTCACCGGGACCGTTGATTCGTTCCCTTCACACTTCGGATGGCGACACTAGAGAAAATGACTGCTCCCGGGAACGTACGGGAGATTCCCGGTTGGGAGGACCTGCAGCTGGTGCAGGCCATGATGGCGAAGAATGACTTTACCGGAATGCCGATGCACGCGTATGTCGAGGACGGCAAGGTAATTGCTGTCGCGATAGTCGACCCCGACGCGTATCCGCTTTATGCGAAGGTATGGTGTCTGGAAGTATCTCCGAGATATAGGGGGCTCGGCTATGGGAGACGGGTCATGGAGGACGTGCTTAACGAATACGACGACGTGAAGCTGGTGGCCATGAGGGATGCGTTCGGCTTCTATAAGAAAATGGGGTTCGTGTTCGTCGAAGAACCGGACCCCAAGTCCAATGTCGGATATATGCTGAGCAAGGCCTAGGCGTACACCAGGCGAGGCTTCCAGTTACCCTTGGCAACTGCATTGTTGAAATTGGACATCAGGATGCACTGACCATGGAACAGGATTTTCCTGCGGGTTTCCTGGTCGGCATTGAGCAGCTGCTCGTATTCCTGTTGGGTCCGCTGCCAGTTCTGGAACTGACGCATGCGTTCGGGGTCGTTGCGCATCTTCTCGAGTTTCTGCTTCATGCGCCACAGGGCTCCCTTGGTCATCTTCGGGACGCTGTAGTTGGCGGCCTCGGCCTCTTCCGGGTGGATGGGGGCGGTATTTTCTTCAGATGTCATGTTCATGATGGTATCCTGTAGTTGATAGTGATGCTACAAATATAGCAAAAATGCTACGGTTTATCGAATTAGGGGAGATAGCAGGGTCAAAGCACGTATCTCCTTCGGCTTTTGTGGCAATATAAATTCCTCGGCAATACCGGTAATGGATTTTCCCGTGGATATCGAATCGTCTATGAGTAATACGTTTTTTCCCGTAAACGTTCCCTCTTCAAATTCGCCGGTTACATAGGAATCAAACAGCTTCCTGTATTTGGCTGGAACGTACTTTATTGCGAACGGATTTCCCTTTACTCCATTCTGCCTGTTGGCATCCTCATTTCTCTTGCGGGATGTCTGTAGAACGGAATATACTTCTTTCACCGTCTCGTCATAGAAATTGGTATCAGTCCTCATGTTCGGATACAGCAGGGAACCGACAAGGGTCTCCAAGGATTCGTAGTCCATCTGGCCATAAACCGACTCTACTGACCGTTTCTGTATACCGTCTAGCGATATGATTGATGCATCGACATACTTGTGGATGCAACTGACCATAGCGTCATTGATTTTTGCCGAAGACGGAACGGGAACCATGCAGTCGACACCATCAAATATGTCATTTCCGTAGGATGAATTGCATGAATCAATGAAATACGATAGAAGAACCCGGAAATCATCAACCGATGCCAGACGCCAGTTCTTGATTCGTTTCAGGGCATATATTAACGGATTCCCGTCATTGGCGGAGCCGTTGGTTCTACCTAGAATTGAGTAGCATTCCATCTTGCCGCTGTATTCGCCATTAGCCAACATGAGGGTGCTCTTGTATGGCTTTGGAGCGGAAAAATCCAGGTTCATGATTCCTTCATTTCCGTCGACGATATGAACGGTATTGCGGTCTGCCAGACCAGCGTCCGTAAGGATTTTCTTCAGGCCGGTCTGTATGCCTTCGTTGAGGGCAGTCGATTGCTTCAATGTGTCGAGGACAATCCGCATCGACAGTCCGGGGTCGAGGTTCAACTCATCGAGGAATCCAGCAAATGCAGAGAAGTTGTGCTCTTTCTTGCACAGTGAATAACCTTGGATGATGGCGTCCTTTAATTTTGAATCCGGAATGTATTCGAACATGGAAATACCTCGGTGCAAAATATAGCAAATTATAGGGAAAGGAGCGAATCCACCTCGCTCACGGGCGGTTTAACTGCGCTGGCTTCCTGACTCTGGTGAGTATTGTTCGACGTATTCTCCTTCTTCCATCTGGTATGGTGCTCGCATTCTACGCTGGCCCCGACATTGAACTTTTCCATGATGGTGGGGTCGTCCAGACACTCGAATGTCCAGTTGGACACCAGGTCCTCGGCAGATAGCTCGTACTTGTGCAGCAGCCCGTGGTCCACCGGGTTATCCAGGAAAGCCGAGAGGCCGGAGGATATTGCACTGCGTGCGCCGGGAGGTTGCCGTCTCAGTACTTTGGCCACGTATTCCTCGGCCATGGACTCGGAACCGCCGAGTGTATCGAAAAGCCGATGGGCAAGGTATGCGCACCGCATCTCGCCGACAGCCGTGGCCGGGATGTCATGCTCCCTGGCGTTGACGGCTAGCACGCTGCTGATGAAGGTCCAGTTCGTGACCCTGATGCGGTCGATAATGCTCATGGCACAAATATAGCAATTTTGTTCGGTAGATAAACTACGGATATCGGAGAAGCTTATGAACGTACATTTCATTACGACCGACGACATGGCCCGCTACATCATATCCAGGATGGGCGGACAGGTGAACGAGATAGAGATGGTGGTCGAGGAACACCATGGCCTGGGACACGTCTACATGGCCATCAACGACACGGCCGACTATTTCTACCGTTACTGCTTTGACGAGGCTGCGTACGTGGACTACATGCTTATACGTCTTCAGCCGGGGGTAATCGAGTACCATGTACCGGAGGAAGTCATGAACGTGGTCGAACTGACCCCGTCCTACGGAAACACGTTCTCGCCGATGATGGCATGGGACGTCGGGCCCGGCGAATCCCTCATAGGCGTAGGAGGTGCCGGCATGGGCGGGCTTGGACAGTTCGACCTTGTCACCATGACCGGGGCAATGCGCTACCTGCAGGACGTGAAGAAACTCGTCGGTACCCAGTACAACATCAAGCTGCACCCGGTGGACCACCTCCTGAGGGTGTTCCCGACCCCGAAGACCCCCAGAAACGCAATCGCCATGGTCTACACCAAGGCGAAGAAGTCCGAACTGTATAACAATGTCATCTTCCGTGACATGGCGGTCGCCAGGGCACAGCAGCAGCTGGGCGACATTCTGAAGCGTGACGACTACGCCATACCGGGTGGTGGAAAGATTAACGGCACGCTGATTTACACCGACGCCACGGCAAAGTGGGACAAGCTATTCGACCTGATGAAGCAGGAAGCCCCCGGCACGTTCATGATGACGGACCTGAGCTAGAGCAGATTCATTGCCGTATCGAGAATATCTTTCGTCTCGCTCGCTCTGTTGCGTATGTGCTGGAGCACTTTATTGGCTTCCCTGAACTTCTTGAACATGGCGACCAGACAGAGGAATGTCGCCCTGGCGTCGGACAGCGCCGCATGTGCCCTGTCGTTTACAACACCCAACCTCGGGCACATCGTACCGAGAGACCGGCTCGGGTACTTGTCCGGGTTGTTCCAGGTAAGGAAATTGTATGCCTCTGATGTGTCCAACAGGTCCTTGCGGCGGATGCTGTCCAGCTTCATGAAGCATTCCGGTACCAGGTACCTCCGGAGGAATCCCATGTCGAACGGGAGGTTCTGGCCCAGGACAATGTCGGGAGAACTGGAGTCAATCAGCTTGGACAGTACATCGCAGGCCTCCTCCCGGGTAACCCCGTTGCGTTCGAGCTCGTAGAGGTCCAGCTTGTTTACCGCGATTGCCTCCGGGTCGGCTGCCGCCCACGGGAACTGGCTCGGCTTGAGGTTCCACTCGCACTCGGTAACTGTTGTGTACTGGAGGGTGGAATCGTCCAGCGCGTATATGCCTACGCCGACCTGGAGCAGCGGGTGCTTGTTGTAGTCGAGACCGCCGGTCTCGGTGTCTATCGATAGGTATGTCTTGATGCTCATGCCGCAAATATAGCAAAATGCGGCCCGGCAGTATTGTAAGTTTTTTGTAAGATTACCACTTGCCGAGCAGTTCGCCGCAAGGGTAGTAGCTGGAGTCCCCGGTGACGTCCTTGACGCACTTGTCGACCTCCGGCGGGCGGAACAGGACGTCCTGCTTGAGCGAAAGCACCGTGTCCTTGTCGAGGGCGAGCGGGTTCCCGGTGTTGTCGGCGAGAGTGGCGGTCGCATCCCCGTCCGTCGCCTTCCCGAGGGAGGTCGAGCCGAACAGGTTGTCGATGAAGTGCTGCTGGAGCGGGTCGTCCTTGACTTCCTGGGATACATTCTGTCCGTTGTCGGTGGCGACCTCGATGTACGCCTTCCACCAGTACTTGTGCCACATGTACTCGTAATCCGGGATATCGTCGGTTATCGACGAAATCTGGTACAGTATGTTGTTGTACTCCAGTTTCATGAAGTCCCCGGCCTTCGGGAATATCTGGGCAGCCGTGTACCCGTGGTATACGAAGGTGGAGTAGCCTCGCTGCGACCATTCCGGGTCGTGGAGGCCAGGGTCGCACAGCGGTTCGATGCCAGCATCCCGGAGACTCCGGTAGTTCCGGTCGAGGAACAGACCCATGTGGATGAACACCTCGGTCTTGTCGGTGAACTGGATACCGAACCTGCGGTAAATCTCGTTCTGCGGCGTGAAGGTAATCTTGGCCTTCAGGTCAAACACCCTGTCTATTGTACGGGCGTTGTCTTCCTTGGTGAGCGGGTTGGCCGACGTGTCGAAAGTGGTCGTGTAGTACAGGAACCTGTCCCCGTGGTTGCGAATCCAGTCGTACGTGGTGTCCTTGTACTTCTTCTGGGCATGGAAGGCGTTCTCGTTCCGGTAGAAGCTGCCGTATCCGAGCCTGGTGTTCTGCTCGAAGTCGGGGTGGTTGTAGTGCGACTTCGGCGTGCGGTCGACATATCCGGCCGCCTTGTCCTCCCACAGGGGCTTGGACACGTTGGCCTGGACGCTGAATTCCGGCACCAGGACGTGTCTCGCCCTGACGAATCCCTGTATGTCTAGCGGAAGTGATGGCACGGTAGCAACCTCTTGCCGTAGTTTATACAGGGACGGGGTGTCCGGGGCATATAAACTACCGATAATTGATGAGGATACCTACAATGGCTGCTTCTACCGCTGTCGCAAGAAAATACACGAACATATCCTTCGACGAAATCAGGTCGCACCTGATGGACATAGTGAGGGCCAAGGAAGGCCCGATGGCCGACCTGGGTGACAGCGCCTACGGCAAGATGATGCTGGAACTGTTCGCCGGTTATGGAGACCTTACGGCGAACTGGGTGGAATCCGCATTCGAGAACTCCTGGCTGGAGACTGCCTACGCTAAGCCGCCGATATATGCCGGGGCCAGGTCACTGGGCTACAGCGTACGGCGACCCGTGCCCGCAAAGTGCTCCATAGGTATCCGGGTGGCCGAGATTAGGGAACATGCCACGCTGAAGGTGTTCATCCCGAAGGGCACCGTGTTCACCATGTCCGGGGCCACGCTGACTTCGATGGCCGACATGGAGTTCGATTACGATTATGACCAGGACACCGCGCAGACTGGCCTCATGGAACTTACCAGCGGGTTCAACGTCCTGGCCGAAGGGCAGGCACGCAGTGAAGTGCTCGTGTCCAACGGCACGCAGAACCAGGTATTCTACATTACGGATACGTCATTTTCTGATTTTTTCGGTGACAGCGACCCAAACTTTTCTGACGACGGCAACATTGCCCACAGGCCGGCCTGCTTCACCACGGTCACGTCGGATGCCACGCTGATGGACAACATAGACCCGGATGTCGTCATAGACGACAAGCTGTACTGGAGAATTTCGCGCAGGGGATTGGAGGACCCGGGCCTCGCTCCCCAGAATGCCGAGACGCTTACCTATTCTACTGCCCAGGGAAACTACAGCAACAATTACACGGTGCTCATAGAGACCGCCAATGACGGTACGGTGGCGCTCAGGTTCGGTGACGGGCTGAAGGCGGCAATCCCGTTCGGTAACATACAGGTCAATTATTTTTCCACCAGGGGAGAGGCGGGCAATATGCTCGGCGTGTTTGGTACTGCCCTGTCGACGGCGGGTGGCGGCATCACCATTACCACCAAGGACGGGCAGGAGACGGACGTAACGCTGAACGACCTGAACATCTGTCTTACGTCGGACATCAGGGGCGGCCTGGACATAGAGTCCGCGGAATCAATCAAGAATAATGCTTCGGGAATCTTCAACTCGCTTGACAGGCTGGTTACCCGGGAAGCCTACAAGATTTTCCTCCGCAGGTATGCCGATGTGAAGTACGCGACCGCTTTCGGCGAGGACGTGCTCAATACGAAGCTCAGGAACGGCGGTATCAACGTGAAGTACATGAACCAGGTAAGGTTCACCGCGCTGAAGGACCTGTACCGTCTGAAGGACGGGAAGTACTATCCGACCGGGGAAGACGAGTACCTTCTGGAAGGATACAAGGTGAACGGCCTGATGTATAACTGGCTGTATGATTTCCAGGACCCAAACGAAGGTGTCGTGGAAGACGGGGCAAAGATACTCGCCGGTATCCGGGAAGACTTGCCGGCTGCACTGGAGGAAGTGTTGAAAAATGCAAATTGCCCCGCACCGGTCGATGACGAGACATTATCCGGAATGGTAGATATACTCATGAAGGCGATATCGCGCAGCGTTCCCGCCATCACGCTCGACGATACGGTGTTTTCGACGATGATGACTCCGCTTGATTTTGTGGTTGATGGGTCCGAGCTGCACAGTATAATGGTCGCATTGAACCGCCGAGGCATGCTTACCGTGGGAGACGGATTCCATAACTACGTCTATCCGTCGGTGCACGCTATGGAAATGAAGATGAACGTAGTGCTGTTCAAGGGAAACAACTTTACTGACATACGCGAAAGGATAAAGACTGTCGTGTACAAGTTCCTGAAGGAAAATACTGAGTTTGGGACACCAATCTATCGTTCCAAGATAGCTTCCCTGGTGCACCGGATGAAGGAGGTTGCCGGCGTCGACGTGTATTTCCAGCCGGCCGACAGTGCATTTACAGAGCTTAACGTAGCCAATTATCCGTGGATGGGTGATTCGACCGCAACCTTCTGCAACATGGGGACGACCTCGTTTGACGGCATGAAATATACCTTGAGAGGAACGTATAACGGTACTTCAAAGACTTCGGTATTTTCCATGAGGGACCAGGGCGAAATACAGGCAAAGATATCGGAATACTACAAAGTATATGTTGCACCTACCGTAGAAACCGGGAGGATAACCGACAAACTGATTGACCGATTCGTTGCGTTTATATGGGATAGGGTCATGCAGGAGATTTACTATCCGGTAACCGAGACGCTCGGTGAAGCATACAATAGCGGGCAAGATGCCTTGTATTACAGGGCTGTGCTCGATACAATCAAGTGCTGGGACATGGGAAAGGAATCCCTAACATTCAAGGACACCGAGGATATGGCGGACATGGCTGAAGTGAATGGCAGTGTACTGTTCGATTACATGCGTTACGCCATGGATTACATCAAGCTCGTTAGGCGGATTCTTGGTGCAAAGGCCACGGCTTCCTTGATAAATAAGGATACGGGCAACATCACCGAGTACAGTAACGACAACGAAATCGTGCAGTTCAACATACCGAACGAGCTGATAGAACTCAGTGTTGCCCAGTCCACATCACTTCTAACCGGGACGGTGAACTAAGATGAATCCAATACCCCTAAATGACCGTGGACAGTTCCGATATACCGACTTCGTAGCATACCTCCCGGAGTTCCTGGTGGACGAGCCGGACGTCGTTGACTTTCTACAGCTGATGAGCGACTATATCAACGACGCGTACAGGAATATCGAGGATGTGGAAGAGTTCGAGTTCAAGCTGTGCGTCGCCGAACCAAAGGTAGCCAGTGCGATGGATACACTATCCAGACTCAGGACGATGTTTACCCTGGCTTCCGGGAGAAGCGACAGGGTCTATTACCTGTCGGTGCCTCGGGCAAACGTTAAATCTAATGTCGTATTTGGGAAAAATACCGGGCATACGCCGTATTATATCGACTTATCCTACGATGAGATATATGACGAGATTAACGGGATATCCGGTATAGACAGGAAGGTCGCCTCGATGGATGATGGCGATGTGGTGTTCGTAAGGTACATAAAGATGGACCCGGTAATAACGAAGGCCTATTACTACTGCCGGGAAAAGAATAGCCTGATAGCGGATGACGAGGGCACCACCCAGGACCCGTTCACTGATACCGATAACCTGGCTACCCGCATGATTTCATTCCTGGTTGACGACATATCATCCATAGGGAAACGGTACGGTGGCGAGAATTCTGGCAACACGTACTATGAAATTTTCTTCACTGCCAGAATAAGCGACGTCAAGAATGAACCTGCTACAGAGCAGGTAAGATATGACGCTGACCGTGTGGATGGAGTGGCGGACGACATACTGGTTGACTACTACGGGATGAGTTATGTACCAAGCGGGAAATACCATACATCGCTTTCATTCTATTCGGAAGATGGGTGGGAATGGAAGGACGGGTATCCAACCGGCATGTTTTACCTGAAGGATACTACCGGGGCGAAGCTTTCCGCCGTCGGGGATGCCATGGGAAAGAATGAGGAACTCGCGGTTGACCCGACCATCGCACTGAAGTCCGATAAGTATGCACTTACCAGTGACGCCGTGTTTGATATACTCACAGGTACTTGGGAATTCCGTACATCGTCCCCTCTACCGCAGGCTAGCGGGACCCGGTTTTATGTAAGCGACAAGAACACCGGCGAGTGCAAGGGGGAATTCGTGGCTTCCCCGTCATATTTCATAGACGAAGTGTACGTAACCCGCATGAGTGCGGTATGGACGGAGTTCTCCGACACCATACCGGCCAGCGACAATTGCGTTTTGAATTTTCCGCTGTTTTATACGAAGGGAATGCCCGATTTCCGTACGTCCACGCCGCTAATTCATTGGAAGGACAGCCCGGAGATGGGGCACATCGACTGGGCCACGGCTACAATAGAAAGGTGCGGGGCCGACACGGAAACCGCCGGCACGGTGTTCTATTTCGATGACCGGCGCAAGCCGTCGAAGGACGGCGCATACACTTTCTATGCTCCCGGGAACATATACGGTACCGTCCTTCCTGGAATGGACATTTATTGCGGGAATACTATATGGGATGGGATACACACGGTCAAGAGCGTCGTTCCCGAATACGATGGCCAGGTAAGCGTGCGGATGGATGTTCCGTTGAACTGGAGTTACTGCGGGAACGTACAGCTGATGTACGGTATGACCGGCATAATGAAGGTTACTGGCCCGGGAAAAGGTCAATGGAACCCGTATTCTGGTGGGGATTATTCGGACGGGTCATTGGACAAGGTTGCGTCGGCGGTATGTTCAGACGAATTGAGTGGCGATGTAACCGGCTACCTCGAGTGTCATGCTCCTGGCGGCAGCACTTACAACGCCAGGGTGACTTCGGTAAACCGGCTTACTGGGGAAATAGAATTTGTGCCCGGGGATATTCCGTATGATGCGGAGGCCAAGGAAGTTACGTATGCCTGCACGGTCGCCAATGTTTATCCTACCAGGGAAAGCGTCGGCGCCACGGGCAACAAGTGGGGGCGTGCCCGGAAAATTACCGGGGTGACCCGGGGAACGGATGGGAATTGGTCCGGCAAGTGCACCAAGTATGCCGGGGACGTGTTTACCGACGGGCTGTTCTACGTATACGACAGCAAGGGAAACAGTGCTTTCATGGAACTGATTCAGGGTGAAGTGAAAGTAACCGAGTTTGTAACGAACCGAAGGTACAGCGTCGGTGAAACCGTCTACTGTCCGGAAGACGGCAACATATACCGGTGCACCTCGCCGTGCGTACCGCAGGATGGCGACCTTCCGGGTAACATGGAGTACTTCAAGCTGGACAAGGTAAGCAAGTTCAGGACGGAGTATACGGAGATATACAACAAGTTCATGCCGTACTATGGCCAGGTTAAGGCTCTTGACTACGGGGGTACTGTGGATTATCTTGGCGATATGTCGATAGTCACCAGACCGTTGTACATAACGAAGGTCGTCGAGAACCGCCTGAAATACGGCTGGGAGCACCGGGAGTTCCTGAATTACGGTACCATGATGAACATGAACAACCGTGACAGGAATGGTTCGGTAGACATATTTAGTTCAGCCAGGTCAGGCGGAGATTCATACATAGAGACCAGGATAGATGCTGTCACGGCCACGCTTGACAGCAAGGCCAAGTGGAACATCACTTACCCGCTCGTGAAGCGCGGAACGGAAGCATATATCCCGCTGGATGTGGACAACCCAGTATCTATCCCGGTTGAGTACATGGGGGACCATTGGACCGTCACGGTGGCATCCGCCGGGCACGGCATGGTGGAGGGCGCCCTGATACGTGTGGCCGGTTTCGGCAAGGAACACGACGTGGACATCAATGGATATTTCCGGCTTCATGTAATCGACGGGGACAATTTCAGCTTCGATGCGCCCGTTGAAAAGGGAATCAGCGTGATGACCATGACCTATGTTACGGTTAGCGAGGGTTCCAGCATAAGGTATATTGGGCAATACTGGATGGATACCGTCGAGGTATCTGCGGTCGTCGAGGACTACAGGATTAAGACAGTCAGTCCCGCAATAGGCATTCGTCCGGGAGACATCTTGGAGCTGTGCGACCTGGACGTAGATACTGGCAAGGCGGACGGCCTTCCGACATTCAGTGTTACGGTGCTTGATGAAGGTGACCTTGATGATACAGCAATCAGGGTATCTTGCGGGGACAATACCCTCCTGTCGCAGCTTGGCCACCATTTCCACATACGCCGGGACCCCGCAGTGGGCGATTACGTCCTTGTGGATGATGAAGTATACCATGTTTCCGACGGGGTGTGGGAACACGCCGAGAAGAGCGACCTGGCCATACCTTCCGTACTGCTGTCCCGGAAAAACCTGATTGATACGTCGGCCACGAACCCGGAGTGGGCGATTGGCGAGGACATTAGGATAGACTCTATCATTCCTGACGGCATGGATTCCGCCATAGTGCGGCTGAAGGACATGCTCCCGCATTTCACTGTGGACAATGCCGAGGTTATAAACGGCCGGACGATGGTAAGAATTGCCAACGTTACCCCGAGCCAGTATAACGGGTGGCATACCGTTACTGAAGTCATAAGTCCCAAAGCATTCAAGGTCACGATGCGCTTTGCCAAGGAATCCGACCTGGTTCCGGGGTTGGGAGTGAACGGGGAAGAGATGTACCTGAACGAGGGCCGGTGGTATGCGTTTACCGTGAAGGGCCTGGACTGGAACAAGGTAAGCAACCGTGTCACCTATTCGCTGAACAACGGGATAACCGACGGCGTTGGCGACGAAATAATAACGGAACGCGAGCACGGCCTCCGCGACGGGGACTATGTGGTCGTGGGAAGCCTGGAAAACCTGATAACTGTCGACCGGGACAACGTGGATACATTATCCAACAAGATAGGTTGCTACCGGGTAAGGGCAGTAACCGGCGGCAGGGCGGCACGCCTAGTGACCCTGGACGGGGACAGGGTAGTCGCCGACAGCCTGGCTGGGTGTGTCGTTTCCAGGGGAGTCGTGCTGACTGACCGGCTTGACGACCTGGGCTCGCTAAGGAACGAGTATACCAGGAAACTCCATTCGTTGGGAGGGAAGAACGTCAGGTTCAGGAATGGCGACATAGTGGTAGCGCTTGCCCAGCAGAACCCGTGCGAGATAATGACATGGCGAGTGGTGGCCAACGGATACTGGGTTCCCGTGAGGTCAAAGCGCTCGATGAAGGTCTCCAGCCTGGGAGTGTACAGCTACCTGAACGGGAAGTATGACGAAACCGACGTCAATTCCGGGGAAGCCAGGGAAAAGTACGAGACGTACAGCGATGTAGATATCGCCACCTTCGATGCAGATGTGTACATGGCTGGGTACCGGTGTGTCGCCAACCAGCAATTCTACCTCCCATCCATAGACGAGATGGATACCACCAGGAGAGCGGACGAGGAATATTCGTCCCGCGAGGACTATTCTACAGTTGCCCCAAGACACAACATGAAGGCGGGATTCAAGGGGATACCGTCAATGAAGTATCCGCTGGCGGAGAAAATAGAACGTCTGTGCTACCTGCGAGACGCCAGGGTGATAGACTATGACATGATAGAGTACCTGGCCAGGTTCCTCGGATATGACATTACACCGCTCGGCGATGACGTGACCGAGAGCAGCCTGTACAGGAACAAGACCGACAGGGAGCTTGCTGTCAGGGAGACCATAGCTAACCTCCCGCAATACTATGCCCTGGGCGGGACGCGCTCCGGTCTGCACATGCTGATGAGCACGTTCGGGGTCATTGCCGATGTACTGACGCTCTGGACCGACGCGAACCACCCATACAAGGAACTCATCCCGAAGAAGGAAGTCGAGGCCAGATACGAGGACGGGGACAAGGGGAAATGGGTGCCTACCCCGTATATTGACATCGAGGTGACCAGCAACGCCGACTTGCCGCAATTCTCGGTAATGCAAAGCGACATCGAACGGCTGAGGGAACAGATTAGGGTGTTCAAGCCGATTAACGTGGTGTTCCGGGATTTCCTATACAGGGTGGTCGATACCGTGTACCTGAAGCCGACTATAACCCTGGGCGGGATATCCGGGAGTACCGGGCTGGGTGCTCTGGTGAATGCCGGGGACGCTGACGACATAAAGGTCGAATACGGCGACCCGAGCGCCAAGACTTGCAAGTTCTGAGGCACTTATCGCATTCTAGCATGTTTCATGCCGCTTTCCGGGTATATAAACTAGTTTTTTAACGGGAACAGCCTGGATTTTTTGCTATGAATGACATCACGCTTACCTCCGCTGGAAAAGACATTCTGTACAGGAACACAATCAACGGGGGGCAGACATACTGGGTAGGGTATTACGGGTTGGCATACGTGCCCGACCAGTCCAAGTTCGACGCGAGTCACAACGAGCTTATTTTTCACGCCGGCACGGCCGGGGACAGCGGTTCGGGTGACGGCGAATCCGGTGACTATATCTACAATATATGGCAGAGCGACATTACGAACGAAGGCCACTCAATTGCCAGCAACTCGCTTACCCGATTAACTTTGTACGACCGCAACCTGTCAGCGAATTTCCGCTACATTTACGATGCCGACAAGGGGTGCAACCGTCTTGTCACGTGGACGACGGACGGTAATGCAGTTGGCTTGTCGGGCGGTGAGACCCCGTCTTATATCAGGACGGGCTACAAGGTGTATGACGGTGTCCAGATGGGTGACGGCAATGACGTAAGCGTGGCGGGTGATTCGAGGATTCCTTGTCCTGCACCGCTGTTCTATCTTGGCCATGGAAAGTCATACACATCGGGCATGACCGCGGAAGAATTCGTGGACGAGGTTGGCAGCGACTGGCCCCTCAATTCGGATGCTCTCGACTCGGATGGACATCCGGTCCCGCTAGTCACCCCCGACATGAGGTATTATTTCGGAACGGTTCCCCGCCCGGACGGTGCCGAATTTGGGTCTATCCCATCTGGTTCAGAAAATGACCCGTTCGGCGTCATCGCATCATCCGAGACCAGGAGTGGCGAGGATGATTACATTGACCAGTTTGCCGAGTTCGTCAGTATTTCCAATTTCAACAAGGCCCATGGGCATGTGTCGTCGGAAGGATACGGGATAAACGCGCAGGAATCATGCCACAACATGAGCAGGGTGACCAAGCTCTTCCCGATTGCACAGTACGAGATTGACGCCAAGGACCCTTCCACGACGAACCCGAGTGTTACTGAAAAGGGTAGCCTGTCCCAAATCAAGTATATCATTGACCTTGACCTGCGCGGTGCTCGCCAGAGTATGCAGGAATACTTCGCCACATTGGAATACCAGGCAAAGAATGCTGGTGACGAAAGGGAAAGCGAGGCTGAGGCGGCAAATGAGGATATATTCTCCGGCAATAGCGTGAATTCATTCAAGTTCAACCGAATAGGCATATACGCGGTTCCGGCAACAATCAGGCATTTTTACAAGCAGGGTGATGCGGAGAATCGTACTGATTGCCGGTCAACTCACTACCAGGTGGGAATTTCACCGGATGCAGACCCAATCCTGTTTGCCGTTATCAGGCTAGATGAAGTTTCGATGTCCGAGGATGCTTCGTTCGGCATGGACCGGTTCCGTACCGAATTCATTCTCCACCTCGAGGCGGATGCGGATTCCGGTATATGCAAGGAACCGGAAGTATATTACAACCTTGTGGAAAATGAAGCTATTACGTGGTATCAGAACCAGTTGCTCGCAACGGCTGGCCTGTCTGAGGCAGTGACCAACCTAGGGGTCGGCGTGGCTCACTTGCTTAACCGTAACATGACCGAAAACTGTGCCGGTGGGGGAGCGACACAGGATTGTACTGAATATGCACTGAAGGACCATACCCATGACTATCTGAGGAATCTTGTCGATGGTACTGTATCGGAGGGTGCGGTGCGCGGTGTCAATACTAAGGTGGAATCGGCGGCAGCAGGCGTTGGAAAGAATAGCCTGCAACTTGGTGAAGATACCGGGGCATACGGGGACAGGCAAATTGTCCAGGGTGTAAGCACGACAGTCGATGCATTGTCCCATGATACTGTTGCATTGGGAGCAACCAACACCGATGTGGCAAACAGTTATCATTCGGCTTTCCTGGGAACCAGCTATTATGGCAGCGAATCGTCATCAGTGGACAACAAGGCCACTGCCGTCAATGTGAACAATACTATAGTTGGTGGAGCTTTTGGAAAAATTGAAAATTCCGATACTTCGCTGATTATTGGACGCTATGCCGGCAAGGAACTCAAGCTTGCTAACATACAAGGTTCTGTCGCCATAGGAGAAATGGAATCGCCGTCTATATTAGACAGTGTAGTTCTTAGAACTAGTGAGAACCCTGTAGACTACATGTACCAAATAGGGCGTATTACAGATTCTGTTGTACTTGGGCAGGGATATGGAGACTATGGCGTAACCGATATTATTGAAAAGGTTGGTTCCGATGCATGGAATAGTAGGGTTGTTAACAATTCTTTCCTTTCCGGAGCAAACCGCTCATCATGTCTTACCGAGAATGACTACAATTACATGCAATGGCTTGCTTCCGAGAAGGGAAAATCAGAGGATGCATTACTGCAGAGCGTAATTCCTAACGTGTATGACACTGTAATGGTAAACGGTTACGGAGTTCGGATGCGCGGTACAATATGGAGCTCGCTTTTGTCATCTACCGGTGGCACGCAGTACAACATGACCCAGCCGCAGTATATTGACGCAAACGACACGGTAATCGGGTATCCGGGCGAAGAAACGTATGACATGACCTTCGAGAACAACCTCGTATTGACTGGGGGAAGCAACATTCCGACAGGAACGAGAAATAGCATCCTTGCTGGCGGCGGTTCGAATTTCCCGGTCAGAAGCGCATCAAATATTTGGTTAAATAGCAATGGTGGAAATGGTGGCACGTGGGAAATAATGCTGCCCGCGGAGAAATTCAGGGAAATACAGCTTGCCGGTAATCTTACGGCGGGTAACTATGTATTGCTATCCAGTCCAGGCGAGCATCCGGTTATAGAAGCCGGGGGAGCTCTCGTAGAGCTGGAGGCTGAGAATGGTTATCATGCGGGTGTCGTGGTGGATGAAAACCTGGCGGTATCATACACCCCGTATGTTGACAGGGTTGCCACTATCTACAAGGACCGCGGAACCTATACATACGGAGGTGAGACACTGGGGACCGTCACCAGGGATGGCGTGCAGGGTACTGGCCTTTCTCCCCTAGAAAGTGGCTATGGACGGATATCCCAGCACTGGGCGGCTTCCAGGGACATTTACAGGACAATCGTGCTTGGCGACTCAAATAATATCGGGACAAATACGGTGAACAGCATTATACTGGGAAACGGTAACGATGCGCGTAACATCACCATGCAACATTGCTTAATTATCGGGGACGGTTCTTTCTATGGCCCGCATTCTCATGAAAATAAGGCAAACGAGGTGAATACTGATGGCTCCGCCAGGAATCACAGGTTAACCAACGTTATGGTGCTGGCTCAGCAGGGTGCTGCCACGTTGAACGCTTTGTTCTCTCCGGCGGACATGGCGACTACCGATTACTCGAATGCACTGGTATTTTTGAGTTCAGCCTACCAGATTCCGGAAGTACTGGGCATATTCCCGGTTCCAACGTGCTACTCGAGCTACAGTCCCCTGGATGGCAATGGTCCTTCGGCGAATAATTCCGCCACGGTCAACCGTGATGAAAGTTATTTTGAGTATAACCCGTACGATTTTAATCCCGAAGGCATATACTTGGCGACTGGCGGCGTGGGTAAGATATTCCAGGGCAGGACGAAGCCGGAAATCAAGAGCATGATAAACAAGACAGACGCTTCCATGATATATACCGGTGGCATAGCCTTGGCCGGAAAGCCCGTTGGGGCCCGCGGTGTTAACGATGACAGTACCAGAGGCAATCCGGGTCTTATCAGGCTCGGGTCCAGTGCGGTGCCGTCTGCCTATATAACTAACCATCCGGTTAGCGGCTGGGTCAGTGACGTAACTTCCGACCCGATTATCCCGAAAATAGTAACCGGCACAACCGAGTGCCCATACGGCGGACGAGTTCTGGGCATTCTCGATACACAGGAGCCAGACGGAACCTTGCAGATTGGACTGTTTCCGAACGGAGCCGGCTGCATGAGAGAAAGCGACCTGGGATACGATGCGAGCAATACAATTATCACATACAAGGGAAAACCGTTCGGTGGCGGAGGACTGACTACCGAATTCACGTACGTTCCCGTGACGATTAATAGTGTCGATGGGACGGTAACGACCGATGACTATAGTTATTCCATTTCCTACGGAACAACACCCGTGCAAATCCTATTCTACCCGAGACGTGGACGACTGTACAACATCAGTGCGGGTACGTTGCCGACAACTAGTGGAGCGTATCTTGTTTTGTCAGTCAACAATGATATGAACCTGGGAGATGAATTCGCCATATGCTATAGTGCATACGAAGTGTATGGTGGCGGATACAATGGGGCGCTCGGCGGTCCATGCACAGTTGCGTCAACCGACGGAAACTTACTGTGCCGTAAGACCTCTTATATAAGTTCATCGAGCTCTACATCACCATATGGGCAATATTTGTTGCTGCGGATGGCATAAAATGTAGCAGGGTGGAGCAAATTGATATAGTTTTCCTCTCGTAGAAACCTACAGAGAGGAATTTTCATATGAAAATGACAGTCAAGCACAGCTACCTTATCCAGCTCGCCAACATTCTTGCTCAGCCGGACCGAATTTTTTCCGGGGACTGCAAGGGAAATATTGCCTACAAGGTGTACATGGACCGAAACGTGGCCAAGACATATTATGACGGGTTTATGCAGGCTTACCCGGTAGACCCAAAGTGGGGTGAATATACCGCAAAGCACGATGCCATTTACGAGGAAGCCAATGTGCGCACGACCAGCGAATTTGCTGCGCTGCCGGAAGAACAGCGTGCCGAGATTACGGCCAAGGTGGCTGCAATCGACGAGGAATACAAGGATGTAATCGAAAAGAACAATGCCACGGAAGCTGAACGCCGCAAGACCCTGGAGGAAACCGTGGAGGTTGACCTCTATACGATTAATTCCGCCGATGTGTCTATCCAGGGGCCAAACGCCTGGGCTATCTGGGATGCCCTTTTCAATAACGGCAACGGTATTATCCGCGACGAAGAGCCGGCTGACCACTAACGGGGGTTCACCATGCCTACGTTGAGTGCATGCATCGTTGTCAAGAACGGCAAGGGTAGCATCCTGCGCTGTCTTGATGCCTTACTACCGATGGTGAATGAGTATGTCCTGGTGGATACCGGGTCTTCTGACGGTACGCTGGAGTTGGTTGCTGACTGGATGAAGCGTCACCCAAAGTCCAGAGTGATACTGGACAAGGTTGGCTCCAAGTTTCACGACAAGGATGGCGTCTTTGATTTCGGCGCGGCCAAGGATTATGCAATATCGATTGCTACCTGCCAGTATGTTATGTGGGTGGATGTCAACGACATACTTCTCAATGGCAAGCATGCCAGGTCATTGTTCCAGAACATAGTGGCCAAGTATCCAACCGCCGGTATAAGCATGCTGACGAAGGTTACGCCCACTCATTCATTCCCTAGGCTGAGGATACTTCCCAGGGAACATGCGAAATTCAAGGGTATTATCCACGAGATGGTAGTCAATACGGACCCGAACGCCCCGACCGTGCATACCAAGGAAGTGTTCGAGAACTACAAGCCGGGCAGAGACATAGTCAGGAACATTGCCGGACTAAGCAAATCCTGGAAGCAGGAACGAACCCAGCGCACCGCCTTCTACTTCGGAAATTCCTATTCCGACCTGAAGGACTATGCGCATGCTTACGAATGGTACAGCGTCGCGGTGGACGAGTTCCCGGAAGAGCACAACGAGGACCGCCTGAAGTCCATGGAGCAGATATGTGCCATGATAGTAATGACGAGGACTGACCTTGAGGAGCTAGGGACCCGTTCATTGCAGATGATAGAGGAGTTCCCCACCCGGGGCGAGGGCTACTACTATCGTGCCAGGTACAACTTCGAGAAAGGCGACTACGAGTACTCCCTGAAGTGCCTTGATAAGCTAATGACCATCAAGCCGCCAAAGATGCATAATCTGTGGCTTAACATGAAGATTTATGACAAGGAGGAAATCCGGTCTATTGTCTTCATGGTAAAAGAGGAGCTGCAGAGGAATATGTCGGCATCCCTGTCCACGGTTGACCCAATGCAGCCAGACACCATCGATGACGGATATGGGTATGGCGGCTACGATGGAATGCCGGCTCACCTGAACTTTGGGACTACTGCGCCCGGATATCAGGCTTTCATTTAGCATTGGGCGGCCTGGGCCGCCCTTTTTTGCTCGCAAACAATCATAAACTACGGAAAACTGTCCGTACAAGGTGTCATTTATGAACAATCTTTATGACCTGGTGAAACGCATCGACGCACTGACTGCAAATTCCCAGCAGGTGCTCAATGCCCTTATTCGCTCATGCGTGGCCTCCGGGTCATCCAGTGGATACAAGGTGACCAAGTACGGGAACGAGATTGTACTGACGAGGTCCGACATATATCGGCTGTATGACTTCTACCAGTCATGGGAGTCAGAGAATTTTCCCTCGGATGAAACCTCGTTTTACAGTATTCTGTCGGCTGCAGACGCCAGGTGGCGAAAGACTATCAGCGAGGATTCCGCACTGGCCACTGAGGCCGTGGTCAAGCATTCGCAGATACTATTCATGACTGCCTCGGATGCCAGCAAGACGGGAGAGGCAAACTACGATTACTGGTTGGAACGTATCAGGAATTCGGTATCACCGAAAGTTACGGTGTCGACTGCGCCGATTCCCCTCAACCTGCGAACTCCGTTGTACGACGAAAACCTGTCGGTGAAGTCATTTAGCCAATACGAGACTTATCTGTTCCCTATCGGATATCAGCGGGCCGAGTTGTTGGGTATTCCCGGAGACGAGGAATCTTACCTGGCTGGCGGAAAGAACTGGGCTATAGATGTGACGGACACGCTTACGTTCAGCGGAAACCGGATTACCCTGGGAAAGGTATCCAATCCGGAAAATCGCCTGGCAAATTACGGTGACAGCATCAATACTCTCAGCTGGGGTGGAGAAAGCTATGCGTTCAAGGACAATTCGGCAGCATTTGGCTTCCAGTCGGTCGCAGTAGCCCCGGGTGCGGTGGTCTTCGGTCGCAGGTCTCGCGGGTTTGGGCCAAATTCATTCATCGGAGGTGGCGAGGAACTTGTAACGGTTGGTACTAGGGGATTTGCCTCGAACTACAACAATTATGCAATAGGGGACAATTCGTTCGCCGCGAACCGGAAAAACGTTACCGGCGGATATCCGTACCGGTTTGAATTCATTACCAGTACTGACATCACAACGGTGCCATGCGAAACGATAGAGATATCTACTGAGGGAAAGTGCGTGGCATCCAGTACCCTGCAGGCCCAGGCACTTACCGCATCGAAAAAAGTCATGCGTATATCGGCGGGTGTTATAGATGCGTCCGGGATGCCTTTTGAGATAAAGGAAGGCGATACGATTGTTGTATACGACCATATATACAACGGCATGGTCAGGGGTTCCGACCGCACGTCCTATATCACCGGAGGTGTGACCGCATGTGACCTGGATGGGTACGCCAGTGCCAGGTTTGTGACAACTGTTGCGGCGGTTTCCCCGAAATATATCGAGAGGAACGGCGTAAGAACACTATCCGAAATGCAAATTACCCTGGATAACCCGATTCCTGTGGAAAATCCGCTGTATAATCTGACCGGGGCCTATATTTCCAGGCAGGTAGGAAAGATAAATACAACCAACTCCTCGCTGGCACTCGGCGGTACGAGGAATCTGAGGCTTGGCGAGAACTCGGCCACATTCGGGTACAATAATATAGCTACAGGTGATAACCAGTTAGTTGCCGGTATAAGCAATACCAGCAATTACGAGGCAAATTTCATCGTTGGTACCGGGACGGCACCGGGCACATCATCTTCATATGTCGGTTCAACGAACGCGCTGGCCAGGTCCAATGGATTGGTGGTTGCCCCGTACTACGGCTACATGAGGATAGCCGACGGAAGCGCGGTCATGGGAGTTGCTGGCGGAAACTCGACAATAGACGACCAGGACAGGACTAAAGTCTATCGCGGGTCTTTCATGTACTCCAGGTCTTCGGCATATATCAGAACCGGCACGTCGTATGTTCATGGCGGCACTAGCTACGTGACGGCAACGCCCGCATCCGCTTCGATGGAGACCTACTTGGCCGACGGCAAGTCCAATGCGTTGATATCCGCATCTGCTGCACCTGGCGTGCTCGTGAATCCGTCATACAACGTAGCCACTGTGGTAAGGAGCCTCCAGGGAACCGCGGTCATAGCGGCTGGTTCATATCTGAGGAGCGATGGTACGTCGGAAGGCGGCGTGGACAATGCGTTGCTTACCAGGTCCAGCGTAATAAAGAATTCCAGCGACAACGCGGTGGCAATCTATGCCCAGGACGGAATCGATATCAGGAATACCGACAATAGGCTGGGGCGCGGAATCAACATCGAGACATGTAGTTACCTGACCCTGTCATTCAAGGCTCTCCGTATCAAGGGAGATACTTTCGGTGAGCTTACTGCCACCGACGAGGCGCAATCTTTCTGGCTCGCACAGAGGCAGGGTGGAACCGGCACGACCGGAAAGATGACGGACATCCTGTACGGTAATACCAGCGGCCGAAGCGGGTTCTATTTCGGGACAAACGGGCAAGGATTTGCTATGCCATACACGCCGCAGTCATGGGAAGGGCAGGGCCTGCATGTATTCAACAGTACCGTATATAATGACAAGGACAGGCTGTACCACACAGCATCCTTGACCATAGCTGACCGTCCGAATACGGATATATACAGGTCAGTCATGGGAACCGCGTACATATCGTCGTCATACTGGAGACCGATGGTCACGGTGTCATCTTACTCGGGAATAGGCAACAGTAATTCAGTTGGGAATGCCCTCAGTTATCACTTGGCCACGTACGATGATACGGTAGAAGCCAACGTGTGGTCTTCCGGGCCGATGATGCGCTGCGGATTCAGCACAATAACCGATACGAAGTCCGATTCCAGGATAATGGGCCCGCTTGGCATAACAGACAGCATGGCATGCATATATATGCCCATAGCTACGTATGATTCATCCGACAAGAGCTGGAAGGTATCCAGCAAGTACCGTGCGTACCCGGTTTGCATCTTATCGTCCAGGACACTTGGCGTTGACTCGGCGCAGATGGCACAGATGGGTATGACATTCTCGAACCGGTTCGATATCAGGTCTGCGCTGGGTTCAGGCATATGGGGGAACGGTGGTGGCAGTGTATACATGTCATATACGCTTAACGGAAACTGGCTGGACTTGGAAATGCAATTCAATACCTCCGGCAACGGGCCGCTTAAATTCGATACCGATTACAGGGGAATACGAATTCCGTTCTTCATCGGCTGCGGTGTAGTTGACCACAGTAAGTGCCCGGGGTCTTCGCTGGTGACGTTCGAGGAGCAGACACCCAGTGCTGACGGTTCATCGACGAAGTACCGCATCATTCCGGGGCATATAACGACAGGCTACAAGTATGCCAAGGATGACGGCGACTACGATTTCCAGGACCTGCATGCCGAGGCGAAGGTATTCAACGACGGGTTCCTGTATATCGAGCTACGCTGTGTGGTATCCGGTTCAATTCCCGCAAACATAAGGGTGACATTCTCCGGAATAGTACCGTTTGTTGCGGCCAGCATGTGCCGTACTGACTGGATATCCCCGGAATGGGTGAACTTTGTCCGCGGCGTGTACGGGCTCGACAGTGCATCCTCCGGCCGACGTTACGGCGACGTCGAGGATGACCTGGAAACCGATGAATAAAGGCGGGAATTAGGATGGGAAATGTAAACATCAAGACAGTAAACATCGGGGACATCAATCCCCTGGAGCATATTACAAGTGACCTGGCCAAGGCGAGGACGAACTACGAGGCCATTTTGAACGGTCTCGTGACCTGGAACACTACGGACAGCCAGGAAGTCACCGTCAGGCTGGTAACGGATGATGACCCGGGGTTTGTAGACTATACGTTCCCGTCCCGTTCAATGTTCTCCAAGACAAACAGCGTATTCGGCTCCACGGCAGTCGGCAATGGGCAGTTCGATTACGATAATATGCTGGATATCGCTTCGACAACGACGGATGTGAACACGCTGCGCCTGTCGGTGGACGAAGGCCACCACCATAACTGGACCTTGTACCAGAACGTCGTCGTGTACGACGAGGCAGACGACGTGGCTACCAGGGGATACATAAAGGGTTCGTTCATCAGGGTAAGGTCCGCCACTACCCCGCAGGCCAACGGGGTGTATGTCTCGGTTCAGGACGTGAATGCGGGGGATACGATAAGTTCCACGTGCCGTAGGGCGATAACCCTATGGAAACACAACGAGGTCTATCTCTATTCGCAGTATCCCGGCATGGTAGCGTACAGGGTAGTTCCCACGGGGGACGGCAACAACAGCCTGCGCGGATATATATTGCGAGGGGGCAGCAATTCGGAACCCCCGGGTTCGGCGGACAGCAACTGGGATTTCCTGGCTGAATCCCTCAACGACCTTCCCGATGGGGCCACTCTTTCGAAGGGTGAGCTGTATCTTTATTACACCCCCCAGGAGGACCCCGAAGCTGACCCGGACTACGCGGACGCGACGATGTACATGTATATCGGCGACGGGGCTACGAAGGCTGACGGCAAGGCGTTCACCCCGTTCGACGAAGCGGGACATCTGGACGAGGACAACTGGTACGGCCCGATTATGGTCGCCCCGGTGGTCGATTTCGAAAAGTCCTCTGTCCTGCACCACACCCCGACGACCGACATAAGGGGATATATCCTGCAATCAAGGTCGCCGGACAGGGGGCAAGTAAGCGTCCTGGCAAATACGGCCATCAGGGAAGGGTCGTCGGAGCCGCACCGGGGAGTCGGCCTGTTCAACTCATGCAACTTCATCAGTTGGCCGAACAACACCCACACTCTCTGGCAACGCGGGACGGACTACAGCACGTCGGGTAGCTACACCGCCAAGATGGTGTTCCATCATGCCGACGACATGACGAAGAACCACAACATAATCAACTACGACGGCCCGGACCTGGATTGCGGCCTGGCCATATATCTTCCGGCAGAGGACGTTGTTCGCGGCCCGAAGGGCGAGGCATCACTGGTGGAGGCCAGGGATGGTGCGATGTTCGAGTTCATGTTCCGGATATGGCCGAACACCGAATACAACGGGAAGGAGACGGCAGACCTCATCATCAACAAGTCCCAGATATACGTGTACAGCCTCCCGAGGGCGGACATGATGGATGACGGTGCCGAGATTATCGCCAAGTTCAGCATGGCCAGGCTGACGAACTTCTACGTCTGGGCGGAAAATATCGCAATACCGAACCGCCCGGTATTTTACAAGGCCCGGTTCATCTACTCCAAGACGTCGAAAGAATGGAGGACGTACGATTATTACCAGGTGCCTGACCACGTATTCCTATCCCCGAAGGGATTCGTCGACCCATCCGACAGGGAAGAAGACGGGGTATACGGGACGGACAGGCCATACACCGGTGTACAGACTGCCGGGTTCCCGCTGATGCAGGACCCGTTCGGCGGAATGGACCTCGGCGCGGTAAAGCTGAATCGTATCGAAAGCTAGACGGCGAACAAGGAAGTAGTTTAACGGGTGGCGGTTGCCGCCCGTTTCTTTTTGACCGGCGAACTGCATAAACTACGGAAAACGCGGGATACGATATGGTCGCAGATAATCCTTACATTGTAAAAGAAACCGAGGGAAACGCCTACACGATAAGGCAGTTCGTGACTGGGAGACCGCTTACCGCGGGCGAGCTTCTCCCGGACGAGCACGGGATATACCCGGTGAACCCGCTAGGTTTTGGGATGACCCCGGACGGCTCCGTGCTGGAAACGGCAGAGCCAACCATGGGCATGATGGCGTACCCGATATACTACGGGGACATGTACGGGATACCTGCGCCGACACCGGAAGACGAGGGGAAACCGGTACCTCCGGACGTGCTGTACGGATATGTCAAGTACCACCTGGCTGGGCCGTATTCCAGTTTCTCTGGAACTGAATTGAAGTTCCCGGTGCTGTCGGTCACGGTAGACGATGAGGACCCGTCGCTCTATGTGGTTGTCGTAACCGGCGACATAAGGGACTGCGACGATGAGTCACTCACTGCCGGGGCAATCAGGCTGTACAACGTCACATCCGACGACTATGCACCTACCGGGCTTATCGGCGAGAACGGGTTCGATATAGATAGCGTAAGCGTAGTCGACGGAGTATCGACGATTAAGGTGAGAAACCAGCCGGGCGCGCCGTTTTCCGGCATAGCCGGGCCGGGGAAGCTGGAACTTGCCATACTATACGAGACTGAGGGAGATGGCCCGAACCTGGTATCGGTGAAGGACAATTACCCGGAGCAGGCCAACGGAATCTTCATTGTAGGGAATACCCCGGGAGAACCGTTCCGCAAGGTATGCCCACTTCCGGAACCGGAAGACGGCGATGAAGTGGAAGATGTGCCGACCTGCAACGCCAGGAACGGGTATGGGAGTTCCGAGGTGCGTGCCTGGGTTTCCGGGAGAGTTGGCGGGATTATAGGGCATGGCAAGCATCCATCGCCATATCCGGGGGAACTGACGGGTGCCGGTGCATTCGTCCAGTGGTTCGTGTCGTGTGCCGACGTGGACATATCCGGCGGTGCCGGGGATAACCAGGTGATGGTGCCCGGATTCGGACTGGGTTCCGGGTATTTCCAGTCATGCGTCACGGGCGAACGTGCCCCCGAGGGAAAGCCAGAGACTGAAGTGAAAGACAGCCAGTGGATTACATTCGGCTACGGCACCGCGCACGACGACAAGCTGACGGGCAACAACAGCGTACCGGCCCTGCCGATGGATTGGCCATTCACCGACAATTCGCAGTACGCCAACACCACGGTGGACAATAGCATCACCCTTATAAGGAAAGGTGCCCTGGTGAACGGCAAGGTTTACGGGAGGCTCGACAGGATAGACCCGGAATGCACCAGGTGTGACGGGTACGGGACAATTGCCGACGACGGGAATGACGTCCCTTGCCCAATATGCCGCGGGACTGGCGAAGTTCCGGAATGCGGGAGATGCCAGGGAACGGGCAAGGTCGACGACAAGGACTGCCCGGTATGCTTGGGGAGCGGGCATTCGGCGAAATGCGACGTGTGCGATGGGACTGGTGCGGTAAACGGGTTCCGCTGCAGTACGTGCGGTGGAACCGGCACAGTCCACGGAAAGAACGTGGATATGAACAAGGTGCACGTCTGCCTATATAACGATTTCGAACCTTCAAATTCGGACAACGGCCATACGGCCGGCACTACAGTGCTGAAGAAGACGTTTGTCAACTTGGCAACCCCGATTACTACCAGGGACGGGGACGAGTTCGAAATTACCGTATCTCTTCCTAACGTGTCCCTGGACAAGGCGTTCAAGGGTGACAACACTGACGACCTGAAGAACCTCAGCGGGTACTATGCGTACATCTCTCAGCCCAGGGTGTACGTCATGAGCGGTACGTGGAAGTTCAGTGAAACCCCGGTCGAGTTCACTATTTCTGGCGACCTTACCAAGGTGAAGCTCAGCGAGGAATTCCTCGATACTGACGGGAACCCTCTGCCGGACGGTACCGATGTGAGGGTAAAGCTTTCGTTCGGTTCCTACAAGAAAAAAGATTTCGATATGACCGGAGTCCTTGCCCAGGTCGACGGGAACCCGGGAATAGAGCTGTATGATACTTTCGACGTGGATGAGAATGTCAAGCGCTTGTTGACCATACCGCCCACCAGGAAGACGCCAAATACCATATGCGGAGCGGCATACGTCGAGCCGAACAATGGGACACTTCCCGAAGGTTCCACTCCTATCGGACTGAACGCCGTCAGGTGCGAGGACGGGGTACTCGGTGCTGACTTCGGCGAAACGGATGGCGGAGTCGAACAGTACAACAAGCTGTATACGGTTGACCAGGACGACGATACCAGGCATCATGTCCTGTTTGATGACGAGGGGAATCCAAAGGACGACCAAAGGCAGGTAGTGGCGACGGTGTACCCGACGGTCACCAACACGTTCCCCTGGGCACTCACCCACAGGAGGAAGCAGAACTTCCTGGAAAAACTGATGACCAACGAGGCTGACCTCGGGTACAACAGCCTGTTTGCATATACCAGGGAAATGGACCTGGATATTATTGGAGCAGTCAATGCAACTAGGCCAACAGAATATGATGCAGTTGCATTCACCCCGGAAGAGTACCCGATTGACTTGTCTGTTTCTCGGGATTACATAGCAAGCAGATATGGGGATTCACTGAAAAACAATATATCATTCATAGGGGCGGTACTTTCGGTCGCGCAGTATGATGAACCTTCTCCCGAAATCCCGGCACAGCCGGTACGCCAGGCCATCAAGGCAGTCAAGCTGCTTTCCCGGGATTATCGCAACAGCCGTGCGAGGTGGACGACCTATGACATAAGTTCAAGTGACTCCATTCTAAAGAATGCGGACCCCATCGATACGTCATGGGATTTATCTGGTAAAGATAGTCTGCCAATGCAAATCGGCAATAAATACGAAGAGATGGCTAACGAGATTCGACTGAGTCATCTTCCGACGTATATAGCAACGGCAGGTACAAGTGATACTGGCGAGCCCATTTCACCTCTACTATACGCATATCCGTATGTTGGCGACGAGTATTCGTACTACGCCAGTAACCCGTACGAATACGACACTTACGGGACAACGGATAAAATTTCCGACACCCCATGTGAAGTGACAAACAATACCAGTACCAGAGTATTCTCAGTTAACAGCATAGTAAATGCGTGCACTGAAAAGAATATACCTTGGTTACAAAATACTAGCGCATATGATGACCTACTCAGGGCAGCTGAACTGTCGGCAATCAACTTTAATGATTCCGGTGTTCTGCGTACCCCGGTGTCGAGGTATAGTAGTCCGTGGCTTGAACCACTCGACGCATTTACCAAGATATTGTCGCCGGACAATATACCGGTACCTAGTGTACAGGCATCATTCAAGTACGACGATGCCGGGATGACCGAGGAGCAATATGCATTCATCGCTGGAGACGCTTATGGATACTACAAGTTGTTGAACGACTGGGCATCTATGTCGAATGATGAATTCATTGCCACCACCATGCCGACAGATGATTCGCTGGCAAGTTTTCTGAAAGAATACGTATCCAGTTACGGTGCCGCTATGACGGTAAGACATTGGGACGGCTTCCGAGTAAAAGTGAAAGCAGAACCTACCGAATATGACCGAAAGAAATCGACTTTTCTTACTCGTATGGCGTGGAACGGTACCGACTGCGAAGATTCTTACCGTGGGGAATATGCGGCTGACGCGTTCGTTGTCAGTTACACGTTCGATGACCCGAACATGAACAGGCTTATGTTCAATTCGGCATATGAAGCTCTGTCTATGGACTACAGTGTTCCGCCATACTCGTGCACACGCGACTACAGGAGTCGTTCCCCGTTTGCTACGTACCGTGACCAAAATGCGGTGGGATATGTCAGGGTATTCATGAAATTTACTTTCTGTGCGGATGCCGGAAGGTGGTACTGTGTTGATTACAGGCAAGCTCCGGTTTCCTACCTGAGCCCGCTGTATGGGGCAAACGCGTTAGAAGAGACAATTGACGGGCACCGTGTTTGGATACCGCCCGGTTGCGGTACGTACAGTTGGCGGGATGCGCTGTCGCATACATACGAGGAATACAGGCCGATGGATATCAACCCGGCCATTGTAAACGAAGTAGTGTCTCCCAGGCTCATTCTAGAACAAGGGGATGTATCGATAGAGTATGTTCCGTCAAGAAACGTGGAAAATTCCTGCATCAATGGAATAGAATTCACTCCGGACCGTACAATGAACGAGTACCACGTGTCTCTCGACCTTGAATGGTCGGATTTCACGTATATAGACCATCCGGAGCAATTCGATTGCCGGTTCCAGGGTGCACGGCACGATAAAAATACCGAGGAATGGGTGTGGGAGGGTTCAAATGATTTGTGTACCGCCTTGAACAATGTCATCCGTCCAAAGGAACTTTTGCTTGCCAACCCAAGCGGTACATATCACTACGAGACCGACTTTGATATAAGTAGTACGTGGTTTTATTATTACAGTAAGTGCTATGTTGGGCTCCGCACCGACTTTAGTAACGGAAGGGGTACGCTGGCAATCAAGAACCTAAAGGTAACCAACATACGTAACCGGCTTGCTCTATCTTACAAGCCGGTGTCCGAAGGTGGGCTCGGCCTTAATGCTCCGCTGGACAAGAACGGGTATGGAGTGGTTACCGACTACGAGAAGCTGGTACATGCCAATTTCTGGAGTGTCCGTCCTCATCTACGTCCTGCCACCGGAGCAGTTGCGGTGGGCGACATCCCACACTATTACCGCGACGACGAGATGTACAAGCAATACGAACCGTCTGGCGGTATAATGGCAGATTCTGTTCTATGGGGTCAATATGACTACCCTGAAAAGAACGAGGTGGAATATCATCTTCCCGACACGGAATATCCGGACGTGGACCGCGCGGTCAACTACCTAGTTTACGCAAAGCGTAACGGAACGACCAACTTGATGGATACTGGAAATATTCAACTCGGTAATCACAAGAACTTCATACTGACGGCAGCCATACCAGGAGAACCAATTGGACCGGTTCCGCCCCAATCAGGAGAATGGATTATCGCCAAGGATGGCATAAACATCACGCTAGGTGAAGGCGTGAAGCTGGCATACCATAAGAACGATTAACTGGAGAGACTAGCAATGACTAACGCAAATCAATCGGAAGAAAAGAGAATATATGAACTGGATGAAATTTCCAGTCTTTCTCCGGGACTGTACGTACCAGTTGACCAGTCTGCCCTAGAGATGGCCAAAAAGTTCGACTTGGGTACGTCCTTGGCTGGGAAGGCCGATGCGACTGAGTTGAATGAGGTACGCGAGGAAGTAGAATCAATCGGCAAGCCGCTGCAGTGGAAGGGGCCCGCCACCGTCGCACAGCTCAACTCCGGAATTACTGGAATCCAGGCTGGATGGACCTACACGCTGACCGATGCCGGTACTTTGACTGATGGGAGCATCGTCGTGGACGTGGGCGACGAGGTTGCCTGGACTGAAAATGGCGAGTGGCTCAAGGTCGGTGGCGATACCGCACCTATTGCTGTGTTCAAATTCTCTGGCACGGATTACCCGCTTATCGCAGACATGAATGCCAAATTACTGAAGGGAAAGGATATTGTCCTAATACGCACAAGCTATCCGAGCCGTTACGATGTATTCTACTTGACCTATCGCAACAGCGGAAGTGGCCATGTCCGAATGAAATTTACCGGAACGAATGAAATCCTGGAAGTGGAGGATGATGTATGGATAGTCACTGAACAGGCATTGAACGGAGTCAACAACGGCGGTGTTCTGATTGACGCGTCCTCCGTGAACGTGCCTAACAATGCCCTCTCTACACTTGCGACGGCACAGGCCGCTCTCACGCTGAATGTCAATGTCGGTTCCGGCGAGGTACCAAACTTCGCCGTTGAGGTTACACCGAGCGTGGATGTGACCCTGACCGTAACCAAGACGGTTGGCAGCACCACGACCACACTGAGCCCGTCCGTATCTGGCGGTAATTCATTGACTACCGGCAAGCTCTACCAGGTCACCTGCGTGGGCAGCTGCTGGACGCTGGCCGAGTTCGCCATGTCCAACCCGTAGGAGGTGTAAGATGATACTGACGCACGGAGCGAACAGCCTGACGAGGGGCGGGAGCTACGAGCAGGGCTGGATGGAGGACGAGAATGTCACGACCAGCCTCGGCCATGGCATACCAGTGGATGACTGCGGCATAGAGATGGGCTTGCAGTCAGTGAGGGAGATGCCATATATGCACACCCTTGCAGATGACTGCGGCATAGAGATGGGCTTAATTTCAATAGAGGAGATTGCACAATGATTGAACAGACTTTGCACGGCCTGGTAGTAGGCCTCGGAAAAATAAGGAAGGATGGAAGTAAGGAATTCCGATGGCTTGACAAGCCTATCCACAATAGGATAGTGAGCGGCGGGCTAGACTATCTATTGACATTTAACGGAAGTAACAGTGCGGTAAAGTATTGCCCGACGTGGGAAGGGTCATATACGGGTTACGTCACTTATTACAATAGGTGGCGCAGAAGAGTGGCTAGTGAGAGCGCTAAAGACAATTACAGCGGTTGCTTGCAATTTATTGCGGTTGGGACGAGTGACCACGAAACCAATTTTACCGATACGGGACTATATTCTCAGGCTGGAGGATTCAGTGAAGAGGTTGCGTATACCGTGGCTCCATATAATGGAACGAACTTTGACGTTTCAAACAACAACATTCAGCTTCGAATAACGCTTCAGTCTGTAGCCATGGATAACAGTGTTACTATACATGAGGTTGGTTGGTTTGGTAAGTATTATGCAGAAGATACGTATCCGATGTTTTCACGAGTGGTCCTTCCAGATGGCATTGAACTAGATGCTGGAGACCGATTGAGTGTATGCTATCAGGTGAACATCAATGAATACGAAGCTGAACATGATGTGTCTTCGTTATTTTCTGGACTGATTGATTCTGATGGGAATCCATTGAGGGGTACATGCCAGAGGCCGGTATTCGTACAATATCCAGAACAGCCGGGATGGATAAATGGTAATTATTCCGGAAATGGCGTAACAACGAAACTTATACAGATACCGTATGCCATAGGTACCAACGGTCTAGGAAGAAGTGTTCCTAGAAATACCCCATACCATACTGTAGGTCCAGTAAGTGTTTCAAACGAAAACAGTTCATATCAAGGTACTGTAAGTTCAGCTAATTTACTTATTCCAAAAATAGAAAGTGATTTAATTCCTATCCTTTCTAGTTCAGGTTCTATAGGTGGCTCATTGTATTCTACTTATGACATAGATTATCAAAATTGTTCATTTACTCAGTTGGATTATGTACCTGGTAGCTTTGTCAGAGATAGAATTGTAATAATCAATCCATCATATCCAAATATCGACTCAGAGTATAAAGATATTTTTGGATTCGCGTATGAAGGTGCATATTTCCGTTTCGGGTATTACGACAACACCGACCCGGACAACCCAGTATGGGTTTCCAAGCCGTGGCGCAAGCAGTTCGGGCAGTCATACAAGTTCACCTTCAGGTACAAGCTGTCAACGACCGATACACATTGATATTTTTGGTAGTTCACACATGCTTCCGAAAACGGTAGCTCGTTACATTATGGCTGCTACTAGCGGTCGGCGCTAGGGTAAACCTGTATAAACTGGTGAATGTGAGACGCAGTATCCGAAAGACATGACTGTCTTGGCGGCAAGACCATCATGTCGACGTATGAGTACGGGTAGGTACGAGGAAGCAAAATGGCCAAATTGAAGCAAAAACGCATAGCAGAGCTGGACCCGATAACCAGTGCCCAGATAGATACCCTCATAAAGAATCCGGAGGAGGCTGCAAAGTGGTCGGCCGCAATAGATTATGTGGTTCCGGACCCCGTCGAGGGTCAATCCCCGTTGATAGACCAGGGAACCCGTCACATACCGATGAACCGCATAGCCTTGCTAACCAAGACACATCTGGTCCCCCAGAACATGCTTCCCCACAAAGTGGATAATGTAATAGACGGGACGATGGCCATCCCGGAGGACCCCACCGGCGACTGGGTATTTACCGATTCTGCTACCGGTACGGAGTACGTTTGCCCCGGTCCTGCGGTGGACCCTCAAGAACAGCCGGTAATAGACAACGTGTACCGTGACGTGAGGACGGTAGGCGGCAAGACGATATACACTCAGTACAGGTATGTTGCCGACCCGGAGCATGCCGGGGAGACCACCGAAACTGGGCACTTCGTTCCAATTCCAAGCGACCTGGTGATGAAGAACGGCGTTGGTACGTTCGTAGTTGATAATGACGCCGCATATACCAGGCAGGTTGACATAGAGATAGGCACGCCTTCACCGGAGCCAGACTCGTCGACTGGTGGGCAGAAGAAGATTCTGTTTGTCGATGCGGCAAGCAACACGTTGCGGCACAGCACATCGGGAGTAACTGCCGGTACCTATCCGGCAACCCAGACCGCCACCCCGGATTTTGGCGGTAATTTCAAGTCGTTGTCGTTTGTTGTGGATTCGGCTGGACATGTCACGACCGCTTCTTCGTCAGACGTAACAGTGCCCAGCACGCCGGCGCGCGTAACCGTACCCGGGCTGGTGCAGATTGGCGACAGCGCTACGGCAATAGGCAGCGCAAGTAGTCCCGGAACGTACAATCCATCTAGCGGATATGTCCTCGTGTCTGCGGCCGACCACACGCACAATGCCGCTTCGCTTTCACTTATCAACACCAACGACGGAACAAAGACATACAACGGCAGCGCGGCCGTAAGCTATGATTTCGACAAGTTCCTGAAGGTACCCCTGCCTTCGACAGCCCCTGCTGGAGCCGGTCTTGTCCTGACCACGGAAACGAGCGGGAGCAACTTGGTGTCGGCATGGAAGGACACAAGGGCGGTGATACAGCCATCATACGCGTTCATCGACGTATCTGGTACCTGTACCTCGACGGCATCTGCGCTTACCCTCGCTACTCCAAGCGCTCGCAGTTCCGACATGAACGTGTCCAACAACAAGGTTACCGGACTGGTTGTCGGGAAGGTATATGTGGTCACATACAGTCTCAGCATCACGCTGGCGACGGCCGGATTGTACCTGGATGAGTTGATTTTTGCTGCAACATTTGCAAGCAGCAACTACAATCGGAGGCACATCATCGATGAAAGCATTACCGGAAGTAACGGTATTCCTAACCACGTGAACGGGAGCATGACCATAGTTGCCGCCGAGACATCCTGTATGTTCAAGGTTGCGTGCACGCGGTCCGGAGTAAGCTGGTCCACTACCGGTTCCATCCAGATAGCCGAGGTGAAGTAGGATGGAGAAGTCAATATACGACATGACCCACTACCGAATTAGGGACTTGGTCCCATTCGGCGACGAGTCGGAAGACCCGGTCGGTGTCCTGGCGGGCAACCCGGAAAACAAGAACTGGTGGATTGGGATAGATAGCATGGATGAAGTAATTCCGCCCGAGCCAGGACCACATGGTGCTGTTGATATTGGTGGAAGAACGTATGGGACAACACGGATTGGGAATCAGGAATGGCTGACCGAAAATTTGGATTGGGTATTCCCAGGATTAGAGTTTAAAGATGCAAGCAACCCTCTTATTCCACCCGAATCGTATTACAGTGCTCCTGTCGTTCAGGCAGCTTACTATCAGTATAATGAGGAAGAATATGGGCAGAGTGGAAAACGGTATGGGCTATTATACAGTGGAGCAGCAATAACTTACTTGCAAGGCCACTTGGAAGAATTTGGTTTGGCTGATGGGTGGCGTGTTCCAAGGGCAAATGACTTTGAGGATTTAATTCACTATGCGGGTTACGATGGGCAGAAATTGAGGTCAACAGAATGGAATGGGACGGATGAATATGGGTATAACGCACTACCGGGCGGCACGTGCTTAGCCTATGTGGGCGAAATGGAGTTTTACTTCATGGACTACCTGGTTCATTACGGTGGCTATTTGAGGGGTTCTGGTTCTGCCCCAATGATGCCGGCATTATATCTAGATGGAAATAGTATAGCGCTTTATCATATTCCTTACGGTAACTGTAGATATATCAGGCTAGTTCGTGATGTACCGAGGCCACCATCCGGGAAGTATTTTGGTAAGCGTATATGTGCAGAGCGACTAGTTGTAACCGGTCCACAAGGAAAAATTCCGGCAGTCAATATGCCGTCATGCATATCCGACTGTTCATATGTTGAAATAGTTCCAATCTTGCCATCATATGGAATCATTGATAAAGTCTACTGCCTCCGTCAGGATGGACAGCCTGACAAGTTCTACAGGTGGGTGGAGGAAGCCGGTGCGTCATCAGGCAGTCCGAAGACCGGGTCGTTTGTCCCAATCGCCTGCAACTATACCATGGTACCTGGAAAGGGGACCATCGTCAGCGATGGCGATGAGTCCCATTATACCAGGCAGATAGACCTGAACATCGGAACTCCCGGGGAACCCGATGAAAACGTCCTTACCAGTACCGTGGCCGAAGGTATCGCCCACAGCAAGAGCGGGATAGGCGACGCGGGTGGAGAATTCGCATACGATGCGATATCAGGATTCGGCGGAACTTTTCATGAGCCTAGCCTGACTGTAACCTCGACGGGCCACGTAACCGGCGTAGGTAGCGAAGAAATAACTTTCCCGGCGACTGCGGCAACGACTGACGGTGTCGAAAAGGTTACGGGACTGGTCGAGATTGCCGTGCCGTCGGACGAACCGGATTCGCCGGAAAGTTCTCACATACAGCCGATAAGCGGCACAAGTTCACCCGGTACTACTGTCCCGTCATCCGACGGATATGTGTATGTCGCGCCAGCCGACCATGTGCATTCCGCATCGACGATTGCCTTCGCTAACTTGCGTAATTCGTCCGGAACATTCGAGATTGGGTACAACATGTCGTCGGGTGTTACGCTGGACATGTCGTCCGTTCTGCATGCGCTTCCTCCATCCAATGCCCCTACGGAAGGCATGATGCTCCAGTCCGGGACCGGGAGTACTACGTCATGGACATCCACGCCTACGACGAACCGGCACTATACCAGTACCGGGCATTCCTATGTGGTTGTTGGTACGGGCACCTCCCTAATTACCAACCAGTCAAGCCCGTTCAAGGTAATGGAGGATACCCTCTACTCGGTGGATGTGGTCGTAAAAGTGAAGATTACCGAAGGCATAGGCGCGAGCATTCCCGGCAATGTACCGAAGTGCTACGTGTGCGTGCTGGACATCGGGGGAGTCACCAGGACGTTCAATATACCCGGGTCGTACACGTTCAGCCTTCCTTACACATTGAACGTGAACTGCCTGTTTAAGGCCGGTCAGTCATCAGCGTCTGACCATATGGTGAACGTGGACGTGAAGGCGACGCTCGACGATAACATCTTCTCGGCATGTTGCGAGCTGGCTGAGGCATCGGAGCTTATTTAGCGGTCCCGCCGAACTTGACCTTGTTGTGGATGAAGAACCGGATTGAACATTCATTGCATTTCCGGAAAGTTCCCTTGATGTCTTCCTTGTCAGTCTGGATATACGGCCCTTCGGTTGGCGACTGGCAGCACGGGCAGCGGAACTTCTCCACGAAGCTCGCAATCCTGACGGTTTCCGGTATGGTGATGTCCACCGTTCCGTCATCCCAGAACCTCACCGGGAATTCCGGGTGTTCCTTCATGAAGCCCGACATCTTTCCCAGGTTCGGGTTCATTGCCAGCAGTTCGTCCAGTGTCATGGCCGCCTCACATCAGGTACTTTATCGCCGCGGCTGTGCCGAAAATCCCGGCGAGCAGGACTGGGAGTACGGCCAGGAACCCGGCAGCGTACCAGAAAATCCTTCTCCTGTGCCAGGTGTCGTTTTCCATGTCGTACAGGCCGAGCCAGCTCATCGCAATGAAGAACTCCGCCGACGCGATAAGCCACGCCAGCTCGAAAATGTTGAGGTACTGGTCGTCCTTTGTTCTTGCTATCATACTGTTGAAACTACATCAATTCGACCGCGTCGTCGAGGAACGCGGGTTCTTCCGGGTTTTCCGGGGAAGCCGGGTCGGCATCGGCGTTGTCCACCCACAGCTGCACCGGGTAGACGGCGGTCTCGTCGGCCACCTGGGCGACGAACTGGTACCCGCTCCTGGCGAGCCCCTCTATGCAGTCCCTGTCGGTGCTGTCGACCACGATGAAGGTAGGGGTGTCCAGCGCGTTAATCTGGGCCCTGAGCTCCGTCCCGACTCCCCTGTTCCGGTATTCCTCGGCTACGGCGAAGAATTCCTGTTGCACCCTCCCGTCCAGGTTGTACCCGCTCAGGAGGCTGTAGTACTTGATTGGCACGATTCCCCTGTAGTCCTCCTTTGTGGGGTCTATCAGGTTGGCCGCGGCCACCGGGTAGTCGTTGTCGGTGATGTAGACGACGGTGACGGAGTTGAGCAGCCTGTCCAGGGTGCTGGGCGTGGCAACCGGCACGTGGTTGTCCGGGGGAGGCGACAGGTCGTCCTTGCCGTCGATGACCGCGGCTATGTCCCTGAGGGTGGCCTCGTCTATGTCGGACGGGGACTTGGCGTAGGCCTTGAACCTTTCCGGGTCCAGTTCGGCTGTAGTTTCCTGGGGTTCCTGGGAATCGCCTATTGCCTCGCAGATGGCGAGGGCCGCATCCATGTCCATCATCGATTCGAATACGTTCTGCATAATCAGTTCTTGACCTCCCAGTACCCGGTGGCCGGGTTGTATTCGGAATGCTGCTCCGGGACTTCCTGCCTGGTGTTGTCGTAGGTCGCGTTGTCGCAGCAGGGGGGTGCGTTGAAGAATTCCTTGGTCTTCCGGTTGACCACGCGGGCGAACATGTCGGCGAGGCCCTGCTTCTTGCTGTCCACCAGGTTCTTGTAGATGTCCTTGGCCGCCTGCCACGACTGCGTATCGGTCACTTTGTCGCTGGTCTCCATCTCGTCATGTATCCCGTTGGCAATCTCCATGGCCAGCGTGCTGACGGTCTGGTTGCTTACCGTTGCGGCCTGGTCGACATCCAGGGCGGGCACGTTCCTTGCCTGGTTGCCGGCACACCCGGAAAATATGGTACCGGCCAGGATGGCGCCTATCGTGAGCAGTTTCCCGCCTATGCCTTCCTGGAGGGGTTTTTGGTGCCTGCCTATCTCGTCGAGTCCCAGGTACAGCGATTCGGCCAGGGCCCTGTCCGCCATGCCTGACATGAGGAATATTTCGTCTACGGAGTACATTGCCGGGTATTTTCCATGTTTTTTACAAGTTTATACCGGCGGGGCCGCGTCAATGAACTAGATTTATACTATATTTGAGGAGAGAAACTGCCATGATTGCAAGACTTGAAGAATTTACCGGGGACTACGTGGTGGTCCCCATGTACAGGGCCGGGAGCTACGGGATTACGAACGTGGACCGCGGAGACATGACCGACAGGGAGTGGGCCGTATGGAACCGCGTGCGCTCGGCGCCTGAAATCAAGGAAGCCATTACCAAGGCCAAGCGCCCCTCGGAAATACCGGGGCAGGTGATGGCCGTACTAGAAAGCAAGGGGATACCCAGATGCCTAACAAATCAGGAACGTCCTATTTTGTAACCGACAAGGACTGCGAGACCGCCTTCGCTCAGTGCAAGGCGTGCGAGTTCATCGCCGACAACAGGCAATACAAGGCCGTCGTCGACGCCACGTTCCTCAGGGTGAGCGACAATGACGAGGTCAACGCGTACTGCGCCCACCTGAGCGACGAGGTCCGCGAGTACCTGCTGAAGGAATACCCCGGTCCGGACTGGGACAGCTACTGCCATATGCTGATGGTAACAACCGGGATGTGCCGGTGGGTTACGATGGTGGCGCACGTGTGCGAGTACATCGACCGTACCAGGAAGATGGGCGAGGCGAGGAAGATGCTCATGTGGGCCTCCGAACGTCTGACAAATTTTAATGCCGGGAGCGACTTCGTACAGAGGTTCCTGGACGAGTTCTCCATACATTGCGACGGTCGCAGCGAAGAGGTCGTGAGGATGTACGCGATAGCCATACTGGTGGGCCTGATGGGTCACGAGCTTGGCCACGCCTGTCTCGGGCATGCGTGGACTCCCGAGCAGAAGTCTCTGTCACGGAACAACGAGCGTTGCGCCGACCTGTTCGCTTCCTCGGTTGCACAGTCGATAGGAAACGGGTATGCCGGGGCAATCGGCGCGGTCGTGCTGGATGTCTCATTCGTCTGGATGCAGGGAAAGTACTCGCCTTACGTGAGCGAATCCTCCAGGAAGAAGCCGAACCTGTTCAGGACCCACCCGGTAAGTACGGAACGGGTGCGCTCGTTTATCGATTCCTTCAACACGATGTTGGCCACTTCGCCGATAACCGCTAAGATGCTCCTGAAGCTCACCGAGAAGGGGAAATAGGATGTCTGTAGTCAACATAACGGTCAGTCGATTCACTGTTCAGTACATGCTGAAGGAGAATGAGACCGACCGGCCGATGATGCTTCCCATGAACGCATACTCGGTGGACCTCACCCTTGAGGTTCCCGATGAGCTTTCCGAGTATGTCCCCCTGTACATCAAGGGATTCGAGGGACTCGACCCGAATGGAGCCGAGACCAGGATTATCCCGGAATACAATGCCCCCAGGGAAGTGGTCAAGAAGTGGAAGAAGTACCTCAAGACGGAATATCCCGATTCGTTCGATAGCAAGCCGATGCCGGACATGGTGATAGACTCCGCGATAAGCTGTACCCTGGAGGATGCCATCAAGGATGCGCTGGACGAGCTTTGGGACAACACGCTGGCAAAGACTCTGAACGCGGAGCCCGACATACCGGAGGGATACCGGCTCGGCAGCAGGTACATTCACCTTGAATCCTGGAATGTAAAATAAGGAGGCCGGGTGACGGCCTTTTGATTTAATTTTCTGCGTAGAGGAAGCAAAGATGCAGGAATTCTTCGAGAGAGTAGACAATGCATTCGGCATGATTAAGGCCGACACGAAGTGGAGCACGTTCACGATAAACGCGGTGAAGCTGCTCGGCGTGAACAAGCTGATTGAGTCGTACATACCACCATTCGACAAGGTGACGCAGTCGGCCAAGACAGCCGAGAAGTGGACCAGGGAGCGTGGCGTCCCGGTCACCCCGGAGGAGGTCATAGCCGAATGGAACCACAAGGGCAAGGTCTCCACCGTCCTCGGAATCAACGTCCACGCGTATCTCGAGGCGGCCATAGCAAACAAGTTCTACCGTTACGACGATGCGGCCGTGATGAAGGAATTCCCCAACGACACCAGCGACCCGGTGCGCGACCGCTACAACCGCATCATATTGCAGGTCGATAGTTTCCGTGAATCCATCCGGGGCAAGCTGATACCTGTACTGTCCGAACAGGTGGTGGGTTCGCCCAAGTACATGGTGTGCGGCATCGTCGACCAGATTTTCTGGAACAAGAAGGCGAACGAGTTCCAGATATGGGACTGGAAGACCAACGAGAAGTTCGACCTGGATTCCAACTTCAAGTTCAATCCCCCTTTCAGCCACCTGGCGAACTGCGAGTACCACAAGTACTCCCTGCAGCTCAACATGTACAAGAAGCTGTTCATGGAGGCCACCGGCATTCCCATTGGCCAGTGCTATCTATGCTGGTTCTCCAGCGAGGCGGCTACGCAGCAGATGTTCCCGGTGCAGGACTTCAGCAACGAGGTGTCACAGATGCTTGCGATGCGTGCCCAGCAGCTCGGCCTAGTCGACCAGGGGAGTGTGTTCTGATGGACCTGAAGAAGATTGAGAAGATTAAGCAGTCGTTCACCGACGAGCAGGAGGCACTGTACAACACCCTGCTCGGCGACGTGGAGAAGCTCCATGCCGAATGGACTCTTTGCCGCAGGATGTACGACAGCGCGAAGAAGGTCATAACCGCCAAGGAGACCGGCCCGGAAGTGCGCCTGCTCCTCATGAAGTGCTCCACCGACTACTGGAACCGCCGCAGGCTTGCACTGGAACGTACGATGGAGGAAGTCGGGATGAACAGCTATCTCGAGGCGTGGAGGAAGGAAGATGCCCAGAAGTAAGAAGCCGCTAGGCACCATAGACGTGGAGCTTCTGATAGCGGACCAGCCAACCCGCAACAACAGGGTCTACACTAAGCCCCTCATCGAGAAGCTGGCCGCCGATATCAATACGAAGCCAATAACCATCGAGGAAGTTTCCCCGCTGGAACGCAAGCTGAAGAAGGTTCCCGTGTGCTACTCGTGGCCGGAACACGCCATGGCGACGTCGACAAAGGCCGAAGTGGTCGACAACCGGCTGATGGTGTCCTTCGACATCAAGAACAACAAGTACGGCACCCTCCTCAAGAAGTCAATCGAGGCCGGGGTGGGTTTCATGCCGGTAGGAATAGGCGACGAGGACGAGAACGGGGTTGTCACCGACTACACGGTGAGCTACGTGGCTATAGATGCAGGCGGCAATGGCACAAATTAGCGTTATACTCAACTACAACTGCTCCACCGGACAGTACGAGCCGGCGAACATATTCGCCAGGCGGCCCACCTGGAACATATCCAGGCTGACCGAGGTATTCTACGGGAACGTCGCCATAATGTCGGAACACATGGCCGAGGCCGGGGCAATCCCGGGAATCCTGGCGCTCTGCCCGACGGTCGTGCCGATACAGGGCAACTGGCTTTTCAAGAGCGTCGTACGGAGGCTGGCCGAGAGCGATTCCGACCTCAAGACCGCGGTGTTCCCGGACGAGACAAACTACCGCTCGGTTGTCGACAGCGACAGGCTGGACCGGCTGTTCATCGCGATGAACTGCACTGCCGACGAGTGCCCCGGGAAGCTCCCGGAGTACCGGGGCTGGGAAATGGACGAGTCCACCGAGCTGGAACCGGATTTCCAGCTGGTCGAGATGAAGAGGTGCAAGGCGAAGGACCTGGATGACAGCGAGCTGGATGCCGAAATCAGCCGCATGGAGATGGAGATGAACGAGCCGTCGGACTCCGAGCTCGTCCCGGAGTCGAAGCGGGAACTTGACCGCCTCATTGCCACCATACTGACCACCTGGGAGGTGTTCGGCAAGTACGACTACGACATGCCCCAGTTCCTGGCACATACGGAAAACGTGTCATCCACCGGGGAAGTGTACGGCGAAGCCGGTTACGACGACTCCGGGTCGATGGGGGTAGAGAGCGGGGTGGACGACGAACTGCGCGGGCAGATGACTGGACCGAACCAAGAGGCGATGGAGGCATACGCGTCCCTCCGGGTCGTGCAGGTCATGGCGAACACGGTGAGGCGGCTCAGCGACTTCGCCGTCAAGACCCACGGCATCGCCGTCGAGAACGTCAGGGGAATACAGGGACTGCAGGAGAAGGTATCCGACATCGACGCGATGGCGGCCGAGGCCATCCGTTCCATGGACGAGAAGTGTGACGCCGTGCGTGACCTGAACGCCGAGGAGATTAGCGGGTTGCGCCACCAGGTCGCCCTCCTGGCGATGAAGGCGAGGGTCAGGAACTACGTGCCGGCGGCATGCGCCGCGATATCGACGGTCTGCCTGGTACTTTCGCTGATATTCTAGGCCATGACAGCCGGAACATAGAAGCCTCCCGGGGAATCCGGGAGGCGTTTCCGTATAAACTGGCTGATGTAAGCTAGAATGGGTTAGTATCATGTCATGTACCGATGAATTGCTGAAAGAATGCTGTGGGGCTTCCGGGATTTTCCGAGAAAGCGTAATCAAGGCATACAGTAGCCTGTTCGAGGACGACCAGGCAACCGGAACCACAACCCAGCAGGCACAGAATGACACCGTGCCTGTGGATACCGGCAACGTGGTCAACAGCACTGCGGCCAACACGATACCGGCCCAGCTGAAGACTGCCCAGACAACGGCGAAGGCCGTCGAGACCGAGGAGAAGAAGCTCGAGGACCTGAAGAAGACTGCCGGCGAACAGGTACAGAACCTCCGGGATACGCTGGCGATAGCATCCAACGACACACAGGGCCAGTCCAGCCAGGACACCCAGAACAACCATCAGGACCAGGCAAATGCGTCGGCATAACGAAATGCTCGAGTTCATGGACAACCTATACCGCGAGACCGGGTGCCCCGCGGTGCTCGAGGCCATGGACCTGTACAGGAACATATTCCTGGAGCAGTTCATGCCGGCGTCAGCGACCAGGCAGACCCCGGCAATCGACTACAAGGGATTCATGCACCTGGTCCCGCATGCCGCATGCGGCACCAACCAGCCGGACGTCTGCCCGGCCCAGGTGAACACCATCGTCAACTCCGGGGCCACCCGGGATATCGGGGAGGAGACGCTGAAGGACAGCTGGGTAGTACCGGACTTCGCCCAGTTCAAGAAGGGGAAGCTCAACGACGCGCTGCTGCGCGGGAGAACGGCGGGGACCCCGGTGCCTACCAAGTACGACAAGTGCAAGAGCTCCGTGATAGACGACCTTTCCAGGAACGGCAAGAAGAACCAGCAGGACCGCATGATGATGGGCGTACCCAACTGCACCATGCCGATGCGCTGCGGGTACACCATAACCAATCCGCTTAACTACCAGGGAACGGACGTCGGGTATGCCGGGGGAGGTACGGGAGGTGGTGCTGGCGGTGGACAATAAGTTAAAAGGCGGTGATGCTCACCGCCTTTCTTATTGATATCAGGAAAGTTTATTTCGTATTGAAGTAATTGAACGTAATCTAAGTGTTTTTATCTCTTTACAATCATTACATACAAACGAGACATGCTTTGCTCGCATCTCATGTTTAGGCCGCATTTCTTTAAGGACATTCAAATCTTCCGCACTGGCGATATCAACCTGTAACGAACTTGGTGAAGTATTTTCTATTTTCTTCATAATATTTCTCCCAGATATCAATCACTTCGTTCAGGTGCTTCTTAGACACGTCATCCATCTTGTGAATCTTGTCGGCATAGGGGGAGGCAACAGCAACATTATCTGCGCCAATGTCAGCACTAACTTCATATTCATTGCTTTTACCAGCGCGAGCGACCCATTCGGTAAGCATGTAGTCGGCCCAACCGAGTAACGTCTTGTTTCCTATTTTATTATTTGGGTGGTCCATTCCAGTATTAAATGCCAATATCTTCAGATTACCATTGTATGATGATTTCTTCAAGCCAGCGTTCAATACAGCTATGGGTGAATTTGCCCAACAACCACCATCAATATAGGACTGTCCATCCTTCACTACAACATCAAAATACGACGGAGCTGCCGTGCTGGTTAAAATGGAAAACCATTTAGGAACATTTTTGTCACCCAGGTCCCATACCTTCTCAACACTCTTGCCATTGGTGTGCGTAGTCGGAATGAATATGGGCTTTTTCCAGTCACATACGTTTCCCTTGAATTTGCTCTTTAGAATATTAATGAGGTTTGTGTTGTCGTAGGTTGGACAAGTGGGTTGTAACCGCTTGTACCATGAATATTTCGTAAATATCTTGCCAAGATTGTTATAATAGAGGTCGAATAGTTCATGGGCAGAATAGCCTTCATCCAGGCCGCCAGCAATGATTGCTCCGGTGGACGTACCGGCAAATGCGACTGCAATATCGCCAATCTTTTTACCAATATCCTGCTCAAGCCTACACATTAAGGCCAAGGGGCCTATACCGAGGGCTCCACCGCCATTTACACTGATTGCTATGGGTTTCATGTTGTAAACTCCTGGTTTAAGAATTTTCGAGAACTCCTATTTTGGTGACTTTGTCCGGTGTGATGTTATTCAATATGTACACTGATGGCCTGTCGAACGAGAAATCGTCATAACGCTGGAATGCTGTTGGGAGGTCTACCAGGTACATATAGTAGATTTCTCGTTGCTCGATGACTTTTTTCTTCAGGTAGGTGTCGTTGAACAGCCTGGCTATTTTTATGCATTCTTTCTCAAGTTCATCATACATTTTGTCTTGTGGGGAGTGCGGGTCTACCAGTGATGAAAGTGGGAAAAGGTATATTCTTGGCTCGTATGTCTCGAATTTCCCGGAAGACTTGCACCGTATGCCGGTGGAATCGAGGGAGTCTACCGGGCTCAGGTGAATGTATCGGCTTTCCGGTGGTAGCCCGGATGGAGCGTTGTTCGGCTTGAATATGATTACGTTCTTGTCCGCATGGTCTGTAGTGGCGTAGGAGAATGCCTCGGCACGTTCCGTCAGCTCGTCGAGAGCGCAATCGTCCAGTATTCCACGGTACACAATGACGCATCCCATGGGATATCCAAGCATGTTCGGTATGACTTTGGCGGAAAATCCGGGAAATGCCTCATTCATTCGTCTTATAAAGAGGTCCTCCCGGGAAGGTTCCAGGCTCTCGAAAATGGCGTTGTTGAACTCTACCATATAGGTGAACTTTTCTGGCCATCCGAAGTAGTCTATATCTATTTGCATACTATGAAACTAGTCCAGTGCATACGAATGTTTATGCATTTTGCTATATTTATGTATATGATAGACTTCAAGCAATACACGGAAATGTGCTGTGTACTTTCCCAGTGGGCAAGTGCATATGCCGCGGGCACGTCGTCCGTACCGGACGACGTTTACGACAGGAACTACATTCAGCTCAAGGAGTTCGAGGCGGCGAACCCGAACTTCATCCTCGACACCTCCCCCACGCGTCACGTGGAGGACGGGGCTGACGGTTTCCGCAAGGTCCGTCACGAGATTCCCATGATTTCCATCGCGAACTCCAACGGTATCGAGGAGACGCGCGAATGGGCGATGATGATGTTCAACCGCGGCGTCACCCGACTGGAGGGCGAATACAAGCTCGACGGCCTCGGCCTCGCGCTCAAGTACCGGGACGGCCAGCTGGTGGACGCGGTTACCCGCGGCAAGGACAACGTCGGCGATTCGGTCTTCGAGAACGCCCTTCGGGTCAAGGGAGTGCTTACCAGGATTCCGTTGCCCGGCAAGGTGGAGATACGCGGAGAGACCGTATGGAAGTACGCGGACTTTGAACCAATAAACGACCAGCTCATCGCCGACGGCAAGAAGGCGTTCGCCAACCCCAGGAACGGCGCTGCCGGAACCCTCAAGTCACATGACCCTGACGAGGTCGAGTCGCGCGGGCTGTCCTTCGTGTCGTACCTTATCGTGGAAGGGAGTCCGAACGGAAGCCAGGCCAAGGACATCGATACGCTCGCCGAGATGGGTTTCGAGGTACCGGAGCACTGGGTTGCCGATACGGTAGACGAAGTAGTCTCCCTGGCCGAGAAGATGCGCGAGAAGCGTTTCGAACAGCCTTACACCATCGACGGCGTGGTGCTGAAGGTGGACGACAAGTTGGACCAGAATCGCTTCGGCTACACCGCGAAGTCCCCTAACTTCTACCGTGCATACAAGTTCCCGCCGGAAGAGAAGGAGACTGAACTTCTCAACATAGAGGAGTCAATCGGCATGTCCGGCGCCATTACGCCCGTCGCCATCATCAGGCCTGTCCACCTGGCCATGACCACGGTATCGCGTTGCTCCCTCCACAACTGGGACCTCGTCGACTACCTCGGGCTCCACCGGGGTTGCCACGTGGTAATCCGCAAGGCGGGCGAAATCATCCCGGAACTGGTGAAGTGTACCGAGACCGGGCGTTCAAAGGATACCTACGAGGTCGAACGTGCCAAGTGCGACAAGGACAAGATTCCGCATGTCAGTCCGTGGGTGCCGAGCACCGAAGGGGAAAGGGCCTATTCCCGTTACCTGCGCCCGGTGAAGTGCCCCTGCTGCGGCGGAGACCTGGCTTGCCAGGTTAATTCCGAGGGAAGGGAACTCGTGGCATGGGTATGCTCGAACGAGGAATGCCAGACACAGATTGGCGGAAAACTCACCAACTTCGTGTCCCGCGACTGCATGAACATCATGGGCATAGGCGAGTCGATAGTGGAACAGCTGCTGGTGGCGGGGAAGCTCCATTTCTTCAGTGACTTCTACGTCCTTACTGAACAGGACATCATGGATGCATGCGGCAAGACCGAGGCCGGCGCGAGGAAGCTCACGCAGAGCATCGAGAAGTCCAAGTCCAACTACCTGCACCAGCTCATCGAGGGGTTCTCCATCCCGGGTATCGGACACCAGGTCGCCCCGGCGGTGGCCCAGTGCGTCAAGGATTCCGGCGGGTTCATCCGTCTCTACACTGACGGGGAGCCTACCGGGTTCATCGACGACTTCTGCTACCGTGCGCAGAAGGCCGGGATTTCCCCGGTAATATCCGGGAAGTTCTGCGAGTTCGTGACCAAGTATGCGGACGACCTTGCCGAACTTGCCACGTGGGGGGTAGCCCAGCAAGTGAAGGAAGTCCAGTCGGCCAAGCTCGCCGGGAAGGTGTGCATCATGACCGGCACCTTCGAGAAGCTGGACCGCGATGTGTTCAAGGACATGGTTGTGGCCAACGGCGGCACCATCTGCTCGTCAATAACCAAGAAGTGCAACGTGGTCCTCATGGGCGAAAACGCCGGGCCTTCCAAGGTGCAGAAGATAGACCAGCTGAAGCGTGCCGGCCAGGACATAACGGTATACACCCCGGAAACCCTGCAGCAGTTCCTGGACCTGCTCAAGTGAGGACATCATGCGTAGCTATATTTGCGTAATACTGCTTGTCGGCCTCCTTGCCCTGATGGCCTACACCCTCCAGGGATGCTCCAAGGATGACGGCTCCAGCTACCTGTACCAGTGCCAGACGACCAGCGACTCCACCAAGGTGTGTGGCGATACCGAGTACCAGATTTACTAAACTCTCGGATATGAAGAAGATTCTGTTCATTGTCGCATTCGTCGTGTCATTTGCCTTCCCGGCGAAGAATACTGTCGTCCTCGAACTTTGCAGGTACAACCACTGCTATACGCAGGTCTATTACAACGTGAAGAAGGCCGAATCCATGGAGGACTCCTTCGGGAACACGTTCGTAAGGCTCTACCTCACCGACGGGAGGCTCCTCGATGTTGGCGGGATGGGGGTATCCATAAAGAAATAGGTACCGTGGTATCGCACGTGATAGCAATCCCCGGAACGACAGGAAATTGATTTTTTAGAAGATTTTTCGTTCCACCGGTAGATATTTTTGCTATATTTGTGGTATCAGCGGGAATAGCTCAGTTGGCAGAGCGCGACCTTCCCAAGGTCGATGCCGAGGGTCCGAATCCCTTTTCCCGCTCTAAGAGTTGGCGTGCATGCGCCGCCCCACGCGGGCTTGGCCATTCCGGAGCTTCCCGGTTCGAAACGGGAGGCCGAGGGGCAAACCTGGGGGTCCGCGATAAGCGGGATGACGGCCCGGTGCTGCGCAACGGTTGCGCTGTCCTGTGGCGACGGCCCTCCGCAAGGAGTCTAAACGGCTGGCGTTATGGTCGACGGTGCGGCTTAGCCGCGGTGCGTTCTTACGGCTGTCAGTCCGCCGGGGTTGCGCATGCGCTCCAACTTTTGCTATATTTGGGGCGGGCGAAACCCCGCCATTTTTTTCAATACAGGATACAATTAAGATGCCGGAAAAAGAACTGGGCCCCGGTTCCGAGGGCGACGCATACCGCTACACGAAGAAGGTCCTGCTCTCGCTCCCCAACAGGATGGAGCTGGAACGCATATACGACGAGATTGCGCGGAACCGCGGGATAACCTCGTGGACCAGGGCGGCGTACATGGAACTCAGAAGGCAGTTCTTCCGTGACGGCCAGTGCAAGATTAAGTTCGCTCCCGGGGCTGCCCGTATCGCTTTCGGCGAACTGCTGTTCGGTACCGGCGACGAGGACTTCCGCCAGCTGGCCGACCTGCGCGACTACATCCGCATAATATCCATCGCGCACTTCGAGGAATACACCCGCCACCTCGCCACGGGAGGGACGGAGCTATCGTTCAAGGAACTTACCGAGCGCTACGGGGGGACCGCGGCGGACAACTGGAAGGAACTGAAGCGCGAACTGAGGAAAATCAGCTACGGTCCAAGGAGATACCGAATCATATGGCTGGACCGGTTCGAGACCGGGAAGCCATACTACAAGTACACGCAGCCCCACGGGTGGTGCCACCTCAACAGCAAGAGCATGTTCGACTCGTACTCATTCAACCGCCGCACCGCCAAGGACGGTACCACCATGCTGTCCATGGTGAAGCTCTACCTTGCCGTCCTACCGGGTTTCGAGACGATGACCGAGGACGACCCCCTCTACGGGGAGTCCATGCTCGGGATAGACATCGGCCCGGACGGCCGGCTCATGCACGTCAACAACCGGTGGAACCACGCCCACGACAACGTGGACGAGCGCAAGGGCGACAACAAGTATTCCGAGCGGGAACTCTCGGAACTGCTGGGAGCGCCATTCTACAGGCTGTGCACACCGTACACCAAGAGGGACTACCGCAGGTACGAGGCGGCGCTCCGCACGGCCCGCGAACGCGACAACAGGTTCTGTCTCGGCTGGGCCAGGCTCATGGCGGGCAGGATAGCGGGCGCGCTCTCCAGGAAGCCGTCCAGCGGGAAGGCGCGCAACATGGAAATTGAAGGGGGCAGGATGCGCGCCGTTACCGATGCCGGGACAACGTGGCTGCTGGAACCCGTGTCGACCATACCGGTGCCGTTCCGGAACATCATGCGCGGTGACGGGCTCGCGGCGGACAGGCAGGCCGTCGAGGAGGGATGGAGGCGGTACGACGAGGACATGCGGCTGGTGCAGGCGCGGTACTCGTTCAGGACGGAAGTCAGCCTGTGCGTGGCGGATGACCCCACTGCCGAACCCGGGGACCCGGTGCAATACGACGGGGACCAGTGCGTGGAGGAGGACACGGAAGACACGAGACCGCAATACCGGAACCTGTCGGTACTCCGTATGCCGGGAGGCGGCATCTCCGTGTACCGTGCCGACGAAGTCGCCGTCCTCAGCCAGGTACAGTCGGACATCGGCCTCGGGACCGCCAACTACGACAGCAGCTGCTCGCTCTACAAGAAATGGCGCTCGGAGAACCTGGGCGGGGACGACTGCGACCCGATTCCGGGAGCCGAGAACCACGATGTGACCAGTTACGCCGAGGACGGTACCATGTCCATCATGTTCAACGACTGGTGCGCGCTCGAGATTGCCAGCCCGCTAGGCTTCTGCCGGTCGTACCCGCCGTCATACACGGTGAACGGCCAGCCGGTCGTGGTCGACGACATCTCCACGCCGGGAAGGAACTTCGTCAAGTACCGGGCGCAATACGTCCCCACCGCCATACCGGAAGGCTGGCGCCTACCGACGGTCGACGAGTTCATCTCCATGGCGATGCGGCACGGCTCGACGGCGGAATTCGACATGGACGACGACCGCCTCTCGGTGTTCCGCAAGTTCCGGGTATCGCACCAGGGGGACTTCCCGGTGAAGGCAACCCCCGGGGACGGGAGGGATACCGTGTCCGAATGCCTGTTCGAGGGTTTCGTCGACGGGAACATGGAACGCCGGCACCAGGCGGTACGGCCCGAGAGGGACCGGGACGCGGAGGACGGGGTCTCCGTGGATGAAGACCTCGACGAGTCCCGCTACTACGAGACCGGTACCGAGGAGTTCGGAATCAACATCGACCGGACGCTGCCGCAGCTCGGGCTGAGGTTCCCGGCGCTGGACATCCGTTCCATGGAGGATGCCGGTTTCACCATGCCGGCCACGGCAAGCGACGTCGACATGCCGTCAAACACAGGCAGGGTCATGATTCCGCTGGTGATTCCTCCCGGGAGGGGCGGGAATTCCCGGGAGCTCCGGAAGGGGATGAGGGGAATACCGGCGAGAACATGGACAATAATCGGCGAAGCTGACGACGATATTCCCGATGACGACAACGAGACTTCCCGGGAAGAGGACGGGACCCTGTACGCCGTCGCGGAGCTGGACCGGTCAAAGGGGAAGATAACGATAACGGCCGAGGGTTCCCTGAGGGAACTCCGGGGGTATTTCACGGTGTACTGCGTCCGCGACAGGAAAAAATAACTTATTTTTTACTTACAGTCTTGCAAAACGGGATATTTATTTCTACAATTGTTATAAACATTACGTCAAAGGAATTAACGATGCAGAAGCAATTCAACAATATTTGTAACTTAGCGGGTGCCGCACAGGGTAACCGCTATTTTGCCGTGTTGGATTTCGCAGAACACGCGGAGGCTGATGCAACCTAGTTCCAGGTAGACGAAAGGTTTACAAGAGACGAAAAGGGCGGTTGCATCAGCGGCAACCGCCCTTTCCGTTTAACCGTTTGGGGGTGTAGCTCAATTGGAAGAGCGCCTCGCCGGCAGCGAGGAGGTTACGGGTTCGAGCCCCGTCACGTTCCACTAAAGTGCAGCGTTCGAGCAGCGTTGCTGCAGATTGAAATTCCGGATGTGTTTTTCTTTATGGGCCATTAGCTCAGTTTTGGTAGAGCGCCTGTCTGGCAGGCAGGAGGTCATCGGTTCGAGCCCGATATGTGTCCAGTAACTATGGGGGTGTAGCTCAATTGGAAGAGCGCCTGATTTGCATTCAGGAGGTTACGGGTTCGAGTCCCGTCACGTTCCAGTAACTTTGGGGGTGTAGCTCAATTGGAAGAGCGCCTCGTTCGCAACGAGGAGGTTACGGGTTCGAGCCCCGTCACGTTCCACTACAGTCACTTAGCTCAGTTGGAATTCAGAGCGCCGCGCTACGAACGCGGAGGTCGGGAGTTCGAGCCTCTCAGTGACTATGAACAAACTAATATGGCGCCGTCGTCTAGAGGCCTAGGACACGTGATTTTCATTCATGGAACTCGGGTTCGAATCCCGGCGGCGCTACTATCCGCGTCTGGTGTAATTGGTTAACACGCCGCTCTGATAAGGCGGAGATGTTCTCGTTCAAGTCGAGAGTCGCGGACGAACAGTTTGCCGCTGTAGCTCAGTCGGTAGAGCAGGGGACTGAAAATCCCCGTGTCGGAGGTTCGATTCCTCCCGGCGGCACTAAGAATGGTGCCTTGGTGAAGTGGCCTAACACATCGGTCTGTCTAACCGACATTCGAGAGTTCGAATCTCTCAGGCATCGTTAAAAATATGGGGCTTCATAGATGGTGCCTGTTGAGCTTGGCTCTAATGCTGGGGGCTTGCATACGAAATGCTCCACCAAGCCAGCGTCGGATAGTGGCAATTCCAGGAGGCCGTAACCCTCTCGCATTAAACTGCTTTCGTTGGTTCGAGTCCAACCGCTGGCATTAAGTAAATTCTATCAATTCATATAATTATATAAATTGGATAAACATGTTGTAGTTTAAGTAGTGCTAGGGGACAAGCAGCCGGCACTGCCTGACCTATGTTTGACATAGTCTTACCCTAGCATTCCCTATAAACTGAAGGCAGAACATAAAACATTGCCGGATGTTTGTTATGAATTACAATAGAATATACGCAAGTATCGTTTTGCGAGCGCAAGCTGATTATGAGCAGCGTCGTTGGCAACAAAAACATGGCCAATACTATGAACTACACCATATTATACCAAAGGCATTGGGTGGTGTAGACCGATTATGCAACCGAGCGTTGCTTACTGCTAAAGAACACTTTATATGCCATTGGCTATTAACGAAATTGTATCCACCCGAATCAAATGAATACCGTAAAATGATGTTTGCGTTTTGGAGAATGCGTAGTACTAATGATAACCACAGTCGATATATAAATGCCAGAATATACGAAACATTGCGTTGTCAATTTGCTAAAGTAGTTGGGTATACAACGGCAATAACACAACGGGGCCAGCGAAATTCACATTACGGAACCCGGTGGTATACCAATTATATAACCGGTGAATCTAAGGTATTCCGAATGCCGCCAGATGCTAAAGAATGGGTCCGTGGAAGAAATTTGTATCATGGGCAGAGCACTTCTATAAGAAGTAAAATATTTGCTTATGCAAAACAAAAGGGTCAACCGTGTGGCAAAATATGTGCAGCGAATGCATCATCTGGCATAAATACCGTCTCCGGGAAAATCACTAAAAGACCAAGGATTGAACTACATAATGCAGCAATTCAACGTGCCAGGGAATTATGGGATAGGTATCATTCCGGTAATTATTCAAAGCTAGAGGATTTTTCTAATGAATTAAAAATATCCAAAGTGGCTTTGTATTACACATTTAAGAAATTCATACCAAAATATCTAAGCGGCAAGACGGTTGGTAAAAGAACACATTATCCATCTGACCTTTCACTGGTAAGTGTATATACATAATCTACCCCAGTTCAACTGGTAGAACGCCCGGCTGTTAACCGGGAGGTTCCAGGGTCGTAGCCTGGGGGTAGAGCTAAAAACGATGGGGACTGGTGTAACGGTAGCACGCCAGACTCTGACTCTGGAATTAGAGGTTCGAAACCTTTGTCCCCAATAAGACCCGTGATGGCGGAACTGGTAGACGCGGAGGACTCAAAATCCCCTGTCCGCAAGACGTGCAGGTTCAAGTCCTGCTCTCGGGACTATCCGGTAGTGTTGGAATGGTAGACAATGCGGACTTAAAATCCGTTGGAGGCATACTCCGTGCGGGTTCAAGTCCCGCCTTCCGGACTATGATGGCCTGTGGTGTAGCGGTAGCACGGGTGGTTTTGAGCCATCAGGGCTGGGTCCGAAGCCTGGCTGGCCAATATCTCCCGCAGTGGTGGAACTGGTAGACACGCTAGTCTTAGGAACTAGTGCCTAGTGGCGTGCAGGTCCGAGTCCTGCCTGCGGGACTACTTTATGCTGACGTGCCGAAGTGGGAACGGGCGAGTCTGCAAAACTTTGCATGAGTGGGTTCGATTCCTACCGTCAGCTCGAAATATGTAAATAAAAATTTACAACAATTTTCACCAACTTGGTGATTCACTCGCGTGATAAATTGCTATATTACTTACAGACCTGAATGGGCCATAAGTTCTCAACAAGGAGTTATCATGCCGACAGTTAATACCGCAATCAAGATGGTTGATGATACCGAACACCGCACTGCGCGTTGCCCCGCAATGTGTGTAACCGAACGGGGAGCCAAGCGTCTGGCATCCTGTGTTATCGGTGCAAACAAGGCAATCAAGGCTGCATTCGAACGCATCAAGGAAAGACTCTTCGACCAGCTCACCGTCATTACAAACGACGGCACAGTGAATATGACCGTGTTCGATATCTACTGTGAGGGCATTCCCGAAGAATACCTGAATGCCGAGAAAAAATATACTATTATTCGCGGTACCACTGAATATACGGTGAATGCTTCTATCGGAAACGGTCCCAATGCACGCCCGACCAGGGAATTGTTCAACCCGAATTCCCCTATACTCGGTGACCGCGCCGAATTCATCTCCATGATTGACAATGCTATTTCCGAAGAGACCGGAATCACGGTAGAAACACCTGCCACATACTGGAATGAATGTGTCTGTGCCAAGGTCGACGGCATGATGAAGGGCTATACTCAGCGAGTTTCCATGCTGTCCAAGGCAGTCAACGGTCATGCCGATACGAAGTGGGCGTTTGCTGTACGGTCTGTAGCCAAGAAAAGTTGCCTGGATGTTTTTAACTACGGAAAGATAGTTAAAGTATTGACTGTATGCGGTCCGCAGACACTGAAAGCAATCAATGGCGAGATGCCGGAATTGAAGAAGGCGTTCGGGAAGGACAACAAGAAAACACTAAAAACTAAGGTTGAAGGTGAAGCACTCGATATTACGTTTGACGAATTCGAAAAGCTAGCTGACAAGGCGCTCGAAATCTATCTCGATGCCTATTCCGAATTCAAGAAGGCAGTAATCGAGAACGTACCAAACCCGAACAAAGTCATTCCCATCACCCTCCCTGAACTTGTGGTCGACCGTGGCTCCACGCTTGACAGTACCTACTTCGACTGGAAAGTGACTGCCCGCGGTTTACCGGGAGGAACTGTTGACATTCTAATCAGGGCTCATTCGGATAAGGGTACCAACTATTACCCCGAAAATCTGTTCGCCCTATCGAAAGTGTGTCCGAAAGGCACTATCGTGTTCAATGGTGACGTGAATGTGTCTAAAATGGTGTGCACTGATATGCACCATCCGGGGATTCCTCCGATGACACTGAACATACCATACGATGTACCTCGCAAGGTACCTTCGCTCGACAAGGAACATATCCAGGATATTGACCTGGCCAAGACGGTAGGCATTGACGCCGGCATCGCAGTCGCTGGCCTCATTACTACAATCAAGGCTAAGGACATCGGGCCAGACATGGTAGACTGGCACGAAGCAGTGCACGCCTACTATCAGGACCATTCGGAGACGAAACTGTTCACCACGACATCAACTGTGTCGACCCGGGATGACCTGAAGCGTCTCGTAGACGAATACGAGAGTGGTGATTACAACTTTATCGCCATGCTGTCTATTGCTATGCGTGATGGCTCCCCGACTGATGCGAAGCACGACTGGATTCCGGTAAGCGACCCATGTGCCCCCATGTTCGCCTGGCTTATCCACAGGACCAATGCCGACGGCACTCCTTTCTATACGGACCGGCAGATTGCCATTATCGGTCACACCAAGCTGTGGCGCAAGTTCCACCGTCAGCTCATTGCGAATCGTCGACATTATTTCTATGAGCAGGCCAGGTGGGACCGCAAGCACGATACCATGACGGAAATCTTCGCAAAGCGGTCCAAGATTGCGGCTGAACTGAATGATGAATACGCTAAACTGACCAAAAAGATTCGCTCGGAAAGCACCTTCATCCTGTCATGCGAGTTGCTCAACACCAAGACATTCTCCAAGGCCGATATTGTTTCCATGGAAAATCTTAACCTCAATGAATTGGAGAAGACCGGGAAGTTCACAACGCTGTATACAACGGTTTCTAAGACATGGCACATGGGTCCTAATGAAGGTTACAAGTTAACTGCTTCCAAGAACAGCAATACGGCTGTCATTGACTTTGGTCGAACGGTAACGAAGCAGGAAATCATGTCGAATTGCAAGGATACGACTGATTGGCATGCTCCAAAGGAAATCTCTATTAACGGCTCAATCGTTACATTGTACTGTGAACCGACTAAGGAAGGTTTGCGTCGACGCGACAGCGAATGGTCCGACCATTATACCAAGAACGCTATGCACCTTGCCCTATTAAAGCATGATGTCGAACGTATCGTAACTCGTCGAGGAACCCTGTACAAGGAAGTATCCGCTAAAAAGACATCTCAAACATGTCATGCATGTGGATATGGTAAATGTGCAAAGAAGGATGTAAAACTGACCCAGGAACAGTGCCTAACTAAGAAGGTGAATTTCCGTGACGGACGAAAGTTTGTATGTGGAAATCCGGAATGTTCCTTGCATGGTAAGCTTCAAAATGCCGATGTCAATGCAGCCTTTTGTATCAGGAATAGGGTAAAATTTAAGGACACAGAGTTCGTTAACGCATTGAAGTGCAAGTAATTATGAAAACCAAGGTGGACCCACCCCCATTTTGAGGGGTGACTACACCTAGAGGCCATAGTAATTGTACTCGCCCCCGGGTGGACCCACCCCCATTTTGAGGGGTGACTACACCAGGAGCTTGAACGCATCTTCTCGTGTAAGTGGTGGACCCACCCCCATTTTGAGGGGTGACTACACCGGCATCGAAGACTATACCAAGGAAGTCATAGGTGGACCCACCCCCATTTTGAGGGGTGACTACACCTCTAGTAAGGTTTTTAATGACCCCCGGCTTGGTGGACCCACCCCCATTTTGAGGGGTGACTACACCATGACGGCGCCTACAACGGCTGCTGTGTCGGGTGGACCCACCCCCATTTTGAGGGGTGACTACACCAACCAGGAAAAGAATACTATTTCACCTGCGGGTGGACCCACCCCCATTTTGAGGGGTGACTACACCAGAAGGGCATGGATAAATGGCTGGATAACCGGTGGACCCACCCCCATTTTGAGGGGTGACTACACCTTGACGGTAATTGCCCCGTTATTGTAGGATGGTGGACCCACCCCCATTTTGAGGGGTGACTACACCCCTCGCTCGTTACGTTCAGCGTACCGATGTTGGTGGACCCACCCCCATTTTGAGGGGTGACTACACCGTACAAATTCATACGGCAATTACTCTCTCTGGTGGACCCACCCCCATTTTGAGGGGTGGCTACACCGACAAGGGCGCCAGCGGCGAGAAAGCCCAGGGTGGACCCACCCCCATTTTGAGGGGTGACTACACCAGCACAAGATTGAGCCAGCAACATTAAATAGGTGGTCCTACCTCCATTTTGTGAGGTAGCAACACCAGTCCGGCCCCCGATACGGGCAATATGTTAGTGGACCCGTTCCCATTCAGAGGAATGGCAACACTTCAGGGTAGTTAAAAGTGAACATTACCGGGATGAACCGTGCCCCATTCAGTGGACATGTGACATTTAAGTAATCGTCAACAGCACGAGCAAGGTGATTCCGCATTCATTAAACAGTGCTGATTCACCAAGCTCACTCTGCGTAATGAGCGTATTGACAAGTGTTTGAGCCATATTTTTCTGAAATATTACTCAATTTATTGTCACGCTCGTCATTTTTTGCTATATTTATGGCATACCGGGAAATCCCAGAGTTTCCCAAGCAGATTGACAGTCCGGATGCGTTTTTTCTCACACGGCTCAGGTTAAGCCGTGCGTTCCTGGATACGATATCCAGGCAATACCTTTTCGGTACGGGACGGGCGAGGTGCCATACATCATGGTTCATTCATTGCCATGATACTCCTTATTTGGTTGATTCGACGAAAACTCCTTGCCAGTCCCGTACCAACCTTTTTACGACGCGGGATGGAGCAGTTGGTAGCTCGCGAGGCCCATAACCTCGAGGTCGGCGGTTCGAATCCGCCTCCCGCTACGAACAAGTCCGCGGTCCCTCCATGCCGCGGCGACGGCGCGGGCCCTTTCTCCTCCGGTTGGGCCCGCGCCAAGACATTAGCACCTCCCATACGGAGTTCCTTCTTACGGGTTAAATTATTACTCCCCGGGAGGTGCCCCCTTTATTCCCGGCAAACGGCGTTCCTATTTTTACATTGAAGATATTACGCCCCGCCGGGAAACCATTTGGTGGACGCAAGGCCGCTCGGCATTATCAAGGCTCTGGTACTTCCTGTGAACAATCGAGACCGGGGCGTTCCACCATTTTTCCGGCTTAGCTCAGCTGGTAGAGCGCGTCATTCGTAATGACGGGGTCGCTGGTTCGAGTCCGGCAGCCGGAGTAGGACATTGGATTGCTGCCGCCCGACTGAGATTCCTGGATATTCGTGCGGTAAGTTTCTTGGCCCGACAGGAATCTGGGGTCATGCATTTGATGAGCTTGGCCAAGTGCCATAATGCCAATCCCGTTCAGGGAAAGGTTGCATGCGTGCAGCCGCGTACCGGCCACGCGAGCGTAAAGCGGTAAGGGCCCGCTAATAGGCCCAGTGTGTTTGAAAAGTCTCGACGGAGATGATGGAAGATGCCCGCAGGTATATCCTATGGGGCTGTGCCGTAGCATAAGTGGCGGAATAATGGCCGGGGTACCGTTCGGGGAAGCCCGGTAATGCGCCAGCGAGATTATGATTTTGGGTAACCGTGATTAGCCTAGGTGTAAATTGCGGGGAAGCCAAATATGGACGAGCGAGGTATGCTCTCGCAAGTCCGGCCGTCGGGTGCGCCCGTCGAAACGACGTAAAACAAGACAGAGTGCGGCCACGTCCTGGTAACGTGGAGCATTAAGGGCCCGTTGGCCACACTGGTTACAGTGGCCTAGCCGGTTGGCAGATAGCCGGATGGTTTCCGCATCGGCGGAATGAGTACAGTCCCTGCAAGGACACCGAGAGGGAACCGGGCGGTGACGCTTTCTAGAAGCTAGGATACCGCTGTTCCCACCATGTCGCGGTAGTTTAACGGCAGAGCGCATCCTTGGTTCGCGACCAGGTGAGATGGTGGTTCGAATCCACCCCGTGGCACTAAAAGGATAAAAGATATGATATGCGAAGAATGTGGTGCTGAGCATGATGGTTCGTACGGGTCTGGGAGGTTCTGCTCGAGAGCTTGCCAATATCGCAATATTGGCAAGCAATCAAACAAGAACGGTAAACTGACAGGACATCCTCCAGCAACTCGTCGGCGCAGGTCTAATGACTGGAAGTGTCCATTCTGTGATTGCGTAATGGAAACCAGACGGCTTCTCGATGCACATAAGAAGAGTGTTCACCCCGATAAGGCGATTAGATTCGTTGTAGTTGATGGAAAGCGAAAGCTGATTGGAAGTGCATGGAACAAGGGATTGACACAATTCACTGATGCCAGGGTCAAACAGTATGTGACTACATTAGAAAACCGATATGCTAGCGGAGAGTTGAAGGGAACATTCACTGGAAGAACCCATTCTGATGAAACCAAGAAGAAAATTAGCGAATCGACGCGGCAATATATAAACGCAACCAATGCTGGTCCGCGATACAGCATCAAAGCGTGTGAATATTTCGATAGGCTCAATGCTGAGCGTGGCTGGAATTTACAGCATGCAATGAATGGTGGTGAGATTCGAGTTGGCCGTTATTCATTGGATGCTTATGATAAAGAACGTAATATAGTCGTTGAATACGATGAACACAGGCACCATTACACTAATGGCGTATGTCAGGACAAGGATATCGAACGAACACGTATCATCAAAGAGCTGCTAGGTTGCACGTTCTATCGATATATTGAATCAGATGATGTGTTAATTGAAGCATAAGTTTACGGACGGTGAGCTCGGTTGGTATGCGAGCAGGTGACTCATAACCACTAGGCCCTGGGTTCGAGCCCCAGACCGTCCACTACTACCGCATGCCCCGTCGACCGCGGGAAATGCGATGGTCGCCACCATGAGGCACAAAGTCATGGCGGGCATGGAACAGCCCAGGGGCCAGCCATCCGGGATACCGGACTGCGCCCGCCTACCGTTCCCGGTTTCCAATTGATTGGAGGGAAATCGTGAAGGCGGGCCATGTGGGCCCGTCAGCCTGCATGGCAGCCGGCTGCTTCAATCGCCGGGGGAGAGCTAGCTAGTACCCCGGTCCATGTCCTTGTAGCTCAGCGGTAGAGCATCTCCCGCCATTGGTGGGAGTGGTCGGTGGTTCGAGCCCATCCAGGGGCACTATGCGGTGATGTAAGTGAGTCCCGGCCAATACCCGGGATGCTCAGCATGCCGGCGGTATGCTCCCGGGGCAACCGGGAAAACGCCGCGGGATATCCCGGCGCTCCCGGGCCGCATGGCCATTTACGGTGGAAGTAGCTCAACTGGTAGAGCCCCGGCTTGTGGAGCCGGCTGTTGCAGGTTCAAGCCCTGTCTTCCACCCTATACAGGAAGTGTCCCGCAAGTGGTGGCGGAGCGGTTTCGAAAACCGCGAGCCTTTACCGGCTTGGGGGTTCGAGTCCCTCCACTTCCGTAAGTACGAGTATGAGTCCCCATAGCTCAACAGGATAGAGCCACGGTTTCCTAAACCGCCGATTCAAGTTCGAGTCTTGGTGGGGATACTAGCAAAAACAACCAATCTCCCGGAGATTCCCGATGAAGAACGATATATTCAACATGTACACTGTCGCGGACATAGAGGGCTTCAACAACTACGAGGCCATGGTCCTGATGGACTGTTTTCTACGCTTCATCGAGCCGGCGAACACGATGGAGATAGGGACGTGGGACGGGAAGACGGCCGTCATCATAGCGAGCAGCACTTCCGACACGTTCCACTACGTCGAATGCGACGCCGGACACTACCAGACCACCAGGGAGAACGTGCTTTCGCATACCACGCTGGACGGGGAGCACGTGAAGGGATACCTCAACCTTTCATGCTACACCCCGTTCACCCGCGAATACGGAAAGTGCATGCAGTTCATCCACATCGACGGGGCCCATTCCCTGGAAGGGGTGAAGTGCGACCTCGACATCGCGTCGAAGGTACTGCAGCCGGACGGTGTAGTGGTGCTCGACGACATGTATTCCCCGACCTATCCGCAGATTACGGAGGGAGTTTACGAGTACCTCGCCCACCATTCCGAGATGAAGCTGTTCCTGGTCGGGCTGAACAAGGGTCTGCTGTGCTACAGCGGCGCTTACACCAGGTTCGCCGACTTCATACTCGACGGTCTCCTCAACGAGCTGAAGCGGTACCCGTTCATGAGCGACGCGCTGTTCAGCGTGTGCAAGACATCCGGCATGGCCGATTCCATGACTTACGGCATCATAGGGCAGGACCCGAAGTACGACACTCACCGCTATCGTGGCAGCGAGTTCAACGACAGCCGCTCCGTGGAAAGGGTAGTTCCCGACCTGTCGCTGAACTAATTTCATCGGAGGGGTGGCCGAGAGGCTAAAGGCGCCGGCTTGCTAAGCCGGTGGGGCCCTCACGGGCCCTCGCAGGTTCGAATCCTGCTCCCTCTTCTACATAAACTGGCAATTTGGGGATAATGAACAATGGACTTGACAAACTTTGCTCTTTGGAAATTCCGGTTCATCGAAGGTTACCTCCAAAACATGCACTCGTACGACGTTACGACGACCAAGTACGTCAACCCGAAGGACCTGGCCGTAACATGGATACGGTACGACATGGATAAGGAGAAGGCCCGCATCGAATCCGGAGACCGTGTCGTCGAATGCAGGTTCGACGAACTGGAAAAGACATTGAAGGACCTCGGACTATACCGGGAAAGACTGTATGCGGACATGCACCGCCTGGCCGGACCGCAGAAAGTCGAAGAAGTCAAGTGATTTACAAGGAGAGTATATGACAAGCAATGAACTTCTCGGACGCGTGAAGAACGTAATTTCCGCCAAGCTGGAACTTGACGTTTCCGACATCGACGACGATTCCGAAATCGCTGCCGACCTCGGCGCGGACTCTCTCGACATCGTGGAAATCGTGATGGCGATGGAAGACGAGTTCGAGATTGAGATTCTCGATTCCGAGCTCGAACGTATCCGCACGGTGGCCGACTACGCGAAGGTAATCGCTACCAAGCTGACGGAACCAGTCGAAGAAGACTAGGGTTCCCGGGGTGTAGCTCAGCCTGGTAGAGCGTCTGCTTTGGGAGCAGGATGTCGTCGGTTCGAATCCGGCTACCCCGATTCCATTCCGGTGTAGCTCAGTTGGTAGAGCGCCTGATTTGTAATCAGGAGATTCGGCAGTTCGAGTCTGTCCACCGGAGCTAAATTTAACACACGGTCCTATCGTCTAGAGGCCCAGGACGCCGGATTCTCATTCCGGTAACTCCGGTTCGAATCCGGGTAGGACTACTAAAAAGGAACAATCAGATGAATACTCTGCATCTTCTCATAGGCATTCCCGGGTGCGGCAAGTCTACGTACGGGAGGAAGCTCGCGGAATCTACCGGGGCTACCGTAGTGTCGTCCGATGGAATCCGGAAGGAACTGACCGGTACGGAGGAATACCTCTACCCGGAGCTGGATTCCAAGGTATTCGCCATATTCCGTTCTAGGGTATCGGAGGGCATGCTGCGCGGCGACGTGGTGTGCGACGCCACCAATATCCACGTGAGGGACTGGAGGACCTACCTGGGCCTTTGCCCGGCCGGCTCAATGTCCAGGGCCTACTGGTTCGACATTCCGCCCGAGGTCGCCATGCGGAGAATGGAAGGCAGGGAGCGCAAGGTTCCTATTGACGTGGTCGAGCGCATGTGGAACACTATGCAGGCCAACAGGGACAAACTTAACGAGTATTTTACCGAAGACGAGATTGTGGTCGTCGGGGTGAACGACTAGGGGGACATATGAAGAAGCACAGGGAAGAGCTCCCGGAGGAAACCGAGGAGCAGAAGCAGGCCCGCTGGGCCAAGCAGCAGAAGAAGGCCAGGAGCATGGCCAAGTCCTGCGGAATAGACATCAAGAAGCTTGCCCGGCAGAGGGAGCGCATGGAGAGGGAGAAGGCTGAACTTCTCTCTTCGCACGCCCACTACTAGGGAAACAGGAAGGCTAGGCTAACTGGTAAGTCAGCGGACTTGAAATCCGCCGCGGTAAAACGCTTGGGGGTTCGAGTCCCTCGCCTTCCGCTACACGCATCCGGAATAGATATTGTTTGGGTATGTTAACCCAACGTGCTGCTGAAAAATGAAATCTATCAACTTCAATACATCGGAGTAACAAATGACTAGCGCAGATGCCGTTGATAATGAAATCTTAGAGGAATTGAAATCTGGAAAGCGTGTAGACAAGTCCAATTTCAAGTATGATGGCATCGTTAATGCCATTGTAGATGCAGTGAAGAAGAAAAGTATATTGCAGTGTGTTAGGGAAGCATCGGAGACTATTACTAATGCTTCACGCAGGGGACATGTCAATGGTATTATTATGCACGTTAGTAGCCCCGAACACAGACAGGTTTTGGAATCTCTTGGATATCATGAAGTAGGTCAAGACCATTGGAAAAAGAAATAAAGGTGTAACGGGGCTGCAATAATCCTGCAAGCAACTCTTTGGGTGGACATAGCCTATTGTTTAACGGTGTGTCCAAAAGGATGAAACAACACATGGAAATCGTTCGCGAAGGTATTACCAAGAAAATTCGTTTCGTGTGCATGGAATGCGACTGCATTTTCGATGCCGACCTCGGGGAGGCCAAGGTCACCCGTCAAGGTCACGGCTCGTTTGACTATGTGAACTATACATGCAGGTGCCCGCATTGCGGCTATTCCTGCGACAAGACAGTAAATACTCGCTGTCCCGAGCAGCGTATGCAGGCCGTAGGTGCATACGGCACAATAATCGACGTGTAAGTACCATACGTATGGTGCATACAGATAAACTGGCTAGAAATGGCCAATACAATCGACACATCGCTGATGGAGGCCCTCAGGAAGGGCTACATGGAATGCAGGGAATTTACCCTGCTCGAAATGGCTGAACCCGAAATTGCCAAGACACCCGCCGAGTACGGCAAGGACTACCTGGACCGGAAGTATACCGAGTTCCGCAATCAATTCTTCGGGGGCGACCAGGGGTATCTTCCCAGGACAATGCCGATAGGATTCTGCAATTCCACCAAGAAGCTCGGATACTGTGCCACCACCTGGAGGCGTGGGCCATTCAACCAGTCATCACTGGTGGATTGCGGCATCAAGCTGTCCAACGCCTTCGACTATACTCCGAAGACACTCGACGAGGTGCTCATCCACGAGATGATTCACGCCTACCTCGCCTACTCCCCCGAGCGGGAGGACAACGAGGAGACACACGGCCCGAGGTTCACCAGGTGGTGCGACCGCATCAACTCGAGTTCCAACTACAAGATTACCGTCGTTAACGACACTCCGCTGACACTGAACAACGGCATGAAGAACCGTATCGACAACGACGGTTCCGTCCTGCTGCTTGCACCGAACGCCAAGCCGGGAGTTACCGCGGTATCCCGTGTACACAAGGACAACCTCCAGTGGGCGCTTTACGGGTTCTCCCGGTGGTTCGGCATAGAGCCGAAGTGCTGCAAGTGCAACGACGCCAACTTCAAGCGCAGACTGACCTTGAACAGGAGCAGGCTCAGTGCGCAGCTGTTCCCCAACTCCATGATAGAGGACATGCTGGAGGGCGGCATACTCGTGGAGGACAACGGACTGGTCGAAGAGGCCCGCACTCCGCAGGCCGGCAAGCTACTCGCCTGGCACCTACCGGGAAACAAGATTGGATACTGTCTGGTATCGGACAACGCAATTCCCGATGCCACCGAGGTGATTTCCTGGAAGCTGGAGAGCATGTCGCTCGATTCCGATATCGCCGTATACAACATCGTGAAATACTTCCCTGACTGGGGAAAGCCGGCAGTCAATTCCGTATCCGGGAGCCTCCCGTACAATGTCATCGATGCCAATTACCTGAACGACTGGGTCCAGGACGGAATTTTGACTCCCTTGAAGAGCCTCTAGCCAGAAAAATGCTATATTTGCATCCTGGGGCAAGCAATGTTCCCGGAGGCGCATCCATGAAAGTATTCCTCATTTCGGATATACATGTAGATTTCTATTCGGCACTGAGCGACAGCGATGCCGTTCTCCACCCTATGTTCGAAGCACTGTACGGCAACTACTTCACCCCTGCCGACGCGGTATGCATAGCCGGCGATGTCGCCAACTACGAGGGGGTACAGCTTTCGTTCCTGCGGTTCATCTCCCGGAAGTACCGGGAGGTCTACGTGGTGTTCGGCAATCATGACCTGGTGGTGAAGCGGGATTTCCCGGGAAGGCTGTTCGACACCAGCGAGGAGAGGATGGAGTATGTCCGGGAGAGCATCTCGGAAAGCTGCCCCAACGTCCATATCCTTGACGGACAGGTCGATGAGTCAGGGCTGTTCGGAGGAACGATGGGCGTATGCGACCTGGGCTACCGCGTAGACAACGGAGAGCCGTTCAACGCGCTCGACTTCTGGAGCAACCGGTGGTTCGACGGCAGGCTGTGGAACTACAGGAACCAGGTGTTCCCGGACATCCTGGCGAGGGAGCTGGAGAATCTCGAGGTTGTATGCAAGGCGAGGCCCCGGATAGTCATGACGCACTTCTGCCCGTTGCAGATGGGGGTTGCCGAGGTGTACCGGGATGACCCGGTGACGGCGATGTTCTATTTCGACGCGCAGAGGTTCCTCGACATGCTGGACGACGGTACGGTATGGCAGTGTGGCCACACGCACAACCAGTTCGACACGGTGTACACCGCTCCTACCGGGAACCGCGTCAGGATAGTGTGCAACCCGCTCGGCTATCCCGAGGAAAGGAACGCGTTCATGCTGAACAGGGAAGCGGGAACTTACTTGGTGGAGGTGCCGGATGCCTGAAAGTAAGATAGCGTATGCGATACTGGTAGCGGGGATGGTGCTCATGCTCCTTCTTCTGACAGGTTGCATCTGGCAATTCACGGTAGGTGGTTTTTGCTATATTTGTGGCATAACTTAACATGGGATATTTGGACATATGGAATACAATTTGATGTTCAAGTGCGCCAGGGATGCGCTGGAGGACTTGATAGCGGTTGCCGAGCCGATGACCAGGATTGGGACTTGTCCTGACTCTTTCACCAATGGACTAATCGAGGCAAAGGCGAAGCTGGCCGTTCTCGATGAGCTTTCCGGTAAGCAGGCGAGCAATGGGGGCGTGGTGGATTTTACCAGGGTGATTCCATCAGGAGACGGCGGTACCGGGAAACCGGCGCAGAACCCTGTCTGGCTAGGAGACCACTGGTCGGTGGACACGCCGGTGGTTACGGCAACAAGAACAACTGAATGGCCGCCAGAGAAAGCGGGTGCTGTTCCAGCAGACTATATAAAGGGGTAGAGATATGATGTGCGTAGAAGAAGCGGCAGCCTGCATTATCGGAAGAAATGCGAGCGTAGGTGAAATAATGACAATGTCGGACTGCCTGAAGGAAGGGCTTGTCCAGCTGGGCGTGAGCGAGTTCGCCGAGTGGGGCTTCACCGGTCCACGCGTGAGACAGATAGGAACCGTCGACGAGTGCATCGAGCACATGCTCCGCAAGTACCTGGGCGAGAAGGTCTACCTGGGCGACGTGCTCTTCATGAAGGAATACGTGGCGAAAGGCTGCGACAAGCTCGGACTCAGCAAGGCATACATATTCTAACGGAACCTTGCAAATTTGCTATATTTGAATGTGGCCACCGAGGCCACATTTTTTGTTGCAAGGAAAGACTATATGCTGAACAAGATAAAGAGAATACTTTTCCATAATGCTATAAGCAATAGGCTGCGCCAGATTACTTTCGGATGGAAATGCCACCGCAGGCGCGGGGTTACAATCTGGTACCAGCCGGTCAAGACATACCCGGGATACAAGGATTACGACTACGAGCCGATGTTCGAGCGCGCCGTGAGGGCCGTCAGGGGAAACAAGAAATTGTATCCGGGAAGGGTGGCCGCAATCGAGAGCGAGGTATACTATTCCGGCGGACGGCCGGGAATCGGAACACGCAGGGTGCAGTACACAATTCAGCCATACAGGAAAGTGTTTTGATTGATTCCCGCAGAATGGAAGCGGCCAACGCCGCGATGAGACAGGCAGTGCTGCTGATGTCGAAGACGGCACCGGGGCTTCTCCCGGTGTACATGTCGGCGAACTGCATACCTACCGAGGACACTTCCGTTACCGTCCGTACCGGCGTTGACGGCGGAATGCCGGTGCTCGAGTACAACGTGGACTTCGTCACCCGCCTGGAACCTTCCCTGCTCGGGGCGGTGGTGTACATGCAGTGCCTGAAGATTGCGCTGCACCACTGCGACAAGCGCAAGCAGGAACCGCTGTCCATGCTGAAGCTGGCCAGCGACATAGTCGTCGCCGAGTATGCCAGGAAGGTAGTCGATACTTCGATAGGAAACAACCTGGAGATAGTCAACCGCATATTCCCGAGCTACTGGAACCACTGGCCGGTGCTGAAGAAGCACGGGTTCCACCCGGAAACCGACCTTACGCTGGAAAAGCTGTTCGAGATTCTGAAGGAGGAGTACGCCTCCCAGGAACCCGAGGAGTCCGACGACGAGGAGCGGGAGGAGAATTCCCGGGAAACCTCCCGGGAAACCCGGAAGGAAACCTCGGACAGCCCGGGGAAATCCGGGAAGAAGACCGAGCAGAAGCAGGAAGAGTCGGGCGGAAGCCATGGCGAATCCGGCGAGCACGGGGACGACTCAGAGGAAACCGGCGACGAGCCCGGCGGAGAGGGCAAGAGCCGGGAGGAGAAGGGCAAGGGAGGCGACGAGGGTGATTCCGGCGAAGGGGAGTCCGGCGGCGATGGCGACGGCGAAGGTTCACCCGATGAAGGCGGTGAAAGCCAGGAAGAACCCGGTGAAGAGTCCGGCAGCGAACCATTCGACGATGGCGGCGAAGGTTCTCCCGGTGAAGACGCGGACGGTTCATCCGGCGAGGGCCAGGACGGTGGCTCGGTTCCCGACGGTTCCCCGGGAGATTCCGGCGAGGGTGATTCGGACGGCGGCAGCGACTCTACGGAAGGTGGCGATTCCGACGGCGGTACCGAGGAGGGTGAAGGCGGCGAGCCGGTCGACGACGGGTCTTCCGGCGAAGGACGGGGAGATTCTCCAAAGGACGACATGGAGAGAATGTCGCAGTACTTCTCGCTGTCCAACGCGGCGGGCGACCTGGCCAGGTGGGACAACGACTCGGTGGCGAGCGACAACACCACGGCGAAGGTGCTGGATGCGCTGGACAAGGGAATGTTCGACAGGATGCGCGGCCCCCTGCCACTGATGCTGAGGAACGCGAACCGTGTGAAGGTCGACCGGGAGGCCATGTTCCGCCGGTTCATGACGAGCGTGCAGGACGAGGAGTTCAACCCGAGCTGGAGCCGCCGCAACAGGAAGTACCTGAGGTACGGGATGATTGCCCCGGGAAACCTGTACGAGGAGACGCAGAGGATACTGTTCTGCATAGACGTGAGCGGCTCGATGTACCAGGGCGACGCGATACTCAACTGTCTGACGGTGATGGAGAACATCGTGAACGGGCTCTCGGTAGACATAGTGTACTGGGACGCCGTGTGCAGCCCGGTATTCGACACCCCGAGGTCGATAAGGGACATGGCGATATACGGTGGCGGCCGGACCGACCCCGACTGCGTCCTGCGGAAGCTGGGTCCGGAGCGCTACAAGTATGACGGTCTGATATACCTGACGGACTGCATATTCAACTGGCCGGAGCCTCCGAGGCCGAGGCAGATAATGATACTTCGGTCGCACGGGGATTACGCGTTCCCCGACTGGTGCGTGTTCAAGGAGGACCTTGACACTTTTATCGGGAAATAAGCTAGATTTGCGCAACTCGAAAGGATTCTGGCCAAATGATTATATTGAACGCAAGGACCATCCCCCTCGTCGAGAAGGGGCTCGGTTTAGTCAGGGAGATTGGTAAACACGGATATGACGCACTCCTTGCCGGGGGCTGCGTGAGGGACCTTGTCCGCTGGGAGCTGGGGCTGGAGAAGCATCCCGGCATACACGACGTGGACATAGCGACCAACATGCCAATCGAGGAGCTGAAGAAGGCGTTCAGGTGCGAGAGCAACAACGGCGAGGCGCACGGTACCGTGCTGGTCGAGTGGAAGGACACGATGTTCGAGGTGACCCAGTTCAGGAAGGACGGGGACTATACCGACGGACGGCACCCGGATAGCGTAGAGTGGGCCGGGAGCTTTGAGGAGGATTCGGCGAGAAGGGACTTCACCGCCAATGCAATGGGACTGGACGGCGATTACCGTGTGGTCGACTACCACGGCGGCGTTGAATCAATTACGAAGAACCACCTGCGGACCGTCGGCGATGCTACCGAGCGGTTCACCGAGGACGCGCTAAGGATAGTGAGGATGTGCCGGTTCGCCGCTCGTTTCGGCATGAAGATAGATGTTGCCACGCTGAATGCCGCGAGGGTGCTTGCGCCGAGGCTGGCCAACATATCGAAGGAAAGGATTCACGACGAGCTTGCCAAGTGTGCCGAGTACGGAGTGCAGCAGGTCGCCGCGATGCTCGGCTGGATGGCGTCATGGGACATCGGGAAGGGAACTGGCCTGAATATCGACTGGGACTTTGCCAGACAGTGCATTGCAAGATTGGCTACGGCGTGCGCGACATTGGGTAGTGACGTGCAGTGGAAGCCCGAATACCTGTTCCCGCTGATACTCCCGGACAAGTACTCGATGCAGGCCCTGAAGTGCACCAGGGAGGACGCGAGGAACGTCGAGTATATTACCGAAAGATTCAAGAAGTACCTCGCCGGTACGCTCGACCTTGTAGACCTTGTCGACCTGGTTACCGACGACCGATGGGAACTGTTCAGGGCCTACGTGTTCTCGAGACAGGGCTACCTGGTAATTTCTCGGACGGACGAGATAAAGCTGCGGGAGCACGCGACCGAGTGGCCCACAATGAAGGACATGACGAGGGCGTTGCTCGATGCCGGCGTGAAGCAGGGCAAGGAGTTTGGACATACGCTCAGAAAGCTCCGGCTGGCCGTGTACCGCCATCGCAAGGACAGGCGGCAGATGACGCGGGAGTGGTTCGATAAACTCGTGGGGGAAATCAAGGCGGGCTGATGGACGCGGTAGGGATTCTGTTCTGGCTTCTGGGAGGTGCGGGTGCGGTGGCATTCGCATTCAACCTGGCCCCTCAGGTCCGCAAGGCGTGGAAGAAGAAGGATACCGGGCTATCGTACGGGTTCTTCGCGCTGGCCTACGTAGGTAACCTCGGAAGCTGCGCTTTCGTCCTGTACACCAACTGCGTGACCGGGGAATGGCAGTGGCCGCTGTACTTCAACTACACGGTAGCGACGATACTGACGACGGGGCTGCTGGTGATGCGACGGATATACAAGAAATAGCGGCGAAAACGCCCCGGACCGGTTCCGGGGCATCTTCATTTTGCTACATTTGTTTTTGGTATGATTACTGAAAGAAAGGGAATCAGTTTCGCACAGTTCTATGACATGATGGAAGTGTGCGGGTCGGAATCGGCGGTGCTGCTCGAGGGCGACACCGGCATAGGAAAGACTACGATATCCAGGCACTTCGCGGACGACATAGTGAAGCTGCCGTTCTGCGTGATACAGGTGTCCGAGAACACGGACATGGTCGACGTGTTCGGGCTTCCCGACTTCGACAGCGGGAGGACGGTGTACAAGCCGCCATCCTGGTATCTCGGGCCGGATACGAAGTGCGTCCTGCTTCTCGACGAGGTGAACAGGAACAAGACCGTGATGAAGGGGCTGATGCGACTCGCGACCGACCACCGCGTGGGCGACCTGGTTCTCCCGGACGGCAGCTACGTGATGGCTGCGATAAACCCGGAGTTCGGAAACCTCTACCAGGTAATCGAGATGGACCCGGCCCACCGGGCCAGGTTCCAGGTGATGCAGCTGGAGCCCACCGTGGACGAATGGCTTGCGTATGCCGCCGAGGAAGGAGTTCCCGCGGTGATACGCGAATACATCAGGCAGCACCCGGATGACCTCGATACCTTCAAGAACGAGTCGAACGTTAACGAGGCCAAGGGACAGTACTACCACCACGTCCTGCCATGCCGCAGGCAGTTCCATATTCTCGGGAAACACATCACCCGCGGGGAGAACTTCCGCGGGACCGGCAAGTCCCGGTTCGACATGAGGCTGTACGACGATGCCGAGAACTTCCTGTACGCGCTGGTCGCCGGACGGGTGGGAGTCGGGGTCGCCGGGAGGTTCGTGCGTTTCTACTATAACTTCAAGAACAACCTGAGCGGTATTACTGCCGACAAGTTGTTGTTCGGCTCCGATGCCGACTGGTCCACCAAGGGGAAGATGGTCGCCGAGCTGAAACGCATGGCGAAGGTGGACATACCCGGCCTGACCGCCCTGGGCGAGGAACTGATGGACCTGACGGCGAGGAACGAGGATGTCATGTGGAACGAGTTCCACAGCGGGCCGTCGGACAAGGCGAAGGCATACGGGCTGAACATCTACAAGTTCCTGTACCTGTGTCCGGAAGAGGTTGTGAGCAGCCTGTACTACACGAAGGTGCGCCCGGCCAATGCCGAGGCGGAGCGCAGGAAGGAACAGGCGAAGAAGGGATTCGGGAAGGACGACGGGCCGAAATGGGAAAAACTCATGTGCCTGGCCGTACCGAAGATAAAGGAACTGTTCGACAATACCGTGAGGACAGATTAACGAAGCTAGCCACGGAAGGGAAAATCTATTAACTAGGAAGGAACTATGGAAAACGAGAACCTGTCAGGAGGGGTGTCTGAGGAGGAGAATACCGTATCTCCAGGGAGTAGCATGACCGACGCCGAAATCCTCGCCGACCGCGAGAGGATAAAGGCGGACTACAGCGACACTGTGAAGGAGCGCTACGACGAGGCGTGCGACACTGACGATGAACGGGGTGCCAACATAGTGATGCTCCACGACATGGAGGATGCGATGGTCGGGACCATGGAGAACGCGGACGGCATCGTCGTGGCGGTATACGAGAGGGAACTGTGCGTAAAGGCGATAGCCAACAGGTTCGTCAAGAGCGACGAGTACAAGGACTACGACGAGGCCTACGAGGCCGCCCTGGAGTGGTTCGAGTACAACACTCTGCGGACTCTCCCGTACATAGGGAAGAACGCCCCCGTGATTATCAGCGGGTTCATGGTGGACAGCGACAGGTGGAGGGGGTTCCTTGATGAGTAGCCAGCCGCTAATTGATTACGAAGGAGTAATAGCCGCGGCGACCCGCATGGGCTTCCGGTACGAGAAGAATAAGGTGGGCGGCGAGTCGCTAGTGTACGCTTCTCCGGTGGGGTTCTCGATGGAGTTTTCACTGCCATGGCTCAACCGGGACGGCGTATACCCGGCCGACCAGGTCGGTAACCAGCTCAATGCGATGATGAAGTCCGCCAGGATGGACGAGCAGGTGTACAGGTTCCTGAAGGACGAGTCGAACATCAGGAAGATAAACGAGGCATGCGCCAAGTTCGGCATGACATACGACGAGCAGGACAAGAAGTTCTACTACGTCGTGGACGGCTCCGCGCTGTTCGGCGTAGACCACGACTACATCGCCAGCCTGGTATGTACCGGGAAGGCCACAATGGACAAGCTCGGCGAACTCCTCGCCACGTTCAAGGAGACGGCCGAACACGAGATATCGCAGATTAGGCTCGCATCCGGCGAGGCCGTCGTAGGCGTAATGCACTCAGGGGGCAAGAATGGCCAAAAGAGGAAACGCGGTAAGAATCCAAAAGGGCGGAAGGCCGCTCACCATAGCCGTTGATTTCGACGGCACGCTGGCAACCGGCACGTGGCCCGACATAGGGGATGACGCAGTCTGGAACCAGGTCGTGGCCGGGTGGCTCAGGAAGCGCAGGCTCATGGGCGACCGCATAGTGCTCTGGACATGCCGGGAGAACTACGGCGGGAGGGATTACGAGGACCGGGAATACCTGAACATGGCGGTACAGTACTGCACCCGGCACCAGATGTTCTTCGACGCGGTCAACCGGAACATAGGGGAGACTCCCGGGGAATACCAGGAAGGCTCCGGGAGGTTCGGGAGGAAAATATGCGCCGACGTGTACCTGGACGACCATTCGGTTCCGTTCCGGGTGAACAGCACGTTCTCCTGGCTGTGGTGGAAGATATACCTCTGGCTGATGGACAGGAAGCTGGAAAAGGTGGCCGGCGCGGGAAAGAATACCCAAATTTAGTCCAAAATTGTGCATTTTCCAGGAAACCGCGTCACCGGCGCGGTTTTTTGCTATATTTGGAATACAATTTCAATACAATTAAAACTTAATAAAAGGAACAATCACCATGCCCAATACAGCCTATGAATCCGTAATGGACGCGCTCCGCGCCAACCGCCTCGACTTCGACACCGAGATGAGACCCGTGTCCTTCATGGGAGCCGACGGGGAATTCCACGGCACCAAGATGTTCGCCCCCGTCCGTAGCGACGACGGGACAATCATTTCCGAGCATACGTTCACAAGGGCTTACCGGCCAATACAGAACCGCGACGCTTTCAAGGTGATTGCCGACATTGCCAACGTTGCCGATATCGAGTTCCGCAACGTGGGCAGCTGGGGAAACGGTGCCGGCGTGTTCGCCCAGATTGCAATCGGTGACGACATGGTCGTAGGCGGTGGCGACGACCACGTGGGTAGGTACATCTCGGTGGTCAATTCCCACGACGGGACACGCGGTTGCGCCATCCTCATCACCCCGTACCGTTTCTGGTGCGAGAACCAGATTGCACCCGCGCTCAGCCATGCTGACCAGGCCAGCCTTTTCCGTGTGCGCCACGATTCCATGGCCGAAAGCCGCCTCCGCATCCTCGGCGAGACGATGCGAATCTGCGACGGCGTGTTCAAGAAGACTTCCGAAATCTATAGCCGGCTTGCCGACAATGTAATCGACATGGACTTCGTCCGCGAGGGTATTGCCCGTTGCCTGACATACAAGGCTTCCGATGACGACCCGCAGGAGCCGAGTACTCACTTTGTCAACCTGCTCACCGGAATGGTCAACCGCTTCGAGTCCGCCGACCACGGCAATTCCGAGAAGATGACTGCCTGGAACCTGTACAACGCAATCCAGGGAACCTACCAGCACGACACGCGGAACACTGCCAACAAGCCACGCTCCGTTCTCTGTGGCAACATCGCCGGTCGCAGCCGCATGGCCCTCAACAATATCGTGGACATGGTCGACCGTGGCTACGAGAAGACCAGCACTCCCGCGTTCGACCTCGCATTCTCCAGGATTGCCGCATAATGACAAGAACAGTAACTAACAAGAAAACCAAGGAAGTGGATGAGCTCCGCAAGAAGGTGCGCGAGCTTGAGTCCTCCCTGTCCGCCGTGCGCAAGAACAACGACATATACATGCTCACCGTGACGACATACAGGAGCGACGACATGTCGACCCTTGCCAGTACCACTCGAACTTTCTACCATTCCAAGAAGGACGCGGTGCACGACCTCAACTGGAGCATGGAGCAATTCTTCGCCGAGACCGGGGACCAGACGGTGAAGGGCAAGCAATCGGCGCGGCAGGTGCAGCTGAGCCCTGGAACCGTCGAGCTTACCCATACTAGGAACGACGGGGCCACTTTCAGCGGCCTCGTGACAAGAATCAAGGTTGTATAGGAGAAAATTCAATGCCAGTATCAATTTCAAGACTTAAAAAGCTGGGTACTCCCAGGCTGGACCTCGCCCCGGGCGTATATCCCGCCCACATCGTAGGCATGGTGTACCCGAAGGAATCGGGCGGGGTTTCCCGCCGGACGTACGGCGAGTACCTGCTGCAGGTGCACCGCGGTGACAGCGTGTGCTACGTCAGCACCAAGCCGTTCGACGTGTCAATCAACGAGGGCAGCCCGCTGTGCAAGCTGCTGTGCGGGCTCACCGAGAGCAATGACTGCGACGAACTGTACAAGTGGCTGGAACGCAATGAGTACTTCAAGGACGGCGTGTTCGACGAATGCGACTTCCTGGGAGTGCCTTTGCTTGCCCGTGTCGACCGTTACAACCGCCGCAACAGCCCCAACCTTACGTACAACCTAGTAACGGGTTTCCTGCCGATACCGGAAACATCCGAGCCGGAACTCGTAACGGACCGTCTCATCCCGTACGGCTTCGCGCGTCCGAAAAAGTACGAACTAGTGAAGCTCGACGAGCTGGATATCGACGAGGCCCAGCCATGCCAGTAGAACATTCCGACATGGTACTGGGCGACGCGATGATGCAGATGTGCGACGGGATACACGGCACGTCCGTGTTCATGCATGTCTCGGGAAACACAGTCAAGAACGAGCACATTTCCGCAATCAGGAACCGTATGCAGGAAAGGCTCGTTACCATATCCAGGGAAATCTTCCTGGACATGCTCGAGGACATAGGAGCGTCGTTCAATGACATGGAGAAGGTGTACGGCGAGTACAATTCCTTCGCCAAGTCACCCGACAGGGAAGAGTATTTCGCCTGGTACAATCACGACAGGTAGGCTGATGTTCGGCAGGAAGAAAAAGGAAAACAAGCGCGAACCCAAGGGTTCCACCGACGGGGCCAGGAAGATACTTGACGACGCGCTGAAGATGTGGCGGGACATTTCCCCGGTATGCACCGCGGAGGTCCCCGCGGGCGACGAATGGAACACCGTGCTGATGTGGAGGGGGTTCAGCATGGCCACGCTTACCCTAGGGGTGAAGGAAGTGGCCATCACGTACAACAGGGAGATAAACCCCCCGACGATTAGGCTGACCGGGGTCAGCATGCTGGACGAGGAAAGGGGCCAGCAAAAGTACGGGAAGTTCTGCGGGGAGGTCGCCTACCTGGAATCGCTGGTGAGGACCTGGCCTACCGTGCTTACCGATTCGGCGGGCAACCTGCGCCTCATGGTCGACAAGGGCGAGTACGGCAGGATAGAAGTCACCACGTCGGAAATCAAGTACTGCAAGGTGGTCAAGTATTCCGACAGGACAAGGAGCGGAACGTGGGCATACACAGATTTAAGAAACCTAATGAAGTACACCCTCAGCATAACGGGTCAGATAGACCAGATAGACGACCGGAAAACCGGAAGGGAACTGGACAGCTTGATGGAGCTGTAGAATGGGTGGACGGCCAGATTGGCGAAGTCGAGAGGGAACTGGAGGAAAGGGAACTGCCGGTGAGGCTCCGGGACAAGCGGGCCGAGACGGATGACGGGTACGAGGACTACCTGACGGTTGCCGAGGCCACGGCCAGGATGGTACGGGTTGCCGCCAGCCGGGAAAAACTTAAACTGCTGAAAGGATACAGACGCAGGCTGAAGAAGGAGATAAGATGATTGATGTCGAATACTACGTCGACCACCTCCCGGGAAGACCGTACGGGTTCGTGGAGAGCGAGTTAATAAAGGACGGGTTCATCCGCGGACGCATGATGACGGTGCGTGCCGACGGGAAGAAGAACCGCAAGGTGAAGTTCGTACGCGGCCACCACGAGAATGCCGACGTAATCGAGCTGGTACATGACTGGAAGGTAGACTCCTACGGCGTCGGGGTTCCCGGGGAAGTGGTGTCCGCCAAGATAGTGGAAACGGGGGCGAGATATGACTACGAACGAGGCTTTTAGCGAGCTGGTGTCCGCTTGCCAGGACAACGGCAGCGAGGCACCGATAATCAACGTCATTGCTGCGATGGGAATCCAGCCGCCGGATATGCCGGGAGGGCCGGACTACACCCTGGTGCCGGATGACATCAAAGCCCTGGTCGGGGCCGTGCTGGTGTCCACCGGGCCGGCGACTGTTTCCGGCGAGGCCAAGGAGACGTTCCTGAAGTGCGCCGGGAGGGTGGCGGACGGAAAACCGGCGGACAGCACGGCGGAAAGGATAGGCGATGCCGACATAGAAGGCAACCTTGACCTTCTGTAGCTACTTGTTTCGGTTCCTCCGCTGCTCGTACAGGCGGCTCCTGTAGTCGTCCCGGGCGTCGCGCATGTAGTTCAGCTTTTCGTTGTAGCTGTCGCGCATCTTGAACGCCCTGTCGCGTTCCTTGAACGCCTTGTCGCACTTGCTGCTAAATCTGCGGATTTCCGACAGGACGGAGTTCTTCAGGGTGTCCACGCGGTCTAGCAGGGCCTGCGTGCTGTATTCCCCCGGCGTTCCCCGGTAGGTGCGCCCGTCACGGGCTACCTCGCGGTCGTAGAACCGCTCGAAGAGGTCGCTCACCCGGTTGAATAGCTCGTCCGACGGGCTCAGTTTCTTGCCGAACAGCCAGCTGAAAATGCCCTCGCTGAGTGGCCTGCCTGCGATTCGTGAATATCCCTCGGCGAGCGTAGTTTCAAGATTCTGGTCCATGTCCGGTTTCCTGGCGGTAATTTTCAAACAGTTTATGCATCGTTTCGGAAGTTTTTTGCTATATTTGTGTCAAACATTCCAAAAGAGAGGTCACAACATGACAACAAAGACAAAAGTAGCCATCGCGGCACTGGCAGTAGCCGGGAGCGTATTCGCTTTCCGCAAGATTCGTACACTTATCACGGCCAAGGAGCCCGACCAGAAGAAGGACTGCGGCTCCGAGCAGTCCATCGACCTGAACCACGGCTTTCGACACGTCGAACAGGACGCCTGCAAACAGGAAGTCAGCGACTGCGCCTGCGACTGCGCCATGAGGGCTACCACCCGATGAGCGGAAAGAAACGCAAGATACTGTGGAAGCTGCTCGCCCTGTTCGGGGTTGGCATAGTGTCGGCCCTGGTTGCCCGGGAACGCAAAATCATGTACAAGCTCCGGGCGGACCTGGCGGACCTTCCCAGGAAAACCTGAATTACCGGCAGCGGGAACCGCTGCTTTTTAATTTATATTCGAGGATGACTTCATGCCGCACCGAACAGCACTAATCGGCGACCTATTATGCGGAACTTACATCAAGCTTACTCCTAAGTCCAAGTGGACCTATATGAAAGTTGCCAATCCGGTGGTATCCACAAAAACCGGGCTGCTTATAGTGAAACTGGAGAAGGTGGAAACTGGCTTCGTCAAGTGGATTCCGGCCGAGCAACGTGTCTATCTGGCCGAAGAATTCAACTGAATATGCCATAAACTATTGAATCGGAGGACACGATGTCAATCAAAGTTATATATTCTGACCTGGGTGACGTGGACTGTGCCAGCATCCCGCTTCTGTGGAAAGGAATCCCGGACGTGGACGTACTTCGTCTGGCCGATGACACGAACTACACCAAGGAAGACGTGCACAACGCAATCAAGGAAGCCGACGACACGCTCATCATGTGCGGCCACGGGACGCCGCGCGGTTTGCTCGGTTTCGTCGTGCAGGAATACGAGGAAAGGCCCTACAGCTCATGGGGGTTCGACTACGGCATGAAGCGCGGCGGCAAGGTGCTAAGCATGGCGGAGGAATACGCCAAGCTGAAGCAGAACGAGGCCTTGCCCGGTGAAATCGGCCCGATGGCGGAAAAGAAGGCCGAAGAACCCAAGCCAAGGAAATATACGCGGCACGTCATGGATACAGTCGTCAATTCCTCAATGACAAAGGATATCCACGCCAGGCGCGTCATAGCTGTATGGTGCCACGCATCCGAGTTCGCCGAGGCGAACCACCTGTACGGGTTCTGGTCCTCCATGTTCATCTCGAACAGTGGCGAGGCGAGGGCGTGCGGTTTCCCGGGAGTCCCGAACCAGACCATCGTGGACGAGACATGCAAGTTCTGGCGTGACGCGAACGTCCTCCTGAAGAACGACGTACCGCTTTCCGAGTGGATTGACCGCCTGGTCGACGTGGGGAACATGGACTACCCGACGACCAAGTTCAACTACGACGGGTTGAGATACTATCCTTGATAGGCCACCGCCGGTAGGTGGTGGTATTTTTTGAACCGAGCCAAGGAGGCATTATGAAACGAAAGGGAAAAAAGAAGCCTGAATTTTTTGTCATACACAACGCATTCGGCCGTGGCATCGTGTTCGAAAACATATTCGAATTCAGCCAGATGGGCGTCGTACTGAAAGGGCTTAAAAAACTCAAGAAACGTCTTGATGCCGCCTACGGAAAGGACCCTGACAAGTACCGGCAAATTGTAGACACCGTGGTATGGGCCGAGCGCAAGCGCAAGCGCAAATATACTGTCGATGAACTTGTAGAGATGGAACTCCGCCACAAGTGCCAGTATTATTTCTGGGCAAAATGCGAGTACGAGGTCGTAGTTACGGGATGGCCGGACATGGAAGTCGAGAAAAAGATAGACGTGTACACGCAGCTGGACAATAACTGGGAAATATTCAGGAACCTCGTGTTCGAACTAATCAAGTAACGTTTCGCAATTAAATGTTCGTAACTCCTGTTGACCGCAACAGGAGTTTTTTGCTATATTTAATTATGAATCCCATAAATATGATGCGGAAATGGTAAGTAAACTAAATTTTACAATAAAAGTATTGACTTTTTGCCGAAATTAATGTATATTTAGGGTATAAGAGACAAGAACAATACAATTAAAGGAGAACTTACCATGTCTTACAGAAACATCTTCTCGGTGTTCGGAGCCAAGTGGATTGACAAGAGCGACATCGACGTCATCCTGAAGAAGTATCCCGAGACGGACTTCGACGTTTCCGTGGTGTTCAGCGACAACAAGTCCGATATGCCCCTTCGCGACTGTGACGGCAGCGAAACCAACATCAAAAGTATCATGTTTTCATACAAGGACGGCACCGGAAAGCCGGACCCCGAGCCGTATTACCATTACATTGGAAAAAAGTTCGACCTCGCCTACTTCCTGTGCAGTGACGACCACGAGGCCCACTTCGCATCACGCTGCAAGGACCGCAAGGTATGGCCACAGACCCGCAACGACGACCCCGATGAAATCAAGAAAATGCGCAGGGATGTCCGCGAGAAATTCATTCACTACATGCAGATGAGCGGCATCGACTGGGAAGCCGGCAAGCAGCCGGACGCTCCCGTGTATATCCCGGTGAACTCCTTCAAGCCGAGTGACCGTGGCAAGATTACCCGTCTCATCGAGCGTATCGACCACGACGGCGTGCCTACCGTTGTCGAAGTCCGATTCGACGTGGCCACAATCGACCAGCTCCAGAGGCTCGATACCGAGATGGAATTTGGCGACCTGGATGAGGTTATGGCAATTTCCGAGGAGGCCGAGAATGAAGATGTGTAGCGACTGCAGCGGCGACTGCTGCGTATGTGGCTGCGGTGGCGGGTGCATCGCGGGACATGGTGATGATTACTACACCCCCGCGACAAAGGAACAGGTCATCTCTCGTCTTGATGCCGGGAAGTACCTCGGTTTCCGCGAACAGATGGTTAAGTACTTGAAGGACCGTTTCGGTTACGACTACCCGGAACACTCAAACGAGATACAGTGCAACAGGCAATGTTAAAAACAGGAGACAATTAACTATGTCAACATTCACTAAACGCAAGTACCGTCGCTGGACGGACAAGGAACTTGAACTTCTCGGCCGCGGCAAGATACCCGCAAAGCGTACGTACGGGCAGTGCTACCTGAAGGCGCATGCACTCGGCATCGAGCCACCGGACCCGCCGACCGGGAGGAAGAAATGGACGAAGAAGGAAATGGACACCCTGCGCAGCGGGAAGCTCCCGGAAGGACGCTCTTTCGCGGCCTGTTTCCACCGTGGATACATGATGGGTATCCGGGTTATGCGGGATGATTCCGGGAATATCCGGTGCGTTCCGATGGAGAAGGGAACTTTCAGGCATGAAAAGGTCATGGCACGCGATGCGCTGCTGTTCCAGATGCACGCCGAGGGTCTGACCTACGACGAGATTGCCGCCAGGATAGGGGTGTCGAAGCAGTGCGTATACGCTCGCGTGAAGAGGTACCGCGCCGAAACGAAACCGGAGAAGCGTGTCGACGATAAGAAAGTCGAAAAGCTCATGAAAGCGTACAAGGCGCTCGCAGGATAGCGAAGGGGGTAGCGGACATGAATCTGCGACTAACTAAGAAGAAAAACAAGAACGACAAAACGATGCTTAACTTGGGTAAGGCCGTCAAGGTAAGGCAGGTACCCGATGGCCGCAAAAGGCTTATACTGGAAATAACGTGGGGCCCGGACTGCTGCGACAGGTACAGGGATTCGGAATGCATCTTCGAGGAACAGGAACTTTCCGCTGCAGGTATGCTCTCCTACCACGAACTGACTGTTCCGGAAATAGTTGAGCTTGGTATGCTCGACTAAAGAAAAGGCTATGTCCACCCAAAGTGTTGCTGGTTGATATAAACGTCCAAAATTGGCTAAAACAGCATTTAACCAGCAGCCCCCATAAATTGCTATATTTGTATTGAAAAATATAATTTATTGGGTGAGTAAATTAGCCAAGGAGATAAGTATGGCTGGCATGAAAGAAATAGTCGCGACACCACACCCGAAAATGAAGAACGCTTGTGACGGAGCGAAAATGAGGAAGAAACACCACGGGTTCTCGGCCAGGGAACTATATCTCATGGCGCTCGTCGCAAATGAACGCGCTAGATTATGGGAACAGACTGCTGCTCACATGTGCGGTATAGCGAAGATGACAGCAATGCAGTGCGCGTTGTACAATTATCAGTTGAAGGACGGGAAGCAGTATGACGAATGCACCGGGACGACCTTGGTGGAAAGACGGGTCCGCGGGCAACAGCTCATAATCGACTGCCGCCAGTCATCCGAACGGATGATGCAGACCAGGCACCATCTCGTTATGCAGGCAAAAAGGTTTCTCGAACGCGCAATCGACGCGAATGGCGGGACGGCACCGTGGCTCTCCCTGGAGCTGAACACCAAGTATTCCCGTGTCAAGGCACAGGACGAATATCTCGCGTCCTGCCCGAAGTCTAGGCAATATGGGCAACCTGGCTTACCTTAATGCCCAGGCGAAGATGGCCGAAGTGTTTGGTGACGAAGAAGGAACAAACCGGGTTGCCATCAAGAAGGAACAGTGGAATGATGTCGAAATTGGACTAACTTCAGCGATTTTTCAAACTAGCAACACTTTGGGTGGACATAGCCAAAGAAAAAGCGCCACCTTTTGGTGGCGCTTGTTGTTTCATGAATCGATATGGCTATTGTGCATTCCTGCGGGCGTAGCAGGATGCGCAGATGGCGCGGATTTCGCTGTCGCTGAATTCCTTGGAGTCACCGTACACACTTTCGAACGCGGCGCGGAGTCCCTTGATGCTCACGGACTCGTCGAGTCCCCAGCCGTTAATCCAGTCATTGACATCGTCGGCCTGCTTCGCGGCTTCGGCCTTCTGGCGTGAATCCTCATTCTTCTTCATTTCTTCGCCGGTCATTGCCTTGTGGAATGCGGGTGTCTCCCCGTGCTCATCCCACCACTTCTGGGCGGCAGCAATGTCGGCATCGGCCTTTTCCTTGTTCTGCATGTCTTCGGAGCGACGGGTGGCAATCTTCTGGTTAACGTCGGTATCAGTGGCACCCACAGACATGCTGTTGTCCCACTTGTAGTCACGATTCTTTCCAACTTCGTCAAGTTTCTTCTCTGAATTGGCGGCGAGCTCCTTCGCCTTCTTTTCCTTCTCGAACTCGTCGGCCTTGGCTAGACTGTCCTGCATCTTCTGCTTTTCTGCGGCCTTTGCCTCGGCATCTTCATCCTTGAACTGCCTAGCCGATTCCTTGTAGGCTTCCTTGGCACCGGCCTTGATTTCATCGACGGTGTTGAATTGGGTCGGCGTGTTCATTGCACGCTTGATTGCTGGTGTAAGCCTGAAGTCTACCCATGCATGCACCTTACCCGGGTCGTGGGCGGCAACTGTATTGATTGTTTCGGCCGCCTTTGGGAAGTTTTCAATAGCCGTTTTAATTTTGGTCGCGTTTTCCTTGTCCTGAGCAACCTGTTCGGGTGTGCGCTTCGCATTGTTCTGGTCCTTGTGGTCGCCGAACGTGCTCTGCGAGGGTGCCTTTCCGAACTTGCCGGTGACCATATCCCAGATACCCTCGAATTTAGGAAGTCCTTCCTTACGGTAGAGTTCCCTGGCGGCATGGAAGTCAGCCTTCTGGGAGGCGGGGGCCTTGCTTTCCAGCATGGCCAGATACGTGTCGAACATCTTGTTCATTGGATACTCCAAGTCTAAAGTCGTTTGCATCTAGTTTATAGCATCGGCAGCTGGTGAAAAAGGCTATCTTTGCACCGGTAGGCACCGGAAACGGGAAAACAAAGGAGCCGTTCCCCAGGAACGGCTCCTTTTTTTTCGGTGAATGTTCGAGTCACAGGTCGAAGGCCAGCAGGAAAGCGTCCTTGAAGTGCCTCCACCAGCTGTCCCGGGGAGGACTGTCGCAGGCCCACGTGAAGGTGGCAACCGCTGCCGAGACGACAACCCAGGCACACACGAGCGCCACCGCGGCACATGCGGCCTTCAGTGCGCAATCAACCAGGAAGGCCATCCTTCCCCGCGGATACGGCATTCGCCATCGCCTTCTCCACCCTCAGGATTCCGTCCAGGGTCCCCTCCGGGTGCCTGTCCAGCAGGTTGAACCAGCGGGTCTCGGAATTGCCGTCCTCCCCCTCGTTCTCCCGGATGCTGCGGACGACCGCCCGGTAGGACCGGTATGTCCTCCCGTCGATGTGCAGGGGCTTCCCGTCCTTCCCGGTATGGCAGTAGGCCACGCGGTCCAGGAGCCCGTACAGGCACTTCTCTAGCACGCGGGCCTGGTCCACGACCTCGGGTGCCAGGCACCGGGTGAAGTCCTTGCAGTCCTCCTGCCTGTAAATCTCCGCCAGAAGCGAAGAGAACTTGTCCAGGGTCTTCCTACTCAGCATGTCGTTCATCCTCCCGCCAGTACATCACCAGCGCACTGTCGAGACTTTCCTTCAGTTCCCCGGGAGACACCCCGAGCTTCCTGGAAATCTCCAGGAGGTTTACCGCGGCCTTCCTGTCGTCCTCTAAAATATTCACCAGGGGAAGCACTTCCTTTACCGGGAGGTTCTCCCCGTACTTCAGCCTGACAAGCCCGCAGACGACTCCGGCGGCTATCTCTTCCATCGATTCGCTCTTCGCCATGGTTCCCCCTACTCGGCAGTATTGCCGTAGCGTTCCCTTATCCTCTCCAGCGTGCGGTCGGCAGCCGGGAGCAGGCGCTCCATCCATGGCCGCAGCGCCTCGCCGTCGAAGAGCTGGCTTACGGTAGGGAATGCGCCCAGGTCCGGGTCGTAGTTCTCGTCTATGTCCAGAATCACCTCGATGTGCGGGGCGAGAACATCCTGGAGCTCGGAATATGCCTTGGCCATCTTCGGGAGGTTCGTCCCCTCGTAGACGGTGCATGGCGCGTCGAATTGGTTCTTCACTGCGATGTAGTAATGCCGCTTGTTCATTTTCCCTCCTTTTCGGCGTATTCCAGCTTCGCCAGGTACATGTTGCCTTCCATGGCAAGTTCGAGAATCCTTGTTTCCATCTCGCCTTCCAGGTTGTACCCGTTGCAGAAGTGGATGTGGTAGCTCAGCTTGTCGTCGGCCACGCGGTTCAGCCAGGACTGGCCATGGACGGCCGACTCGAAGTCTCCCTGCCCGGTAATCCCGCATATTGCCCGGATTGCGCCCATCTTGTACAGGATGCAGCGCTCGTTCATTTCTGCGTATTCTTCGAAAGTCATCTTCCCTCCTTCCGCTTGGCTATGGCGTAGGAGAACCCCCAGCCAAGCTCCGGGATTTCCTGAATCTTGAATTCGGGATAGAAGTCGCTGTCAACGAAGTCGAACTCGCCGGTCTTGTCAGTATCTTCCACGGTGACCTTCTTCGGCACGACGGTGACGGTCCCCTCGCTCGTGCGGACCAGCCTGGTGCCGGTCTCCTTCAGGACTTTCTGCAGGTCCTTCAGCGAGGCGACTACCTTCTCCCGCTTCTTCTCGTCCAGGGTGAACTTCTTCACGGACTTCTCCGGGAGCTTCTTGGCGAGAGCGAACATCATGTCGATTACGTCGCAAGGGTCGTCATCGTCCTCCATGACGTACAGGCGGCCGCGGCCCGGGGTAAAGGCCGGGACAAGTTCCACCACCACATTGTACTGGCTGCGGGTCACGTCGTTCGGCTTTCCGACGGTGATACTGATGTCCACGATGCGGTCCGTGTCAATGGAGCCACTGAATATCCACTTGTGGTAGGTGCTGCAGCTGACCTGTGAACAGTACCCAAACGGCCGCACGTCGACCCTGTGGGTGCCCCTAACACGGCAGCTATTCCCGTCCACCAGCGAGCCCTTGATGAGCTCGGTGTACTTGCCCAGCTCTTGCGCAGGAACTTTCGTCAGCAGTTCCAGTATGTCCTTCAGTTTCAGTTCGCTCATGTGTCCTCCGAAATCTTCTTCTCTTTCTTGAGCCGGCTGTTTTCCTTGAGGATGCCGACCAGCGTGCAGGTGAGCACCCCGCACGCGAACCCCAGGCAGATACCGAAAAGTAGAACCATGTTACTCCACCTTGCTCAAGTTGATTCCCGAGAAGTTCGGGGTGATTGTGCTGGCTTCTGCACCAGGCATCTTGCCGTTCCACTTTTCGAGACGGGCCATCGTCTCTTCGTGCTTCCATGCGCTCTGCTGGATTGCGTAGTTGGCCGCGATAGCCTTGTTCTTTGCAGTAATGGCCTTGGCTTCTGCCTCTGCTGCCACGATGAGTGCCTCTGCCTTCTTCTTGGCTATTTCGAGTTCGTTTTGAGCCTTGTTGAGTTCATTTCGGTAGGTGGCTGAGTCAGCCTGCAACTGGGCCTGTGCGGCAACAACCTTCTTCTCGTTGATAGCACGTTCGATTTCCACGTCAGCCTTTGCGGTCTTTTCCTTCTGGGTCTTAATCATCGTTTCCTTAATCTGGCTGTCAAAGTCGTCAGTCCAGTCCCAGTTGGTGATGTTGACATCCTGGATTGTGATAGGCATATTGGCACACTTCTTTTCCATCAACTTCTTAACTTCTTCTGCAATCTTGTCGGTTTCCTTGGTCAGGTCATAGATGGAATACTTGCCGATGACAACCTTCAATGAAGTCTTCATGTTTGACTTGAAGAAGTTGTCCAAGGCGTTCTTGGTGTAGTTGCGGACGAAGTTTTCGGCTTCATCTTCATTGAATACGTAGATGATGGAGGTGGAAACACCGACCGTCTGCATGTCCTTCGTGATTGCACCGTCATCGCCAACTTTGTAAGTAAAGTCGTCCTTCTGCGGAGCCAGTTCGATGGTGGTGATTGACTGGATGAACGGAATTTTCAATGTGTAACCGTTGCCACGAGGAATCGTGCCAGAGATGCTTCCTGCCGTCTTGACGACACCGACTTCGGTCGGTTCCACGATGGTGAAGGAACCGAGGGCGAGTGCGAATATTGCCACGATGGCGGCGCTGATGCCGAATATCTTGATGTTGCTGTTCATGCGGTATTCCTTTGTGTGTATAATGTAAATGTAAATGTACGGGCGGAATTGCCCGTACACCAAATATAGCAAATTTGCACGGAGGTGGAGATTATTTCGCCTGGTACACGCAGGCTACGACGTCCTTGCGGATGGGGCGTATGCGCACGAACCCGGTTGATGTCGCGGCCGTCTTGCAGGAGGAACCGCCACCGCCGGCCTCGAGCATCAGCCCGTCGCCCAGCGCTACAGCCACATGGGTAATCTTGGAGGTGGACTTGCCGAAGAACAGGAGGTCGCCGTCGCCGGCGTGGTCGATGCGGCCATCCTTCCACAGGGCGGTCTTCGTGAGATGGTCGTAGAGGACCTGGGCCGTCGTGTCGGTCCCGCTGTACAGCCCGAAGGCCCACAGGCCCTCCAGGACAAGGCCGCTGCAGTCGAATCCGCCGGAAGTCTTGCCGCTCCCGTTGCCTCCCCAGATGTAGGGACGCCCGATGAATGTCTTCAAGTAGTCTGTGAGTTTCATGTGTTCCACCCGGAATGTTTCAGCCAACGACAGTTTATACGCCAGCTACAGACCGAGCCTCTCCCGGGCCTTCCTCAGCGCAGTGTAGGTGTGGGTGTTGTAGAACCGGCACGGATTGCTCTGGTTAGTCTGGAATGGGCCTTCGTAGAAGTCCAGCACGTACCGGACCACTGCCTGGGACCTCGACTTGCCCGCCCGGCAGTGGATGAGGAAATCCATCCCCCTGTGCCCTTCGATGAACCTGACCACCTTCTCGGCAGTCTCCGGGGTTATCCCCCTAGCGGTGATTTTCCCGGGAAACCCGTACTCGTCTCCGTCGAACACCTTGACGTCCTCGGTGACGTCGTCGAACTCGACGTTGAGGACGTTGTCGTGGTCCGACGAGAAGAAGTGCCTGTCGCCGTCGGACAGGACCCACTTCGCGACCTCCGCGTTGCAGCATATCGAGATGAGCGCGGCATCCGTGGGCGGGTTGTCGTCCGACCACCCCTCGTCCCGGCAAATTCGCTCGAAGTCCCGCTTGTTGACGCATATCAGCTGTTTCTGCTTGAATGAGAACGGCTCAGTCATTAGTTATCTCCCGGTGTCTCGGTCAACTTGCGTTGGCAGTATGGGCAATGGCTTACCTGAACCGGAATGCAATAGCTCAGCTCAGGCGTGAAGTCTTCATCATAGTGCAAATCATTGTTGGTTATATATTCGGCATGAACCAGTTGATTGAGGGTAGTTCCGTCTAGCCGCCATTTCACTTCAGACCTCAATCCAATTGAATGCCCATGGTGGTCATACACGGTTTCGTACGGCTGAATTGTTTCACCTTTGCACAGCGGACAATCAACGTTCTGTTCACGGGTTTCCATATTTCCTCCTAGTAAAATGTGCGGGTCAATTCGTCGGCCAGACGGTACAGGTTGTTCAGTTCCTGTTCTGTCATGGCGCCGAGTTCGCCCTCGGTAAAGATTTGCTGCAAGCAGAAGAACGGGTCGTACCACGATTCGCTACAGCCCATTAGGTTGCTTCCCGGAGTGGGCTTCGCGTTCTTGCACTGTTCAAGGAGCTGTTCCTTGGTGAAATGTTCTCTTTCTGCCATGATGATTAACCTTTGTTTTATCTTGGCTCTTTGGAAAATTATATTATAAGTTTCATGTGTTCGGCCCACGTACTCTAGTAGCGGGTACGCCGTGCATCGCGATTTGCCCGATACACTCGCCGTTCAAGGTCTTCAATCTGCACAAGAAGTTGATTGACTTTCTGCCTGTGACTTTCTTTCAAGTCCGCAATCGCCTTGTCTTTCTCTGCCATAATAGTCGATATTAATTCATCTACTTCGGGTTTGATATACACTCTGGTGCAGGCAATCTTGCCGTCTTCCGCACGTTCTAGCCTTGCGTCATCATATTCTTCAATCTCGCTGGCTGTCCATTCTCTCAGTTTAATCATATCTACTCCTGTATTTATTGTTGCTTTTAACGCATTGTTTCGGAAGCACGGTTAAACATCCTGTTCGTTTGATATTTGTTCGTTTGATATTGAAGGCCATCCGTCCCGGACCTTTTCGTAGCCGTCTTTAAGCACCGGTTGGTTGGCTTCCAGTTTTTCCAGGATTGGCTGGTTAATCTTGGCGAACTCGTTCGGTTTTATTTTCTTTTTATAGAAGCAGAATATGTCATGCAGTTCATTCCATTCGGCTGGAGTGAATGTAATGGTAGCATCCTGGAAATCGGACGCCATCGCGATGCGCTCAGTGCCATTCTTGTCCCGAATAATCATATAACTTCCCTTCTTTCTTTTAACCCAATATTAATTTTTGTTATATGTTGTACGGGATGTCTGCCGTGGTGCCACCAGTACGGGATGCGCCAGAAGATACCCCAGCGACGCTTCAGTTCGGCCAGCCATTGCATGTATGCAAATTCTTCCAATCGTTTCAGCATCATCACATCGGCCATGTTATATGTCACGAATGCGTTCCAGCTCGAATTGGTGTTGTCATCAATAGTGCCAGTCTTGTTCATCCTTCAGCCTCACGAACTTTGTTTTGCCTTCGTCATCAACCCAGGTTCGATACACTTGCCCGTTACTCCATCGAACCACTCGTTCCTTTGTTTGCGCCCCTACGTGCACGGGTGGCTCAATGTACTGGATAGTACAGCCGTTTCCCGATTGAACGAATGAAATTTCCACGATGCGGTCCTGGCGGTCATAGTACTTGACCAGGCCTTCTTTTTCAAATGTTTCATGACGCACGGCTTCCAATAGCATTTTTAATTTCCTTGTGTTTCTGGGATTTCCTTCTCGGTCATATCAGTATCCAGCAATATTCTTGTCTTGGTCGCGGTCAAACTGGGTTATAACCGTACCAATCTTAGGACCATAATATTTGACGGTATTTGCTGGTTCGGAAGTAATCTTTTTAAGGGTTTCGAGGGTACACGGTACAGGTTCGCCAATCTTCCTGTCACCCCACAGATTTTGTACTTCGCACACGGACAATCCCGGTGTAAAGTTGAAGTCTCCCGCTAGATACGTCCTTCCAGATTTCAACTTGAACACATAGTCATAATGAAGCGAATCGCATTCACTGCGGATTTTCGTAGTCGGGTCCAACTCGGCCAATGCATCGAGAAATTCGTGATTATTACCAAATCTGCCGTCTTTTAACATACGGATTTTTCCTTATTCCTCAATAAACGGGCAATTGTTCAAGATAAATTTACACAGCTTTCGGGATGACACCATCCATTTAGAAAGCCTGATGAGCTTGGCGCTAGGATGCGCCTGGCCAACGTAGTATACAACCACTCTGGACAGGTGTCCGAGACCCCCAACGGAGCGGGACAAATGTTCGACAGCTCCCTTGAACGTGGTATAACGAACGGTGCATTCTGGATAGCGTTCGCCCTCTTTATATCCTTCCATCTCAAAGAACGTCATATGGCATTTCTCCTTTTAAATTATTGTGCCGGAAGCACGGTTAAACCGCCAGCACCTTCTTGCCGATGTTGGGCTCGCCGACGAAGAAGTTCAATTCTTTGCGGCGCCAGCCTGAATTTTCCGAGGTCAAGATGACGGAGTGGTCATATTGTATACCGGAGCCACCACGTATAGTCAGCATGCGGTCAGCTTCATTGCTCTTCTCGGCAGACTCGAACAGCGGACGCTTCTCCTTGCACTTGTCGCAGAGACAACCATTGACCTTGCTTACAATCTTGAAAATTGCAAGCGCGATGATTCCGAGGTATGCGGCGATATATAGCGCTTTTATGAACTTAAATGTCTTCATTGGTGGGCTCCTTTTTAAGTGCTTCCTGTGCACCTTTCAGGTTGTAAAGAGTTTCTGCATTGTCGAAGATTTCCGGTTCAAAGTTGGCGATGCGGTCGAACCGCGGAAGGTCCGGGTATTCGGCTTTACCTCGTCTCATTGGAAGCCCGGTTAAACCTTAATCTTATTGTCCAGGTCGAACTGGCTCATTCCCTAATATCCTCCGGGATGTGATGATACAGCAGGGACACCTGCGGGTCCCACGCGGCGGACATCAGCGCATCCATCCCTTCCGGCCACTTGGCGCGGCAATTAAGCAGGCGGTTCCGGGCCTTCCTGGCCTTTTCAATACTGCGCAGCTTCTTCACGCGCTTACGCTCGCGTTTCCTTGCAATGTTTGGCATGATGTTGCTCCATAGCTGTTAAGTTTTAAGTCCTCGTTTTGGAAGCACGGTTAAAACCAAAAATAAAAATTAAATCCCGCCTATACGCTCTGGTCGATGCACCAGTCCCTGTCCGCGTCCAGTGCCTTCCGCATCTTCGCCAGGGCGGCCTTCCGGATACGGTTGATGCATTCCTTCGAACTCCCGGTGAACCGCGCCACCGACGCGGCGCTCCACGGCCTGCTCCCGGGATTCCCGGCTTCGTCCGGCTCGTCCTCCAGGTAGCACTTCTCCACCACGTACTGCTCGTCCCTGTCGAGTGCGGTCAGGAGCCTACCGGCGATGCCCTCCTGCTCCCGCTCGACCAGGCGGCCGAAGACCGTCTCGTTGCCGTCGTCCCCGGCCATCAGGTCGAACCTGGTCACGGTCACCCCGTCCTTCTTGCCCACGGCGGTATCCCCGGACTCCACCGAGGCGACCTCGCCGCGGCGGTTGGCCTTCACGTAGTTCTCCGGGACGTGGATGAGGCTGTCCTCGTAGGACTCCTTGTTCATCGCGTTGAACGCGTGGTTCCTCAGGAACGTCCAGAACCGCAGACCCCTCGTCGGGTCGAACAGCTCTATAGCACGGTCCATTATCCCCATCACGGAGGACACCAGCTCCGACGCGTTCCCGCCGTACACCCCGTACTTGCTGTGGTTCGCCATGTCCAGCAGCGCAGGGAGCTGCTTCTCGAAAAGCAGGTTCCTGGCCGCCCTGTCCCCCCTCTTCGCCCTCGCTATGAGCGCGTTCTCGACTTCCGGGCTCGTGATTATCCCGCATGCCCTTAGGTATGCCGCCCGAACCTCGTTCTTGAATATCTCCTTGGCGAACTCCATGGTCCATTTCCTCCGTTCTCGCCTCCCGTACCCGGGAGGGCTTATTGTATTGTTGTCAGTTGTCCGTTTGTTTGAAAAATCAAAAAATAAAATATAAAAATTGAAAACTCCGTCAACAGGATTCGAGATGGGCAGCCCCGGTTTCCCGGGAATTCCAAGGACTACGCCTTGGGTTCCTGGGAGGGCTTCGGCTCGGCGAACATCTCGGGGCGTTCGGCACGCATCGACTTGATTCCGCGGTGGCTGATTACGATGCTGTCGAGGACCCTGATGTTCAGCAGGCGGCCGGCCTTCACGAGCTGTTCCGTGAAGTCGTAGTCGGAGTTGCTGAACTCGACGCTTCCGCTCGGGTGGTTGTGGGCCACGATGATGGAGCGCGCCTTGTCCTGGACCGGGCCGCTGAACACCGTGCAGGGGTCGACCGTGGCCCGGTTGCTCGCGCCGGACGAGCACTCGTGGCGCTTGATGAGCGTGTTGTCGGAAGCGACGCTGAGGACGACCACGTGCTCCGTGGGGGCGAACTTCAGGTCGCTCAGGTAGCCCGCCACCAGGGCCGGGTTGTTCACGTGCACCGGGACCGTGTCGAGCAGGAACTTGCCCGAGAGAGCGGCGACGGCGCATATCTTCCTCGCTGTGAGGGGGCTCACGTGGAGGGCCCTGCACACCTTCCCCTCGTCCGGTATCTCCCGGCACATGCTGAGGTAGGCCACTGCCCCCTCCGCGATGCGCTTGGAGCCGACGATTGTACTGATTTGTGCTAAGGTTTCCTTGTCCATGGTAGTTCTCCTTTTTGAGGGTAGAAATTCGAAAATCCGAAAAATCAAAAAAATAAATCCGTTACCGGCCCGCGCAGCTCGCGACGAAGCCCCTGATGTCCGCGTTGCTCACGTAGCACCCGTGCAGGCGCACCGGGGCATCCCCGTCCGGGCCCATGTAGAGCATGTCCCCTCGGCCGCACAGGGTCTCCGCCCCGCCGCGGTCCAGGATGACCTGGGAGTCCGTCCTCGACGCGACCTTCAGCGCTATCCTAGTGGACAGGTTCGCCTTCAGCGCACCGCGCACCACGTCCGCCGACGGACGCTGCGTGGCGAGCACCAGGTGGATGCCCGCGCTCCTCGCCTTCGCCGCCAGGATGCCCATCGGGCCCTCCGCCTCCGGGTAGTTAACCAGCAGGTCGTAGAACTCGTCCACCACCGCAACGTGGTACGGCATCGCCGACCCCGTCACCTCCCGGTACTCCCGGATGTTCCCCGCACCCACGCCCGCGAACGCCGCCATGCGGGAACGCATGACGCGGACCAGGGCCTCCAGGTGCTCCGCGGCCTCCTCGGACCTCACCACCGCGCCCTCCTCGGGAATCCCCAGACCGTACCGGACAACCCCGGGATGCCCGGAAAACGAAATAAATTCCGTGCCCTTCGGGTCAACCACCGACACCTCGCAGTCCCCAAGCCCGTAGTTGTCCAGGAGGCCGCATATCAGGCTGTCCAGGAACACGCTCTTCCCGCTCCCGCTCTGGCCCGCGACCAGCACGTGCGGGGCGACGGACAGGTCCACCGAATACGGACGGCCCGAGGTGTCCACCCCCAGGCACACGCGCAGCCCGTCCCTGGCAATGTCCCCGCTCACGGACGGAATCACGGCTCCCGCCGGCACGCCCGCCCTCTCCGCGTTCGGGACCTCTATCGCCAGCGATACGCCGCCCTTCCACGGGGTCTCGCCGATGTAGACCCTCCCCGCGCCGACCCCGAGACGGATGCCCAGGTCCCTGCGGAGGTTCTCCACCCTAGCCACGTGGTCACGGTCGCTTCCCAGCGACACCACGTACTTCGTCACCACCGGGCCGCGCTCCACCCCGTCCACGCGGAGGGAGACACCGTTCTCGGCGAAGAAGCCCTCTATCCGCTCCCCGCGGTCGCTCCCGGAGGGGACGGACACGCTGTCTCCGCCGAGTCCCCGGAAGTAACGCCTTTCCATCTCCTTGACCATGATGTCCTCCATCTTGTTACTGTTCACGCCCATACCCCTGGGAATTCCCCGGACCTCCCGGGCATCCCATCCCGGACCCGTTAGGTCCCGTCCCAGCTGTCCGTCTCCCCGGCCTCCTCCCTCACGCCGTACCCCGGCGCGCTGAACTCCTCCAGCCAGAACCTCCGCTGCTCCCGGTAGTTCTCCCCGCCGCACTCCGCAAGCTCCGGGTCCAGGGGGAAACTCATAGGTATCACCCCGCTGTTGTAGTACGGCTCGGGCCTGTCACCCCGTCCGAATCGGAGCCCGCCACGGATACGCAGGTAGCCCCCCTCCCGACGGGTCACAACCACGTCCGGGCACCACGCCACCCGCTTCACCGTGGTCGCGGTCGGGAGGTCCCCGGGCATCGTGTAGTCGTACATGCACAGCAGACCGCCGCACTTCCCCCCGAAACGCTCTATGTCCACCTCCCGGATGTGCCACAGCGTCACCGCCGGGCACACCCACTCCCCGTACTCCCGGACCGCCGGGAGGTCCACCCCCCTGATGTACTGGCAGCGCACCTTGCCATCACCGTCCTCGTATACCGCCTCCACGTCCTCCACCAGCTTCCCGGTGTTGGCTCCCATAGGCCTCCAGCTCAGGTCGAAACCCGCCGGAAGCCCCGGCTCCACCCCGAACACGGCGCTCCCCGCCAGGACCAGTACGCCCAAAGCAAATTCCCTCGCCATCATGCGGCTATCCTCCCGCGAGGCCATGCCCCGCGCACGTAAATGTTTCATTCCCGCCATGCACATGGGAATCCCCCGGTCCTCCCGGGCATCCCATCCACGACCCGATAGGTGGCGGACAGCCCCGCCTCCCCCGGGAACGGGGAAGGAAACGGGAACCGGAAACCAACTTGGTACCCCGGCGCCAGCCCCCGACCCGCGGGATGCGGCCCCGGAACGGACGGGCCCGCCGGGATGCCCCGGATTCCACGGGAGAAACAGGGTTCCCCGGGAGGTCAAACCCTCGTTCAACGAGAGGCAAAAATGGCGTTTTTCGCTCAAAAACAGCACTTCCCGGATTCTGCAAGTATTTTCCAAGTAAAATTTAATATTTCAATAATATTTCCATAAGTATTCTGTAAGTATCCTGTAAGCGGAAAGTAATAAAAATCGGGGAAAATTCCCCACTTTCCGCCACTTTTCCCGGCAGGCACCCCCGAAATTTCGCGAAAAACGGCACCCGTACCTCCCGTGGAACATCCCGGGACTCCGTGAAACCTCCCAGGAACCCCCCGGATAACTCCCGGAACCTCCCCGGAACCTCCCGGGAGCAACCCGGGGGAACCTGGGGAGCCCGATGTCGGGCAACCCGAATGCCCCGGGGGCAACCTGGGAACCTCCCGGGAGCAACCCGGGAGCAACCCGGGGAATCCGGGAGCCTCCGGGAGCAACCCGGGGGAATCCGGGAGCAACCTGGGGGAACCTGGGAGGCAACCCGAATGCTCCGGGAGCAACCTGGGAGCCTCCGGGAGCAACCCGGGAACATCCTGGAGAACCCGGGGGAATCCGGGAGGTCCTCCCGGGCATCCCATCCCGGTCCCGATAGAGGGCGGCGGGGGTCAGTTCTTCCCAGCATCTGGACCTCCCGGGGGACACTGCTCTGACCGGTATGTGGAAATGGCGAAAACGGGCCGGAAACCTGGAAAATCCTGGACATCCCATCCCGGTCCCGATAGAGGACGGCGGGGCATTTCCTTCCGGTACCGTTCCCGAGCTGGGCTCACGGGGTTAAAAATAAAATATTTTTTCGCGGGATTCCCGGGAAGCCCCGGGGAGGTTTCCGGGAGTTTCCCGGTGGAAACCCCGGGAATTCCGTGGGAGATTCCCGGGGGGAAAGCAGGAATTACGTGAGATGTTCCCGGGGGGAAAGCAGGAATTCCGTGGGAGGTTCCCGGGGGGAACAAGAAAAAAATCCCGGGAATTCCCGGGAGGTTCCGGGGAGGTTTCCCGGGAGAAAAACAAAAACCTCCCGGCAGGTACCGGGAGGTTCCCCAATGGGGGGTTATGGAGGAAATCAGTAGAATACGGGACGGAGCGTGATTCGGGCGTTCTCGACGGGGTTGCCTTCCGCGTCACGCGCCTCGAGGGAGGTACGGGCGGCGCAGACGGCCTCTTCCTGGGAATCCTCTGGGGCGAGGGCGTATACCGGGACGAGCTTCCCGTGTTCGTCGACGGTGTTGACTGTCGCTTCCCATGCGTCGGGCTTCAGTCCGAGACGGGAGTCGAAGTCCTCGCGTGCGTTCTCGACGGCGGTGTTTGTTTCGCCGATGGTGTCGCGGCATGCCGAGAGTTCTTCCAGTATTTCGTCGAGCTTGCATTCGACGGGGTTGGTGCGGCCGGTCCCGATTCGGAACCCGCCGACGGTACGCACGAGGGCGGCCGCGGAGAACGCGATGATTGCCCCGGCGCCTACGGCGAGCTCGACGAGGGAGGTTGCGGTTGCCTGCCCGGTGAGCGCGAGGTACGCGTCGAAGCCGAGGAGGATGACGATGGCGGTTGCCACGATGTAGATGAGCAGCTTGTTCATGGGAATGTCTCCTGTTGAAGTTTTAAAGTTCTTGTTGGACCCATGGGAAATCCCCGGGGTTCCCGGGCATCCCATCCTGGACCCGTTAGGCTACAGGGCGAGGATGTCCTTTGCCATGCGGCGGATACCCGCGGAGGTCATGGGGTATTCGGTCCCGTTCCCGGTAAAGAACGCCTTCTTCCCGACGGGGAGGTGGGCATATACCAGAACGGGTACGGAGGAGTCCTTGTGGACCGTGAGGGAGAACCTGACGGCGTTGTCCGGGAAGGACCTGAAGGACACGTGCTCGGTGTTGACGCGGAGGCGGCATTTCGTCGCGGATGCGATAACCGCGTCGACCCCGGTGGCGAGGAGCTTCGCCATCCTGTTGAAGTATCCGGCGAAGTCCGACATCTTTTCGAGGACCAGGTTGGTTTCCTTGGCGGTGTACTTGGGTGCGGTTGTCTTGGCTGTCTTGGCTGTCTTTGCTGTCTTTGCCATGGTGGTATCTCCTGTAAGTTTCTTGTAAGAAAAAAAGTTTCCGTTCGGTTTCCCGGGAGTTCCCGGGGCCGGGCTGTGTGGTTCCCTGGTGGGAATTCCCGGGGTTTCCCGGGCATCCCATCCGGGTCCCGATAGGATAGGCCCGGGAGTATCCGGGAGTGTCAGATGCAGCGGTCGTATGCGGCGGAGTAGACGTCGTGGAAGAGCGCGGCTACGGAGTCGCACGCGACGTTGACGACGAGGAAGTCCTCCTGCTTCCACTGGGAGGGTTCTCCCGGGTTGTAGACCATTCCCAGGGACACGGTTCCCTTCTCGAAGTCGACCTCGGAAACGAAGAGGTTCCTGTCCACGGTCTGGACGGCCTTCTCGAGCGTGTCGAGCTGTGCTTCGGTGGGGTTGGACATCCTGGGGTTTGCGCTGTGTACGAATTTCATGGGTATGTCTCCTGCAAGTGTACTGTCGGCATGGGAAATCCCCGGGAATCCCGGGCATCCCATCCCTGTCCCGATAGAGGGAGGGACCCGGTTACGCGAAGGTACCTCCCGGGAGAACTTGGGGGAACTCCCGGAAGGAACCCGGGAAAGCAAGAGGCCCCTCCCGGGAGATACCGGGAAGGGCCCTGCTTGGAGGAAGTAAAAATATGTGGTATAAGAGATGAGGGAATTCCCGGGCTGTGCCAGCAAACAACATGGGAAAGAGATGTGTTTTCCCGGGAATTCCCGTGGCTACACCCGTAGCCATGGGAAATAAAATAAAAAATTATTTCGTGAGGTCAAGGAAAGTTTTTCACTTGGTGAGATAATATAGATGGACCTTGTTCTCGAACTTGGTTCCACGGAGGCCGCGGGTCACATCTTCCAGGAACGCGTTGCATTCGGGCGTTTCGTTACAGAGGACATTATAGTGGCCGTCGGGGCGTTCCATGATTTTCCATCTGTTGGGACTGATGAACTCACCCAGTGTGTCGAACAGGATTTCGTCAAGTTCCTGGCCGTCGGTCTTTTCCTTGTTTTTTGCCATGATGTTTCCTCCAGTTAATTAAAAAATTAGTTGTCTTCAGTTACCTGGTCGACTGCGACGAATTCCGCCCCGTGGTCCTGCGCTTCCCTCGTGAAGAGGTCGAGGCCGGAGAGCTTGGTGACCGCGTCGTTTTCCGAGTCGGCCTGGATGGTGACCCTCCCGACGAAGCTGACGACGAAGGACCTGGTTCCGGTGTCGTGGAGTCCTTCCACCACGTCCCCGTTGATGATTGCGGCGAGTTCCTCGGCGACCTCGTCGCCAGGGAGGTGGACGTGGAAGTAGTTGACCACGCATACAGCGTCGTCGTAGGAGAGGTTCTCGCAGGTCTTGATTACGTATTCGGGGTCGGACAGGGACAGGTCCGCGTCAATTTCGTCTTCGAGGTCCGGGTCCGGGTAGTAGCGGCGGAGCAGTTCCAGGACCTCCGGGTGGTAGGCCGAGTCGAGGCAGTCTGCGTTCAGCAGGTCTGCGAGGCTGTAGTGGTCCGAAACCCGGGTAGTGGTAGAAAAAGACATTGTGTTATCCTCCATCTAATTGTATTTCGTATGGCAGCAATGGGAATCTCCCGGGAATCCCGGGCATCCCATCCCGGGCCCGATAGAAGGCTCCCGCTATCGGTATTCCCGCTGGACCTTCGCTACGACGAGCTTGCCGTCCACGATGACGAGCATCGGGGCGGAGTAATAGTCCTGGTACATCATATATTAAATCTCCTTCTGGTGGCGGTACATTTCCAGCACACAGTTCTCGATATGTTCGCGGAGCTGGCGTGTGACTGGCGCTACGATACTGCGGATTCCTTCCCCCTTGAAGAACGGGTCGGGCGGCATTTCGACGGAGAGTTCATTGCCGTTCTCGACGATTCGCACGCCGCGGAGTACCAGCTGGTCGTTCAGGGTGACGGTGGCGATGCCCTTGGTGCGGGAGCAGGTTCCTGACTGGGTGAACGGGAACACGGACACCCTGGTGACCGCGAGGCAGTCGAAGTCGCTCGGGCGCATGTCGGCGGTGGCGGTGGCGGCCTCGCCGGTGTCGCCGAGCAGGCTGTCCTTCGCCTTCAGCTCGGCGATGAGCTCGGCGATTACCTCGTCCTTCTGGGCCGGGGTGAGCTTGGAAATGATGATGTTCTCGTATGACATGGTTTCCTCCATAGGTTGAATCACGTAATTTTGCTATGGGAATCTCCCGGGGTTCCCGGGCATCCCATCCCGGACCCGATAGACGTCAGGCGTCGATGCGGAACCTCCCGGGGGCGCCTTCGGTGCTTTCGGACCCGGCGTGTACCGGGAGGCTGCGGAGCCTCCATTCGATGCCGGAGAACTCCTCCGCCGCGCGCAGGGTCTCCAGCTGGACGTCGAGCAGCTCCGACACGCGGAACCTGCCGAATATGGGGTCGGTCACGCTCACGCCGTTCACGGTGATGGAGTCGACCTCCCGGGTCGGGACGACGGTATCACCGTCCTTGCCCAGGTATCCGCATGACTTCAGGTAGTTCCTGAACTCCCCCACCATGTATTCCCGCGCCCTGCCGTAGTCGTCGAACAGCACGGGAACCCACGGGGTGCACGAGGTCGCCGTCCACAGCGTCCCGTACAGTACGTATACTTGCCTGTCCATAGGGTTCCTCCGTATTTGCCGGGATATGCTGGGAATCTCCCGGGAATCCCGGGCATCCCATCCCGGTCCCGATAGAGGACGGGAGCCGTGCCCCGGGCCCGGGGGCTGACGTTGGAAAAAACCCGGGAAAGACAAGAAAACCTCCCGGGAAATTCCGGGAGGTTCATTACGGAGGCAAAAAATCTATTCCAGGACGAGCGCGGCGGCTAGTACCCCCAGTACGAACAGCACGCCGACCATGACCAGTATGTCGGTGCATGTGATTGCGAAGGGGTTGTATCCGTCTTTCTTCATGCAAGCAGTTTATCGGAATGCCGCCTGGGGCCAAATTCAAAAAATAAAAAAATAATTCCCGGGAACCCCCGCGTGTCATTGTGTCGTGGTACGGGGGCTCCCGGGTCCCGGCCAGGGAGTGCCGGGAGTTATTCCTTTTCGAGGCAGAAGGCGTCGTGGTCGGAGTTGAACTTTACGGAGTCGAAGTCCAGTGTAGGCAGGGATTCGCGGTCGATTTCCCCGGGAGTACCGATTTCACGGATTGTGGCCGATGCGGGTACGATGTAGACGCAGACGCTTGCGATTGATGTGTCCAGGGCGAGCCTGAACCCGTTTTCCCTGGCGAGGTCGGTCGCTACCTTCAGGTAAGCCCGAATCTGTTCGATTGCTTCCTCCTTGTCGGAAAAATTGTTTTCAATCAGTTCCCGGGCAAGGTCGGCTACCTTCAGGTCGTACTCTGCACGGAAATCGGCGAGGCACTGCTCAAGGGACTTGAACGAGCCGTCGGAGGACTTGAACTCGGCTTCCACCGGGAGGGCCTGGTTTCCGTTCCTGTCCTCGACGAACAGGTGGACATACCACTTGGGGTCGGTAGCGTCCACGGAAATGTCCAGACGGAAGGTGTCCTCTGAACGGATGTCGTCGCTCACGAGGGTGAAGCGGAAGTCAATCCATTCTGCTGAACAGTTTGCCCAGCAAGTTCCCATGCGGTAGGGCCGGGAGGCTTCAAGGACGCATTCCTTGACGATATCGAGCTGGCGGTTCAGTTCCGTCGTGTCGAAGTTGCTGCGTCCTGGGACCTGGACCAGGGTCTCAAGGTAGGTTTCAATCTTCATAGGTTTCCTCCATAGGTTACGCTTTCCTGTTGGGAATTCCCCGGTTCTCCCGGGCATCCCATCCTGTACCCGTTAGATGGCGGGGAACCTTGCGGGAGGTACCTCGGTCCGGGTATGTCCTCACCTTGCGGAAAAAAAGGACCCCCCGGGTTACCCCGGGAGGCCCCTTGGACCTATGGAAAAAATTATGCGGTGACTTCCTTCAGCTTGGCGTCGATGGTGTTCGCGAGGTCCACGAGGCGTTCCTTCTCGCTGTTGATGGCGTACATGCGCATCAGCTTGGATACCCGCATCAGGAATCTCGGGTCCTTCCGGGAGGGGAACGGGAGTTCCTTGAGGGGAATCCTGTCGAGTTCGGCCTCGCGGTCGAGCCTCTTGGCCTCTTCCTTGGCGTTGGCGAGCAGCGCTTCCAGCTTGGCGATGTGCTGCCTGGCGTCGTCTGCGTTCTTGTATTCGGTGCCGGTCGGAACGGCGCTGCCCATGATGCACGTCCCACAGACCCTCTGGAAGCCCTTGTGGGCGGGGGAGTAATGGAGGTCGCGGTTGCAGACCTTGCACTTGGCGGGCCAGGGTACGCCGTAGAGCATGGCGAAGCATTCCTGGGCGCGCACGGCGTGCTCGGTGAGGACGTGGTCCTCGAAGTTGCGCTTCGGGATTACGGTCCGGCACAGGGGGCAGTGGTAGGATGTGCGGGTGTGCTTCATGCCCTCTCCCTTGGTCCGGGTGACGTACTGGGGCAGCGGTTCGGTGATGTAGTTGAGGTTCATGCTTGTCTCCATTTGCTTGTCTGTTGCCTACTTGGGAATTCCCCGGGGTTCCCGGGCATCCCATCCCAGCCCCGATAGGTTACGTCCGGGGTCCGGACGGGAAAACAAAAAATTTTTCGGGAGTTTCCCGGGAAGCCGGGGTTAACGGTCCACGAACACGGGTTCGATTTCCTCGAATCCATCGATTTTTGCGGCGTCGTTGGTGATTTCGACGGTATCGAAGGCCCAGGAGCCGACGAGGGGGTCATCCCCGTGGTAGTCGCCACCGCCACGGCCGTTGCCGAGGGCGGTCAGGATTGACACCGGGAATACGCAATCGCCGTCGCCGTCGGTGGAAGCCGTGCGGTACTTGGCGAGGTCCACGAACTGGTTCTTGTCGTGGTTCACCAGGTACTTGTAGTTGTCCAGGGAGAAGTCGGCTGGCGCCGGGTCGATTTCCCTGTCATCCGCGTCGTCGCCACAGACCTCCCCATAGGAGAATCCGAGCGCCTTGCACTCTTCGTCCTCGGCGTAGTCTCCGCACCAGCAGACCTTCGTCGGGTTGTCCACGATGGAAGCGGCGAGCGCCTTGCAGGTGGAGTTCTCCCACCAGGAATGTTCCATGAGCTTCGCGGCGACGTATTCGCCTTCTCCCTTGATGGCGCGGTTGTAGACGGTGGTTCCGCTGGCGTTGCGGGTAATGATTCGGAAATACTGGCCCATAACGATGTCCTCCATAGGTTATGCAGGCCGGGTGGGAATTCCCCGGTTCTCCCGGGCATCCCATCCTGGCCCCGATAGGTGATTAGCAGACGATGGCCACGATGTTCTCGAAGGGAATCATGATTGTGTGGAGTTCCTCCCCGTTGCGCTCGGTGTAGCCCGTGTATCCGTAGGTGTTTCGCGATACGCAGCCGCGGCGGTAGTGACGGTGTGCGGCATGGCCGCCGTAAGTAGAGAAGGTGCAGTCGAGGTCGTCTGCGCGCTGGTTCTCGGAGCGCTGGTTCTCGAGGTGGTTGATGGTCACCTTGATGTACCCGTCCATGACTTCCACGGTGTCGAGGAAGTCCTCGGGCTCCTTTCCCACGCTCTTCAGGCATTCGGCGAAGTCCTTCGCCTCCCTTTCCCCGAGGTCGGGGTAGCGGGTCAGGAATACGTAGACACGGGCCGAGCTGCTGGAATAGAGTCCGCCGCTGTTGGTTCCCGTGTAGATGATTTCGGCCACGCCGTTCTCCCGTGCACATGTGAGTATGTTCTTTACCGTCTGATAGTTCATAGTCCTTTCCTCCATAGGTTATAGCCGATAGGTGGTAAACTCCCGGTTCTCCCGGGCATCCCATCCTGGCCCCGATAGACTACCAGCGCACACCGGCGTACCTGAAGCTTCCGTCGTCATCTTCAGCCAGGTTCCTGACCACGGTTCCCTGGGAGATACGGAGCTTCTGCGCGGCGTACACGGCGGCGAGTTCCGCGTCGGAGAGGGGGTATGCGGCCTTCTGCTCGGGTGAGCATTCGTATTCCGGGTTGTTCGCCTGGGGCATGGGTTGCTGGAAGCTGAGGGAGTAGTTGGCCCATCCTTCCTTGTCGTTGTAGGCGATGCAGGAAATCGCCATCTGCATCGCCCGGAGGACGTTGCGGCGGTGGGTTTCCCCGGGAGTCGCCAGGTGGGCGAAGCCTATGCCGGAACGGCAGACGGAGGGGTTCCGGCGGCAGATGGCCGAGTTGATTTCCTCGAGTTCGGCCCTGATTTCATCGCTGGACAGTCCCAGCTTTCCCGTGTGTATCATGGTTTCCTCCACTTGTTACATTGGGTATATGCGGAACTCCCGGGAATCCCGGGCATCCCATCCCTGTCCCGATAGACAGCTAGCCCCACTGGTCGTCAACGACGGTCTGGCCGTCGAGGAGCTTCGAGACGATGGTCAGGTAGCGGTCGCGCTCGCAGCCGTCGCTGCAATTCGCGGCTTCTCGGTAGTAGCGTATCGCGTCCTCCGCGCAGGGCCAGTTTTCCGTGTTGCCGTAGCAGGTTACTGTAACGGGCACCTTCTTCGGTTCCGGGGGTTCCACGGAAATCCGCTTCTCGATTACCTTCATCCCATCGAACATGCTGGCGTAGTCCTCGGCGGCCTTGCGGTCGGTGAAGATGTCCACGCCAGCGTCGCAGATTTCGCCATCTACGGGAACGATGGTGATGTAGATTTTTGCCCGGCTTGCGTCCTTCCGTCCTGCCATAATGCTATCCCCCATTTAATAAAAAATTTTTTACCCGAGCTCGTCCAGCGTGTCCTTGTATTCGTTCCACACATCCCGGGCTTCCCGGTTCAGGCGGACGGCACAGTACTTGTACGGTCTTACCTCGGAGTCGGTATCGCACACCTCCCCGTCCTCAAGGTCGTATGGCATGTAGAAATCCTCGTACCCGGTAATCCCGGCAGTCCCGCTGGCGTACCCTATCTTCGCGCAGATACGCCAAGTGCCGTCGGCGAACTTGGTGTGCTCCGGGGCCTCGTCGAAGCCGTTTCCCCAGCCCACCACGATGTAGAGGCCGGTTCCCATTTCCGTCTCGGCGACCTTGTGCCAGTATACGGCGTTGCTCTTGGTTCCGTCCGGGTTCTCCCGGTCGAGACGGGCGATTACGTCAGCCAGCCATTCGTGGGTAATCTTGCTGATTGCTTCTCTTGCCATAATGCTTTCCTCCATAGGTTATGCGGTTCCGCTGGGAAACTCCCGGGAATCCCGGGCATCCCATCCCGGGCCCGTTAGATATTCCCCCATTTAACTAAAAACTGACTATGCTACTCTTTCGTCCTTGGATTTCACGATGTCGATGGTGTAACCGCAACCCTCGTCGATGCAGAAGGACATATCCTTGTTGTTGCCGAGGTCAAAGCACCAGTCCTCTACGGCGTACTTGTCGATGATGTCGTTGTCGTACAGTTCGAGACAGATTTCCCGCACCTTGTCGTTGCGTGCCTTGAAAGCCTCCTCCAGGGTGCTGTGGGTAGATACTGCGTTTCCGTCTACGTTGAGAATATACATATTGCCTCCGTTGTTGTGCTATCTGTTGTTCCAATGGGAAACCCCGGGAGTTCCCGGGCATCCCATCCGTTACCCGATAGACAGCACCTGCTTCGTGATGTTCCAGATGAGCCAGCCAGACCAGATTTCACCGGGAGATTCGATTTGACGGGTTTGAGAGATTCCCTTCCAGGCGGTATCGGAGAGGGTGTTGGGGTCCCCGAAGATACGGCACTGTGCGTTGTAGTCAGCCACGACGAACTTCGCCGCAGCCTTCAGTGTCGGGAATGCCCGGGCGAAGGTTATCAGTTCGCCGGAAGATTCGTAGAACTGCGCGGTGTGGACGATGTAGATTGTCTTTCTCATTGTTTCCTCCATTGTTTGACTGGTTATGACGTGGGAAATTCCCGGGAACTCCCGGGCATCCCATCCCGGCCCCGTTAGGGTACCCAGACCTTCCCGGTATCCTGGTTTACCACCTTGGTCACCCGGGAGCCCCTCGGGAACACGGCGAGCGCCGTGTCCACGGCCTCCTCGTCGGTATCGGCTACCGGGAATGTCACCTTCCTCCCTGCGGGAGTGTCGGCGTGTACTTCGTAGCAGAACTTCTTGGCTGTCATTGTTTCGCCTCCTTTATCGGCTGGCCGTACCTGTCCAGCTTTACGAGCTTCGTGCAGTAGGAACATACCGGGTAGGACCCGATGTAGCGGTAGGTCGGGCGGCCGCAGTTGATGCAGGGCGGCTTCGTACCCGTCTTGTCCGGGCGACGGCAGGGGACGTTCCCCCCGTCGCGGGAAATTACCGGCTTCGGGTTGGATTCGGGAAATGCTAGCATTTAATGTCCTCCATTTTTACATTGGTGTGGTTATCCCCGGGAGTTCCCGGGCATCCCATCCCGTACCCGTTAGAGGACGGGGGAATCCTGGGGCGCATGCCGGTGCCTGATGAGCAGCCGCTTGTACACGGTCTCCCCGTGGACGCTCGGGGCGAACAGGTCGTACTCGCTGTCCTTGCCGTGGTTGGCTATGCCCACTATCTCGAACTGTTCCGGGTTGTACTTGCCCAGCCAGGATATGGGAACTCCCATTATCCCCGGGAAGTCGCCCGGGATGTTGACCGCCTTCGACACCTCTATCGCGTCGTAGTCGTCATATACCGGGAACGACACCCCCTTCTTCTCCAGGGCTTCCCGGGAGGAGAGCTCCAGGGTGTCGTGCCTTGAGTCGAAGTCTATGTTGGTGAACCAGCAGGTCGCCGGGACGCGCATCACCTTCACGCCGTCCCGCTCCCGGTCGAACTTGTAGGTGGGTGCGTACTCGTAGTCCCCGGGAACGCGGAAGTACATCCCGGTGTTGAAGTGGGTGGCCCCCGTCCAGAGGCGGTTCTCCATTATAAGGGGGAAAATCTCGCTGTACCCTATCGCGTTGAGGTTCCCTATCAGGGAAAAGAATTTATTTTTCGCCGTCAGGACGGCCACGATGTCCCTGAACAGGCTGAACGGGGGGTTGGTCACCACGAAGTCCGCGCCGTCGATGAGCCGTCCCACCTCCTCCCCCCGGAAGTCCCCGTCGCCCTCGAGCTCGGAGTCTACGGTAGTACCGTTCTCTATGACCCGTACCTTCCCGTGGGATTCCCGGTTGTAGCAGGAGCAGACCAGGCGGGTTATCCCGTATTCGCCCAGGTGTTCCGCGAAGTGGCTCGCGAACGCGCTGTCGTCCGGGTCGTCGCAGGGGCAGAGCACGGACTTTCCCCGGAAAAGGTCGGGGTTCCTGCGGAGGTATGCCGATACTTCCAGGGAAACATCGGCTGGAAGCGTGTAGAATTCGTCGTTCTTGGCTGATTTCGCCCGGTTGAGGTTTGCGTTGGGCATTCGGGGTTTCCTTTTTTATGAAAAAATTATAATAAAAAATAATTTCCGGGTCAACGGGCCGGGGTAGCCATCCAGGCCCCGTTAGATACAGGCAACCTCCCGGGGGTTTCCCGGGAGGAGCTGGGAGGCAATCGGAAAATTTATGTGTCGAGGAACCAGTCAATCTTCGTGGAGTATTCGGGTTCCCACAGCTTCTCGTGGAGTTCCCGTTCACTCATCTCAATTTCATAGTTGTCCCACGCGGTATAGAGTTCCTTTCCCTTCTCGGTGAGCTGGCGGTAGGCGTAGGAGTTCGTCCCGTCGTGGTGGTATCCGTCGGAACAAAGCCCCTGTTCCTTCGTGAAGTAGACCCGGCAGTCGTCCACCCCGTCCCCGTGCATGGCGATGGCCAGGAACTGGTCGCCGTTCTCCACCCTGGCCACGTTGCCGCAGTCGCGGTCGCCGTACCAAAGCCCAGACTTTCCGCGCATCACCACGAGGCCGAGGTCTGCGAAGGAATCCCGGAAAAGCTCCAGGTCGCTATCCAGAATACAGTGCCAGTGTTCCCAGTATTCCTCCGAGTCAACCTCCGGGATGTCCCAGTCGTTGGCCTCGCAGTCCTCCTTTATACGGTCGTAGTCCGGGCTGGCCATACTGTCGAGGATGACAAATTCGCCCTTCTCGTCATAGGAATCGGTGGGGATAGTTTCGTGTGCCATAGTCTTTTCCTCCATAAGCGTATTGGACTGATGGTGAACCCCGGGAGTTCCCGGGCATCCCATCCCCGTCCCGTTAGAGGACGGGCGATGCCCGCGGGCTCAGTGTCGGAAGTCGTCTGGAAGCTTCAGGGGAAAACGAAAGCCTCCCGGGATTTCCCGGGAGGTTCTCTGTGGAGGCATTGGCTGTTACTTGTTGAGGAAGCCCAATTTGATGTTAGCGGTTTCCCTTCATTCGGTTGTGATGGGCACAAAGCATCACGCAATTGGAAATGTCCGTAGCGCCACCCTTCGACCATGCGGAGGCGTGGTCGGCATCCATTTCCTTGATGCCGTAGAGCTTGGCACGGTTAGCACCGTTCTCCAATACGCACATCGGGCAGTTGGATTCGCCCTTTTCCTTGGCTTCTTGGGTCTGGCGGGAGAATACCGTGCGCTTGGTTGATTCCTCGAACAGACGGATATGGAGCAGGGAGAGGTCGGGGTCAGCCCCGGATGCCTTCTGCAAGGCGTATTCAAATGCGCCCTTCTTGGCGGTCACATGCTCGTCCGCCATGAGGTCGGCCACAATCTTTCCCAATTCTTCGGAATTGAAGAATTTTTCGTGGTATTCGTCATAGAGGCGACCCCATTCCAATCCCTTCATTTCCTTGTAGTATTCCGGGAAGATGCTGTCCACCCAGTCAATGACGGCGTGGAACTTGGCTTCCACCTTGGAGACATCGGCATCGTGGCGGTGTTCGGCAAGGTAGGCTTCCACATCGGGGCAGACCATCTTGATAGCGGTTTCCTCGATTTCCTGGCGCATCGGGTCGCCCTTGATGTATTGCAGGGCAACATTGGAAAGGTAAGGGGTGACATGGGAGAACTTTTCCTTGAGGGCTTCCACCTGTTCGCCGGAATAGACGCAGTTGAGGATTTCCATGTCCGTGAGGGCGACACCCTGCATATTGATGGTCTTGAACCAATCGTTACGCATCTTTTCGCCCCCGGCGCAGATGCTCACCGGGATTTCCGTGTCAAGAATCTTGGCCTTGATTTCTTCCGGGAGGGCGTAGAAATTGAACGGATTGCCGTCAATATCCACGGAGAACTTCTCCGTGCAGAAGCGGATGATTGTGGTGAGGCGCTGTTGACCATCCAAAACTTCGGCCATCGGCTTGCCGTCACGGGCGAGGTCGCCGGGGAGATAGAGGCTAATCATGCCGATGGGGAGGCCCTTGAGGATGGAGTCAATGACCTTGACATCGCGCTTGCCGTCCCCGTAGATGTAGAAACGCTGATATTTGGGTTGAACGATGATGTGGCCGTCAAGGGCATAGAGGCCCTTGTTTTCGGCTGCATCGAAGATGGCCCCGTCCACGAGGTCGCGGATTTTGACTGTGGCGTAGCGGGACACCATTTCGCCCGGGCGCTGTTCTGCGTGGGCCACTTCTTCAAAAATTTCAAAAAGTTTTGTCGGTTCCATCGTCGGGTCTCCTTTCCGTTTGATAGTCCTTCTATGTGATAGTTTTGGAAAATTAAGAAAATTTTCCGTGATTCCTATGCGTCGGCCTCTTCGGTGGCGGGCTTGTGCCTGATGAAGAGGCGGGCGTACTTTTCTTCTCCATTGATGGTTGCCTTCTTGTTGCCGCCCGTCCACAACCCGTTGGAGTTCCCGGTGCCGTGGGCTTCGTCAAGGCCCACAATTTCAAACTGCTCCGGGTTATACTTGTCCAGCCATGTGACGGGCACGCCCATCACCCCCTTGTAGTCCTTGGGGATGTATGCCCCCTTGGACACTTCGATGGCCCTGTAGTTGTCATACTTCGGGAACTCCACCCCGCGCTTCTTCAGCTGTGCCTTGGTGCAGAGGTCAAGGAACTCATGACGCTTGCCGTGTTCGATGTTGGTAAACCAGCAGCTGTTCCCGAGACGGGTATAGCTGCCCTTGTAGCCCAGGCGTTCTGCCTTGGCACGGTCGGAAGGCTTGATTTCGGCACCTTCGGGAACGCGGAACACCATGTCGGTGTTGTTCCCGGTAGCACCGAGCCACACTTGGTTGCTCTTAATGAGACTGAACACTTCGGAACAAGAAACGGCGTTCTGTGTTCCGATAATTGCAAACTTTTTCCCGTGTTCCATAATCCAAGCGATAAATTCGCGGAAGAGCGAGAAGGGGGGATTCGTGATGATGAAGTCCACTTCTCCGAGCAGTTCCTGGACTTCCTCGCTACGGAAATCGCCGTCACCTTCCATTTCGGTAGCAACGATGTCGGCTGCTTCGACCTTGCCGTTGCCGTCCGTGTCGCCTTCAAGGACATACTTCATGCCCTTGCCGCCCTTGTGGTAGCCGGTGCAGATGAGCTTCTTCAGGCCGTAGCGGACGAAGTTCTGCGTAAAGTGCTTGGTGAAGTTGCTCCAAGTCGGGTCGTCGCACGGGCAGAGGATGGTCTTGCCACGGAAAACATCCGGGTCGCGGTCGTAGTAGGCGTTCATTTCGCGTTCAATGTCCGCGATTACGGTATAAAATTCATCGTTCTTGGCGGCCTTGGCCTTGTTGAGGTTTGCGTTGGGCATATCTGTTCTCCGATTAAAGGTTCTTTTGATGGTCTCGCTATATGACGGTTTATAGCGTAAATCTACATTTTTTGTTGCATAGTATCAATGAAGGATTCCCGGTTCTCCCGGGCATCCCATCCGTAGCCCGTTAGACATAACGGGCGGTGGGATGCGGGATACGGTGGACAGGTAGTTGGGTTACGGGTTGAAGTGCTCCACGATGTCCACCCTCACTGCGTTCTCGCACGAGGGACGCGGGGAGCAGAAGTAGGCGAGCCAAGTGCCGTATTCATACTTGCGGTAGAAGAAGTAGCCCGCATCCTTCAGCAGTTCTACCGCACGGTCGAGTTCTGTGTTGGTGAACTTCACGCACTTTCCGTCGTCCGAGTCATCCCAGAAGTAGTCCTTGGCGACAAAGTTGTTCACCCTGCGGTACGGGCCGTCGGAAAACGGGTGGAAAGTCTTCCACGCACCGCCATGCAGGAATGCGTCCACGATACGCTGGACAACCTTTTCATCGCAACGGGAATCCTTCTCTGCGAGTTCCTGCGGTAATGTGTTCTTGGGAATGGTAATCATTTTGCCTCCTCGGTTAATTATCCGTTGTCTGTCAGGTGGTTATCTCGTGGAGTTCCCGGGCATCCCATCCCCGTCCCGTTAGACACCGGGAAGCCTCCGGGGAATTCCTGAACTGCTCGGCGGGGAAGCTTCAGGAAATATAATAAAAAATCCTCCTCCATACGACGAACCTCCCGTATCGCTACGGGAGGTGTTAGGAGGTTGCTATGCAGAAGTCTTGCCTAGTCCAGGTCAATCTCGTCAATGGCCCAGTTGTTGCAGTATTCCGCGTTGAACGGGCCTTCGGGAATCTTCAGTGTGATGTGGGTGACTCCCTCGGACACCGCGTCGCAGAGCCCAGCGATGTCATTCGCGTCAATCTCGTCCCCGGCACTGTAGCCCCAGGCGTACAGCTTCGCACCGTCGTGGATGCAGGCCTCGGACGCCACCTCGTCGGTCAGTGCCTGGATGAGGTCATCCACGGTATCCCCGTGGGCGATTACGCTCGGCCGCTGGCAGTCAATCTCGTTCGGGTCGGAACTCGAGAACATAAGAACGAACATATCTAACCTCCATATTACGGTTTCCCGGGAAACCCCCGGTAGGGCCCTGGGAAAGCCCTCGCCCAATATATGGGAAATCCCCGGGAAATCCCGGGGAAGCCATCCGTAACCCGTTAGAGAGCCGGGCTAGTCCTGGAGGTCCTTGCCGTACTTGGCGATGAATTCTTCGTTGGTGAGGCCTTCGCTGTTCCCGTTATTGAACCCGGGAGGTACGACGTACTTCGCCAGGAGCTTGTAGTATTTGTCAAGGTCGGCATCGGAAAACTCCTCGTCCGCAAACCAAGCCTTCTTCATTGAGCTCTTGAGGCCGTCAATCTCCTCGTATTCCCGGCCAATCCTCGCCTTCTCGGGGTTGGTATTCTCGTCCCCCTCGCATTCCTCGTATTCCTCCATCTTCAGCTCAAGCATATCGTCCAGCATGACGAGCTCGTCCGGGTAATGGTTATCTTCCTGGACGGAATTGTCCGCAGGGTCTCCCCCGCCCAGCAGAAATCGCCTGCGTCGCAGGAGGTTGCGGGCCTGGAGTTCCAGGTCGTAGATGTCATCCCTTGTCCCGGAAATATTCGCCATTGCCAGCTTCTGCTTGATGTTGTCCAGGCGTTCCCTCAGCCAGGCAAGTTCCTGCCGTTTCTGCATTGCGTATTGGTTGTTCCCCTGGTATGCGTTCGGGAACTGGATAATGTCGCCCATCATATCGTAACCTATGTTCCTGGTTGTTTTCCGCAGTTTATACAAAAAATCCCTCCCGGAGGGTAGCGGGAGGGATTTCCTTACTTTTTTAGCCAAATGTTACGAAAAACTTACGAGTGATGAAGTTCTTTCCGAACTTTGCCATCGCCTCCCGGTAAGCCTTCGTTGGCTGCCAGATGGACTTCAGGCCGACATCAAAGTAGAGTCCGTCCACCTCATCGTATCGGTCGCCATCCTCATCAATGGAATGCCAGTTGCACCAGAGGGCAATCTTTGTCGCTTCCTTAAACTTCGTGGCGATAGCATCCCACTTTGCCTTCAGTGCCTTAAACTCCTTCCGGTCAGTGTCAATACCTGCCGGAGTACAGCCAATACCCATAATGGCATCGCACAGCTCATCCCGACAGCCGTATTCGCCTTCATCCAGTTCATAGTTCTTGAACGCCTTAATGAAAGCGTTTACCCTGCGGCAGCCACGGTCGCCAATAACCTTCGCCAGACTTTCCTTAGTTACCACTTCGGCAAAGTTAGCACCATATCCCATACTCATAGTTCAATCCTCCATAGGTTCAAGTTGAATTCCTGCTTCGCATATGGTCCACTCCCGGGAAACCCGGGCATCCCATCCGTAACCCGTTAGACACCGGGAGGTTCCCGCGGGCGGCCGCCAGAAGCTTCAGAGTCGGCAGGTACAGTCCGGGAGGAAAAAAGAAAGACCCCCGGGAGTTTCCCGGGAGTCTCCGTGGGGAGGGTTAAAGATTATCTTGCCTTGCGGAGGCCGTTCTTCTCAAGGAATTCGCTCCCGTCATTCGGACGGCAGAAGCAAATCTTTTCCGAGCAGATGTCGCAGTGTTCAGAACGGTATTCCAGTTCCTCAGCCGTTACCGGGATTAAATCATTTCCGCCCTTACCCTGGTTATCCCATTGCAGTCCCTTCGGGGCGATGAACAGCGTGTCGCTGTCATCGTCAAAGCCGAGGCTCTGACCGTTGGCGGCAAGGAAGTCAATCAGCCCCTTCATGCGGGCACGTGCCTCGTTCACCACGTCAACCTCCGGGATGCTCCAATTGGCAGCCTTCACCACCTCTTCCAGAATGGCAGTGCAGATGGCCTCGTGTATGCCTTCGCCTTCAAAGATGATGTCGGGCGGAAGCTTCACCGAGGGGTTGCAGGCGTGGAAATTCTCCAGCCTCACCCCGGAAAGATGGACGGTCAAGTGGTGGCCGGATTGCGGGTAGTCGAGCGTGACTACGACACCGAGAATTTGTGTGGTGCGGTCTCCGGTCGCCCTGCGGGTGTCAATGGTAGCAGTTACACGGAATTCTTGCATAATGTCCTCCTATGGTTCGCAGTTATACAATGAAGGATGCCCGGTATTCCCGGACAACCCATCCCCGCCCCGATAGACACCGGGAACTCCCGAAAGAACCCGGGCCGGAAACAGAAAGCCTCCCGGGATTTCCCGGGAGGCCCTGGAGTTGCCGAATGGCTATTCGGCGGTTACGCCGTAGTCCGTGCGGACGATGAAAGTGCCCTCTCCCGCCTTCACCCGGTACACCGCACACGAGAAGCCCCCGTTCTGGTTCGGGTCGCAGTATTCCCCGCCCAGGTAGGTTGCCAGCCCGGACTTTTCCAGGACGTCGTACACCTCGTCGCAGAGGTCGGGGGTGACGAAGGTATCGTCCGGGGATTCCAGGGAAGCCACGGGGTCTTCCTCGGTCACGACGAGGGAAGGTTCGCCGGGGAACTCCACTTCAATGCAGAAGCGGCCGCTGCTCCCCTCGGAGACATCGTAGCGTCCGATGGTGACCTTTGCGAGGGTGGAAATTTCGTTGTTCTGTGCCATAGTATTTGCCTCCATTTTTATGTGTATCTGTGTATCGTCCCAATGCGGGTATCCCGGTTCTCCCGGTTCTCCCATCCAGGACCCGTTAGATAACGGGCATAACAGCCTTCCCCGGGAATTCCGCCAGGCTGCCAGTGACAACTCCACAAAACCGGATAGATAAAAAAATATCCGCAGTCAAGTGCGGATATTGTAAAATTTTGTTTTAGAAAGGTCTCTTGTAGCATTCAATCGGCATATCCTACCTCCCGAGGCTGAACGTTGAACTCAGCGGAATCACCCCGTACTTGCGGGAGGTTTCCGCCCACGCGAGGCAGGCTTCCTTTACCTTTCCCTTCAGTGCCGGGAGGGACTTCCGGGAGCGTCTCAGGAGACGCTGGGCTTCCATAATCTGCTCAATGGTCATCCGTGGTATCCTCCGATACGTCCCATATTACTTCACCCCCTTGGAAACGGAGTCGGCCACGGCCTTTACCGTTTCCTTGGCCTTGGCGACAGCGGAGTCCTTCGCTTCGGTTGCCTTGGCGACAGCGGAGTCCTTCAGCTCGGCGGCTTTCGCCTTCGCGGCGTCAGCGGTCGCCTTCGCGGCGTCAGCGGTGACATCGGCAACGCCCCTGGCTGCCTCGGATACCGCGGTGACGGCCAGCTTTCCCGCACTGCGTGCCGTTTCCTTGGCCGCATCCTTGGTCTGTTCACCACAGCCGACGAGAATCCCGGCTACGGCAAGGGCGATAAAAAACTTCTTCATACTTTCCTCCATAGGTTAATGTTGTTGTCCTGTCATATTCCTGGGTGACCCCCGGTTCTCCCGGGCATCCCATCCCGGCTCCGATAGACACCGGAGTCCGGCCGGAACAGCCCCGGGAGCTCCCGGGAAAGGAAAAAATTCCCGGGGAGTTCCCCGGGAGGTTCTTGAATTATGCCCTCTTCACCTTTAGGGTGTAAGAGTAGAAATCCACGAACCAAGGGGGGTTATTTACAGCACCGTCATCAAAACCCCCATCGTTTACGACACGTTCCAGCTCATCGGCATCAAGGTCATCGGGAGTAGCACCCTTTCCGTCCTTTAGCATACCGTTCTCAAGGTCAGTGCTTGCCACGAAAAAGCCACCGTTAGCCACGTCATAGTGGAGCTTCATCCCGTTCTTGGCAAGTGTTGCGTTGTATTCGTTCCACAGACGCTGGGCGAGAAGTCGCTGTTCCTCGGTAATGCGGGTGTAGGGATACACCGGCTCGCCGCCGTTCCATTCCTCGCAGACGCATTCGCCAATGTCCGGGCACAGCTCATTGGCACGGGCGATGGCCGCGTTCCACAGCACGCTGTCCCGGGTGACGAAGCTGTCATCGGACACATACTTCTCGCTGATGGTGACCCCGACCCAGATTGTTGCGTCAGTCCCCGGGGTAGTAGGAATGACGTGAACGTTGTAATGGTATTTCATAGCCATATTAGCCTCCATAAGCTACCTACAATATGGGACACTCCCGGTTCTCCCGGGCATCCCATCCCCGTCCCGTTAGAAAAAGAAAACTCCCGGGAGTTCCCCGGGAGGGCCTCCCGGGCTAGAGGCTCGCCTTCACAGCCTCGGCCTTCACCACCGGGAGGGAGGCATCCAGTTCCGTCACGTCACCCAGGGAATGAATGGTGGAGCAGGTATCCCATTCGCTCACGGTGGCCTGGATACCTATGCCTACGGTATCGTCCGTATGGACTACCACGAGGCGGTAGATGGTATCTGTGTCCCCATCCACGCGGAAGTCGCAATCCCATTCGCCGAAGTCGCATTCGTTCGGGCCCTGCTCGGTGACAACGGCCTTCGGGCCGAGACTCCCGAGGTCTTTCAGGATGACCTCGCACCCGGCCTGGACGAACCTGATTTCCGGGTCATCCATTGAAAAATCGTCAACGGGCATTGTTGTAGCCACGACATTGAACATACCGCACATTTCCACCATTTCCATAATAGCCTCCATAAGCTACCTACAATATAGGACACTCCCGGTTCTCCCGGGCATCCCATCCCCGTCCCGTTAGACACCGGGAGTTCCGGCCGGAAGGCTTCGCCTGACGCCATCTGGGACTGCTCCCGGGAGTTCCCAGGGAGTTCCCAGGCGTATCCCAGGGAGGATACGGGAAAGCCCCGGTCGGGGTGACCGGGGCTCCCTGTGGCACGGGTAAACGCTACTGCGTCAGAACCGCCTGCCGAGCACCGTGTGGAGCACGCTCCCCACGAACCCGGCCAGGCAGACCGCCCAGCATACCACGAGTTCAACACCCGTGTGAATGGCGGGAACAACGCCACCGGCCAGGCCGACGGCAACCACTGCGGTCTCGGCAACGAGACCTGCGACAAAGGCCACCAGGATGGTGACAATCAGTGTCCTAATCATAGCTTACCCCCTAGGTAACTATCTCCGCCTATCCAGGGCCAGACGGGCCGCCCGTTTACACTCAACCTATGGCATACCCCCGGTTCTCCCGGGCATCCCATCCCCGGCCCGATAGACGAATAAAAAAATTTCCAGCGGGCCGCTGGGACTCGGGCCCGGTTTCCGCAGCCGCCTCCCGGCAGATACGGCAGGGCCTCCCGGTGGTTCCCGGGAGGCCCTCCGCAATCCATCGCCATACAGCTAGTCGGTTTCCCGGTAGAAGTAGGCCAGCTCGTCACCCGTCAAGTGCTCGCAGGCGTATCCGTCAGCCTGCTTCCAGAGGCTGTCGTACAAAGCTGCCAGGGACTCGTGGCCAGCCTCGTAGTGCTCCCAAATCTTGTGGTTCAGGGTAATCACCAGGTCGGTCAGGTACCTGTAGTCGCCCTTCCATTCGGCAAACGCCCGGTTGAAGGTATCCTTAACGGCGGATACCCCGAAGCGGTCTGCTATCGTGAAGTCCATACGGAACGTGGTGGAAAATCCAGCTTCCGGCATATCGTAACCTCCTATTGTTGCCATTGAAAAATGGGAAACTCCCGGGAACACCCGGGAAACCCATCCTGTTACCGTTAGACTACCACCAATCCACGCTCCTGAAGTCGGATTCGTCGTTGACCTCGTTCCGGTCGTCGTTCAGGTACACCTCGATGGAGTCGCCCTCCCGCGTAACCGTCCTCTCCACGCGGGAAACGATTCCACGGACGTGCTTGTCACCCTTCCCCCCGACCTGGAAGTCCTCCCCGACCGAGGGGACGGAATTCAGCTTTACGAGATACGGAGTCCCGAACCAATCCCTTACTGCAACCTTTATCATAGATACCTCCATAAGTTCACCCATAATATGGTCTATACCCCCGAACCGCCGCTTATCCCATCCCCGACCCGATAGATGGCATACCACACGGGCGGCGATACGCGGTAAAGAATTCTTCCCGGGAGTTCCCAAGTATCGGGATTGGATTTGACGGGAGACTCCGGGAAGGTATTTATAAATATAGATAAAAATTGTGTAATTGTCAATACCATTTCTGTAAAAGTTTGTTTACAACTCTCCTCCCGGGCATCCCATCCGGCACCCGATAGATACCGGGAGCTCCCGGCGGAAGACTCAGGAAGCCGCCATCTGGAGCTTCAGGCCGCCAGGAAACAAGAAGGCCTCCCGGGGAATTCCCGGGAGGTGCTCGGCAGGGTCAATTACTCCACTTCATAACGTCATATATGGCTTCGCCCGTGTTGTTGTCCACGCACAGTTCCGCATAGGAACAACCCCCGGCCTTTACCGTGTTCACCATATAGCATACGGCGTCCGCCAGGGTTTCGCACCTCTCGGCGTCCAGCTCGGTGTCCCCGCTGTCGTAGGTCACGACAATGTATGGGTCTCTCGGGCCGTGCCACGGGTCTATTTCCCCGGTGGTCTTGATATGCCCGACTAGCCCTTCAGCTTCGGCAACCTCGGCAGCTCGGATTGGCAAGCCGATGACCTCGCCGCTCTCCGCAGCCTTCGCCTGCACGTATTCATCGGCCGCACGGCTGCCGTCAAGCTTTGCCTTCAGTGCATTGAATACATCCTGGTCTATCCTTATCAGCATAATGGCCTCCTTTTTCCAAAGAAAAAATGGCTACGGCCCCGCCCTCCCGGGAATCCCATCCCGAACCCGATAGACACCGGGAGTTCCCGCCGGGAAGGGCTCCGTCGCCCCGCCACCCGGGCAAAAAGGAACGCCCCCGGCATTCACCGGGAGCTTCCGCCAGGCCAGGAGGCCTCTTACAGCCAGCCGAATCGCACATACGGGCTGTCGGCGGGCGTTTCCGCAAGCCAGCCCCGGAACACGTCCAGGACTTCCTCCCGGGTGTAGTTGTCTGTTCCCGTGGCCTTCTCGCAAGCCTCGGCAAATTCGGTGTCGGTCATAGAGGAAATCCTGTCCACCATTCCCTGAATTTCCCCCCTGGGGACTTCCCAGATGGCATTTGTGGAGTGATAGCCCCCGCCACAATATGCCGAATCGCAGAAATGGTTCAGCAGGTCAGCCAAGACCTCCGAATCGTAGTTGAATCCCTGGGTGTCCCCGTAGGAAACCTCATACTTCTTTATTACAGTCGCACGCAATCCCATAGCATACCTCCTTTTATGGCAATTTCGCCATATACACCGATAGGCAACTCCCGCACCTCCCGGGCATCCCATCCCGCACCCGTTAGATGACGGGAAGTCCCGCGGGGACGCCGCTGCCCGGGCCTCCGGAGAAAAAAGAATCCCTCCCGTGTTCCCACGGGAGGTTCTCATCGGGCTGACCCCGCAGGGTATGGGGTCTATGGCTACTTCACCCACGCACGCACGGCACGCAGGAACTCCCGGACATCCTCGCTCTCGGTCTCGGCAATGTAACTCCCGAACACATCCCCGGACTCATCGGAACTCTCGTAGAGCTTTGCGAAATACAGAACCTTGCTCTCCTGCCCCAGGCTGTAGCTCCGTTCAATGTAGATGGGGGTAGTGCCCACCAACACTCTTGCGAACACATCTACACAGTTGGAACTGACGGCAAGGCCGATGGCTTCTGCGTCCGCTTCATACAGTGAGTCGTTGGACGGCTTTACAATCCGTCCATCGGGGAACATCACACGGACAAAGTCCAGGAAATCGTCCCGAATAGTCTTCATAATACCTAACATAATAACCTCCTTTATCCACTCCCTATATGGCTATCTCTCGGATAACCCGCCATCCCATCCCTGACCCGATAGACACCGGGAAGTCCCCGCGGAGGTGCCGCTGCTCCGCCTTCAGAAAAAAAGAATTCCTCCCGTGGTTCCACGGGAGGGCTGGCATATAAAACCTCCCGGGTTCCTGCGGGGAACAAAAAGACGCCCCCGGCATTCACCGGGAGCGTCCAACCAACCAGAAGTAATGTCCAGGTGGTTACAGCCCGGAACTCCCGGCCACCCCATCCTGCACCCGTTAGACGCCGGGAGCTCCCGCGGGCATCCACAGTCCTGACGACGGATTCCCCGGGAGGATACAGGAAAAGGGCCTCCCCGGAGGGAGGCCCTTATGCCTAGGGGGCAATCCTTACCACCAAGGGTGGAATGCCGTCTTTACTACGCTCCCCACGAATGCCGCGAGGACAACCCCCCAGCAGACGCAGAGTTCAACGGCGGTGTGGAAATCGGGGGCGGTTCCGCCCGCAAGACCGCACACCGCCAGTGCGGTTTCCGCAACCAGACCGATGGTGAACGCCACCAGGATGGTCACTACAAGTGTCTTTACCATAGGTAAACCCCTTGCTCTTGTCCATCATCAGGGGCCGATGGACACCGCCCGTGCCTATACCTACTATGGAACTACCGCACCCCTACCGGGCATCCCATCCGCACCCCGATAGATACGCCAAGCCAGGCACGCCGTACCGGGTCTGGCCACGGGCCCGCCGGTAGTCCAGGGAACCTCCCGGGAACCTCCCGGTTTTCCCATCCCGTACCCGGTAGACGGCTGGCACAACCCGCGGCGCCTCCCGTCGAACATGCCGGACTCCCGGGGAGATACGGGAGAAACCACAGGGAGGAAATGGCATTCGACAGAAAAAACTTCCACCTGCACTTCCCGGCAAAAAATAATATTTCCCCCGGAGTACAAGAAAGGGACTCCCGGGTGTTTCCCGGGAGCCCCCTAGGAGGCAATCAAGTTTCCCTATCCGTGATATCCGCCGGTTCGGCCGAATTCGCCTGTAATGAAGTGCTTCTTCATGGTAAAATCTCCTTTCGCTTGATGCGTTTCCCGCTAGACCGCCCCGCGGAACTGCCCCTGGTGCTTGCTCGTGGTGACGCTCCAGCGCCCCAGGTCGATTACCTGGCCGTCGACGACGAAACTCACGATTGTGCTGTAGGACTGTAGGCAGATGAACCCGTTCGCCCTGTCCCGGACGACGTACGCCGTCCCGTTGGTGTTGAGCGGCTTCACCTTCTCGAATTCCGGCTCCTTCGGGTCCTGGAGCCTGTCAAGGTATTTCTCGTAGTGGTAGGGTGCTGACCAAGCCATAAAATCTTTTCCTCCCTTCGCTGCCCACGGTGGCTTCCCCCCGGTACTCCCGGGGAACCCATCCTGGGCCCGATAGATAATGGTTGAACTGACCACAGTTTATATCATCCCGGGAAGGGCCGGGGCGACCCTCCCGGGAGAGGCCGGACTAGAACCCGATGTCCCCGGTAACGGCCTTCACCACTTCCCAGACGTATTCCCCGCGGTCTTCGGCCGGGATGGCGGCAACCTGCAACCTCCTGCTGCCGCTGCTGGCGTAGAGACGCCCGTCGGCGGATACTTCAACGTAGGCCTTCCGGCTTCCCTGGAAGAACTCGTAGGTGGTTCCCTCGGGGGACTTCGTGGTGATGACGGCGAAGTCATTCCCGCTCACGCAGTGCACCGCCTCTTCCCCGGCGAACTCCTCGCAGACGGGAAGCTCTGCCGCCATTACGGAACCTGTCAAGAGTGCGATTCCTGCCAATATGCTGATGTTTCTCATAAATTGCCTCCTTTGAGATTACATTGTCCAGGTGGAAATAACACGCAGTCCCCCGCCAGCCCATCCCGTACCCGATAGATGGCGAACCGGTGCACAGTCCCTCCGCGGCCGGGATTCCCCCGGTTTCCACATTCCAGGACCGGAAGGATACGGGAAAACCCCGGGGTTTCCCCCGGGGAGCGTGCAGGAAAGGAAATTCGCCTACCCCTCCCCGTGGAGCCAGGCGTTGAACCGCTCGGCTACCGGGACAGTGATGTACAGCTCATCCCGTGTCCCCCCGTACTGTTCCCAGCTCTCGCAGCAGGGGACAATGGTGATTCTCGTCCCGTTGGTGAGGGTTACCTTGACTGACCGCTTCGCCGGGCGGTTGACTCCCCTCAACTCTATCTTGCTGACCTTTACCTCTCTCATATAGTTACCTCCACTCCCGGCTATGGCACTCCCCCGGTACTCCCGGGGAACCCATCCCCGACCCGGTAGATACCGGGAGGATGCCTCGGGCCGGACAGTGCCTGGCTTCAGGGGGCACGACGGAGTCCACCCGGGAGGTTCCCCCGGGGAACCCATCCCACGCCCGGTAGCGGACGGGAGACGCCGCGGACTCCACTGGAGCCCGCCGGCTGCCCGGACGGCCTACGGCAGTCGCCCCCGGGAACCCATCCCGGACCCGTTAGAGGACGGGAGGGCACGCGGCGAAGCTTCGAACAGGACCGTGTCTGGCCCGGGGCCCGCCGGTATTGCCGGGAGACTCCGGGAGACCCAGGGAGACCCAGGGAGACTACGGGAGGTTCCCGGGGAACCCATCCCCGGCCCGGTAGAGGACGGGAGGAACCACTGGGAGGTACCGGGCAGCCTCGTGTCTGGCCCGGGAGGTTCAGAGCGACTGCCACAGTGCCGGTAGCCCACCCCCGGACTAGGGTGACCTTCTGGGCAAGTGACCATAAGGGCATATATGCCCCGTTAATTTGTAATGGCTCTACGCCCGTTCCTCCCGGGTGCTCCCGGTGGATTCGGTGCAGGTATTATGGTTCCTCCCGGGTGCTCCCGGGCACTCCCGGTATTCCCCAGTGCGGTTCCCGGGATACTCCCGTGGTAAGTCATGGGAGTCTACGGGAGGGCTGGCTGCCCTGTTGCGAAAATTAAAGAAAAAAAGTGGGTACGTAGTTTTACATTTTTTGTAAAAGGCATATGTACCGGTTTAATAGAAAATTTTCTGGGGGTATACCCCGGGTTTCTCCCGGAAAGCACATTGGGGTACTTCGCGATTTTTGTTTTGGGGGTATGGGGGGTATGGGGGTATATCCCGGGAGGTTTCCCTTATTATAGGTCCTTCTCCTCGTCTGTCCACCATTCGTTCCCGCCTATATTGGGTTTGGTGGCCATGAACCGTTCGTCCGGGTCTACCGAGGGGTATTCCCGGAAACCCAGCCTTCGGTAGAGGTTGTAGGCTCCGGTGTTTTCCTTGGCTGTATGCAGGGATATTCCCTGTGGGGAGTCCTGGACTGCCCTGGAGACAAGTGCCGAGCCTATGCCCTGGCCGCGCTGTTCTTCCGGGACGTATACTAGGTAGATGTAGGATGAGCCGTCCTTGTTCCTGGTGGTCACGAGGCCCTGGGTGCCGTCTATGGTATAGGCGTGTATGCGGGAGTTCCATGTATGGCCTGCCTTTTCCAGTCCGTCTTCGATGAACCTCCCGGGGTCATCCCGGTGGAAGGAGCCGGCTTCTTCCCGGAAAGCCTTTAGGAGTATGGAGTCGAATTCTTCCCTGGACATCTCCCGGAGTTGGATGGGGGAATCCTGGGCTTCCAGGCATGCCTTGTATCCTAGGAGGAGTGATTTGGCGAGAGTCGGTTCCATGACTGGGAGTTTATGGAAAACTCCCGGTAAAGTTTACGTGGGCACGTGGTGCAGGTACTTACGTAAGAAAAGAGTAAGAAAGCCGGGTTCGTGGTGGGAGGCGGTCCAGCTCGGCAGTGAACTCGCGCGGTCGTCGCCGGGAGAGCATGTGTTCCGGGACGGAGTTGTAGTTCATGGCCTTCCTCCCGGCGCAGAAGGTTCCCAGGGCGTCCCGGTCTATGATGCTGACGGTGCACTTGTCCAGGTGGCGTTCGGCCGCATCCCGGAATAACAGGGCGTCCTTCCAGGGAGTCCCTGAGCGGACCACGGCCACGGGGACGACGAGTCCTGGGGTGACATCCGCGGGAACGGCGACGACGAGCTGGTCGACCTGGATAATCCCGGCACGGGATTCCCGGGAGCGCGGGGAGAGGACCCTGCGCAGAATCTTCCTGGCGAAGTGGAGAGCCATTGCCAGGTATGCTGCCGTCCGTACGTTCATGGCGGGAATCTCCCGGGAAGGGCTAGTGCACGATTGCGTAGTATATGACGTAGAACCAGGAGAGCAGGCCGTGGAGGATTGCCCATGGGATGGAGTGGTTCAGGGAGTAGGACAGGACGACAGCGAGTACTATTCCGATGGTGGTGCATCCGCAGCCGGTCTGGGAGGAATGGGAGCTGGGGTTGGACATGGTTGGATATCCTTGTAAGAAAAATGTAAGGAATTGCCTAGTCGCGAACGAGTCTGACCGGGAGGCGCCAGGATTTCCCCGTCGAGGCAATGGTGGCGTCGTCGGATGCGTCCAGGCTGGCGTACCACGCCAGGTATTCGGAATGCGGTGTCGATGACCAGAACGCCGCGACGTCCGGGCTGTAGGGGTCGTCGGGAGGTAGCATCATCCCGGTGGCGTGGATGGAGAGGCCGGACATGCGGATTACGGGGGAAGCTCCCGGGAAGGTTAGGGGTTCTCCCGGGTAGGGGACAACTAAGCGGCCGGAGGCCGTGGCGAAGAGGAAGGCCCAGTCGGACTTCGACGGGAGGCGCCAGCCTTGTGGAGCGTAGGATGCGATGCGGAGGGCGGCCTCGTAGGTGTAGTAGACGTCGCCCGTGGAGAGGTCGGCGGTAATCCCGGGGAGTCCGTCGGAGATGGCGAGGTTCCGGGAGGACCATGTCTGTTGTCCCTCCCTGGCGTAGTGGGCGGAGAGGAATTCTTCGAGTTGGCGGGATACCTCCCGGGGGTCCCTTGGTTCCTTGAGGGATTTTGCGGGAGGTTCGATTTGGCCGGATACGGTTGTGGTCTTCTCTATGACGTAGAGGTCGTTCCCGGCGATTGGCGCGGGATTTCCCGGGCCAATGACCTTTGAGAACTTCCGGATGAAGTCGTGGAGCTGCATCTTTGCGAGGTGGCGGGTCTGTCCGTCGACTTGATGTTCTGAGACGTTGTCGCGGATTAGGCGGACCTGCTCCTCGGTCGTTGGTGCGAGGAGCTTGAGGGAGACGTCGTTGAGTTCGAAGAACACGGTGTCGTTGAGGTTCAGGCGGGTTACCTTTTCGGTGGTCTTGGTTTCGGACATGGGCATGTCTCCTTTTTAGAAATCCACGGAAATTGCGTTTTCGGTGAGTGAATAGGCCTCCCGGGGGTCCCGGGCCTGGACCGTGACTGTTTCCTGTAGCATCTCCCGGGAGCGCCTGGCCTTCGTGAGGAGTCTGCGGGCCTTGAGTTCCTGGAAGGGTATGATTCTGGTTACCTGGAAGGGTATTGGTTCCCGGTCGTCGGAGAAGAGTTCGGATATGGAGTCGAATTCTTCCCTGGTGATTTCCCGGAACTGTAGCTGCCTGAGGGATTCGTAGTCGAGGCGGACCGGGAAGGATTGCCCCAGGTGGTCCTGGGTGGCCATCGCGATGTATCCGGAGCCGTACATGGTATTGACTGCGGAGAAGTGGGTTATGTGGAGGTATTTCCGGGAGGTTGCGATTAGGGGCTCGCCGCCATAGTGGTACTCGTGCGGGTGGGGGTCGTAGATGGAGACCGGGTCGCACTGGGAGAGGAAGCCGTCCATGGTGTAGCCGAGGATGGTCCTGTCGATGAGGACGATGTATTTGTCCGTGTATTTGGCGAGGAGTCTGCCAACGAGCCGGTCACGGTCGGTGTACCAGTACCGGTTCTGGGTACGGAAGGACATGTAGTGCTCGTTGTTGGCCATGGCCAGGTCCGTGAAGGCGTCCCATAGCCTCTTGACTGTCTTGGATGGAATCATCTCGTACTTCATGGCACAAATATAGCAAAAATGGGGATTCCCGGGAAACCTAGATGTCGAGCTCGGTTATCGTGAATTCGGTCAGAATGTGCTGCTGGATGGTGGATATCCGGTCCAGGGAGAAGTTGTCCACCCATTCGCAGGAGCGTACCTCCCGGGAGAATCCGGTATGGATTGCCGGGGCTTCCCGGCACATCTTCTCTGTAAGGTCGATTTTTTCCTGTATGAAGCGGTCGGCATCCTCGCGGGAGGCGAAGAAGGCTTTCTGGACGGAGAAGGCCTTCTGCTGGTATGCGGTGGCGCCGTTGGTGTGGGTTGATTCCAGGGATACGATGTAGATTTTCATTGTCGGTACCTCCCGGTACGGAGGAGGTCGACCTGCTGCCTTAGCCAGTCTACTTCCGGGAGGGATGCGTTGGGAGGGCAGATTATGTCGATGTTGCTGGCGGTGTCCTCCCAGGAATCGATGTAGGGTTCCGGGTAGGCGGAGATGCCGTCGACCCGGAGGAGTTCCTCGAGTCTTTCCTTGGTATCTGGGTCGAGTTTGGAGGTGGAGATGATGCCGAGGGCGGTCTCGACATTGTAGTGGTACTGTTTCCAGTGTATCGGGCAGATTGATAGTTCTGAAGGCATTTGGGTTATTTCCCGGTCCAGACGACTTTCGTGGTTGAGGGAGTTTCCCTGTTCCATAGGTGCTTGATGAAGTAGATTGCGTCGTCCGGCATTCTGAACACGACCGGAGTGCGCAGGTCGTAGTATTCGGCCAGCTTGGCTGCATCATTGTTTTGAGTTTGAATACCCATGTTAATTTCTCCACCATTCGGTTTCTTTCATTGAATCCTCCATCATCCACCAGGGAATGTGGATTGCCATGGTAGACGTCCTGCAGGAATGGCACAGCAGTCCACCGTAGTCGTCCGGTTCCATGTCGGCGGTTTCCTCGTCGAACTCCCGGTGGCACCGGGAGCACCTGACTTTCTTCCTGGGCCCGAGCAGGGAATCGTAGAGTTCACCATGCGTCATGGTTATCCTTTGCTGTTCCAGGTTATAAGTAGGCGGTACCGCCAGTTGCAGTCCATGCCGAAAATCGACTCGTCCTTCACGTCGTAGTGTGCGTCGCGCAGCGCCTGGATTACTGAATATGCGATTTCACTGTCGGCGTCAAGTATGTGCTCGTGGCTGTACTTTCCGAGCGAGGCGTCCTTCCTGATGCCGTCCTCGATATCTTTGATGTAGGTGTTGATTGAGTCGAACGTAATGTTCTTGGCTTCCTTCGCGTCAAGCATTTTGTCTGTCCTCCATTGTCTTGTATAGGGTTTTCTCGATGTATTTCACCTTGTCCCGGACTACTGGATGCAGGTCCCCGTAGGTTCCGTCTATCTTCAGGTAGGCGTAGTTGATTCTGTCCAGCAGGTCGAAGAACGCGTGTACAACTTCCTGCGGTACTTCGTTGTGGGTGTCGTATTCTGACCAGCTCATATTGGATACTCCCGGATGATTATTGAATTTTACACAAAGATAGCAAAATCTTGTTAAGCCCAGTTAAACCTAAGCAGCCACTTCAGTCCGAATGGTACTTCCGGTGGATTTAGTCCGCTTGTATCCACACAGCGAATAACCCGTTCGCCCGGCCTGGCATTGTAGTCCATCGGGACTAGCTGGGTATCCTTATCAAGTATTCGTGGACGGTAGGGCATAATGAAAGCCATCTCGAACTGGCCGTCAATCATAGTTCCTTCCCTTTCGCAAGGTTCTTTACTGCCGCCTTATACGGGCAGTCCTTAATCAAATCATGGGAGACCAGCAGGTTCAAACACTTCGCATACTTGTCCTTCTCGCGGACGGCAGCGTGGCGGGCATCCCGCAGCTCCTTGCGCTTCACCTTAAAATGGTCAAACATAGAAGTCCACTTCTTCCGTTCTTCAAGCACCTGGTTGGACAGGTCGGCGATGATTCTCTCGACCAGGTCGGCGGGGTAAAAGTCAACGTATTCGTGGCGATAGCCGCCGTGCTCGTCCATATAAAATGTGCGCTTTTTGCCTTCCAGTCTTCTCATCGCAATGTGTTTAAAGGGCATAAGTTATCCTATCTTTTGGCTTTGTCCACCCAAGATGTTGCTCGGGCATTTTTCGCTACGAAATGAACGGGATTCAGCCTAGTTCAAATATAGCAAATTCTTGTCTATTTGACAATAGCAACACTTTGGGTGTACATAGCCTATCTTTTCAAGCGTTTCTATACCAAATATAGCAAAAGCCTACTTGATGGAGAAGTTGGTAAGGTTCTGGATGGTCCTCCCGTCTTCGCACTGGAAGTGGTACTCGGTGGCGTAGAGCCTTCTCTTGTGGAGTTCCCCGTGGCAGACATCCTTTCCGTCTAGTACCAGGGTTCCTTCCGTAGGAGACGGGTGTGTCCAGAAGACGAGGAAAATGATAGCAACTGATAAGAAAATGAATGACATTGCTATTTCGTACTTCATGTTGGTTCTCCTTTAGTACCGTGCGTACGGCCCCAGAATCTCATGGAGATGCGGGTATAGCAGCGCGCGCGGGTTTGACATAAGGTCATCCAGGTGTGGGTAGAAGAGGTAATCGACAAGGTGCCCGTTGGTAAAGATGTCTGTCCTGGACGGATGCGGGCAGTACCTGATTTCGCAGCGGTCAAGGACTTTCTCTATGTAGTCGAATGCCGCGAATACTGTGCTCATCGGGCAGTCGTGCCGGTACCGTATGATTTCGACTATCTTGTCGCTGCCTTTCGGCATGGCGATGAATATCCCGTCCTCCCCGGAATCGGTCTTGGAAGCTCCCGGGAACCTCCGGTATTTCCCGGTAGTGGCGGATAGTTTCCTGGCGGTTTTCCGGAGGAAGTGTATGGCGATAGCGATGTAGGCCGCGGTACGGAGTTTCATGTCAGTACTTATGCACGTGGTTGCGGAAGGAGAGCGGGAGTTCCCGGAAGCTCCCGTAGAAGAAGGGGTGTGCCCAGTCGGATGAGAGGAAGGCTTCCGATACGGTGCCGTAATAGTATACCCGGTTGGCTCTATTGAGGTCTTCCATGTTTTCCGGGTACATGAACCAGGCGTTGCACTTGTCGAAGTGTTTCCTTGCCTTGTCGAGGAGGGAGGAGTACTGGTCCATTTCCGCCCCGGCGGATATTTTAGCGACCAGCACGTGGCGGTTCGCATCCCTGGTCCTCAGCATGAGCAGCATGTCGTAGGGCCATGGATTGGATGTGGAGTTACCGTGGAGTTTCCGGGAAGGGGCGGAAATTTTCCGGTACATGGAGCGGATGAAGTGGAGCGCTATGGCTATGTATGCTGCAGTCCTGAGTTTCATTGTCAGTAGAGGTACACTTGGTGGAGGAATGATGCCGGGAGCTTTGCGTATATGTGGCCGGCCAGGTTGAGCCGATGCGAGTGCGACATGTCCCAGTCGGGAATTTCGCTGTAAGTGTATACGGTTTCCCTGGACCTGATTGCCTCCAGGTCATGTTCCGTGGCATATTCGACATGGCACTTGTCCAGGCTTGAATCTATCAGCTCTTTTAGTTGGAGCGTGTATTGGATGCCGGCGCCTTTATGGACCTTGGCAACTAGAACGGTTATCATTGGCGTGGCGTATGTTCTGGCCAGTATGTACCTGTCTGCCCGCCATGCGGCTCCGGGAAACCAGGTTGGTTTCACTGAAATTTTCCGGTATATCGTACGTAGAAAATGTAGCGCGATTGCGATGTATGCCGCTGTCTGTATTCTCATCAGTACATCTCCAGGTGTGTTAGGAATGACAGGGGCATATCTCGGAGGACCTTGGATACGTAGAAGGTATTCTTCCAGTCGGTTGACATGTTGGACTCGTGGACATGGCCGTAATTCCATATCCTGGCGTTCCTTGCCCTATCTTCCAGCTCGTCAGGCAACATCACCTTCACGTAGCACTTGTTAAAATGCCTGTACGCTTCCCTCACAAATGAATAGTATTGATACAGGTCGGCCCCCTTTGCTATCTTCGCCACCCGTATCGTCTTGTATTCACCGACCGTCGTTGTTGCGACTAGTACCTGGTCGCGTTCCAGGGTCCTCCCGGGAGTTTTCCGGGAAGGCGACAGGATTTTCCGGGAGAGTTCCCGGAGGAAGTGCAGGGCGATGGCCATGTATGCCGCTGTACGGAGGGTCATCGTTCGAGTATTTCCTTCACCTGCTCGGCCCATTCCATGGAGTCGCGTGTCCATTCCTTTATGGAGTATGAGCACTGGAGGTCGCCAAGTCCGGTACATGAGTATACTTCGTTCCTTGAGTCGAAGAACTTCTGTGCGGCGTTTATGACTTCTTTCTCGTAGCTGAGTTTCAGGGCGAATGCAAGTATGAACGAGAGCGCGAGCATGATGATTCCCCAGACTAGGGCGCCCTTGTCCCCGTTTCGCTTGAAGAGGAAAACCAGCAGCAGTCCGGCAGCGGCCAGGATTACTATGGCGATGTACTTGATGTATATGTCGGTCAATTGGTTTCCTCCTTTTCTCCAGGAACCTTGGTTTCCTGTGTTTTACTCAGTGTGCTTGTCATGAACTTGCGTTTCCGGTATTCGAGGTAGGCGTATATCACGCTGAAGGTCACCGGCATCGAGAAGGACAGCCAGAGAATGACCATCCCGGCGAGGAGCATTTTGCTGTCCACGTCGATTGCCGTGATGACGTAGTCGGGAATGACTATGTTGAATGCCAGTATGGCGGCGCAGACGGAGAAACACCACAGGAATTTACCTGCGATAAACAGCATGAACGAGAATATGACCCTCATCGAGACGAGGAAGTCGTGTATACATAGCTTCATCACCCGACTCCTTCCGCACGTGAACTCGTTGCGGGTTGCGCGGGGTCAGTTACAGGAATTCCGTCACGGAACGTGTGGCCGTACTGGAGCATGTCGGCCTTGTCGTTGAGCATCTGGGCTATGTTCCGTATATCCACACAGAATACATCATCTGTCATCTTGTCTATGAGATACCTAAGGTCGGCGGAGTGCCTGTAGAATTGGTTGTTGAACTGCTTTACGAGTCCGTCGAGAATATTGTTCCTGCAACGTTCCTGGTGAGTTGCCCATTTGAGAAGTCTTTTCACCCGGAAACTAAAGCGGGTAGTCTTGTCTGGCATCTCGCTGTTATATGGGTACACCGTCAATAGAGAATCGTAGTCCGTGAATACGGATAGGCGTGCGACAAGTCTACCAAATGCTATGCACTTGATACGGCAAAACAACGACGAATCGGGCAGCGAGTCGTTATCCCACATTTCAGAGAAAGTACAATTTTCTTTTCCGAACAAGTCCTCGCACGTGTCTTTGAAGAATTTTGGTGTAATCATGCTATAAACCTCGCTGCCTTAAATATAGCAATTTTTGCTATATTTGGCGAAAGAGGACAGATTATGTACGACTGGAAGGATGCGATGCGGGGCAGCATGCCCGAGGACCTGCTCCCGGTGAAGACACTGGAACCTACCCGGAAACCGTGCGCTACCGGAGAGGTGGATGCCGAGCTTGTAGTTACCGACAGGTTCAGGACGGAAATACACAAGGCCAGGCGGTACCGGGTGGACCTTGGGTGGTGCACCGAGTGGTACTGGGATATTCCCCGGGAGGTACGGTATGCTGCCGGATTTCGCATATGGTACTGGAGCGTGTTCGACCAGAAGGAAATGGAACGGGAACTTATGGATGGTTGCAAATGAATATCGTATGGATAAGTCCAACTGACGAGCTTCCGCGCTACAATACGGAAGTCCGGATTCTGGTAGCGGACCGTTACGGCCGACGAGTCGAGGACGCAATGCTGTGCCGGGAATCCAACGACGAGGACGGTACCGTGGCAAGGTGGTGGAAGGTCCGCGGTGATGCCATCCCGTGGAAGGTTACCGACAGCCGGGTGATGGCCTGGCACTACGAGCTTCCCTTCGATAGAGGCCGGGAGTTCCCGGAAGCCCTGAAGGTGCCCAAGGGAGCAATACAATGAGATATACGGAATGGGTGGAAAATTACGGGAAAGAGCTGGTGTGCGAGCCGGTATTGCTGCCGCACGTGGAAGTCCCAATGTCGCCGGCACAGTATGAGGAACTCAAGATAACCAGGCCGAATGCGTTCTGCCGTACGCTGTACTGCGAGCACAGGGGTACGGCATACCTGCTGGACCCGGAAAACGAGGACGACATGCGTCTGCTCAGGGACCTGGAAAGGAAGGCCAGGAAGGCGCACGGTTTCTAGGAAATGCAATAGTTTCCATAGGGAAAGGACGGGTATTCCCGGGAGAATCCTATGGAAAATTTCGATTACAGTGTTGCTAGGGTGTGGTTCTGCTTTTACGCGGAGGCCATTGTCGGTTTCGCCATGCTTGTCGGCTTGTCGGTACTGTTCATGCTTATCGGGACAGTACTGATTGGTGGATTCGGTGACCTGGGAGGTTTCGCCTGGGTTGCTATGTGCTACGGCATGTGCCTCGGGTTCGACCGGGTACTCGTGCCGGTGCAGGGCGCGGTGCGTTCCGGCGTCCTGCGGCTGTTCGACCTGGGCCAGCCTGCCTAGGTGTCCCTCACCAGGCGCACGGAGAGCATGTTCTCGGACTTGCTGCCGGTGAATTTCTCGAAATCTGTTTTGTCGAAATACCGGTACCATGCGTCGGTCGGGCGGTCCACGTTCTCATTCGAGGACCAGAACCTGGCGGTCATTCCGTATTCGTACAGGGTGAGGTTGCCGCTGGTTGCTTTTGTGAGGTCTTTCGCTATCGAGCCCGAGAGCTTGATGGACATACCGGACCTGTTCGTGCCGTATGATAGCAGATTATTAACGTCATAGCATGCGACCACGTGGTGCCATTCATCCATTCTAGGCAGGTGCCATCCTGGTATCTTGCCGGCTATCCGCTCAGCGGCGTCGTAAGTGTAGTAGACTTCCTGGAGACCGTCGTCGCGGTAGATTCCCTCGCCGTCATCGGTTAGAATGAGGTTCTCGGCCATCCAGGTCATTCCCCCGACGGTCACCTCGCGTGGGTGGAAGTCCGATATGCAGCGCTGGCGCTCTGGCGCGGTAGATTCCTGTTCCGGATATGTAGGCGCGTCCTTCAGCATTTCGCGGTTCTTCTCCGCCAGCAGTTTCTTCTCCACGCTTCCCCGGTCGTCTTCATCGAAGCGAACCTGTGCGCAGAAGGCCTTCCTGGCAACTTCGATGCCGGAGAACATCGCTCTGAAGCAGTCACGGCATATGTCAATCCCTTGGCGATTGCCGGCTACCTCTACGTAAATGGTCCCGAGGTCAGCCGGGTTAGTCATGCACTTGTCGCATACTATCATACCAAATTCTCCTGTCGTTGCACCAAATATAGCAAATTCTTATCCGTGTGGTGTGAAAATTGCTATATTTGGAGCATGAAGAAGATGGAACTTTTCAATATATCACCCGAGGGCGCTGCCCTGGTGAAGGAATACGAAGATACCAGGAAAGCCGAGGTTGGGGTCTATTTCGACCCGGAAGCCAAGCTGAAGCGCATCCTGAAGGCAGCTGACGAACTGCAACAGAGAATCTGCCGTGTAAGAAACGATAACCCGTCCTTCGACGAGGTCGCCGCCATGGCCAGGCAGATTGCCGAGGATTGCCTGAAGGCTGACTCCTCCCCTACCTACAACATGACGAAGGAGGAGGTGTACGCGGCAGTAATCAAGAAGCTACAGCCAATCCTGGACAGGGAGCTTCTCGGGAGGTTCATCTGCATCAAAACCGGTCCATGGGAGTTCAAGTACATCAAGGTTACCAAGGTGCATGCACAAGATGGCATATACGGGGGATTGCAGGTATGGGTTACCGGTCCCGGATTCGGCGAGTTCACCGGTACTAACCTAGATGGCGAGAAGCTGTTCCCTAGCTTCAAGATGTTCACGGTGGACTGCGCCGGGCTGCTGGTTACCGGGAAGGACGAATTCGATTACAAGAAGCGCTGGTTGTACGTCATGTCCACAGAGGCTATACGGGAGAAGCTGGATTCCGTGATTGCGGAATTCCGCGAGAGGGTCGGTCTTGACGGCAAGGGGGATGACGAATGACCAAGAACGGACTTAGGAAAGTACGGGAAGATGCCGGGAAACCCTCTAGGTTGCGCCGGGGGAAACGCAGGAAACCCGTGGAGAAGGCCTATCTGGTATGCTATTACCGGTCCGGGGAGTACTTTGAAACGTTCTCCCACGATACAGCAGTCCTTAAATCGTCATGTACCGGGGAGGCACTCTACCGAGATTTGCGCGACAAGATTCCAGGTTCGTGCATATATACCATAGAGAACATAGTCTGCCTAGGATAAGGAGAACCTAGTATGCCTTGGATAGGTGGTGACTGTGATTGATTGTAGCAGCAGAATACATGCGCTTTTCATGAGCAAGCAGCAAACGGTATATTTGGCCACGCTGATGCTCAACTGCGTGGTATACGGCATGCTCATGCCGACTTTCCTTATGCTGGACATAGGGCTAGGTAGCAGGGTATACTCTATCCAGCTAATAGTCAGCTGCCTTATCGGCCTGGTAAGTGCCTACATAGCCAGCGACGTCAACAAGAAACGCTGGGTATTCTGTCATTTCAAGGCAATAGATATTTCGGAAACACTGTTCTTCACCGTGGTGGAATTGTCGTTTTTCTCGGCTTACATGATAGGCAAGTATGACCCTACCGTGGACTGGGAAGGCGTATGCCGGCTGTTCTTCGTGCATGACCTGCTACTGAGGATAGTGCGGTTTATAACCGAAATGATAATACCGAGCATAGGGGACGTTTTCGAGCAGAGCCTGTACAAGAACCAGATAGACTATCAGAACCATTCCAACGCCGAGCGTCTGATGGGTAATATCGGCGCTGTAGTCGGTGCCTTGTCCGCCTTGGCAGTCGGTGATTTTTTCAAGGAACACGTATGGCTAATCTTTTTTGTCACCGTGTTCGACTGGATTGGACTCTGGGGACGGTGGCAGTTCTACTACAACAAGCAAAATTTCGCAGTCATTGTAAGGAATTTTGCACACGAATCAAATGAATGGCGTCGCACACATAGGAGGAAACCGAAGTGACCGAACAGGCAGAACTTGAAATCAAGGAAAAACTCGCACGGGAAGAATTTAGGCTCCGCTCCATAGCCGAAGCCGTAGAACAGAGCAAGGCAATAGCCGAGGAAATCAAGGCCGTCCTGCATAAGCACGGCGCTTCCCTTGCCGAATGGAACCACAACCTCTATATCGTGCCCCCGGGATTCGAAGTCTATTCAGTGTGGAACTTTCCAAGTGGGGTCAGGTTGGACCTTACCGATACAGGACTACTTACCGAAACAGGGCTGGCGTGCCACCCATACGATTGCGACTACCGAATCATCAAGCCGTTCCCCAAGGAACTTATTAAACACATGGAGGAGCGATAATGAAAACGAAAGAATGTAAGCCCGATTTCAACTGGAGTGCCCTTGTACACGTTAAGGTTCCGAAATTTGGTACCATACAGTGGGCATACATGCGAAAGCCCGTTTCGTCATACTGTTGGATGCTGCGTATGAAGACAACTCTGCTGAAAGGTGGCGGAAATCGGACAGGGGAACCGACGATTTCATCGAGTGCTGGCGTACTGTTGCCGAGGTCAGAGAATACGTACACCGTTTCGACATGCTTGCAGTCCCCTCGCATTTTCTCCTAAATGAAATTTTTCGTGGCCGTTGTCCAGCGAACATTGATGAGAAGATTGTAGATGAGCTTAGGATATACACTCGCGAGCCCGACGAACTGCTATATAGCATAGCCAGAGGGATAAACAGCGGTTGCAGGAAGCTATGGAGGCCAGATATGTGCAATAGTAGTGCAGCAGCGATTGATGCCGAAATTATGGATGAGTTGAGACGCGGTAAAAAAATGGACTCAAACGGAAAGTACGACGGCATGGTACAGGCTATCGTCAAAACGGCCAAGGAGCTTGGTCTTTAACGGTGCTTCCAAAGATAACATATAACACTTATGCGTTTCAGACTTGATGACGAGTACAATGTCTCACCGAGCGGTATGCCATTCTGCAGGAGAACTATATGGACTATGGAAAACTGAAATTCGAGCATATATCCGGTAATGCTTCCGGTAGCGTAGCCGACAATCTGCATGACGCGCTGTGCCGGCTGAACGGCGGTACTTATTTCAGGAACGACGATACGCGGGAATACGACTATATTCCGCCGGACCGGACATACAGGGCTCTGGGGGCATGGCCTGCAATTGATGGCGTAATCTTGATATACATCGATGAACGGTACTGCGACAATGAAATCCCGGACCCGTACAAGCTGGCCTATGCCATGTACAACGGTACCGACCCGGACACGGGGGTTATCTACAAGAAGATGCCGTATTATGGATTAATAATGTACGGATTGTGTCCTACGTGGCGAGAATCCATAGAAAACGGCGTAGAGGAATGTCCTACACCAAGTACCGGGGAAGTCGACTGGCTGTCCAACTCGGAATGGCGCTTTTAACGTCTATTTTAATAAACTCCATTCGATGGAGACGAAACCCCTCATAGTGAGCCTTACTACCTGGAAGGGCCGCAACCGCTCGGATACGGTCCCGAAGAACATCTCCCGGCTTCTCCGGCAGAAGACCCGCGTAGACTACCGGGTAGTCCTGGTCTTGTCTACGGACGAGTTTCCCGGGAAGGAACGGGAGGTTCCCGGGAAAATCCTGGACATTGCCAAGTCCGACCCCAGGTTCTCCATAGTATGGCAGAAGGCCAACACGAGGGCACTGAAGAAGCTGACCGGGGCACAGATGGCTTTCCCGGGGCATCCCGTGTTGACCACGGATGACGACATAGCGGTCAAGGACAGCTTCGTCGAGGATTTCTGGAGGGTTCACCGGGAGCATCCCCGGGAAATCATAGGTGCCGAGGTATGGTTCCACCCGTGCGGATTCGACATTACCGGGTGGGCCCGGCTGTTCCCGGCGGACTGCCTTGCGAAACTACCGGATTCCCTGTTCATGAAGTACTTCAGGGGACTGGAGGACGACGTGTGGAACGGGCTGAGGGCATGCCTTGTGGGAACCAGGCACAGGAAGCTGGGAAGCTGGCCATTTGTCGAGCAGGTAAGGATTGGTGATACAGCTTTGAGTGGCAAGTATCTGGAGACCGACCCGGTGGAGATGCTGCGGAGGTTTGCCCGCGAGTGGAAGGCTTGATTTAGTTTTAGGGAAGAGAGGCGGATATGTGCAACGGAAACGAATACGAGGGAAGGCCGTACAAGGTGGTGACGGCGAAGCGGTATCTGTACGAGGAGGGCATGGAACCCGGTTACGAGATAGTGCCAAAGGATTTCAACCCGTATGTCGGATGTGCTGCCGGGGAATCCGGGAGGATTGCCGTGGAGAACGCCGTAGGCAGCGTCACGCCGGCTCGAACAGCGTGATGCACAGGGAGCCGTCGACCGGCTTCACGTCGTAACCCATACTGCGGTACACCTGCATGATGATGTACAGGAGGTCGATTTCCTCCAGCTTGCATCGGTGTTCCCGGCAGAACCAGTCCACGGAACGGTTCCACCAGTTTCGGTTTATGGATACCCTGTGGTCGTCGGTCACGATAAGCTTCCAGAAGAGTATGTCTCCATCCAGGTCGGCGTAGCTGTATTTCCCGGGGCGTTCCCGGACGAAGTCGTTTATGAGCCAGTCCTTTACCTCGGCCATGCGTTCCTGGTAGAACTGTATGCGTTCCTCCTCGGTCGCCTTCTGCTTCTGCAGGTAGAAGAACGGGCTAATCATGGGGAATCTCTTCGACAAGACGGTTGCAGGCGATACGGCGTTGGTTTCCGGGGGCGATGAAGTAGACAGCATAGCGCTTCCCGGTATTCTCGTCCTTCTTCATCCGCATCTCGATTGGCATCCCCTTCTTCTTGAGGGCGAAAACCTGTGCGCCGAGGCGCAGGCACCCGAACATCTCCAGTGCCTCCAGCGTCGTGATGGCACGTCCGGACTCGAGATATTCCCTGATATGCTCCTGCTGTGTCTTGGTGGAGCTGTGGTCGATTTTCCAGTCTGGGTGGATTCCGCGGACTTCCTTCCTGTCGTTCACGAGGGAGAATTCCATGCAATTCCCGTCGACTATGGCGGTCTTCTTCACGCGCAGGGCCTTTCCGTTCATGGTGAACCTGAGCTCCGTGATGTGGTTGTTTAGTATCTCGTCCATGTAGTCTATCATAACCGGTCCTTTGTTTGATTACTTATTGTAGCTGGCCTCGCGCCGTTTTTTGCGGCAAGCAAGGACCTTCGGTTCTTCGTAATGTAGAAATTTGCCGTCCTGTCCGGGCCATTGCAAAACTGCCGCAATACTTCGCTGAACTTGTCCTCATCATATCCGCTCCACAGCAGATGGGTATCAGTACCAAACATTTCCCCTGAATACATGAGCATTAACATCTGCCCGGGGTCTGACTGGACGCCGTCCGGGGGAACTGACGGGTACATCTCTGCGTAGCCAAGCCTTCCGAACTTTACGTACACCGTGCCGTCCCCGGGAATATCCAGTTCGCATTCCGGGAAGAATGCCCTGCACATGATGCAGAATAGCTGTACAAGGAATGGTGTATCAAGTGGCTGGTATGGCATATATAGGCTCCTTTTCCTTTTCGTCGTACAACAAATATAGCAAATTCCGGTGGAAAAATTGCTATATTTGTAGTACTATGAGCAAGACCCGTAAAAAGACAGTCGCTGTGCCGAAGTTCTACCGGGACCTCGGCCAGGAAGCGGTGGAATCGTACCTCCGCAGGAAATCCAGGAAAGAACCTACCGGCCATTTCAGCCGCACGCTAGGGAAATACACTTATGTGTTCTGGAATGTCGGGTATGACGAAGCCGGAAACGACTTTCCGATGCAGCCCAAAATTGATGTTCAAATCAAGAAATTACAACATGCTGTGGAAGAATACGAGGTTACTGACTTTCCAATATCGCGCAGCCTGTCAATAGTGTCACTTAACAAACCGTGGAAACCTGGAAGGGACTGATATGTTCTACGTAGCGAAACTCACCCCGGAGAATTCGGGCGGATACTCCGTCACTTTCCCGGACATCCCCGGGTGCATCACCCAGGGGGACACCAAGGAAGAAGCACTCAAGATGGCCAAGGAGGCACTCGAGCTTACCCTGGAGGCGTACCTGGACGGGCATCCCCTTCCTGGCCCGGACACCGACGAGGACAAGGAACACGGTCTGTACCCCGTGTTCGTCAACGCCAATCTGGCGAAGGAACTACTGGACAAGTACAAAATCGAATCAACCAAGACGCTCGAGAAACTGGACGAGCTGGGATTTTTTGACTAACGGGCAGGAGGAACAATGTTCGGGTTTTTCAAGAAACTATCCCGCGACCCGGTAGACGAGCTCATCGACAAATTTTGCGAGGGGCGCCTGGACAACCGCTTCCGCTGCCTCGATTATTTTCGCACTATATCCTATGACCTGAATGACTCGTGTATTACGCGGGAATGGAGAGAGGTAATCTCTACCGTAGGGACGATTCTAGTCGACGGAGTTGGACTACTTGCCGACCATTTCTTAATTTGGAAGGATGGTACCCCTATATTTAACGGAGGCGACAGGTACGGTACAGAATGGCGTTGTGTAATATCGGACGAGGCGTTGCTTACCGGACCATTGTTCGATATCAATGATGGCGCCTACAATCTCCCATTTAGCACTTTGGGTGGTGACGCCCCGTCAAAGAGTCTTGCGGAGCAGTTACGGTGTTACGGGTTCCGGTTCAACCTATATGATTCACGTGACATTAATAATGTTGCAGAAGTGGCGGCGAAGATGGTAAACAAGATTAAGAGGGCCAATCGCCTACTTACCAATTCGGCACTGATAGTGCGGGAATACTGCTACGTCGACTTCAACACTGACCGCGTGCTGTTCCAGAAGGTAACGCCGGAACGTGTCGATGCCATATGCGACGCGATTGGCGATGCGATTATGACAAGCAACGGTGGGGCCAAGCCGGAATTCATTGACGAGTACCGTCAATACATCATCCGGGAGCTTGCTTCGAAGAGTAAGTTCAATCCGGCATGTGCGCATATGAAGATTGAATATGATTGGCCGGAAGTCAATGTACCGGTATACCAGGATTTTGCCGATGAGCATATGGAATCCATCATGGCCAAACGCGCTGAGGAAGAAAGACGCAAGGGGCGTGCCGCGATGAACAGGAAGTACAAGAAAGTCATAGACGAAATCAACCATTGCCTTACTGAATTCAACTAATCAAGGAGGAACCTTCACATGGGCCAAGACAAGTATCTCATCTCGTACGACTGGCGTAATCCTAGAGGCATGTACGTGTTCTGCGAGCACTGGTCGACGAATTCGCTGGTAAAATTTATCTGTAAGTTCATCTATCTCTCGTTCAAGTACGAGGTGATAGACGTGCAGTACAGGAACTTCAAGGAGTAACCATGGCCAGACATACATTGGAAGACGCCTGGAGGCGCAGGGATGAGATGTGGCTCTCCAATACGTTGCATAAAATATTGGAGGAGGAGGCATAGGCATGCCGCGTTATATCGGGGAAGGACCACAAGAAATGTACTGGGAGCGCGACGGCAAGTGGTACCACTTACTTGGAAACGGCAAGGCGTTCGATACCCATGAAGCTGCCGAACGCGACTATCAGAGCAAGAGGCGTCGCGGATTTGTCGATACCGTTCCTGGTGCGATACTCTCGTTCCTTGGATTCGTTCTTCTAGCATTACTCTGCAAATAAAGGAAACATATGTACATAGAAACCGCACTTAAAAGACTCAACGCGTTCCACTATGATACCCGCTGCGACGAACGCTTTTCTTTCCCCACGACCTACGTGGACGAGCCGTACGCCGCGTACAGCTGGGGGGAAATACTGCAGCTCGCAACGTGCTATCCCCATGCCGCGGACACGGATGGTAAAGGGAATGACATTATCCATGTCCAGGAACTCGGAATTACTATATGCCCGGCAAAGCGCTCCATAGTCGAAAGCAAGGACGGCTACATGCTTGTCACCCAGTTCCACGGGAATACCCGCCTTCCGCTGTTTATCCTGTCCACCGAGGATGACGGGATTGTCTACACCAGGATGCCTGGGGATATTTCCGTAAGGCGTACGGACGACGTAGTGGTTAAAGGCGTCGTAGTGGAGGAATGGCATTTCAAGGGGGCTACCGGGAGACAGCCTAAGTCGCTCAAGCAGGCATACTTCATTGAAGATATGCCGAGTGGCAATCATAACCGAACCAAGGTAGGCAAGGTTACCATCACATACACAACCGAGCGCAACAAGGTCATTGAAGAAGGCATCGTCACCTACAGTAAGGGATGCTGTTCGGAATATGACTACTACAGGGAAAGCTATTCCGTGTTTGCCAATGACTCGCTTATCGTGAGACATCAGCCCGGAAACCAGGTGGTGTGCCTACTTGACGGTAAGGGCGTAGTAAGAAAGACGTACGACGGTGAATTCCTGACAATCGTCAAGTGGTTCGATGCGTCAGGCAAGCCAATCTACAAGGGTAAATTCGACTTCATCACTCATTTATTCGAGCTGAAGACCAGCGAGGTAGACAATGCCCTGCGCAGAAGCGGCGCAAGCGAGTTCGATGATAGGTATCCGTCGATTGCATCAAAGTTCTCGCTGAAGTGCTGTCCGGCGTTCCCGATTCCTTCATTGCTGAACGCAACGGGAAACTGTTCGGTTGGCATCGGAATCAACGAGCATGTGGCCGAAGGAGAGAAAAATGAAGAAAAATAACTCACAGAGAATCAAAGAAATCCTCAAAAAGGCCAACCGCAAGTTTGCCGGAAAATGGATGTCGTCGGAAGACAATTCCTACATCTTCCCGGTCGACAGCATCGTGTTCACCGGGGATACCGGCATGGAACTGCCCGGGGACCTGGAAAGCCTTCCGCTTGCCATACGGGTTACACGGTTCGTGAACGACATCGACGTGCCTCTTTCCTTTGGGAGCATCGTGGAGACCGGACAGGGCACGGTGTTCGAAGATAACCCGTATGCCATCGAGGCCGATGGCAACAAAAGCTGCCGGTACGGAATCAAGTTCATTACAAAGACACAGGCCAGCCGCTTCATTTCCAGAATCAGGAAGCGCCTGATGCAAGAAGTCACTGCGCTTGATAAGCTTAACGCTTAGTGAGAAAATATGCGGAAAATAGGTATCACCGAAACTTACGACCCGTGCTTCGTTCCCGACTGGGAAATGAATCTGCTCGACGCAAACATCGTCATCTCGAAGGAACTCAACGACGAGATGATTGAGAAACTCCTGGTCACGCAGGACAGGGTCATCTTTCACCACACTGTCACCGGCCAGGGTGGCACCGTCCTCGAACCGAACGTCAAGACGCCGGAACACGAGTTCGAGCAATACCGGAAGCTTCTGGAACGCGGCTTCCCGTACACCCACTACGTACTGCGGCTCGACCCCATCATCCTGTGGTCCAAGGAGACCCAGGACAACGTCATCAAGGTGCTCGAATTGTGGAATTCCGTGGCGACGGCATCAAGGAACGCCATCAGGTGCCGGGTTTCCGTTGTTGACCTGTATCCACACGTGAAGGCACGCCTGGAAGCCGCCGGGGTTTCCGTGTTCTACGACACGTTCACCGCTCCAGACGCGGTGTTCAGGAGGGTGGAGAAAATCCTCTCCCCCTATTCGGCCACGCCGGACAAGTCCGGGTTCTTCTTCGAGTGCTGCGCGGAAACCAAGCTCCAGCCGTCACTGGTGACCCAGCAGGGCTGCGCCAGCTACCGGGACCTGGAACTCCTGGGCCTCCCGGAATCCGTGTGCATAACCTACGGACGCCCGGAAAGGAAGCAGCGTGGCGACTGCATGTGCCTGGCCAAGCAGCAGATTCTCGGGGTGAAGCCCGGGAGGTGCCCGCACGGATGCCTGTACTGCTTCTGGAAGGACAGCGAGGCCCAGCCGGATGTCATCGTCCTGGACTGCCTGGACGGGAAGATGAATTTCGCCAGGAAGGCATACGAGGAGTCCGGACTGGTACGGGGTTTCATCGACACGCAGAAAGAATGGATTGCCGGTCACACCGTCCGGGAAGTATCCGAGGAACTTGAAGAACTTTACACTAAATAAGGAATTACCAAATGACAGACCCACGCATTACGCAACTGGCGTACAACATCATCAACGACGCGGTCGCCCTCAAGGAAGGCGAGAACATCCTAATCGAGCTGACCGATACGCCTCCCGAAATGGCAATCGAACTTGTGAAAGCCGTCGAGAGGGCGGGGGGCAACGCCTTCGTCCGCACATCGAGCAGCCGGGTGGAACGCCAGGCCCTAATCTCGTCATCCGAGGCAACCCTGGCCGCCAAGACGGAACTGGACATGGCCGAAATGAAGCTGATGCAGGCCTACGTCGCAATCCGCGGGGCGGACAACTCACTCGAGGGGTGCGACATCGCTGACGAGAAGCAGGCTTTGAACCGCACGATTCGCCGGCCGCTGGTCAACTACCGTGTCAACAACACCAAATGGTGTATCCTGGGATGGCCAACGCCATCCATGGCGCAGGGCGCAAAGATGAGCACCGAGGCCTTCGAGGACTTCTACTTCAAGGCATGCCTGGCCGACTACCCCAGGATGGCCGAAGCAGCGAAAAATCTCGTGGACCTCATGAACCGGACGGACAAGGTGCGCCTCGTGGCAAACGGGACCGACATCACGTTCAGCATCAAGGGCATCCCGGCAATCCCGTGCTGCGGCAACTTCAACATCCCGGACGGCGAGGTGTTCACCGCACCGGTGAAGGACAGCGTAAACGGGGTAATCCACTACAACACACCAACCATCTACGGGGGCAAGTACTTCAGCGGAATCCGCCTGGAATTCAAGGACGGCAGGATTGTCGACGCCACCTGCGAGTCCGGCGACCCCCGGAGCCTCAACGCGCTGCTCGACACCGACGAGGGCGCGCGCTACGTGGGCGAGTTCGCAATCGGGCTGAACCCGCACGTGCTGAACCCGATGTGCGACATCCTGTTCGACGAGAAGATTGCCGGGAGCATCCATTTCACCCCCGGGAAGTGCTACGACGACGCGCCCAACGGCAACAAAAGCGCCGTGCACTGGGACATGGTCCTCATCATGCGCCCTGAATACGGCGGGGGTGAAATCTGGTTCGACGACCGGCTCGTCCGCAAGGACGGCCTGTTCGTGGCCGACGAGCTCAAGTGCCTGAACCCCGAAAATCTCGGCGGGTAGGCCGCAGTGTACACGAGGCAATAGTATGACGAACAAGATTCTCCGCGGGGAACTCGAGAACGACTCCATCGAGCACTTCCGTGACCCGTCTACCCCAAAGCACAACAAGGGACGCAAGAGGCTCCGGCGCTCAATCAAGAGGAAGGAGGCTCACGAAGCGATGCGGTACGAGGAGTCCGCCGAATGAGCCAACGCCGTTGTTTACTTATGGAGCCTGGTATGAAAAGTGTAAAGATTGCCCTGTACCTGTCTATATTCCTGTGGTTCCTCCGGAAACTCCTGATGAAGCTCCGGGGCAACTACAAGTCGTTCCGGGGAAGCATCCGGAAACACCCGGGGCAGGCCGGGTATGACTTAGCGTTCGACACATGCTTCCAAATGGAGCTGGGGATGGTGATGTCCGTGGACCATGTCAATACGGGACCCCTCCTGTACCGCGTGAAAGGCGGACCTTATGATATATGCAGGCGCGATGCCGACCGAATCATGGCCGACAAAAGATTTCCTCGGTATACACGCAATATCAACGGGCTGCGGCTGAAGTTAATCTTCCTTTCCGCGGGGCATTTCGACGAAGAAATCCGGAAGTCGATGACGGTACCTGACTGCCTGAAGGGAACCTGGATGTTCGACGAGGCGAAATCTCTGTGCGATGAGGGAATTGCCTTCATGGACAGGTTGTTCAAGTGATGTTTTTGCTATATTTGGATTATTGAGAAGAGGTAAAGATGGCAGATATAGACAAGGCAGATTTCTACGAGGCCGCGGAGAAGTTCTTCCCGGAGCATGCCATAAAGTTCGACAAGTCGAAACTAAGTGACCGCCGGTTTACGGAATGCTATGTCAAGGATGGGGAATTCGAGAAATGCGTGATGCGCTACTGTCCTCCGCATGACGGCTATGGCTGGCCGGCGCACATCGAAGTGTTTACGAGCGAAGGCCCGATGGAGATAGACCTTCGGGAAGACCTGTATACCATACTTGCAAACGGAATTGAAATGGGTAAGATATGAAAGACACGCTTATCGTGAACCTTTACGGCGGCCCCGGGTGCGGCAAGAGCACGGGCGCGGCCTACATATTCTCGAAACTGAAGATGGCCGGCGTGGATGCCGAGTACGTCACCGAGTTCGCCAAGGACAAGGTCTGGGAGGAGAGCGCGGAGGCGTTCAAGTGCCAGTTCTACATCACCGGCAAGCAGGCGTTCAGGATTTCCCGGTGCTTCGGCAAGGTCGACGTCATCGTCACCGATTCGCCGATAATGCTCGGGAAAATCTACGCCGACCGTATCGGGCGCCCGGCACTCGGCAACGCCTGCGTCGAGGAGGCGAAACGGTACGAGGGGAACAGCATGACCTTCGTGCTGAACAGGGTGAAGCCGTACAACTCCAACGGACGCAACCAGACGGAAACAGAGGCGAACGGAATCGACGAGGTCGTCCGCTGCATGCTGAAGAACTACAAGATTCCGTTCAGCGTCGCAAACGGCGACCTAGAAGGATACGACGCCATTTTCGGCATGGTAATGAGCGAATTGGCCGAGCGCAGGCGCAAGGCCGCCGATACACCAATCAGGGGAGTGACGAAGCACGGCATATACCGGCACTTCAAGGGGAAGTACTATCTCGTTGAAGACTGCGCCACCCACTCCGAAACGGGCGAGCGCATGGTAGTGTACCGCCACCTGTACGGGAACGGCGGACTGTGCGTACGCCCTATGGGCATGTTCCTGTCAGAGGTGGACCATGAGAAATACCCGGATGCCAAGCAGAAGTACCGGTTCGAACTGGTAGACGAGTTCAATGAGGACAAGCCGTGATTAGGACAATGGAACAGAAGATGGCTCTCCTGGCCAAGAATCCCGCGGAAGTGTTCGTCGTCACCCACCGGAAGGATGACGGGACCATCGAATACTCGTCTCCGATGACCGGGCCGGGCGGAGAATGCCTCTGTGCCGTAATGGACGACAGCTGGTTCGACGCCGTATGGTACGAGAGCCAGGACGAGGCCGAATCCACGATTGCCGACAGCGTACGGAACATCTATTCCGTGGAGCGCATCCGGATTTCCCGGGAGAACCTGGGGAGTGGCCGGAATTCCCGGGAGAACCTGGAACGTGACGTGGTTGTCACCAGGAAGCCGGAAAGGATAAGCTTCAAGTGTTCCAAACTGTATAAACTACCGGAAAATACCGGGAGAACCCCATGGACCAGCTCCAGAAGAAGTACCACGAATTCATCGAGTCCGAATGCACCAGGCTCGGCTGCAGGGACGTAATCAATCCGCTCCAGGAAGGCTTCGCCGCCATGTGCGAGGCGGCAGGCGACCGAGTGGGAGAACTGACCATAGAACCGGGATGGCCGGAGCGGTTCATGGAGACAGACTACGCCGCAAGGTTCCCGAAGTGCCCTTACGCCCGCGAATTCTTCGACATGCTCAAGTCCTCACTGATGGAGCTCGGCACGCTCACCTACGGTGAGCCGGTAAGGGTCGGGGACCGCATGGTAGACTGCATACGCATGGGCGGGTTGGAAGCCAACAGGGAAACAGCGGAATGGCCTGAGGTGAGAATCACTGTCCCCGTAACCGGACGAGGAAAGGAATGCCCGCTGGCCGATATAAGCATAGGAAGTCTCCGTCCGCTAGGAAACAATTTCGAGATAAGGAACGTAATCAGGTGGATGCCGGGGCCACAGAGGGGAAACGAGACAATCCCGGCGTCCAGGAACATCACGGTCGGCAGGGACAACATGGAGGAGGCCGTGCGGGAAATCGTCGACCGCGTCCAATGGTACAACGACAACAAGCTTGACCTGGACGCGGTCTCGTCAATGGTAAGCATGCACCGAAGGTGGCTTTCCCACCGGGCGAGGAACGTCGCCGACCTTCCCCTGGGGAAGAAGTTCGTCGACCGGTTCACCGAGCTCTCCGAGAGCCAGCCGGTGTACAGCTGGAAGAGCGTGTTCGGCGACCAGTACAACGAGCACGGAGTGCGCATAACCCCGGGCAGGGAACTCAACAAGGTCGGCATCAACAAGATGGACATCGTATGCCAGCACGGAGAGGGCGCAAACCACTGGCCTTACACCCTGAGGTGCACGGCAAACGGGGCGCTGGTACTCGTGGGGGCGTCCGAGAAAGTGGACTACGGCAGCGTGCTCATCACCGAGGATAACTGGAAGGAGGTATGTGACGACGTGTTCCGCGAGGCATGCGAAATCGAGAAGGAGGGTCTCGCCAGGGAAGCCCGGGAGAATGCACAGGAACAGGCCAGGGAAGCCGGGCGGGCGAGGTGCGACCGGGAAAGAATCCGGGCGAAGTTCGGGGACTTCCTGTACAGGAAGTTCTTCGACGTGGTCGACGAAGGCGAGCTCGCCGGGAAGTCCACCGACGAGATTATCACCGACATGAAGTGCGCCATAGCAGAGGACCGTTCCGAATATGACCTCATGGCCAAGCAGGATATGATTCGCTCAGGGAGGGAATAACACGATGAATTCACTACAGAAACAGTATAACGCATTCATCGAGTCCGAGTGTACAAGACTCGGTTGCAAGGACGTAATCAAGCCACTTCAAGAAGGCTTCGCCGCCATGTGCGAGGCCGAGTTCGACGAGGAAGCGTACAGGAACGGGGTACAGAAATACTGTCGAACATGTGACCGTGAGCTAGAACCCGGTGAGGAGTTCAAGGAAGGCCTGTGCCCGGACTGCTATCACCTCGCCGACAGGTGCAAGCTATGCGGCGGACTATATCCTAACTTGACTAGCGGGCTATGTCCTGACTGCGCGAGCGATGATGAATTATGGTACGAGCACCAGTATGAGCAGGACAGGGAAAACCTTGACAAGTGTGCAGGTTGCGGCTGCGATTTGGAACCGGGCGAAGCTGATGAAAACGGGTACTGCCCCGATTGCAGCAGGTACAGCGACGTGTGCCCGTCATGCGGCAGGAAGTGTCCGGGCCTGTACCCGCACCTGTCCGACGGGTTCTGCCAGGAATGCGAGAGGAAGACCTTCGGTGACGGCGACCCCTACGCTGAAGAAGGCATAGGCTAAGACGGGAGCCGAGATGAACCGGATTCAGGAACAGTACGGCATATTCATCGAGTCCACCTGCAGGGAACTGGGATGGCCTGGCCTCGCCAGGCCTCTCCGGGAGGGATTCGACCTGTTGTATGCCCATGAAACTGCTGGTTCGGCAATGATGGAAGGAATGACCCCGGGAAACCTCGACCTGGTAAGGTATTTCCGTAACCTCAAACCGTCCAGAAGGCCGAAAAGGTTCTCGGAAATGGATGGCGACGTATTCACCGGGTCCAACCCGCATTTCGACCGCTGGGTAGTCCACAATACGGAAAATGCGCTGGAAATATACGAGAACGGCTTCCTGTACGGGTCCGAACCGGGAAATCTGGCGTATACCGACCATTACGGCAGCGGAAGGTTCGCCTTCGCCACGCCGCTGGAGAACGCGACTCCACCCAATTTCGACGAGAACCGGCTGCTACCGTACTGCGACACATTCGACGTTGGCGGCTCGATAGTGTTCAAGACATCCGGCGTCACGGCGTTCCACAAGGGCGACCGGGAGGACGAGGTGATATTCGACAAGGATTCCCCGGAAGGGTGCTTCTGGATTAGGAACGTCAACCACAGGGCGTGGGAGAACGATACCGTCGATGACGAAAACGACCATGAACTGGTCGACCGGTACGAGGTCATCGGCAAGAATCCTGATAGGCCTCTCTGCAAGGGGACTTACGAAAGGTGCATCCGGTGGTGCAGGGACAACGGTGACGCGTATGCCCACATGATGAAACGGTGGAAGTGACATAGGGTAATAAAAGGAGACATTGGTGATGATTGAACACATTGAACAAGGGACACTCCATCGCGGGAAGGAGGATACATAAATGCACTTTGTGCAATCACATCCCGCATTTAACGATACCATAGATTCTTTGAAGTATGAATTCTGTGATGACCGGTCAAATACGGTCATTATCTGCGGAGCGCATGACCTTTCCCATTGGAAATCATTGGAAGACTATAAGAAAACGTATGATAAGGTGATAGTGTTCAATCAGGAACCATTGCTCGCCAAACAGCGTAACTTCATGCACATAGGGTACTTTGCATGGCTTTCACAAGCAGACGAGGTATGGGATTACGATGAGGAAAATCTCAGAGTATTGAAACTGATTAGGCCGGATGTGAAGCTTCATGTGTTGAAACCGTATAAAGTATGGCCGAAGGAATACAGTAAGGATATTGATATCCTATTCTATGGAACTATGAACGAACATCGGAAGAAGATACTAGATGAACTGAGTAAACGGCATCAAGTAAAGATTCTGACTAAGTGTTGGGACGGAAACGAACTTGACCAGTGGATACTGCGGAGCAAGATACTGTTAAATCTTCACTACTTCAATGAGACTTCGTTGCAAGAACAAGCACGAATGATTAGGTGGATTGGTGCCCCTTGCCGCATTATAAGCGAACCATCCGTGCATAATTACTTAGGTGTGGAAGAGATATCTGAACACGATTTAATGAACATGTAATTGGGAGATATTCACATGAAAGATTATATTGTATCAATAACATCGTGGAAAGGTCGCATTAAGGATGTTGGACTAACAATTTTTAGTTTCTTGAGACAATCGATACGACCTAAAAAAATAATTTTGAATCTGTCTACTGCAGAATTTGCATCGATAGATGCTCTTCCTACTGATATTAAATTATTATCACAACATTTATTTCCATATTTTGAGATAAATTGGGTTACCGGCGTCAACACCAAGGCGTTCAAAAAAGTTATACCAACTATTCAACGATATAGGAATGATAATTATGCAATACTTGCTGGTGATGATGATATGCTATATTTACCTAGGTATGCTGAATTTATGTTATCACTGCTTAATTCGCATCCACAAAAGTATTTTACACCAGGAACGTGGGGTAAACATGTGCATGGTTATGCAATGATTTATAACCCAAAATGGTTTACTGATGATTTACTATACAGTCTTTTACCATCGGATATGGATAAAATATGTTCAAGCGATTTGTGGCTTAGTGATGTATTGGCGCATGAAAAAATTGTGCCAATGGTTGTGCCGGAATTAACTAATTTTTTCCTTGATATGCATAAGCATGATACTGCATTGAGCAAACAATATACAGCCATTCCTTATGAAAAGCGCCGTGAAGCGTGCATTAAAGCTATTAGGAGATATTATGGTAAATAAGATAGTTAGATATGCTATTCATTCACCAAATTGTAATCTTATTAACAAAATGCCAGGCGTTATAGATTTAACAAATGAAATTCCTGACGTTTATAGCAATTATAAATTTAATGAACATCACTGGACAACATATTATGTCTGGCATACATTTATTCCAAGGTTGGCCGCTGATTTATTGTTACAATTTAATCCAAGTGATTTTTATAGGATAAATCATGTAACGGATAAAATTGACCTTAGTTATTATATTCCGGTTTCGGATGAAATGGTTGCAGTACATGATTTGTTTTATGATATCGCAACGAACATGAAGATATCTGAAACTGCTTATAATAAAAACTATAAATCATATTTAGGTTGTTTTACGGATTATCATAAATTATTTATTTGCGCTCATAGATGTGCTCATATATCAAATAAATATAGTATGACACAACGCAATCTTCTATTAAATACCGACTCTATGTCAATTCCATTAATGCCATTTTTAATGCATAATTTTGCTAATATTTTAATCTTAGATAATAGAACCGACCGCTCATACGCTTCTCATATTGATGCGTTTTGTACGCATGAAAATTTAACTTACATGGAATTGTTTATTGCCGACTCATATAACATGCATAAATATGCAATTAATATTAAATGATTTTAATGAAACCTCTGGTCTCGAACCCACTCACTCACCTTTGCCGACCCAGTAAGTGGACTAGTTTCATTATGAAAAAAACATGGAAATTTATCCGATAATGACAGTGGCTGTAGTTGAATTGCTTGAAATATGTTGGTAAAGAAACCATCATCTTGATAATTTGGTGCGGTGTATTGTTCAAATTCATGCAGAATATAATTAAATATCGATGGTGGATATAACGTTGCCGGTCCACACGTGCAAAATGGAATTTTTGATTTACGATAATTTATTGGGGATTGTCTATGTTTCAAGTATATCTCATATAATTCTTGTGCATAATTGCATACATATATACAATCATCATCGGCACTAATAATAGGAACTGATTGGTAAACGTACATGGTGAAACACACTTTCTTGAATGATTTACAATTCGTTTTCACCCATAAAATTTCAATGACTTTAGAGTTTACTAAACGACTTATATCATCTGGCATTTCCGACATCATATTAGGAAATTCATCTTTTGATAATACCAGCACGATATGAAATCCGGGACACTGTGATATTAGGCTGAATAAGGTTAATCCAACGGTTGTAATACGCGCTTTCCATGATGTAAGTGATATAATTGCTCGTTCACCATTATATTGTTTTCCATTGGTTCCAATTATTTCACTATTAATGTTTTGCATATTTATAAGTTTATAAGACATGCAGAAATCGCGGATTCAATGTCACCGACTTCGGGTCATAGTTCATTGACCTCCAAGTACACCTGCACAACGACTGGGTGCCTGCCGGGAGAGGCCGGAATACCATACTTGCCTTGATTTCCGAACGGCTGCAACTGGGGACATTTCGGTATCCCCGGTATCCCCATTTGCCACATTTCCGGCATGACCCGGACCAACGCCGGTGGAATCCACACTTCCGACCTGTGCGACCGCCACCGATAGTCCCAAATTTGCTATATTTGCATACAGAAACCATAGCTAAAGGTATGAACATGCCAGACAATCGGGATAAATTCGATTCTATAGCACTACCGTGCGTCCTCTCGCCGGAAGAGCAGGCAGCATTCGAATGTGCGATGGAGAACTGCTACATGGATACTTGCGACGAGGATTCCCTAAAGGTACTTGCCAGGAACACTGGCACGGAACTTGATGACGTAAGTACGATATTCGAGAAGCTGGCGAAGCTGACCGCCGTACCGATTGCATCCGGGAAATCACGGGAACCCGTCGTGTTCATGCTGGACTCGCTAAGCGCCCTGGAGAACAAGAAATGTTGATTAAAGATGCGGACGGAAAAGAACGCATCGCCATGCATGGCGATTTCCAGGATACCACCATCACCCTGACGCCGAATGAGTGGCAGGAGATGTGCTCGCTGCTCGAATACCGTAAGCAGACCAAGCCGTGCGTGTTCCACAAGGAGAACCGTACCGTCTACGAGAAGCTGCGCAATAACCCGCCGTCGCTGAAGCCGGGGTTGACAGAGATAACCGACCCATCAGATGAGAATGCATGATGTTTGAACTCGTGTTTTTGGACGCGCCGTTAAACCCGAAAGCGTCGAGCTTACCTTGCAGCATTTCTTTTAGTTCTGTTCGCATAGATTATTTTATTCTCCGAGTTGTGGTCTGTTAATCGCGTTCTGGGTTTTCATCATCATATTTATGCAATATCCGTCCATTTTAGGGTCAAAGGGGCGTGGCTTTTCCTTTGGGTACTTGTCGTACAGGGTTTCGGCACTGATACCTAGCCAGTCGTGGATTGCCCAGTCGTTTTCAATTAGGGGCTGGGGAAATAGAGGGTCTTTCTCGTGGATATAGTAGAATCCAGTAACCTTGGTCATGTCTGGAAGTTTACGGAGGAGCAATGCCGGGTGACCGTTGATTGTAATTGATGGCCAACTTTCCTTGTATTCAACTCGGCGACCTGTTTTAATAGTGGTCGTCTGTATCGCCTTTTTGTAATGAAACTCGTTGCATGTATTTCCACCGTTGCCCCAGAAGTAAATCGTGTCAAGGTCTCCGTTTTTCTTGTACTTACAACAGAAGTGCATGTCTTCTGAGCCATCGTGGCAGAACCATATTGCATAGGGACGCTTGCTGTCATCTGAATACTTGACTACGAGTCTCCTCGGCCTTGGCTTCTTGTATTCATCGGCATAGTATACACCGGTAAGTCTCCCAAGTTCATCACGCTCTTCATAACGATAATACGGATGCCATGTGTGAGACTTATACACTTCCTCCCCATGGAAATTGGAAGAAATCTCGCTCTGTTTGAGGAACGGGTTTGCTTGGATAAACTTCTTACGCATCATTGTCCTCGTTTTCGCACTTTTCCCATTCCCAGATGTCGTCATCTTTGCCCAGTTTGTCCTTGTACTCGTACTCGGGCTCCCTGTCGGACTCCATGGACGCCGGTATCCCAGGTATCACGGCGATGAACGGGCTCTCGTAGCCCGGAACAGTCATTCTGCGGTATTTGGCCATCGTGGCTTCTCCTGTATTCTTCAATCAGCTTCCCGAGCTCCCTCCGGAGCCATCCCTCGTTGAAATCGTCGTTGTATATCTGCTGCCGTCCGCTAAACGTTGGCTTGCCGTTGTACCTGGTCACCCCGGCGGGCAGGTATAGGTTGTCTATGCACGGATAATGGACATAGTTCTCCACGGGCGGGTACACCCCTCGCACCAGGTAGCCGGCTTCCTTGTTTCCGGGGAGATACAGGTCCATCTGCGCATTCTTCCATTGCTTGTAGGTCCCGACATCGCTCTTCTCCACAGCCAGTCCGAATTCGGAAGCAATCTGTTCAAGGTCTATACGTGTCATGTGGAGGCATCCTCGCAGATTTGCTGTAAGAGTTGTTCAACGGAACCTTCGACCTTGCGGTCCAAGGCCAGCAGGGATTCCAGGTACAGTACGACATCCATCGCTGCCTTGATTTCGACCATGTGGCCCTCGTCGGTCCCCATCTTGACTACGTGTCTGGCGTCGAAGTCGAGGGTCCCCATGGTATCGGTCATGACGGAAACACTGCATGATGCCTCCGGTAACTGGTGGATGGCACAATCGAAGAAGGTAGGCACGGGAAGGTTCTGCTTGAATGATACGAGCGTGCCCACGATGACACACCCGTCACCCAGATGGACAATAAGGGAGATGTTGGTCATTTTCTTATTCCATTTTGCCGGTATCTACAGGCACATCTTCTGGTATCTGGTGGTCTTCCATCAGCGGACCGAGAGAATCCAGCATAAAAATGGAAGCCCTGGATTCATCGCCATCCTTGGAGAGTCCGTGAGCCATATTCCCCAATTCTTTAAGATATGCGTCCACTGTTTTTCTATCACAGGTCCGTATATCCATATTCATAAATAGTCTATGAAATTCTTCAAGTTCTTCGGGAGCGGGCTCGCACGAAACGGCCAGCCGAGTAATCCGACTGGGCTCTAGCATCTCCGCGATAGAATATCCTTGATGTTGCGCGTCACTCATAACCATACCGTTTTATGTTTGACCTCGTGTTTTTGGAAGCACAGTTAAACCCTAAATAACGCCACCACTTCCGTTACCGCCGTCTTCGGGGGCTTCGGCGCTCATCGACCAGTATCACAGTGAAGCCGCTGCCGCGTCCTGGGTCGGCAATGTCCTCCATCATCTGTGCCCGCAACGTGTTGAGCGCTTTCTCGGCCGTATTGCCATCGGCATCTATTTCTACGATACGGGTATATTTTGCCCGGTATTTCATGTACCCTGCTCCTTTATTAGCGGTTGAACCAATGGACATATTGTTTTAATTCCTCGTGTTGGAAGCGCCGTTAAACCGGTATCCTTCGGCGGACAGGTACATCATGTGCTTCGCGATGATGCGGAAACTGTTCCCGCCTTCCCACTGCAGGGCCTTCACGACCTTGTAGATGGTGTAATGCTGCCCGTGGAACGGATGCTCGTCGTCATCGCTCCACCCGCCCACGATGACCCACTGGCCCATTATGCGGGATAGCATCTTGCTCACGTACTTCTTCTCCACCCCGTCAAGGACGAGCTGGCGCTTCTTTTTCAGGTCCTCGATTTGCTCGTCGAGTTCCTTGACCTGCTGTTACGGGGTGGGCTTCGCCTTGAACATGACCAGGTCCTCCACCTTGTCAAGTACCTTCTTCATCATTTGGAGGTCTCCTTCGATTTCTTCCATTGTTCGAGAACCTTCTCGTATTCCGCTTCGGTTATGTAATGACGGTCGGCCTGGATGACAGGCGCGGCGTTACCTTTACCGGATGCGGCATAGGTGATTACCATGCCGCAGTTTGGGCTGAATTCCATTTTAACGATGGCATCGCTGTCATAGGCGGCAGTTCCGATGGTCTTCTTAAACGTGATTATCATAAGTATCCTTGCTCCTTGCAATACTTCACCTGTTCGTTTTAATTCCTCGTTTTGGGAGCCCCGTTAAACCGTACTTCCGGTAACTCGTTGAGCTACAGGTACTTGGCTGCGGCACGACACAAGAAAAAATGTGCTAGTGCTGCCAGTTGTTCCGGGGTTTGCTCATTTTTTCCAGTGTCGATACCTCAAATATAGCAAAAATATCCACCGGTGGCTTACCGGGGGAAACCGGGAAGTTCCGGCAACGGTAGATTACTGATATTGTGTGCATGGTGCGTCATCATCTTCATCATACATCCAGTCGCCGTATGTCATGCCGGTTTAATGCCAATTCTTTCATAATTCAGTGCATAATTACATTTTGGAGACTCCCATCTAATCCAGCCTGGACCAAAATATACATAAGCATTAAATAAATTTACTTTTTCTTTGCATTTTTCACTTTGTAGTGTTCCGAACATGCTTCCTTGGCTTCTTTGAGGAATTGCTTTCCGTCCATAAAATACAAGACCTATAAATTTCGAGTTAATATCTGTCCTATATGGTCACGTCCTGGCGTTTCATTTCTACTGTTCGAACCCTTTTCCACGTTTTGAACATGTCTTTCGCCCGTTCCGATACGAGAAGCTGCAATTCCTTGTCGCCCAGCTTGCCCAGCAGGTACTTCGGTACCATTTCGTCCTGCGGAGCAAACGAAGTATAGAGGATAAAGTCTTCGTTCCCGTCAAGGTCAACGCCCCACTGAACTCTGTACATGTATCCGAAGCATCCACTTACATGCGGGTCGCGCATTCCCTTGGGGAAGATGATGTATCCGTACGGAGGGTCCTTTAAGTATTCGCAATTCCGTGTAATGATGAATCCAGTATAGAACCCCATGTAATCGAAGCCGTGGTCTTTGAAGTAGTCGAAGATTTCGACTCCTCGGTCCCCGAGTTTTTGTCGGAGGTGTTCTCTGTTTTCTTCGTTTGCGTAGATTCTGGACATATCCATCCTCATTTATGGTCGTTTTCTTTCAGTGTCTTTACCAGCCTGCGATTGCAGTATGGGCAATGGCTCAATCCATGCACAGGGTTTTAATTCCTCGCTTTGGGAGCCCCGTTAAACCACGGAGTTGCTTGTTGTCTCGTTCAATCTCTTTACAAGCGTTTGCTTCACGAATAGCAAGATTATCGCAATCTATTCTATACGATTCACATAAGTTTTCAAGCCTTTGAATCTCCTTGTCCTTTTCCGCAATCACCTTGTCGGCTTCGGACTTGAGGTAGTAATCATTGTCAACACTAGCACATTCTTCATTCAGGCCTATTATTCTGTGTGCTTTCAGTTCGGTCATTTTTTGTTTTAATTCCTCGCTTTGGGAGCCCCGTTAAACCGACAAATCTCTTTTATCCAAAGACATCCGAAATTTTCTCAATCACTTCTTTCATACCGATAGATTCTATTTCTAGGTTTTCATGACCTTCTGAGTAATAAGTCAACCGTCCGTTCGAACAAACTTCTATTTCGATGTAATTTTCGCCAACAGTCTTTTCAAACTGAATCGTCTCTCTAGCAGTCGGGAAAACTTCCCATCCATTGAGGTCTATGTTGCCATCTCTAAGGCTTTGCAAAAACAGCTTCGCGTCATCTAAAACAGAAGATGGAATAGGAGCGGCATCGTAGCCATTCCAATCTCTTTTCAGCAAGCCAAACTGATTGATTTTATCTTGCAACGTCATAAACCTGCTTTTGGAAGCACCGGTAAACCACTGCATCGACAGACTGTTTTCCATGAAATCCACCTTCTAGTAACTCAAGTTTTAATTCCTCGCTTTGGGAGCCCCGTTAAACCGTACTTCCGGTAACTCGTTGAACCACAAGGGCTTGGTTGTGGCACGACACCAGAAAAATGCACTATGGTTGCCGGTTATTCCGGGGTTCGCTCATTTTTTCCGGTGTCGATACCTCAAATATAGCAAAATAGTCAGCGGGAGTCTACCGGTGGAAAACGGGAAGTTCCGGCAACGGCATCCAGGCGACGACCGTCTGGTAGACCTCGTCATTGGCTATCAAGCCGTTGAAACCCCCGTTACCGTCTACCGGTAACACTTTCCGGAACGGCTTGCCGACCGGCAATCCGGTGACCCGGTCAATTACGGCGACCGCGCACAGGTATTCGGCGGACTGCTGCTCCTTTACATTCGGGTGCAGGCCTTCCTTCCAGACGGTCCACTGTCCGAACCTTTCCGGCGGCTCGAGTCCGGGGTCGGACAAGGTAATTACCCCGCCATACTCGTGGTCGAACCTGGCTTTCCCGATACGCATGACTTCAGCATCGGCCCACTTTTTGTCCAGCCGCTCGTCCTGGTCCCACGTGAACTCGGACACGTGGAACGGCATGGTCGTATTCTTCCAGAACATCAGGTTTGCCGGGGTCTGCCTGCCGAAGCGGTGGCTCTGCCCGAGTATCAGGTGCTTATTCTTGGAATAGTGGACTACGGGAAACACCGTGTTCACTATCTCGAGCATCGCCTTGTCCTTAATCCACCCGAACTCGTCTATGAAGATGTAGTCCCAGCCGATTCCCGGGGCATTTCCCGCCGATGCGGCCCTGGCGTAGTATATGCTCCCGTTGGCGAACTGTATCCCCTTCTCGGTCCATTCCTTTATGCCGGTCTGGAGCCACAGCGGCAGTCCAAGGTACATTTTTCGTACCTTCTCGTCGAAGTTCTCATATGCCAGCTCTTTCTTGGGTACCATGTACAGGCATGATGTCCGTGGAGTGAACATCGCCTTCCATAGCATGAAGGCCATTACGAGCGTAGTGTACCCGGATTGCCGGTACCAGTCGGACTTCACCAGCTTCTCCCCCGAAAGCACCGGCAGTTCGGCGACCTGCCGTGGGCGTGGCTGGAACAGGTGTCGCCCCTGTTTGGCATTGCGGATGTAGCAGTAGTTCCTGAAGAAGTATTCGGGGGACTCCTTGCATTTCCTGATTTCCTCTTCCTGGGCCGGTGTTGTCTGGATGTCATCGTCGGCCGACCGCACGTTCTGTATTCCTCTGTACATTTTTCACCTCGTATGTGTTATCTGTTCAATAAATTATATCATTTTTTGCAAAATCGATTCTATTTTGTGAAAACGGGAACGGATTTGTGTGGCATTTATATGGTTATCCAGGGGAAGGAACCGGTAGCCGACCGGTGTTTTTGCTATATTTGTGGCATGGATTTGCAAACGAGAACATTATCTATATTCGGGAAGGAATATCGCGTGTATTCGGGCGCATGCTGCTCGACGGTTTCAAATCGGCGCACGCTGTACGTGGAATTCACGAACATCTGCAATGCGCATTGCCCGTTCTGTTCATCGAGCCGAGGTGCAGGCGTCCTTTCCCCAGATATCCTGAAGGCATGTCTGGACGAGCTGGTAGCTGCCGGGGCGATTGACCGGGTTTCAATTACCGGCGGGGAACCGCTCATCGTCGGTGACCACATTACGCTATCGCGCCTGTTCAGTGAACTGGATGAGAGCGGTGTGGACTATTACGCGCTCACCACGAACGGAAGGTACCTGGCCAAGAATTTCGTTATGCTCGATACGCTTTCTAAGCTGAAATACCTGAATGTCAGCCGGCATCATTACGACGACGAGGCAAACCGGCACATCTTTGGGGACAGAAAAATTCCCGGACTGGACGAAATAACTGGTATATTCGGTTTGTTCGGTGACAAGCCTCTGGAATTTCGGCTGAACTGTACACTGTATCCGGGTGCGGATGCGTACTTTGTAAACAGATATATCCAGGCTGCCGCAGATGCCGGTATTTCAAGCATCCTGTTCAGGTCGGATTATTTTTCCACGCCGGACCCCGTGCTCGCTGGCATGTTCAGAGACCTGCTGGGCGGACGCAAGGAATCGACCAAGTGCAGGTGCGTGTACGGAAACGTTTCCGGCGTTAAAGTCGAATACCGTGAGGTGGGTGGCGCCCTGGAACAACGGCTGGAAACGGAAGGCGGGTACATCCGTAACTTCGTACTCCATGCCGACGGACGCTTGACCGGTGGTTGGTCGGACGAATCCGTCCTGATACGGGATTTTCCGGGTAGAATTGGACCTTAAACATTACATGACTGATTGAAGGACAGAAGTATGACCAAGAAGTGGAAACTATCCAAATGCAAGGCGATTATCATTGACACGTACGGCTACGCCTTCGGCATGAGCAGCATCGTCATCGAGCCAAAGCGCAACAAGAGAATAGGGCATGCACGGTACATGTACATGTCCAAGTTCGACTATGATGAGTTTCTAAAGAACGGCTACGCAGTCGACTGTAAAGGGTCGCCAACAGTTAGCATAAAATCTATCTAAATTTAGCAAAATCTACCAAATTCTACTAGCATTTTCTTTGAAAAATAGTTTGAAAATCGGCATAAAATTTTGTACATTGTTATAAACTTGATGTATAGAGGTTCAATGAATTAGTCGAGTTCTTCATTGGACTGAGCGGAAACCATTTATGATGGCTCGTTTGGAATTGAACTCGACACTTAGTTCCTTACGAGCCATTTTTGTATTGTATGAGCAAGCATTGTTGGACATTAAGCAATAGGTTTGAGTCGCAGTTCTCCGCTGCGTTCTATCCGATTATGATGTCCGACACCAAGCGAGCCGAAATCATCCATCGTGCAGAGGAAATCCGTGCCGTAAGGAACGACATATCCGAAGTGTTCTTCTCGGTTATGCTCGGCTTCCAGGACATGACGAAGTTCGAAGCGTTCAACTTCTTCAATCCTACCTTTAATACTCGGTTATCGAGTCATTATTTGAAGAAGGCAATCGAGGATGTGTGGCGAGCCTATCAGCTCCGGTTCGAAGCCATTCGGAAAAAGATAGAGTTCGTCAAGGTTGAAGAACTTGTTCCATCGTTCTATAAGATAAATTCGCATGGGCATAAGAAAGGCGAATTGAAGTCTATAGAAAGTCATACCAAGAAAACCGAACTTACGAAGGTATTGACTTGGCTTGCTCGATACGGCAAGGATGAAACCGTTTACTGGCTGGAATCAGTAATTCCTACCGTGATAGAATCCAAGCAGAAGTTCTACCGAGTCATCTTGGAGAAGATTAAGAAGTTCGGCTTTGAACGCCTTATGAGGTTGGCTCTATCTAGGAGAACCACCGTATTTGCCGAATACGAGAAGCGTGGAAAGATTACCTTCGAATCACTTACATTCAGTGGTCGTAGCCGTATCAAGCGTCCTATCGTGGATGCTAGAAGGAATGAGACTGGCAAGTTCGATTATTTCATCGAGGTTTCTTGGGATTGGTACAACCAAGGCTACCGTGGCGATAGTCCAAATACCCTGTGTATGCCGTTCAAGTACAACAAGGCATACCATCGCTCGCTGAACCGATACTGCAACGGAACGGATACATCCTATACGATGGTTGTTAGGGGCAAGGACATCCATGTAGGTCTCGCTAGGGACGGCTATCGTTACAAGAATGACGATGAGATAACCGAAGAGAATACCGTCGGCATAGATATCAATTCCAAGCACAACATGTTCGCATTGAGCACAGGGGAGTTCATTCCGAACGACGATGCCTTGATAACTGACCTAGAAACCGAACTGCTCAAGATAGACCGGAAGCAGAAGAACTACAATGCCAGGTTTGACAAGGATGAAGAACATGATGCATTCAAGATTTCCAAGAAGGACAAGGCTCGCATTGATGCAATCACCTTAAAGCTGAACGAATCTAACAGGCGAACCATCGTTCTGCTTTGTAAGTCCTTTGCTGCTAAGGGGATTAAGCACATCGCAATGGAGAACCTTAACGGCTTCAAAGGAAGTAGGCTCCATGCTAATGACTCAAACGGATTTAATCTAGGTAGGTTGCATCTGCGGACTGGACTATCGTCCTTGAAGGACGAGTTCATCCATATTGCACCTCATTACGGGCTGTTAGTTTCGCTTGTGCAAGCCGAATACACATCGAAGATGTGTGGACATTGCGGTTGCATTGACGACCGCAATCGTCAGACCCAAGAAGAATTTTGCTGTATTGAGTGCGGACATTCCGAGAATGCCGACACCCACAGCTCGAAGAACATTAAATTTCGCCTTACCTCGACCGTGTTAAGAGGGAACTTGCTAGTTCAAGCAGGGGATAGCGAATACAGGTACTTCATTCCGAAAGGACTCCTTCCTAGGTGGAAGGTGAAGAAGTGTCTGGAAAAATGCCGTTGCGATGGTTTGTTTAAACAAGCCATAGAAAATCAGCAATTGTCTACTACTTGTAGATTTTGTTAGATTTTTGCCAACGGTACTATGTATTCAAACATGCTAAACACATGCTGGCCACGGTAACTCGAGTACTCGGCGATGATGGATTCAAGAAGTTCGTGGCGACCGTGCTATCGAGTGCGGACTGGCTAGGCGCAATGGTCAGGAAGAACGGACATCTGTTCGAGATAATGCGTCTGTTCAACCTGGCCGTCCAGCTATCCGAACGGGAAATCGACCGGGAACAGCGGAAGCACGGCGGTATCGCCAGTATAACCAACTTCAAGATATCCGACTGCTAGTCCCCAGGCGGCGGAATTTGCTATATTTGAACCAGAGAGGTATTATGAAACAGCGATTCCGGACTAAGGAGGATAGGTAAATGATTACGGCGCCATCATTAAATAAAGATATCCGTCGGCACATTATTCTGAAAGCAGGCCCATTGATAGCAGCCACCAGGCCGCTTGTATGGAATAAGATGCTTAAACGCTACGTCGAAGGAAGGCTCACCGGTTCAGTGGAAAACTATGACGGCAGAATAACCAAGTTCTCAACCGAGGAACGGGCCAAGAAGGTTATCGATGCCGAGCGTGCCCGATGGCACTACTACAAGTCATTCTCCGACCGATTTGCGCCGGATGAATGGCCATAACTACTGGATTTGCTATATTTGGTATAGAAGCCATGCAACCATTTTGGGAGAAAATTATGAGCAAAGACAATGATGACGAAATTGTGGCAATCGGCCTGGACGGGCCGCGTACGGCGAAACAGGAACGAGAGCGTATCGCGAAACTGCGTGAGGACGCGATTTCCTCGGCAAGGAAGCTTGTCGAGGATGAACCCGATAAATACGACGCAGACATGCTGGATACGGTAATAGAACAGCTCAAGGGAATTCCGGACGATAAGCTTGACGGATATCTGATACTTGGGCGCCAGTACGAAAAGTTGTGCCGCCAGGTAGAATTCGACCAGAGTGAAATCCAGCAGGTCCGGGAGACGGTTACCGGCATTTTCCCCGACGCGAGCGAAAAGCAGTGTGAGAAGGATGACCGTTCGCGCGATGACTACATGTTCGGACTCGGAGACGGCCGTGCAGTATGGGTCAACAAGAGCAAGCCGCTGTTTCGTAACAAGGGCATGTACAATATCCTGTGCTGCGGCGATGTTACCACCATGTCCCCACAAAATTTCCACACGCTCGACGATTTGCTTCGTCGGCTGAAATCCCAACTTGAAAATTTGCACTAACCCAGATAACGGAGATACGATGGAAATTCTTACCGACATGTTCTTGAAAGGATAGGTTATGACGTGTACAATGGAAGAAATCAAGGACTCGTTCGACTTCCTTATCGAGGAAGGCTACGAGGACCGCTATGCGTCGTCCGTGGTGGAAAGGGACGGGGTCAAGGAAATCGATGTCACGGATACGTGGCTCGGAACAATCGCGTTCTCACTGGAGGCATACAAATCCGGCGATATGGAGGGGTTCCTCATCGCCTTCCCGGGTGATGACCGCGACAGCGTCCTAGTAGGTTATACAGCGGACAGCAATCCGTGGGGCCCGATGGCGTCCGAGCTGGACGAATATGACCAGGAGAACACGGTATCTGCGGAAAAGCGGTTAGAAATCTGTGAGAGGAAACTGGATGCGGCACTTGAACGCGAGAACAAACTTTATGCCGAGAAGGTTGCCCTCGAAATCAAGCTGAACATCCGTCCTACCTGGTACGCTTTCCCCGGACTGGACGAATGGAAGAAGGTGGCCGGCCCCGGTGACTACGTGTTTATCTTTGAGGCATGCCCGTCGCCACTGAGAATAAACTTCGACGGAACCGGCTTCACCGACGTGCACGGCTACAAGTTCGACATGGAACAGTGGAAAGCGCTGGCGTGGATTCCGTGGCCGGAAGTGAAGAAGTGAATCGGCTAGATAAAGGAGTTGTGTTATGTTCTCAAAACGTAAAATTGGTCATCAACAGCATTGTTGCTATTGTGATTCTCACTCGGTACGACTCATTAGAGGGTTTACATATAGTGGAATAGAGCACTGGGTGTGTGAGGCTCATCTAAATGATTTGAAAGCAAAAATAATCAATGACTCGGTTGTAGCTAGACGAATGATTGATGCACACGGGATTGAATCCATCACTGATGTAGTTGCCGTTAAACCAGACATATTGAAAGAACTTTTGCATATAAAGGAAAAAAGACAATGAGCAATTTAGACTTGGCAGCATTCAAAGCCGAAGTGAAATCCTTAATCTGCAGCCGTTTGTGCAAGGACACGAACGCGATGTGGATGGCTTCCCAGCTGGTAAAGGACTACGACGGGTATATCCAGTATGTTGCGAAATACTTTCCGACTGGCCATAAGGAGGCTAATAAGTGTGCCGTCGGTATTCTTGCGATGCGGGACTCCCAAGTTCATCCGGATAAGTACAAGAAATATGACATGGCCTCCGGGTTCGATGTGCATTTCTTGTCTAGACTTATCTTGGAAGATGAGGATGTCGTGGCCATCAACCAGCTCGAAGATGATGTTATTGCAGAACTTAACAAGTAGGTAGTGCGATGGACAAGAAAACTTACTGGAAAGACGGATATCAGCTCATTGACAATAGTGGCAATGTATATACCGTCAAAGGAAAAAGAGCCGAATTTAGACAGCTTGGTAAAAACTGGGATGGCTCATTCGTAGATGAAGAAGAATATGATGACGATTTGAAGCTGATTCATAGATTTCAGCGTGGTGACAAGTATGACATAGTGGCAGTTAAGATGCCTGGAGAACTATTCTTTGAAGACTGGAATGGTAAACCAGTATCTGGAAAAGCCTGGAATGACAATGACCGTACAGGATATAAGCACGATGTCACTATCATAGGTTACTGTCGTGGCCGCTGGGTATGTGAGAATGTAAACTTGTGTTTAGAGAAGTTCGACCATGTGGCGGTTGAATAAGGCTATGTACACCCAAAGTGTTGCCGTCGACATATAATCAACAATTTGCTATATTTGAACTAGGCTGAGTCCCGTTCATTTCGTAGTGAAATGTCCGAACAACATCTTGGATGGACAAAGCATTGAATAAAGGAGAACTAAAAATGTTTAAAGATAAACTGCTTGCATTACAAGAGAAAGCCAATCCTCGCAGCAATACCTTGCAGCATATAGTTGCAGAGTTTAAGGAGGAAATTGAGAGTTGGGTGAAGAATGGCTTTTGTAAAAATGACAATAAAGTGGTATTTGATATTGTCAATGGGAAAATTGTATGTAAAAATCCCCTATACCATGAGCCAACATGTTCTATTGAAGACCTCTCTGCGGTTGAAAAAGTCTTCAAACAAGAAGGCATAGATATGGAGTGGTCTTATGACAGAACGCACTTGAACGGAACCGTAACCTTTAGTTGGTAAACTATAGTGACTTGCATAATTCTAGTTATTCTGTGGGTATTATATACGGTCGCACTCGGCAAATTCTTTTTTTATGTATGCGACCTACCGCCCGCACCGCTTTTTGATGTCAATTCCACGGGTATCGCTGCAGGACTTGTCCTTGCAGTGGCAGGATGGGTATTTTTCTCTATATTTGCAGGAGCATATCTATTAGGATGCTAGGGGGGTAAATGTGATTAAATGGGGTGGATTCCTGCTAGCATTGTCTGGCACCGTTATGCCTTGGAGTTGCAGCATTCAATATGCCATCGGTGGCGTATTGATTTTTGTCGGGACGATGATTTTCTTGAATGCAAAGTAATCTGGTTAAACGGATGGCAAAATATCGCATGCAATGCCGCAAAAAGAATACTGGTGGTATGGAAATGGAATAGTTTTATAAATGGGTGAAAATTCCAAAGGAGAACCCATGAAAGAAACCATGAAAATCAGTAAGATAATTGACGAGCTCGCCGAGTTAAAGGAATACATCGGCGATAGAGACCTTGAAGCATGCATTGCAAACGGCACAACGGACGGTGTCAATGTCATGTACGTGAACGACGAAGGTGGCTGGACCAGTACGTCCTTGGAAGGTGAGAAGATGAAAACCCGGATGAAGGCAACCATGAGTGCCCGGGAGGCTCTTGACAATATTAAGGTCAAGGTTTTACGTCTCGACTTATGCGAGGCCTCTGATGACCCGGAGCTTGTCGCCATGGCCGATGTCGAGGCTTCGAGCGATTCCTCGTCCCTGACAGTCAATGGCCTCGGCCTCAGGTATAACGACGCTACGGGAATCTACAATATTGTCGAGCCGGAGACTCAATCCGGCGTGTGTATGAATAACCTTACACTTATAGCAGTGACAAATGCGGTTGCGGCCCGTTATGAACAAATAAAGCATTCAGATGAAATGCTTGAAAAGCTCGCTACAGCTACGAGCATCGACCGGAAGGAATATGGCGAGATTCTCCCGGCGATTACTGCACATTTCGACATAGACAACATGGATGTCCACGATTGTCTTAAAAAATGCCGTTTAGAATTAAAGGCAGCCTATGCATACATCAACTATTTGGAAAATGCCCAGTTACGCGTGACTAAAGTCGATGTGGTACCATGCTCCATGGAGGATGACCCGGGCAGGCTGGCTGACGTGGTCGCCGTAATAAACGACGGACTGGTCATTCGCGGAATCAGACTATATGCTGCATCTCCGTCAACGTTACCAATGTTCTGTAAGGATGGTATGTACTTAGCGTATCCTGAACTGGTAGGAAGCAATATTTACCCTGCAGCGTATCCCATCCAGCCCGCCTCTGATGGCAATCTCCAGTGTCAGCTTCTTGAAAAGGTCGTTGAAAAATATAAGGCCATGCCGGATGCTAGAACGTTGCCTCTGTCTTGGAAGGATATTCTGCAAGTCGGCAAGAAATACCAAGTGAAATTCCGTCCTTATGGTCATCCGCATGTCAGCATGCTGAGTAATATTGTCGGCAATTCTGCCATCTGTGAATGTGTCATGGAGAAATACCAGCCGGATGTCAAGAATCCCGATGGTACACCGTATGTCCCAGAGAAGGCGTTGATTGTAAAATATACAATCACATCTGATATGGCGCTTCGAGATGTTCCATACCATGCAATACCGGAATGCGAATGGGACCAGAGCATCGACACGGCTGTTCCGTATAGTATGGAAGCACAACCGGAACGCCCGGTATCATTCATTGACCATACGCTTGTAGAGGCAAAGGAGCCGACCATGGAACATTCTGTATATTCCAGAGTCGAAGCTGACAAGTATATGGATTGGCAAGCAAACAGAATCAAGCAGCTCGAGGAAGCGTTGAGACTGGAAAGAGACCGGTTCGAACCGAACGGATGGTCGAAAGCGTTTACCGAAATGTTCGAAACTAGCATAAAATCGGCTGTCAATGACAGCTTGGCCAAGATTGAAACCGCATGTGTCACCGCGTTAGATAAGTTCTGCCAGCAGATGGACCCAACCGCATACGATGGACAGTGATTGATGGCTGCCACGCACAATGGCTTGGCCTGTATCCTACGGTGCATAGCCGATTGTGCCAAGTGGCCCAATAGGTATTCGACATGCTCCGGCCCCGTGCCGGAGCATTTTTGCTATATTTGTATCATGAATAGGATAATGCACGAACTAGAAGAGGGCCAATAGTATGATTACACCTGAACAGATTAGGGCTGCGGCCGAGGATGCCTGCAACAAGGGATTCCCCTACTTCAAGCACGGGGAGTCATCCTCCCAGCCGCATGATATAACAAAGGACCTCGATGCCGCTCTGAAGATTGGCGAAATGTTGCCTGATTGCTTTGATTATGTATCGTGCGATACGTCCAGCAATCTAACTGGGCATTTCGTGTTCAAGGGATACTTCAGGCCAAGCGAAACGCTGGAAGTTGAAGTGACCCTGGATGTGGACCGGTACGATGCCGAGTTCTCTTCCACGCACATCGTGGAATTCTTCAACCGGTATCTCCGCCAGGAACCCCGGGAAATACCGGCGGTTCCCACGACATACAGCGAAGTCGTTAGCCGAGAAGGCTAATGTGCTGAATGAAAAGAGAAAGCCACGGGAAATTCCCAGGGCTTCTGCTATTTGCATATAAAAGGCCCAGTTACATTTGGTCAATCATGACATAAATATAGCAAAAATACGCCATTTCGGTATTGGAGCAGCCTCAACTGCCATATTTTGCTATATTTGTGGTATGAAGTAGTCCACTAGCCGGGACAACGCGGCAATATATGATGTAAAGGAGGGCCAATAGTATGGCTTGGACAGATTTTGATAAAAAATACACCGTACCTAAGGAAGCGGTCAATGCCATGCTCGACTTGCTTGACCGTATTCAGTATGCGTATCTGAAACTCGATGGTTCTTACGGCGACCTGCACCCCGTTGTAAGCGGAAAGGTCAAACACATTGAAAAACTCCTGTACAATGAAATGGAAAAAAAGGAAAGAGATGATGGTTAAATCGGACTTGGCCGCATTCACGGCAGAAGTGCGTTCCCGCATTTATGGTCACTTGCTCAAGCAAGAGAACGCCTTGCGGATGGCTACCCAGTTGGTTAAAGAGGGCGAGGAGTTCATTCGGTATGTCGCGGAGAACTTCTCCACCGACCGCAATGAAGCAAGCAAGTGTGCTGTCGGCATCCTCGCCAAATGGGATTCCCAGTCGCACCCAGACAGGTACAAGAAGTTCAACATGTCATCCATGTTCGACGTCCATCACTTGGCACGCCTCATCCTGGAACAAGAAGATGTGGTGGCCATCAGCCAGCTCGAGGATGATGTTATTGCAGAACTTAACAAGGAGTAACTAAAATGTTTAAGGATGAACTGATTGCACTACAACAGCAGCAGACAATCAATTTCGGTAGAGACGTCTTGCATATAGTAGCGGAATTTAAGGAGGCAATTAAAACTTGTGTGGTAAATGGCATCGGTCAAAAAGACTCTAAGGTGTCATTTACTATTGTCGGAGGAAAAATTTTCTGTAAAAATCCCCTATATAATAATCCCACGTGTTTTATTGAAGACCTCTCTGCAGTTGAAAACATCTTCAAAAAAGAAGGACTATCTATGGAATTGACTTATTGCAGGGCGCCTGGGAACGGAACCTTAACATTTAGGTGGTGAACTTATGGAAACAGCCGAAGAAAAGTCATACAAGCTGATGTACTACGAGTACACATACGGTAGCGGGCACTATCCTATAGGGACGTGCTCGCACATACTGAAGTTCCGTACCCTGGACGAGGCGGTAGACTATGCCTTCCGTATACAGAAGGACTACCGGGTGCAGAAGGGTGTGTACCGGAATACTAACGGGGATATCCGGGTGTACCGGGGAAACTACATAGAAGGGCCGTGTGAGGTGTTCGAGTGGCAGAAGCGTGCCGAGGGAGGCCATGTTCCCAGCCATGTGAACGAGCGTAGTGACCCTCGATTCGAGAACAGTCCATTATTTTGGTAGAAGAAATTATGAAGATAAAGGTTACACATAAGAAGGACGAGACTGACGTTACCATTATCAACCTAGCAAAGGCTGAGTCGGTAGGATGTAAGAAAGGGCCCACCAAGGTGAGAAGATACTGGTGGTAAATTGCTCCAATAATTCATATCACTTTCGTGAAAAGGAATACCTGTTCGAGGAAGTCGAGGTGTCGATGGCAGCGACTGTTGATTTCGTGAAACGGAGCATACCGGAAATTCTTGCGCGACATGCGCTATTCGATTGAGGGGGTGCCTAGATGATGGAATGTGTAGCTGTCATACTTGCCTTCATGCTTCTGGTTGCCGTAGTCGCTTACCTGATATACAGGGAGCATTATGCCGAACCTAAGCATGAATGGGTTCCCATCAAGGACTGCCCGGTATATTACCGTATATCGGCTGAGACATGGGACTATCTGAAACAGAGAATCAAGGAACGGAATGCTGAGGTACATAGGCTCAGGCATATAGTTGAAATGTACGCTACAGGATGCGAGCAGTATCCCGTAGAATCGGAGGAAAACAATGATATATTCAAGGTATGGACGCAAGAAGATGGGTGCCTGGAAGGTCGGGTTCCACTATATCGACCATAGGGTTAATCACATTCACAAAAAGAGTGGGCAGGAAGATGCCACCCTTTAGGGTGGCTTAGGAATGCCCACGAGAACATTTTGGGAACACTTTCTTGGTTTCTTGTAGAGAAATGAGTACAAAACGGTTGCATCTGCCACAAGAATTTTATAAACTTTAAGATGAACACGGGTGAAAGTATGTGTACGATAACTTATAATGCAGAACTCCGCTTCAAGGACAGGGCAGACCAAGAATACTGGTCTAGTCTTCTTGAAACGGCTAGACTTGCATATAACGAATGTGCCAACATACTAGATTCCAACAAGATACACCTGGACTTGAAGTCCGTACACCACGCAGTATACTATATCTTGAGGGAAGACTTTCCGACAATACCGTCGCAAGGCATTATCAAGATATACAAGGAATGCATATCTGCATTCCGCTCAATCAACTCCAACGGACATATAGAACATAAGATTCCGACCAAGAAGAATCTGTCTATGCGGTTGGACAAGCGGTTGTACTCCAAGATGAGCATTGATGGAATATCGTTGTGCTCGGAGAAATCCAATCATAGGGCTGCTGCCGAAATCGTTAAGTTTCCACGACTGATTGAATTGTTCAAGAAATATCCAACGCAAGACCCGCTAATCTTTAATCGTGATGGCAAGTTCTATCTTTCAATTCCGTTTGAAGTACCCGAAATTCCGGTGCAGAACGACAACTGTATCGGAGTGGACTTGGGCGAGCGTAGGTTTGCGATTACTTCGGATGGTATCATGTTCAACGACAAGGAATATAATGCCCGAAGACGCAAAATCCGCTATCTGAAGCGTCGCTTGCAGAAGAAGGGAACAAAGTCTGCTAGACGACATAAGGGTAAGTTATCAATCAAGGAGATGAACCAGTCCACGGATATGTGCTACAAGGTTGCCAATGCAATCATTGACAGCACAACGGATAGCTTCATCATCCTTGAAGATTTAAGCAATATCAAGAAGAATACTTCCAAGTCCAAGGAAGGGTTCAAGAAGAAAAATCATAACCGTAGAATCGGACAGGTGCCGTTCTATAAATTCAAGCAAATCTTGTCATACAAGGCACTACTCAATGGAAAGCGAGTAGAAACAGTTTCTCCGTTCATGACAAGTCAAACAGATTGCACCACTGGCAAGAAGGAAGGTACTCGAAAGAATCGTAGATTCTATTGCAAGAATGGAACCGTCCTTGATGCCGACTGGAACGGTGCAGTCAATATCGCTCAAAAGAGCAAACATCCTTTCTCGTTCAAGATGCCGCTAGACGGTACGCTGAAAACTTGGAAGGCAGGGTGTAAGTCAACCACCCAATCGTACATCAGTCTCCCTCTGGAAACACCGGGAGCCGTACAAGCTCACCGCCTTTAGGCGGTGGGTAGTTGACAACGCGAAGTTGAGAAAGGAATTCCGCGGCAAGGACGAGCGTAAGGGCGAGCGGGAAGTATGGAACCACAACAATAAGGCGCTTGATGTATTCATGACGCCCAGAATGGCGTTTTCCGACAGGAGGATATGATGGAACCGATTTATTTTGTTGTAATAGTACTCGGTGTGTCATCACTGGCATGTATAGCAGCCATTGTATTCAAGTTTCTTGAACTGAGCTGTAGACACGAATTTGAGACAGTTGATGAGTATACAGTTTACCCACCTGGCGAAGTTACTGAAGATACGATACCGTGCGGAAAGGTGCTTGTGCTGAGATGCAAGAAGTGCGGCGATGTCATAGCAAAGAAGCTGAATCCATAGGGGTGATGTAGATGGCCGACCTTATAGACTGGAAGGAACTCCGCAGGCGCATCGCCCTGACCCCGGTGATAGTGCCTCCCGCGCCGTCCCGGGAAGCCCTGGAGCGCAAGCGCAAGAAGGACCGCGACCGTTGGAACAATCATTATCACGATAACCTGGAACACTGCCATGCCAGGCAGAAGGCATGGGAGGAGAAAAACCCGGACAAGGTCAAGGCGAAGCGCGACAGGTGCTACGCAAAGATGAAGCTAGACCCGGTGAGGATGGAGAAGAAGCGCGAACGCCAGAGACAGTACAAGGCCAGGAAGAAACTGCTGAATGCCGCCTAGGGGAAGGAGATAGCAATATGGCAGTGACGATAGAAGTGCCGCACACGGAAATACGGGATGATTATCTTGATGAGCAGATTAACCGCTGCATACGGTATACCATGGAAGGAATATACGGCCGCCATCAAGGTGATGTCATTAGTCCCGGCATGCACTCGGAGATAGTATTCGAAATACTCAATGAGCTGGACAGACGGGAAGCGTCAAAGAGTAAGCCCGGATGTGACATCACCAAGGCCGTACAGTGCTTCGTTGCCAGGAAGATGCTGGCATGCGTAGGCCACGAGACGACATGGCTTCCGGAACTTCCATCGATAAGCCGCGCTATGGATAGCGGGAGATTCTCGGTAGAATCGCTTGTTGAATATATCGAGCGTGCCCAAACCAAGTGTTGCAACGGTAACGTGGACTGGCTGGACCAGTTCGACTCGCCAGTATATAGGGAAGAACTATACAAGTTGCTTGGGGAACTGCCCTAGTTCTCGTCTATCTTGGCGAAGCACCAACCTTCCAGACGCTCATCGTCTTCCATCAGGAACTCGGGAAGCTCGTCGTTTTCCTCGCCATTCCATCTGTTGTACAGGTAGAACCAGCCGCGGCTATTCTCGAAGATAGCCTCGTGTACACGGCCGTTTATGAGCAGCAGAACCGGCTCCTGGTTCCAGTACCGGTCATCCGACATCCCGTTGAAACAAATGCTCATCACAGCCTCGAGTTGTATGTATCGTCATGTTCATCCCGGGAACCGAATATCGCGTCCTTCAGGATGGCGACTGCGACGACCAGTGCCACCATCAGGATTGCCACGACAACTACCGGCCACATCATGGCCTCCGCGCCGTATCCGGAACCGGCATTCTGGGCCATCGCTATCTGTACTGCGGCGCTGGCTTCTCCGTTCATTTTCGGTTACCGTCCCGTGTGAGGTTGTCCATGAAGTCGCTGTATTGCTTGCGGATGCCAGCGATGTTGGCGTCGCAGTCGGTTGACTTAATCCTGGTGCTTCCGTCGGGAAGCTTCTCGACTGCGCTGTATGGTTCCACCTCGATGGTCTTCTTCCACGAGGAGCCGCCTTCCGGCAGTGGAACGATGTCATCCGGTAGCTTCTGGATATTCCCGGGACTCCCGGTTTCGAGTAGAAGTTTCCCGGTATTCCCGGGTATATTCAGCGTTGTCGCTATGTTTGGTGCGACTGGGGTTCCGGAGCCACTTCCCGGCATTACGTCAAGCTGTACCATCTTGGCGTACTCTTCCGGAGTACAGGTGATTACGTTTCCGCCTTTCGTGATGATTTCCATAGGTGCTACCTCTCTATGAGGAAATATAGCAATTTCACATCATCCATGGGAGTCCGCTTGTATAACAAAAATAACCATATATTAAAGAAAATGCAAGCCAAATAGAGAAAAATTATATACATTTAACGGCAACTGATTAATTAAACGTGTCGAATGAGTAAGACAGAGCGAAACGTATATGCATGCAGCTACTCGTTGCCCTTCAAGGGCAACGAGGTGCTCCTATGCGCGATGCACAAGGCGAAGTCCCTCTACAACGCGGCACTGTGGTACTACAGGCATGTGCTCGACGAGCATCACAGGGCCAAGGAGGAAGGACGGGACCCGCTCACCGAATATCCCGACTACTACAAGATGGAACGGAAGTTCCGCGATGAAAGGCAGATTAACTACTTCGACCTCCCGCAGAAGGTAAGCCAGCAGGTGCTCCGCGACGTCCAGTCGGACTGGACGTCTTATGTCGCCCATGTGGTAAGGAACAAGTCGTATCCCGTAGGAAGCCCGGAGAGACAGGAGCAGATAAACCCGCCGAAGTACAAGTACAAGGACGGCTATGCTCGACTGCGGTACACCAAGCAGGCGATTTCGTTCGTTAAATATCCTGGGAAGGTAACCCCTAGCGGAATTGACGTAGGGCTTACTATCCCCCCGTTCATCGCCCCGAACCGCATACAGCAGTTGATTATAGAGCCGGACGGTGCCGACTACATCCGAGTAACGTTCATATACAAGGTCGACCTATGTGACATGCAGGCCGACAACGGGCGCGTAATGGGCATCGACCTGGGAGTCAACAACCTGGCGACCTGCGGGACGAACTTCGGCCGCGGAATTATTGTCAATGGCAGGCCGTTGAAGTCAATCAATCAGTTCTTCAACAAGAAGCTGGCCACGATGCGGTCAGAAAACGACACATTACTAAAGAAGGAAATCAAGCGAGGAGTTCAGACCCAGAGGCACTGGACTACCAGGAATATCGAGAGGCTGTTCAGGAAACGAAAGTACAAGATAAGGGACTACCTGCACAAGGCTGCACGTCGTATATTCGACTTCGTAGCGGAAGGCGGCATCACCACTATAGTGGTCGGAAAGAATGTAGGCTGGAAGCAAGAGTGCGACATGCGGAAGAAGGATACCCAGAATTTCGTACAGATTCCACACGCCAGGTTCATCGGCATGCTGTCATACAAGGCGAGGGAACGCGGAATCGCGTTCCTGACCGTCGAGGAGTCCTATACGTCCAAGTGCTCATTTGTCGATGGCGAGGAGATGGGCCATCACGAGAAGTATCTCGGACGACGAATCAAGAGAGGACTGTTCAGGACTGCGAAGGGGATACTCGTCAATGCCGACCTGAACGGTGCCCTCAACATCATAAGAAAAGCAATCCCCAACGCATTTACCGAGGGGATAGAGGCGGTTATAGTTCCGCCACTACGTGCTATAGTCGCGTAAGTAAACCACTTTCATTGGTTTTCATTGAAATTGGAAACTATCGAACCAGGAGTTGACCGTGCGGTTCCCGAGCCAGTCCAGGTACCGGTCCCTAACGAACATGGCCGCGCGTTCCTTGGACATGTACCGGGTTGCCTTGGCCTGCGTCTTGAAGTACTTGCGGAATTTCCTGGCGCTGATTGCCCACAGGTCCTTGGCGTCGGACACCTTCCAGTCGGCGCGGTCTATAATCCAGGCATCCAGCCTTGACAACAGCCTGGACCTGAAGCAGGCGACCTTCCTGATTTTCCAACCGATGCTGCCGCCGGCGAGCCATGCGTATAGGTGCGAAAGGATGTTCTTCCTGCGGAACCGCATCGCCCTGCCCTGTATGTAGTTCCTGTCAGTGAGCGCTTCCAGCTCGGACGGGGATAGCTCCCGGTGAATCCTGTGGAATTCCTCGTACAGTTCGGCCTTTGTCATGTTTTGCCTCCTTTACTTTTAAGGTCAACAAGGCTGAGCAGACGCTCGACGTCCTTGTCCGTATGCCCATCGAATGGCTTCGCCTTCTCGATTTCCTGGCAGTTGAACCTGTCCCAGTCCTCTAAAGGATAATGGTAGGAGTAGGGTCCTGCGGGAGTGTCGATGCAGACAAGGAAGTTCTTCCCGCCGAAGCAGAGTTCCCCGTCGTCGTGCCTCTTGGTCTTCCAGGAGATTTCCGGGAACATGTTTACCAGGGTGGCGAAGAGCATGCAGCGCTGGTGGTACAGGTCGTTGAACGTGTGGTTTCCGTCGGAAAGGTCGCCCTCGTCGTCCACGCCGGCTATCCTGCAGGCGGTGCCTATGGCCTTCTCCATCTTCGGGTCGTCGAAGTGGCCCTCCATGAGCGGATTTCCCGGGAAATCCGCGGATTCCTTCAGGTTCTTGTAGTATTCCATCTGGCGGAGGTGCTCCTTCGCCTTCTTCTCGGACTTGTGGGAGGAGAGAATCTTGCCGGTCTTGTGCGATACAATAACCCATGGAGCAGGTTCGCCTTTGGAATTCTTATGCCCCTCCCGGTAGCATACTGTCTCTATCAATGGGTTTCCGTGGATTTCCGCCGCTTCGTCCGTAGGCCGCTCCCGGTTCTTCCTGGCCGCGTCCATTATCTCTTCCACGGTATTCGCCTTCTCGAACACGGGAATGCCAAGGGCATCTCCAATCCGCTTCATCAGGGTGGCCCTGGCGATGTAGTCGCCGTTGGATGCCCTTTTCACCAGGTCGCTTTTCTTCATGGACCTGACGTAGTTGTCCACCTGGGTCATGGGGAGCGCGGACTCCGACACAATCCACTGGACGATGTTCGCCGTGTGGACAGGCGGTTCCGGGAGGCCGAACATGGTCCCGAAGGCGTTCCGGGTGGCCTCGAGCATGGTTTCCGGTATACCGGAGTCTTCCAGTGATGATATGAAGTCTGTCATTTCGCTCTCCATTTCGTGAACTACCCACCGCCTAAAGGCGGTGAGCTTCTAGTTTTCGCTTCGACGGAGCCACTTGTACCAACCCAGTATAACCGGGAGGCATAGAGGCGGCTACCTCAGCGGAGGCGTGTTCCACACACTCAGCACGTTTAGTCGTGCCAAACAAGAGTACATTACAGGCGGAATGCCAGTCCCTCGGCTTGGTATAACCGCAATCACAGTGATATGTACGTTCCTCCAAACCTATCTGATTGACAGCACCGCAAGCTGGGCACATCTTGGTCGTCGGCATCCACTTTGACAACACGAATGCACGGTCTGCCTTTACCAGCATCTTGATGCGCTGTTTAAGGGCTCCCATGCAAGAGTGCTGCACTTGCTTTCCGAACCAGGTCTGGTGCCAGTTCTTGATTTGCTCGTCCTGTATGTATATGACATCGTAGTTGGACACAAGGTCGTGGTAGATTTTGTTGCAGATGTCCTTTCGGATATTCGCGACATGTTCATGCTCACGGGCAAGCTGCTTCCTACAGTTCCATCGCCGCTTGGAGTCCTTCTGCGTCTTGTGCCTGTTCAACATCTTTGACAGGTACTTCAGGTACTCGGTTTCTTGCACTTTGCAATCGTAGGTCTTGTTGTCCGATGTCGTTATCGTGTTCTTGATGCCGAAGTCCAGGCCGACACTTCTGTGAGTGCGGTTTCTCGGTTCCTTCGGCAGCATAATTGTGAGTTTTACATAATAACCGGATGCCTTGCGGATTAGCTTGGCGTCGGCTATCTCGTATTCCTCAAACTCTATCTGGTGCAAGCCGTTCACCTTCAGCTTCCTGAAACCGGGAACTGTGATATGGCTTGCATCCAAAATCTTCGTGAAACCCGTAATGATGGGGATGCAGTTTACCGCTGACTTGAATTTCAACGCGCCGACCTTGATGCCTTTCTTCTTGGCCTTGGCGAGGTTGACAATGTCGGTCTTCTTCTGGGCCACTGTAGCTCTATGTAGAACAGATGGCAAGGTTATTGTTGATGTGACCGGGTTCTTGTCCTTGTCGTAGTGGACTACATCCTTGTGCTCGGTGTACTTGTAGTCGAACATGCTGTTGTCGGGATTGTCCTTGGACAGAGACAGCATGTCGTTGATTACCCACTTCGCCTCCTTGAAACATTGGGCCAGTTTCTGGAAGGTCTCTTTCGGGTTGTGCCGTATGGAGACTTTAAGCTCGAAGACACGGCATATCTGCGACTTACGACGGGCATGCGTCTCAGCCATGCTCGCCTTAATCTTCGCCTTCGTATCTTCGCTTCTTACAAGTTCCATAATAAGTTTTTTACTACACTTATAGTTTAGTAGTTTTACTCAATAAATATACAAATAATTCGTATGCTAGAAACTTATTTATTTCTTACATTTAATACGGCGGGTCTTACCCACGCCCTAAAGGGCGTGAGCTTGCGACCGCCGGTTCGTCAGTTTATGCACTTTTTGCTATATTTATGACATGCGAAGCAAGAATAGTCTGTACAATATCCAGCGGGCCGTTGACTACCTGGTAAGCCACGGGGCGAGCACCCACAAGGACGCAGTGCGTAACCTTAGGCATATCAAGTATGTCATGAGGGGCAAATTGGTCCAGCTGGACAAGATAAAGAACCTGGCTGGCCATGGGGACCTCATACTCGGGAAGTATGGCGGGTTGAACACGGACAGGCTGTACCGGGTGTTCAAGAGGGACTATGACAGGTATTCCCGGAAGACCATAGACAAGGTCAGGTTCTACGAGCTCGTGATTGAGCTGTATGAGAATTTCTGCATGTGCCGTACGCACATGACCTGCGGAAGCATGGACAATAAGTCAGATTTGCCCGGATACAGCAAGGATATCGGAAACCTGGCGAACTGGTTCGTGTGGACGGATTGCGACGAGGTGATTCGCCGGTTCAAGAAGGATTCACACGGGAAGGTACTCGACTCGTTCACCCGGTACGTGTACCAGACGATGCGGCGCCACCCGAGGATATACAACGATATCACACGAAGCATCCAGGCGATGGTATCTGGCGGAGTGGAGCAGAAGCCGGTGCAGGCCATGGTGTATACCGGGAAATTCCGCAGGCATTACCCGGTGGTGCTCATGATGAAGCTGCACAAGTACGGCGATTCATTGGTTTACGTGGACAACAAGGGCAAGATGGACATGCTGCCCAGCGACTGGGTCGTGATGATGGTCAAGCGCAGGAGGACAGATGCGGATTGAACGGTCGGTTGCCTGGGGAATCCTGGCTTTCGCGTTGGCCTTCATCGGATGGCTGATACTGGTGACCATATTCTACCTCCCGGGAAACCGGGAGATTCCGTCATCGAATGACCAGAATGAGGCCATTACCGGTGACCCGGACAGCCTCGATACCCATACGGTGGAACGCTCATACGTCAAGATTGACGATTCCCTGTTCATATGTCTCGGTGACATCGCGTTGCATGTATCCGACGTTGGCGTGATAACCTTCGACTGTAACCGCGTGAATGGCGGCCTGCAGAGGGTAATAACCAATCCAAGCGAGCTTTTCGTGAGGCAGACCCTACGGACGGAACGTAAAATAGCAGAGAAGACGAAGAAATGAAGCTTGCATACATCATGTGCGCAGTGACGGCGCTTATTGTCGGAGCCATGTTCTACCTGGTGGGACTGGTGGACTAGGAACTTTTTTCAACAGAGAGGAACAACATGAACATTCAAGTTACCCTTCCGGAAATCGACACCGAAACCAAGCAGCGGGTCGTAAACTACTTCAGCAAGGCGAAGAGCCGCGGGCATGTCCTTGTGAAAACAAAGCGGGACAATCTTCCCGATTCCATAGAGATGGTTCGCGTGGTCGTACTGGCACCCAGTTCCGGCAAGCCGGAGGATGCCATCATCGACAACGAGGTCATGGCCGCCACGGTGGTCTACCATAAGAACAGGACGCCGGAACTTACCCTCAACATCAATTCGCTCGTCAACAAGAATGCGCAGGGAATCCCGTGTGGCACCAGGCGCGAGGAGTTGATGTTCATCGGGAACAACCTGGAATGGCTTTTCGCCCTGAAGACCATGTAGTTGCCGAACTACGGTACGCAATATACGCCGCAATCGCGCTGCACTTCCTGAGAAAGATTTTCGGGAAGGTTTTTGCGCGTGACGGGCGGGTACCCGGGAAGGACATGCGCTGGGTTGTGGAAATAAGGCCCGAAGATTTGGCACGTTACGACTTGGCAATATCCAAGTACAACAGGTACCGTGACCGGGAACTGACACCGTCTATCTTGGGAGAAGGCGTCATGCAATGCCCGTACGTCATCAATACATGCCCGGACGGCATCAATAGCAAGCGGTGGTCCGAATGAAGCCAATTATGCATGCTGTGTATCTTGCGTTGGTACTGCATTTCCTGAGGAAGGTCCTCGGGAAGGCTTTTGCTCGTGACGAGCGAGCGCCAGGGAAGGACAAATACAGCACACTGAGGATGTGCTGCGATGACTTCGCATTCTTCAGAAAATACGTGTACAAGGAGATGGGGGTCCCACCTGGCTTGATGGAATCGGCAGATGCGTATAGAATATGCGAAGAACTTGCCGAGCGACGCCGTCAAAATCCAATCATTAAGCAAGCCGAGTTCTATTCCAGCCATAAAGTACTTTTCCGGTCGACCAAATGAAATCGATAAGATATGCCATATATGTGTCGATGGTACTGTACTTCCTCAGGAAGATACTGCACAAGGAACATGCGGCAAAACCAGTCCCGTGCCACAACGACCTGATGAAACCTGGAGACCCCCAGGGTGAACACTTGAAGAAGCTTTTGCTGGAAGGGCTCCAGCACGAAGTGCAGGATGAGATAGACCGGCAGATACTAGCGGAGATGATGCATGTCCAGAAACTTGAGGATAGCAATATACGTATCTATCGCGATACACATGTTGCGGAAGCTGGCCAGGAAGTTATCCGTATCGACTTCGCCTGCCGGCCGAAAGTGGCGGCAAGGTACGTCGAGGTCACACTCAACAATATCAGGACAGCATAGCAAGCTGGAATACGACTGTATAGTCGACGACCTTAATTATTACACGAAAACCAGAAAGGCCGTTTCCGGGAATGACCGGAAACGGGCCAGGAAGATGTACGAGAAATACATCGTTTTGCAGGATGCTGCCGATTATGGAAAGTATGCGGCCGGCCGCTACGTTAATACGATACGGGCAAACCTGAAATGAGCGCGTAGGTTACGGCATTGTGGTCCTTGTCTGGTACACAGCTTCTATTGCTGACTCCCTGACTAGACGCATCACTTCCTTAACGGTATCCCACTTGGTCTTATCCGAGACTGACCAAGCATCGCGCTTGGTTAGCTTTTCATATGCCAGCTGAATGAATTTTCCATTCGCCTGTTCATCTGGTATGGCAATTCGGTCCATCAGTCTATGGTGCATAGCCGATTCCAACGACTTCCAGCATTCATCGTTCGTCCAGCGATGCACCATATCCCCCTTCCGTATAAATCGTACGGTCCGATGGCACAGGCTGCCGAGAAGCTGGCACAGTCGTACCATATTGTCTTCGATGAATCGTCCCGTTGGATACATGTTGAAGCGCTTTACTACCTTGATGAACTCGGTACTTCCCGGGAACCACTTGTCCTCCTTCCCGAAGAACAGCTTGTATGCCGTCAGGTAGTTGATTTGCTCAACCAGCTCGTCTACCTTCGGGTATTGCCATGCATATATGCAGTCCATGTTGTCCACTTGGACCGGAAGGGTTGGTGCCTTCCCTTCGGCGAACGGTCCAGTCTCGGTGTATCGGATTGCCCTTAGGTAAGTTTTCAGCAGTTTCTTGGTGTTCTTCCCGATGAAGGAACAAATGAACCCGCTGTCGTTTGCTCTTAGACCTATGTTATCGGACTTGAACAGACCGGATACGGCATCGCGAAGATTGTCATGGAGACGTTCCCACACCTTTTTCCTGGTCCAGAAACGTACGACTTCCATCTGGTGGTCGTTTAGACCCTGCGACCAGTTGGGGAGATACCTGAGCTTCTCCTCGATATTTGTCCTGATTAGGGTGTCGAAGAAACGCCAATCGTCGATAAGTTCAGAACTGACGCCCACAGGTTCGACTGGGCCGACAAGGGAACAGTCGGCCAGCCGATTGAGCCTGTCGACCACGGAACATTTCCTGGGTTCCTGCTTGCCGAACGGGAGGTCCGTCGAGATGTCCAGCTTGATATTCGACACCTTGTACCAGGATATTCGGACAGCCTCCTTTCCCTCGTCAGTAACTATCCTTTCGCAGGTATACCCGTAATCGGCCAGCTTCAATAGCAGGTAGTCGATTTCCGCATCGAGGAACCTGTCACCGGTGTCTAGCAGGTCGACGTGCATGTGGCTGTTGGCTGAAGCCTCACGGATTCTTGAGACGATTTCGTTGGTAATCTTTCTGAGTGTAACCTTCAGCGTTTCGTCGGCGCTCGGTATTATTGTATCTTCAATAAGTTCGGACATGCGTTTTCTCCTTAAAACCAGATGTGGATTGCGGCTATCAGTGCGATTGTCGTGACCGCGATGGCCAGCTTTGCCAGAATGCCATCCATGTCGTTCATGGGCGGTATTCCTTCGAGAATAGTTTCTTGCTGATTCCATCGTATGCGGTCTCCAGTTCGAATATTTCCTGCGAGGATAAATATTCCCGTAGCATAGGTGAGCTGATGTCAAGGTTCGGCAAGCCGTTATCCAATTCGCCCATGCATATGCAGCCTTTCCAGCCGAGGCGGTCCAGCTTTATGTTCATGGGGTCGAGTATCGAACGGTACCTGGCCGATGCCATGTGTATATTGAACCGGAAACCCTTCCTGCTGCAGTCGTCCACGTACAGGTGGAGATAGTTGCCTGATTCCGGCATCAGCTTGCGCAGCATGCGCCTGACGAACCATATGCATATGGCCAGGTAGAAGCACCGGTACAGCGATGCCGACTTCAGTATGTCAAGCAACGTTCTCATGCAGTCGTCTGTCCCTCGTAGAGGTCGCGGAAGTTGTCTGTCGCGGCGAGCCTGCGGTAGCGTGCCCGGATTCCTCCCGGAGGTTCCGGGGTGCCGCATATTGAATCCATTAGGGCGACCAGGTTTGAATTCAGCGGCCTTGGCATGAGGAATGCACCCGCTTCTCCCTTGCCGTAGCATACCCTTACCGGATGGCCTTCGACAGTGCAGGCATATTTCCTCATGGTCCATCCGTACTTCTTTTCCCTGTCCGGCGTAATGGACAGAATCTCGCTTACGGTGTCCTTTCCGTGCAACTCCCCGAAGGCGCCTACGTTCACCGTTATGCCTCGGACGACGAACGCCTCGAACACTGCGCTCATGCTTGCCCGGTTCATGTGTTCGCAAAGGCTGTCCGCCCTGTTGGCGAACTCGAGGAACCTGCGGAAGGTGTCGAATGTTGTGTCCTTGTTGAACTCGTAAGTGCCCCCTTGAACGCCCTCAATTTCTTCCGGGAAATGCACGAAGCATCCGGGAGCACCGCTGACATGGACGTAGTACGCCCCCATGAATTTCATGGTGTATAGCTCGTGCTTGCCGAGGCGGAACCGGAGCGGCGTTATGGACAACTCGAATCTGCTCAGTTCTCTTACGGTATTCTTGATGAAAGCCCGGTAGAAGTCCTGCACCTTCCTCCCGTGCCCCCCGGATGTTCCCGGGAGATTGGCCGCATGCATGAAGCGGAGCCCGATTACCCTGCGCAGCATCTTGTTGTGCGACGACAGGTACCGTTCCTTGCCTTCCATGGCCAAGTCGGTCAGACGGGCAAGGTTGGGCGTGGACGTGCTGTACATAGTGGCGATGCGGAAGTTCCCGTAGTAGGGCTGGTCCGCATCGGACTTGTATTCCCTGTAGTCAGGCCTGCTTACTGCGAATGTCGGCTTGAACCTGATTTGCTTGCTGGATACCCTGGCCACCTCGACGCTGTTTGCCAGATTGAGCTCTTCCGCCGTAAGGGCATTTCCGTCATGGAAGCTGACTTCGCAACCTGGATATGCGACGTGACGGTCGAGGAACCGGGGACCTACGGTAGGTCCGCAGTTCTGGTTGGATAAGAGGTCCCTGGGTTCCAGGTAGTACCTGACGGACACCTCGGTTGCATCCCGGTGGTCCCAGGCGAAGAAGATTCTTTCCCTTGCGAGCTTCACTATGTCGGCATTGTCCGCCACGGCAAGCATGGCGCGACATGCTTCGGATGCCTGGTCTCTGTCACCGTTAGCCAGGGTCTCCCTCAGGTAGTCGTCCGTGGAGACGCTGAGCAGGTGGTCGATTGTTATTGTTTTAAGGTTAATCCTCGCCATCGTTCTCCTCCTCGCCCGATTCCCAGGAAATCCTGAATGCCGGGGTCGAATTGTAGTTCTGCTGCATGTATAGCGTGCCCTTTGCCAGGAACTCCACGGTGAACCCCTCGTCCTCCAGGCGCTTCCTGAATGGACGGACGAATTCCTTGCTGAAGTCGTTCCCGTACTTCTTGGGCAATGATTTCGATATGTGGACGACGGTGCTGAAGTTGCCGTCGTTGGCTGCACTCTTTATCTCGTGCTTCACCTTACGGTACAGCTTCTGCAGCTGCAGCTTGGTCTGGTGGTTCCTGGACGCATGGCCGAGCTCCCGGAAGTCCTCCGCGGTGAACGGCATGATGATTCGGTCCTCCCGGTTCTTCCGGCGGACATGCACTATGGCCAGCATTGCCAGTATCAGCACGGCTGCGGATGCCGCTATGACGTAGCTACTTTCCATAATTCTCTTCCCTGGATATGGCCAAGTACTTGTTCTTGGTATACTCTTCAATTTCACAGACTACTTTTACTCCATAGCGAGTATGCAGTGCTCTGATTGCCTTCTTGCCCGGAAACCTCCGAACGAGTTCCTTTTCTACGCCTGGACATTTTGCCCATATGTCGAGAACGTGCCGTATCTCCCGTTCCACCCTGCGCCTTCTCCGGGAGCCGCGCCCCCTTTTACGGGATTTCCCGGGAGAATCCTTCTTTCTGCCGAATATTCTATCAAAATAACCCATAACACCACAAATATAGCAAAAATGCTAGACCACGATGCCTAGCCGGGAAATGGTTCCGGGTTCCAAGGCTGAAACCGGCTTCCTGACCGCATTTATGCAGTCGTTCACCACTCCTTGTAGCTCGACATGGGAGATATTTGCTTTCTCGATGTCTGCCATGAGCTGCCTGGCTACGCTGTCGGCAACCGTGTGGAGAAGGTTTGCGAGTAGGTCGCTGACGGTTACGGTGTGCTCTACCGGGTTGAACCAGACGTTATCGGAAGTGTACATGGACATAGCCGCGTCCGGGCCGACTATTGCCGGGAGGTTGATTCCCCTGGCCGAGCCCTGTTCCGTGAGTGTTTCCGAGAGCCGGCGAGAGATTTCCTTGTCGACTATGCTGGCTATACCGAGCATCACGTCTACCGGGACTACCCGTCTCCACCGGATTAGCTCGTGGTACGCTATCACGGTTTCGCCCGTTGTCGCCTGTATGGATACCTTCCTCATCAGTGGGCCCGTCAAAGAAACGGGAAAGTCGGAAAACTGTCCGCAGTTTGGTACGGCGGACAGGCAGTACCAGCCTATGGTCCTCCCGTAGGTCTTGTGTACGATACTTGCCTTGAGCGGGGTATTCCACTCGAGCTTGTAGTTATTGCCGGTGCGGATGTTCCCGTTGGCGAGTTTCGAGTCGCCAAGGTACTGACTGGAATAAAGCTTCGCGCGCATAATCAGCGGGTCCCCTGTCCTCCGGCGAGCCACCGTTCCTTGAGCCACCACGTGGAGAGTGCAATCTTCCCGTCGATGGAGTATACCGTGGGTTCCCCGGAATGTACCGCGTCCGCGAAGTCGTCGGAGTATTTGGACCACCTTGCTGACGGGGCTGACTGGACGGCCCGGAGTTCGTAGGTGTCGGCTTCTTCCATGAGGACGTCGATACCAATATGGTACGTCATGACGAATTGCTCGTACGTCATGCTGGAATCGCAAGTGGCCAGGCCAACAAACATGCGTGCCTTCAGGTTCCCGAAACTGACGGGTGTCGGGTGGAAGTACGCCTCGTGGATGGTCTCTATGTCCTTCCCGACGGTGAGCCCTATGGTTATCGGCCGTTCGGCTAGGTAGAACATCATAGAGCACAGGTGTTTTCCGGACATGGTGCATATGGACACCACACGCATCCATTCCAGCGTGTCCGGGTTCTTGACCGGTGTGTGGAAGGAGTCGATGTACGGGTGTACGCCGGAACAGGCGGGGACGGGCCGCATACCTATCCTGATACGTAGCGTCATTCCATGTTCCTCTATGATGTTGCCGGTAGGTACGTATATCAGCTCGTTGCCGTGGTGGGAAGTAGTTCTGAACACGTCGGTAGGAAGCATGCTGGTGAAGTCATCGAGACTGAATTCGCGCACACGCGGGTCCCCGTTCTTCCCGTTGGCATGGCCTGACCATTTCTTTATGGAGAAATCCATCGCCTACACCATCCTCATCAGCTGGCATATCTTCCGGTCGATGCCAAGGACTTCCCGGGAATCCACGGTTTCCTCCAGCTTCTTCCTCTGTTCAAGGACGTATTCCGTGAGTGAGCGCAGCGAGATGTCGCACTTGCCGTACACGATTGCATAGGCGAACGAGAATGTGGACGATACGTCGCCCAGTTCGATTACCGGGAGAGACGGGGCGACTGACTGGTACCATCTGGAGGGGGCGAGCCCTACGCATTTACCGTTCACGATATCACTTGCGGTGACCGCCCTTATCGCGAACCTTGTATCGCCGTCGGATACGAACCATAGGACAGTGTTGGAGCAGTCCGACTGCTCGCATCTTCCTAGGTTGAAACTTATTGCCTTTTCCATGCCACAAATATAGCAAAAATGCTAGTCCCCGGCGGGCAGGAGGAACGCGTTGCGCAGCCTGTTGAATAATCCGAGGCCGTAAGTCACGCGGAAAATAATGTAGTCCTTCCCGGCCGCATTGCGTGTCGCCGGGAAGGAGTTCGATATGCTGAACGATGCAGAGAGAACTACTGTCTCCCAGTGCTGGAATATCTCCTTCCAACCTCCGAAGTTAAGACGGTTGAGTATTTTCTTCATCTCGTCCTTGGTGAGTTTCCCGGGAGGTATGAGCATTATGCGCTCGTATGTCTTCTCTTTCCCTTCCCAGGTCCTCAGTTTCACGTTTACCCAGTGGGTAGCGCCTTCCTTGTAGTCGATTATGACAGGTGTGAAGCACGCGGTCTTGTGCAGGATTTTCCGGGCGAAGTGAAGTCCTATCGCTATGTATGCCAGTGTCTCAATTCGCATTACGCAGCTCCGGCTCCATGGCGTTGTCATAGATATCGTCTATTGTCTGGCCAATCAGTCCGTAGATATTGTCGACTGAATATCCGATGGCTGACAATATCGAGCTGGGGATGTCTTCGTCTGGATAAGGAACGGGACGGCAGTAGAAGCTGACCATGGTGCATGTCTTTTCTTCTGAATAAGGTTTCATCATGCGAGTAATGGCGGCCGGGAGAGCCTTTACCTTGGCATTCGAGTTGAGTACGTCACAGAGTACAAGCGCGTCATACCGGTGGATTATGGGAGGAAGATTCTGGATGTGGTACCTGTAGTATTCTAATGTGTCTGTCCCTGCAATTTCTACGCTAAGGAACAGGGCAAGCCTGCTGTTCTCTTTCGGCATTGCCCTTCGCTTCAGGCGTCTACGGCGTACCGGGGACATGACCCTGGCAATCAGCCTCCGCAGGAAGCTGATGAATATGGCAAGGTACAGGGCTGTGTATATGCCGGTATTCATGTGGTCAGTCGCATATGCGGTCCCGAATCTTGCCTAAAATATCTTTGAGGCATGAGCCGCATACGTCATGACAGCTGAGATTGGTACACTTGCTCAGGACAAGGCTCAGTCCATAGTTGATTACCTCGCCATTCCTCGTCTCGAGCGAGCCGGCCATTGTCGTGCCTTCCCATCGCGGCGATACGGTGCCTCCGCATAAGTCGCATGTCGTAGTTACGATGGTTTCTGTTTTAACTTCTACGTTCTGCATATCCGAAATATAGCAAAATTCCCGGGAACCTCCCGGGAATTCCATGTATTTTACGGCAGATTCCTACTTCCTGACGTTCATCTCCATCACGGTGAAGGCGATGAAGTAGAGTATTGCCAGCACCATGTATAGCGTAGTCCCGGTGAACGTGTTGGCCAGGAGGGGCCCGAATATCCCGCCGACGCTCCACCCGGTCAGGGTCATCGCGTGTATGCGGGAAGCGTTGTTGATTCCGTACCTCTTCTCGAGCAGGCTGGGGAGCACGCTGAAGTTGCCGCCGTATGCCGCCTCGCACAGGAGGATTCCGACTACGCACATCACGGGATTCCCGGTAATGCAGAACAGGGCGCCCATTATGCCGAAGCTGCATACGAAGTGGTAGGAGGCCTTCCGGCCTATCTTGTCGGACAGGGTGGAGAACCCAATCCTTCCCCCGGCATTGGCCAGGGCGGTCCCCGAAAGGATTGCCGCCACGCTGGCGATGCCCAGTGCGAGAAGCAGGGACTTCTCCTGGGATATGATGGCGAGTCCGCAGGATATGTTCACCATGAACATGAACCATATCGCCCACCACTCCTTCATCTTCAGCATGTACCTGTAGCTGAACATGTCGTACCTGCTGCACGTCCCGGTGCAGTCGGGGTGCTTCCTGAGGAGCATGGCGGATGCGGTCATGACCGCGGCATAGATTCCGCCCATCATGAAGAACATGGTATGGAGCGGCACCGTGGCCAATAGCCACTCGATAACAGGGGAGGCGATGAACTTTGCCAGGCCGAATCCCGTTATGGCGAGACCGGAGGCCATCCCCTTGTGGCCCGCGAAGAACGCCATCAGGGTCTTTACGGGAGTTACGTAGCCGATTCCGGTTCCTGCCCCGATGGTGGCGGTAGCCACGTAGAACAGCGGGAGCGTACCGGTCATTACGGCTACCCCGAGCAGGATGAAGCCGGTGATGAATACCGCGGTGGAAATCCAGGCGCCCACCCGGGGGTTCCTCTCTATGGTGCTCCCGAACAGGGCGGCGAACATCCCGAGGAAGAATATGATGAGCGTGAACCCGATGTCCGTGGCGAACCGGGATATCCCGAAGGCCTCCATCAGGTTGGCCGAGAACTGGCTCCAGCAGTAGACCGAGCCTATGCAGGTTGTCAGCGCGACTCCCGGTATGGCGCAGTTCAGCCACTTGTTCGGGAGCTTATTGTAAGTTTTTTGTAAGTTTTCCATCTTTTCCGTCTTTTTAAGAATTTTTCAACCCGCACTACGTTTATAATCTACGATTTTTGCTATATTTGTGGCATGAGCGAACAGAACAACAAATATCCGGAAAGGGTGGCCAGGATGATTGTCGACCAGGCAATCGTCTACGGAATGCCCGTACCTAGGGTCGAGAAGATGTACGACTACGCCAAGGCTGGCGCGGCGGAAATCACGTCCAAGACGGGATATGACGACGAGAAGCGGAGGAACTCCCAGTTCTTCACGCTGCTTCGCCGGTTCTTTACCGCCGGTCTGAAGAAGTATTCCTCCAAGATGCCGGAGTACGAGAAGATGGAAATCCGCGGAATCCTGACGAGGAACCGCGAGCGACTAATACAGGAAAGAACACGAGATGAGACACAGGGAACCCCGGGAAAGTGAATTCCCGGCAGAAGAATCACCAACTTTCGATGAACTTAAATTTCAATGGCAGATAGTATGCAACAAGATAACGGAAAGACGACAGCGAGAATCGTCCCCCTCCCGGGTGACGGACAGGTCAACCTCGACACATACAGGGAGCACGGGCTGTCCTTCCCGGACTTCCCGGGAATACGGGAGAGCATCCGCAAGTATGCAGCGATAGTCGTGGCCTCCCAGCTCATACTGGAGCGCAAGGCGAACGGGGCCGCCAGGACGGTGATGGCCGTCCGGGACACCAAGGAGCTCCTCGTCGACGGCAGGCCGGCACTGAACGTGGCCTACTCCACCGAGGTGAACATGCCCCTGAAGGGAGGGACTTCCACCTACACCGAGACGACGCTCATTCCGATAGAGACTGTCGCCGAGCTGGTCAGCCGCATAGAGACTGGCGACATACCATTCACAATCCACACCAAGGAAATAGAGTTCGATGTTTAGCGAGCTACCATACAATTTCAAGACCCACATGTTCAACGCCATGTACCTGTCCATCTTCCTCTACGGCGCCCGCCGTATCTTCAGGAAGATTCGCCCGATTACCATGGACGACGCGAACGATTACCTGCTCAGGCTGCCCAGGAAGAACGGCGACGTCAAGGTGTTCCTGGTCCACAGGGACGGTACGTACTACCACGTGGCGACAACGACCCGCGGGAGTCAGACCGAGGATGCCATGAGCGTGCTTGCCGACATCATGTCTGGTGTGAGGGGATGGAAGCGTATCGCTTCGGCGGATGCCGGGAATCCACCGTCCGAGAATGTCGTGTGGAACGTGCCGCTGACAAAGCTTCTCCCCCCGGAAAAGCACCGCCTCATCCCGATGCTGGCCAACAGGCTCCGCCAGGCATACCGCGAGAATAACTAGCATGGTGACGCTGGACCTTTCAGTCAGGCTCCGCCTGGCCGTAGTCGCCTACTGCCTGTGCATGGCCGTCTGCTGCTACCTGCCGAGCTTGTTCGCCAGCAGGTGGTGGAGACGGCATTCCCTGATGGTCAGCCTGTTGTCCGGCATACCTGTTTCAATCATTGTGTTCTTTGTAACCGGCTAGACAGCGTACTTGTCGACAATCTCGCCTATGGTGTCGAAGGACTCCTTCTTATCGTCGTCGACTACCCATTTCTTCTCTTCACGGTCGTAGTAGAACGGGATGGTCTCCTTCACGTCCTTGCGGCGGAACAGGAGTTCCAGGTCCCTTTCCCCGACGTGCTTCGCTATCACGCCGTCGGTCTTTATGAGGAAGGCGCAGTCGCCGTATCCCATGTCGTAGTGCTTCAGGTAGGCCGTGTCAACGGGAACGGCGAACAGCCACCCCTGCTTGGTGCGGTTCCCAGGATACTGCGAGGTGTATGCCAGGTGGTCCAGCACGGACGTTCCGTGGGAGAACCCGGACTTCTTTATCTTCGGGTAGACTTCCTCGCTCGTGAAGTGCACGGCCCAGTGGTCCTCTACCATCCTGGCATCCTTGAAGTAGTTGTACGCCTTCTTCGCGGTGGTGATGTACCCGTCATCGTCCTTGATGTCCGCGTCGGGTTTCCTGTTCAGGTAGGACTCGAGCTTCCTCATACCGGCATCCTGGGCTTCCAGTATCGCCCGGTACCCGGTCATCAGCGCCTCTATCAGTCTTGGTTCCATCGGGGTTCTCCTTCTTTCAGACAGTTTATGCTATATTTATTATAAACTTTCACCGAACAGGAGGAAAACCAATGGCCAAGAAAGCGAAAGAATCCCGGAGACTCCGGGAGGAACGGATTGCCGGCACCGGCAACGGCGCCACGCTCCGGACCAGGATAGTCCGGGACAGGAAGAAGTACACGAGAAAAATCAAGCACCTGAACAAGTCCATCGCCGAGGCGATGGATTTCGCTTTTCTATGGCAATCATTCAGCAACTTTGCTATATTTGTGGCATGAAGAAAGAAACGGCAGTTAAGAAGTTCGGAGTCATCAGGCTCCGCAGGAAACCGGCTAAGCCCCGGGAACTCCCGGGGAAATCCGAGGAACCCCCCGAGTCGCCCCCCGAGTCGCCCACCAAGTCGCCCCCCAAGTCGCCCCCCAAGATACCCGTCAAGACAACCTCCTCGGCGGACCCGGAGCTCGTATCCATGCTCCGCAAGCTGGCGGACTGGGAGCCGTCGTCAGACCACGCCGTGCTGGAGGCCGGAAACCGCCTGGTGCAGGCGGCCATGGAGAAGCTGTTCCCGTACGGGAAGGTCGCCGGGCAGGCCGCGCTGTATGACGCGGTGGCTGCCTGCATGCCCCTCAAGGGGCACTTCCTCACCAGGGACAACGGTGTCGGCGTGGACCATGACTACGTGCTCGACGTCGGGCAGCGCGAGGGTAACGTCGAGCTGTCCACCGTGCACATCTTCCGCAGGAACAGGATTGCCGAGTGGGCGGTAAGCCTGCGCACGATAAGGGTTGCCCCGGACGAGGTGGCGATAGACCGTTCCCGGGTGCTCCGGGGGATAGGCCGGAAACCATCCCGGGTAATCCCGGGCATGTCCGTGGATTCCCGGGAGGCGTCGGAGGACTTCCGCTCGGTAGTTCCCATAGTCGATGCACTGTCCAGGATGGCGACCTCGATGGACAGGCCGGCACAGAGGAAATTCAGGAAGAGACCCGGGAAGGCCGATGGGACCTAGCAGGCAGATATACCTGGCCGGCTACCTCGGGATATTCCTGGGGTTCCTGCGGAGGTTCCTGGACAGGATACTGGTTCCGGTAGGACGCGAGTATTCCGTTTATGTGTTCCTTGGAGTGGAGAATAAGGAAGCCGTGCGCGTATACCGGAGCACTTCCTACAGGAAGGCCAGGAAGGTCATGTCCGAAATGGAGGACCATGACTGGAACCCGGAGTTTCTAACCATAATGTCGGAGAGACCAAAGTTCAGGGTCTACGAGCTGATGTCGGACACTGTACGCATGATATACGACGAAGACATCATGGAAGAGCTCATGCAGATAGTGAAGAACAATCTGTAAGAAAAATGTAAGAAACCGGGAATTCTTCCCGGAATAAACATACTGCACGCTATGCAATTCAACATATCAAAGCTGGGCGAGTGGCTCGGCGACAAGCTGACGAGGAACGTGGACGAGCTCACCGAGGAGCAGCTGTCCACCATGTCCCGGGCGGAACTGGTCGGAATCATCGCGGAACTCCAGCACAAGCTGGCGGCTTCCCGGGAGGAGACCGGGAAAGTCCGGGAGGAAGTCATGCGGATATTCGTCGCCATGTAGAAAATTGCTATATTTGAGCCGTGAGACTATCCCGCAGCATCTACAACGCACTGTACATCGCAATAGCCATATGGTTCGTACGCCGGATGGTAGGGAAGCTGTCGTATTCTGGGGACCGGGACATGTACCATTCGGTCCACCTGGCGAATGGCCCGATTATAGTTTGCAGGAAAGTAAAGACTGGCGTCCACTACGGAGTCACCCAGTTCGAGGGGTTCCGCATAGTCAACATGGGTGCCGACGCACTGGCGAAGTATGCCGCGGACAACAGGTCGAAGGTGTACGGTGCGCCCAACAACCTTTCGGAGATGAAGTTCCTGAAGGGAAGTGCGCTCGCTGTAGTCAGTGGGTTAATTAAGTTCCCGAACCTGAGCGAGGGGGAACGCAGGAAAATCGCGAGGAACGTGGCCGGAAAGGCATCGGAGATTCTATGGAACTCCTGAGAACGATAAGGACACCGGTCTACGCGCTGATTTGCCTGTCCTTCCTCAGGAAGGTAGTCGACAGGATTATCCCGGTGCAACCTGTCAAGATGAAGATGGATGACGACAAGAACATATGGTTTATCCGGACTGACGAAGGCCATATAATGTATCTATGCTCCGTGCCCAATGACATATCATCCCAGGACCGGGAGTACCTGTACGAGGCATTGAGGGCCCACACGAAGGACTTGATATATGTGCAACCAAACAGTACATTGGAGCGTGGTGAGTCGCAGATAGTAGGCGTGGGGCCGATATACCTGCTTAGTGGAGAATATCATGGGTTTACATGTATACTGAATCCGATTGAGAGACAACGACTATATCGTGACTTGCAGGTTCTCGAACGTCAAATAAATGGACTGAAGATATGCTGAGGAATGCTTGCTACTTGTTGATATTCCTGTCGTTCCTCCGGAGGTTTTTATGGAAGCTCCTCCCGTCCTCGAGGCCGCCGGCGTTCATGTGCACTTGCCCGATACCGTTCGAGGGCACGGCCCTGTGCCTGGGGTTCGAGCTGGTACTCGGCTCGATGGCAAGGAACAAGCGTCTGTACATACCGCTCAAGCAGGTGCCGAACTGCGGCACTTTTACCAGCGACGGAGAACTCGACGATATTGCCGCGCGGTACGGTCTGAAGACGGGCGTCTCCTACTTCTGGAAAAACAACGAGTACGTCTACATCGGATTCTACTACAAGAGGGGCAACAACGAGGACGGAAACCGCCCCGGAGCGTTCGTAAGGACAATCCCGGACATACAGCCGAGTCTCGACTACATTTTGAGCATTGTCAGGAAGGTGCTGCCATGATTCGGGTTGCGGTATACCTTGCCATCGCCCTGCACTTCCTGCGGAGGCTGCTTAGGAAGCTCCTGTCACCTACTGGGAGAAAGGGCTTCCGGAATATCACCAGTAATCCTGAATACTACACTGTCCTGTACGTGACCACGATAGACTCGATGACCCTGATGAACGTGTACATCGCACTGGCCCTGGTAGAGAAGTGCGACGCGACCTGGCTGGCAGACATCTTCAACCGGGTTGCCGCCGCAGCCAAGCCCCTTGAGTTGCAGATGACAATTGTCCACGAGCGGGGCGAGTTCAGCATGAAGATAGGACGCCCGCTATCGAGCAACTATCCAGGGTGTATCCATACTTACCTAGGTACTGAGATGTGCAATGGAAGGCATTCCCCGGACGGATTCCGGTATCTCCGGGAGGATGTCTACCGGCGGATATATTCCGAGGTACGGGAATTATGCAAAGATTACGGCGTGGTATGGACTGCGTAGGTATATAAACTGGCAAATATGAAATCGCTAGATACATTCCTGGAAAAATCTTCGTTCCCCACGGCCTTCGCCGAGGCGGTACGCTCGGGCCTGGGTCTTCTCGAGGCACAGAACATCAACAAGGACTTCCTCAAGCGCGAGGCGGACAACACCGGCGACCCCGGTAGGTTCCAGGCGGCGAAGCAGTCGGTGCAGGCGCTGTGGTCCCAGGAGGACATGACCAACCAGATTGGCGAGAAGAACTCCCAGAAGGTATTGAACTTCCTATACCTGATGGAAATCCGCCAGCCAGGTTTCACCACCGAGGAACGCCTTCATGCCATCCATGACCTGTTCATACACAACCTGCTAGACACTAAGTTCCTTTCCAAGGTGAACAGCGACACCTTGCCAAACCAGGCAGCCGAACTTCTTTCCCAGGCAGTCGAGCACAAGGTACAGTCCGACAAGCCGTATCCGAACCTGACTCCCGAGGAGGAGAAGATTTGGAACCGTGTCAAGGTGTTCCACGAGTTTCCCGACGGGTTCAAGTGGGTCTATGCGGTCAACGAGAACGGGGCGATTTCATCATACATGCCATCCTATATCACCGCGAAGACAATGCACCACTGCGGCAATACGCCGGATAGGAATTCCGATAACCAGTACTGGGAATTACGAGATGCCAAGGGAAAGGCTTACCTTACGGTTATCCTGTCCCCGGACGGGAAGATTGAGGAATCCAAGTCCTGGGGCAACCAGCCGAACAAGTACAGGAAGATGATACAGCCGTACGTCAAGTGGCTCCTGAAGAACAAGGTTACCGGTGTCGGCTACAGGTACGACTACGGTTACGCTACGCACAACAACTTCGGCGTGAAGGACTTCATGGGAGACGACCCGGAGTTCATCGAGTATGTGAGCGAGAACAAGCCGGAGCTGTTCGGTAACACGGAGAAGAGGATTCTGTTCTGGCAGGGTGCAGTGCAGGAAGGCATCCTTACTGTAGACGACCTGAAGCGCATATATAAGAATGGTTGGTCGATAAGCCAGGTGCTGATTAACTTCACTGGCATGCCGACATACAAGAATTCGTCCAGGTTCAGCAACTGGGGAGAAGAACGCAGCTATTACGGCAATTCAGACAATGCGTTTGGTCGAAATCCGTTCGATGTCATATGCGCGGCATGCGGCGAATGCCCCTTCAATGAAGAGGAATTGAAGGAACTGATTGCTTCACGCAAGATTTCGCTCGAGGAGTTCGCCAATTACGACATTCACCTCCTGACGCCGGAAATGCAGAAGGCTTTCGTCCGGACGGAGCCGTCCAACCTGGAGAGGCTGATGAGCATTGCGGCCGAGGTGGCCTCGTTCGAGGTGGACCCGGAAATCCTTGACCCGCTTATCGACAATGTTATTGCCGGACGCCCGGTGAAACCGGAAGGGCTGGACATTTACAGGGACTATGACAATCCCCGAATCCAGGAATACAACAAAAAGGCCAATGCGTACGACAGTTCACTGTCACAGGTAATCGAGTACATAGTGAATACCAACCCGCCCGAGAAGGCGAAGCCGATAGCCGAGCGAATCCTAGGGAATGACCGGGTCGCCTCCGGGATATTCAGTGGATTGGTAATGAGGAATCCCGGGGGAAGATGGGGAGGTGCTACTTATATTATAAACAAGATACTGCAGGCGTATGGACGCTTCCCGGAAATACCGCTACCGGAAAACGCCACCGAATTACTGAAACATTTGCTGTTCTCGGAAGATGGCGCAACCCGTAGCAACGATATAGTGATGAACGTGCTTGCCCTGGGACGTGACCGCATAGCTAGACTGTTCGAAGGCAGGAGCGCTAAAGAAGTTGCCAACCTGTGCCTGGATACGTCCAGCCACCTAAAGCTGGATGCCAGGAACCTCCTGACCAGCGTGCATAACCTGGCCGAGGTGACGAAGATAGTGCCCGGGCTGGAAGGGATGGAAAAGAACCTTCGCCCATCGTTGAAGCTCGCGTATTACTGCGTCGCCCCGGATAACCATGTGGATAGAACAGCAGCGGTTTCCCTGGCACTGAAGCAGATAGAGAAGGGCGAGAGCATCCCGTCGAACAAGAACGCCATGCTGAGCGCCATGGGCGCGGCGACCATGATGGCAATCGGGAAGTTCCCCGAGATAATGGAGCACGTAACACCGATTCAGGTATGCAACTACGTCTTTCCGCAAGCCGCTATGATTGAGCACACATATTCGAGGGATACGTCGTACCTGTCCAAGAACCTGGCCGACATTCTGAAGGAAGGATACCGGTCGGCAGACCTTGAAACCCGGCGCAATGACTGGGGCATATTCTCCTGCACACTTGTATTTGTCGAATTGGAAAGGACAGGGGCGCTGGATGCCGGTGACCCGATATTTACTGAACTGTATTTTGACAGCAATAGTCAGGCAGCGACCGAACTGCTATGTCCGCCATTCCAGTCATGGAGAAAGTTCTATGTCAACATACCGGTGGAAGGTTGGCCCGCAGCTGCTGAACGAAAGGGAAAGAAGCAGTTCATAGACACGTATATCGTGCCGGCAATGAGTTCCAATGGCAAGGTAAACGACCAGGAATATGTAGACTACGTAGTGGACTACTTGCTCTCGGCCGAACAAGGTTCTGACATAACTTATGTCACCACGAGTAAGGCATTCCGCAAGCGCCCGGTTTTGAATGCCGTCAAGAAGGCAATTTCCGATGCGATACATTCCGGACGGCACATACCGTATGAAACCGCCGTCGTGTTGAATAAGCAGGGATTGGTAAACAAGGAGTTCCTCGATACCGAAATGGTCCGTCAGTTCGACGAGACGCCGGTGGACGACATGGATATTACGGACCGTACCGTGAACGGCATGATTAACGAGACACAGCTGAAGAAGTACATGAAGTCTATGAACTTCCCGGAGTATGTCGTGTCGATATACAGGGTAATCCTCGATGCGTACGACAGCATATACTCGAACACCAGGAAGTGGACCGATGTCGCCAGGGCGGAGGCCGAAACGACCCTGCTCAAGCGGTTCTACAACTTGACCGACTTCATGCTGCGCAATGCCAAGAACAAGTACGTGGTGGCTGCCGCCAAGCTCATGCGGCAGAACGGCATACTGGATGCTTTCCGCATCGTGGCGAATCGGTATGGGGAACACAACAAGTTGCAGTTGACTGATTCTGCAAAGTATGGATTCAATGTGCCGGGCTGGTGGGATAACAGCAAGGACTGGTCGGAGGAATTGAAGAGCATGCTCACAAAGCTGGAAACTCTCGGGGAAACCAAGCAGAAGTACGTCCAGTCCAAGGATGAGCCAGAGCTGAAGCTGAAATAACCCGGCATTTGGCAAGTTATTGAATCGGGCCCAGCCGGGCCCGATTTTTCTATCATATGGGAAAATTACTATATTTGTAGTACATCATAAAGGAAAATGACGTGCATATGTACTTAGGATATCCAAAAATGAGCAAGAACATTAGACTATCAAAGTTCAAGGCAATCATATCCGCACATGACGGCCAGGTCCTTTCCATGTGTAACGTCGCTGTAGAGAAACGGCGCAAGAAGAATGTCGGCCATGGGCGGACAATGTACATGCTGGAATTCGACTATGACAAATTCGCCAAGCAAGGCCATACGGTCGACGACCACGGGCAGCATGTGTTCAAGGTACAGATAGGTCTTCTCAGGAAAGTCAAGTCAGTTCTTGGAGAATCCGGATACAAAAAGTTCATCTCGTCGGCAATCAAGAGTGCCGACCTGGAAAGCGGACTTGATGTCGATGTGACGAGGTCCGTCATAATCCAGCTGTACGAGCAGGCTATACACGGCACCGAATCATACCTGGACAGCCTGCAGGATTCCTTGAAAGACGTCGGTTTAGCCCGGATGACAAACTTTGTATTGAAAGGCTAAGTACACCCAAAGTGTTGCTATTGCCAAATAGACGCGATTTTGCTATATTTGAACTAGGCTGAATCCCGTTCATTTCGTAGCGAAAAATGCCCGAGCAACATCTTGGGTGGGCAAAGCCTTGTTAGATAGGAGCAATCATGACAAATACTACTAAAACCGAGAAAAGAAACGACCACAAGCCTAACTTTTCGGTAATTGAGGAAATGCTGTTTACAAGTACACCAGAGAAAATGGCCAAGGTGACTCCAACTCCGAGCAAGAAACTGCAGGAAGCCCGGGATGCCCGGGATAAGGCCAGGGATGCCCTGAGGGTTGCCGAGGACAAGTACCGGGAGGTGAGCCGTTCGGAGGAGAAGGCTACACTCAAGAAGCTGAACGCCTATTACAAGGGAAAGGTCGTTCTTACATACGAGCGTGAGAGCAGGATGATTGGCGACGGTCCAATCATCAAGGATAATTTCAGGATTGTTAATATCAGCAAGGTGGTGTCGTTCGGGGAAAACTACATAGAAGTCCAGGGAAAGCAACTGGCCGTACGCGCGAAGAATCCTCGAGGCCTCATACGTTTCGGGAAAAACTTCGAGCTGGGTGCCGGCAAGGGGACGTTCCGAATCGACAAGGTCGACAGAATGCTTACCGACAAGCGGCTTGAGCAGGTGATTAACCGGGTGCGCATGGCAATGCTTTCCGAGTTGAAAACGATATGGTAGGAACGGTCCAGTACAGGACATTGGAATGCCGTGCATCAGCACGGCTTTTTAAATTTGTATGTAGTCACAAAAAACAAGCAGAAAAATCATATATTCGCTATCGCGAAATAAGTTTTTTTTGCTATATTTATGTAGAGGGAATATATTTTTCTCGTGGTCTAACTACATTACATCAAGAGGAAGCAACAATGCCGATGAACGGGTCTGTGGAAGACATGTGGCAAAGGGCACTGGCAGCCCAAATGCCAGGAAAAGTTAACAAGCCAACAACATCGATACACGAGCAGGTAATAGCCGAGCGGCGTCGCAGGAACCAGGTGGCCAACAAGAAGTACAGGCACTCCGAGAAGGGGAGAATCGCCAACGCCAGGCAGTGCCGGCGATACTTCGAGAACCACCGGGAACAGTGCCAGCAGTACGTCGTGAAGTACAAGAAGGCGTTTCTGGAGAAGTTCGGGGTGACCTTCGGTTCCTGGGACTACTGGCGTAGAAAGCTGCTTGCCGGGAGGTGCCAGCCTGCTGACGTACCGGAAAGATATTCGGCCATAATGGAAGAATGGCTGGCAAGGAGGAAACAGAATGAGCCTGAAGTCATACGGTAGGTGCGAGCAGTGCAAGACCTACTCTATGCTCAACTGCTTCTGGTATAACGCGGTGGAAACCACCCCATGGTACCTGTGCGACAAATGCATGGAGGCGTTCGACAAAGCCATGGAAGACTCCGCCAACTATACCTTGTATGGAGTCGAGGAAGAAGAGATATATGCTTGAAATTGGGCTAGCCTTTAGCGGCTAGCTCTTTTGCTTCGGTAAAAATATCAGCTATTACCTGGGCAAATTCGGACTTGGAACCACGCACACCGTCTGTAAGCATGCGCATTGCTATGACATGACCACCGCATCTATAATTGATTTCCAGTTCCGGTACCTCGTCGGTAACCACACGCATCGTTCCCTTGATTAGGTATGCCTGCATTGTCGCCCGGGCCTTCTCGAGCCAGGCGAGCGTTTTCTTGTTGGTCATCGTGGTCGCGAGCAGTGGCATCCCGGGGCTTCCGGGAGGAAAATAGGCCAGTATGTACTTCGATGCGCGGTCGTAGTCGTAGTGCATTTTGGGGAACAGCTTGTGGTACAGAAGACGTATATAGTGGATGACCAGGAGAACGTAGAGTCCCCCGTATATGGACCCGAGTAGCCGCCCTATTCCCATATCTTCGTTCCTAGCCATCTGTTGATTTTTTTGGAAATCTTGGATACAACGATGAGCAGGAGAAGGAATCCGACGAATACCAGGTCGGAAGGGATTATCGCCGCCTCGCCGAATAGAAGGTAAGTTCCGATGTTGGAACATGCCCACAAAAATATAATAATCCAGAATACAACGTCGATTCTCTGCATATTTCCATTTCCAATAAGAAAGGTGCCGGGAACTTCCCGACACCTCAAATATAGCAATTCAGCTGAAACAATCAAGGTTTCAGCTTGCCGGAAACGATTTCCTCCATTGCCTGCAGGCATGCGAAATCGTAAATGAACTGTATGTCGCCATTGGGTTTCCGTTTCAACTCCTCATCAACCAGCTGACGGACACGTTTGTTGTACGCCTCGCTCATGTACAGGTTGCTAAGGTCCGCCGATGTGAACGTGCCCGACTTCGTATTCATTGTCTTTACGTTCACCTCTGGTTTTGCCTTTCCGGACCCGGGGCTAGCTTGCTTGGCGGTGTCGGCCGCACTGGCGTTTCCGGCCATGAACCCGCCTATCATCGCGGCGGCCACTATTCCCCTGGCCAGCCTCTTGCCGAAATCGCTGAATATTCCTTCCATCATCGGGGTTCCCGGGATACTGTAGCTGGACTGCATCAGTTTCTTCTTTTTTTCTAACGCCTGGTGCTTCTTCCAGTTGGGTACTTGCCATGTCTGGCCGTCCTCTCCGGTAACGGTAATCATGTCTGGTTCTTCGGGAGATTCCGTTCCAGTGACGGCATTGATGGTGTATTCGGAACCGGTGGTGTCTAGCGGACGCCCGTCCATGAACTTTTCCATGAATTCGGTTCCCTTTTTCAGCCAAGCGTTTTCCTGTCCGTTGTGCCCGTAATACGCGTGCTCCAGGGCCGCGGCTATCTGGTAGCACCCGCGGATTTCGCTCAGGATTCCATCAATCGCCCGCCTGAATGACAGCGGGGTCGACGTGAAAATTATGCCGAGCTTGAATGCCTTTTCATCCTTCGGGTTGATTTTCCCATCCCGCATCAGCTGGTCGACCAGTGGCAGCAGTTTCGGCTCTACGTTAATCTGGAGCTTGTTGGAATGGGTGCCGCCGGATTTGTATACCCAGTCGCCGGTCTGTAGCAACCAGTTGAATATTGGCTGGAGTTCCTTGCATACCTTTGCCTCAAGGAGTGCATGGTATCCCTCGAGCAGGGCAGTCGAAAGTGATTTGTCGGATATTCCCTCGCAACATGCAGTCATTTGTCTATCCTCGTACAATGTTTATGCGGCGTTCCATTTTTTCATCTGGCTCTCGTATGCGTCGCCGTTCCTCCCAATCCAGTCCAGGCATTCCCGGTAGTACCTCCCGGAAACCAAGGCCCTTCCCGGGTTCTTCCCGTATCCTCCCCAGCCCGGCTCGTCGTAAGACCCGCCGGTTCCCGGTTTCCCGGTGAAAGCCACCAGGAAGCACCCGGTAGGCTCGTTCTTGTCGAAAATGACTTGCCTCTCGGCATCCCCGGCGTGGCGGACCACGTTGCCGCTCCCCCTGAACACGATGCTCGCCCCGGGACCGTCGAAGGTGTACTTCAGCCCGTTCCCGCTGGTTCTTTCTCCCGGTGCTGGAGCGTCCTTCAGTAGATACGCGAATGCATACACGTCATCGTCGTTCCTGCCATCCTTCCCGTATGCCAGGTATCCTACCGGGTTCCCATTGCGGAACCCTTCCTCGTAAATCCTATTGGCCCTGTCGGAGTTGTGGACGAGCCACCCGTTGATTACCCTGGACTCCCCGGGGGTATCCGGGAGGGTCAGGTTCCTCTCGTCGGAGTTCTCCCAGTTACCCATGCTTATCCCGAGCACTTCCATGGCCGTCTGCGGGACCATGTCCAGGACATCGGACACGGTTTCCCGGGAGGTGTCCCCGGAAAGCAGGATATCCTTCAGCCTGAACAGCTCCTTTCCGGTAAGCCCGTCTATTTCATCCCTTGCCCTGTCCGACAGCGGTTCGGCCAGCGGTACGCGCTTTCCTAGCGCCAGGTTCAGTATGTCGGTGAAGGACTCGACGGCTTCCGGGGTACCGGCGGAAAGGAAGTGCAGTACGCCCTCGACCCTCCCCGTCTCGTTACGGGAGTTCCATTCATCGGCGAACCTTTCCGGATATGCCGGGGAAGGCTCGTTGATTTCCCTGAGGTACCTGCTCAGTTCTGTGAAAGAAGGACCTATCCCCTCGAGGAGCTTCCCGCACGCCTCGGTAATCGCCCTGCGCATCGGGTCAGGGCAGGCGGCGATTTCCAGGAAAAGTGGCGTTATGTCGGGAAATCCGGTCATAAAACCCAGTTTATACAGTCGAATGGGAAGGAAATTGCTATATTTGGGGCATGTCCACTGCACTGGAGAATGATATGGCGCCAACATGTAACGAACCGATGGAAGAAATCATGGGGCTTGTGCGTGAGCTAGGCTTTACGACATCCAAGCAGCTCCTTCAGAGCGCAGTCGACGCCAGGAAGCGACTGGACATCGAACGGGAATTCCACAAGAAAAACATGCCGTTGTACGAACCGGCCCCGGGAATCTACCTTCCGGACACCCCCGATTTCAGGGAGGGATTCTGATGGAAGTATATCGTGACCCCAAAACCGGCGGAATATACCGGGAATTCTACAAGAAGAGGTACAAATGCCAATAGAAACAACATCGGAAATCGACCAGCTCCTGGAGCTGGCGGCGGAGTACGGAATCGACCGCACCATAGCATGGCTGAAGGCGTCGATTGCAGCGAGCAAGGAAATGCGACGGGACGTGGAGCCAGTGGTGTATACCGGGAAAGGAAATCGCGAGGTAATTCTATGAGCAGCGAGACTTTGGGTGATTACTGCAAGAAGCTGGAAATCCCGTATACCTACAACATGGTGATACCGGAGGACGAGTACTGCATCATCCGTGTCGACGGGCGTGCCTTCCACACGTTCACCAGGCCGTACAAGCGCAAGGACAAGCCGTTCTGCGAAGACATAGTGAATGCGATGAAGGCTGCCGTGGAGGCTCTTATCGGGGAGTTCTGCCCGGTAGTCGTCTATACACAGTCCGACGAGATAACGGTCGTCATCGCCCCGCGCAAGGTTCCTTTCGGCAGGAAGTGCCACAAGCTGGATTCGATAGCGGCGTCCGTTGCTACCGCTGCATTCAACGAAAGCCTGCGGGCGAGCGGCAGGCACCGTGAAGACAGGCTGGCCACGTTCGACGCCCGCTCTTACGGGGTTACCAAGGATGACGTACTGAAGGTGCTTATCTGGCGCCAGAAGGACGCGATAAAGAACTCCATCTCCAACGTCGCTAGGACCGTGTTCTCCAACAGGGAACTCGCGGGAAAGAACAGCGACGAGCGCCTGGCCATGATGCTGGAGCGTGGAGTTGACTGGAACAAGTGCGCCTACGGCGACAAGTACGGACTCACCGCGTTCCGCAAGGTGCGAGAGGTGCAGCTTGACGTGGAGTACATGAAGTCCCGCAACGTCCCTCCTGACGTAATCGAGAAGATTTTCGGGGAGGGCGGCACGTGCGTCCGCTCGGTCACCGAGTACCCGGAACTGCCGCCGTTCAGGGATATCGCAAACCTGGACCAGGTCATCTTCGACGGGGTCGGCCCGATTTTTAAAACTGAACCAGCCATGAGGGAACTCTTTGGCGAGGAGGAATGCAAAAATGAAGGATAAGTTCTTCAAGGTACTGTATGTTACGGCATACGTCGGAATCATCGTCCTGGCAATCGTCAGGATTCGGGACAAGGTCCGCTCAACGCCTTGCAAGTGCAAGTGCGGGAAGGCAAAGCCGCTGTTCGAGTCCACCCCATCGAAAGGAAACCCGTACATGAACGTTCCTATCCGCAAGGCGAGCCTGGCGGACTGCGACCCGTCCTACATCCGCAGGAAGCTCGCCGAGAACGTCATCAACGGGGCGCAGGCGAAGGTACCTGGAATGGACCGGGAGGATGCCGTGAAGGAAATCACCCTTCCTCACCAGCAGGCGCTCGACATGGCGATGCGCGGCTACGAGGCAAATGTTGACCTCGTTAGCCGGGCAAGGGACGAGGCAAAGGAAATGGGGTTCTGATGCCTAAGGAACTGTCATGCGGATTTATCGTATTTGACCGGGAAAACGGGGGAATACTGGCATGCCACCCCACGGACCGCCCGGGAGGCCCGGAGATGTCGTACGACATTCCCAAGGGCCACCTGGAAGATGGGGAGACTCCGCTGGTTGCTGCACTCCGGGAACTCCGGGAGGAAACCGGGATAGAACTCAACCCGCGCGAATACCCAATCCACGAGATTGGCATGGTACCGTACCAGAAACAGAAATCGCTGTACCTGTTCTCCGTCGCCATCCCGGGGCTCATGTACAAGGTCGACAGGCTGTATTGCCGGAGCATGTTCACTGACAGTTTCGGCAACGAGAAGCCGGAAGTGGACGGGTACGTACTTACGGCGGACACGAGGCGGTTCTTCAAGAACCTGCAGCCGCACGTCAATGCGGAGGTTTCCCGGGCACTCCTGGAAAGGCCGGTATGCATAGTGGAGGGCTGCCGCGGCGCTGAACGTGTCCGGATGAAGATAATCTGCGACGAGAGGGAACACTCGTCGTATCTGTCCGAACTGAACTTCATGCAGGACCGCAACCTGTATCCGTACGGATTCAACGGTACGGTGTTTCTCGACGACGGGAGCGAGGTATCCGTGGAACTCGACGACCTGGTTCACGGCCTGACAACCCGCGTGATGGTGGATATTGACGGCACCATCAGGGACCTCCCGGAATTTCCGGTACTGGACTGGATTTCCGGAGCGAAGGAAGGGAGCGGCATCTAGTCTCGTTCCATATGTACAGAAAGGGCGGCCGGAGGCCGCCCTTTCCCGTTTCCGCTGCTGAACTAATCTTCCTCGAACGTGGAGAAAATGTCGTAGATGGTGTCGAGCTCTTCCTTGGACAGACCGCCGACCTCGGAAACCGGGGTTTCCAACGGGTCCTCGTGCTGTACAACCTCGATATGCCCGCGGAGTGCCGGGACTTCCCTGTAAATCTGCATGGCCAGGTTCCTCGCGGCCTGCTTGGATATGTTGCTGTATATGAAGAACTTGTGGTATAGCCTGATTGCGTACCAGTCCTCGTCATCCTCGTTTACGATGGGGACGCACTCGTCGAACAGCAGGCTGACCTTATCTATAATCTTGCGTGCGAAGGCGATGAAGATGGACAGGTACATCGCCTTGTATATGTGCGGCAGGACGCGTGTCATGAATAGTCTCCTTGCGGGCGCTATGTTGCCCTTACAGGGAGTAAACTATTCCATTTCTCGATTATTGCGCGGATGAAGTGGTTTTTTCTGGTGCGATTCAGAGTGTATCCTGTCCATGTAGTCCTTCAACAGGGACATCTTGTCGGATATGGTCATGTCGTCGGGAGGGTCGATTGCGTTTATAGCTGCCACCAGGTTCCTCGCACGACGCTCGACGCTCCTCTTCGCATCGGGAAGGATGGCATCCTGTACCCTCTTCCGCCATGCATCCTGGTCAATAGGGTCGGTATACTCGAATGCCTGCTCGGAATGGTGTCCGAACTCGTCGGTAGGGGGCTGCTTGACCTTTGGCTCGGGGACATTGAAAACATGGTCGACAATTTCCTGCGATACGGCATTGATGTCGTACGGGACACCGTGCTTCTTCTTTCCCAGCAGGACAGGGAGCTGCTCCATCAGGTATGCCCTTGTCTCCATGTTGCTGTGGTTTGTGAGCCAGTATTGGTACTTGTTGCCGGCCTTGCGGATATTGTCATATCCTTCCCACTTTGTCGGCATGTTGGTATTCCTGGAAATGGCCGTCTCGCCAGAATACCGCTTGAGGTCCTCGACCGGGAACGACCGGCGGAACTCCGACATCTTCTTGATGTCGTTCTTCCCGTACCGGGTACGGCTGTACCAGGCAGGGAACATGCGCTTCCTGGTATCCTCGTCCTTCTTGAGCTGGTTCTGTGCATACAGAGTACCGGCCTTGTCTATCCTGGCCTGGGCTTCGCGGTCTTCCTTTGAAAGGTACTTGTGTTCCTCGTCCATCTGCATGTCAGGGGCGAACCTGTCGTCGAACAGGTGGATTCCCTCGTGCAGCAGGGTGTCCCTGAGGGTGGTCCCGTTGGCTGGACCTCCCGGGAAGTTCCAGGCCCTGAGCAGGGCAAGGTTGAAGTTTCTCCTGCTGTCGGCGAGCACGCCATCCTTGAACAGCAGTGTCAGGCGTGCATTTTCCCTGGCCTGCTCGCTCATGCCTGGCGTCGCCCGGTACGTACCTGCCAGGAACGGGTACAGCGGGATGCTTATAACCTTCTGCGCCTGGTAGTAGCGGGGGCTGTACCTGTATTCCCCGTTTCCGAGCTTTACGAAACGGACTGTCCATTCCCGGTTGCCGTCAGCGTCGGTGAAGTCGTGGACAACCGCCCGGTCTTCCGGGTCACTCATCATCTGGTAAATCTGTTCCTTGTTCGCCGGGTCCGAAAGGAATTCTCCTACGGGACGGACCACGTGGTCGTATACGTACTTGGCGGCATCGACCTCCCCGGCCCCCTCGGTGAGAACCCGGTATCCCCTGTACAGTGCGGCGATTGTTTCCGAATCAGATGGAATGTTCCCGTTCATGTACGGGAGTTTATCTAGCTGGCGCTATATAAAAAAAGAAACGGACCTGGTGCGCGTGCCCTCGTCAATACGCAGGGTAGAGGCGTGTCCGTTCCGATAGTCGTGTTTATATGCTGTCGTTCAATTTTTTGGCGTATTCCGCCGCGACCTTCCCCTCGTCGCCACCGGGAAGCCCCATGAACTTGCCGACGGTGTAGGCGAGGCGGAGCGCCTCGAACCCGGCAGGCCCGACGCTGGTGTCCTTACCACACGACATGCCAATCGAGAACTGGTGGCCGAGCGTACCGACTCTATCCGGCGGATTCACCAGGATGTCGAACGGCCCGGAGTCGATTGCTTCGCCCGACTCGTTGTACTCGACAACGCAGCCGGTACCGATGGAATCAAGCTCCGGGTTACCGGGCGAATTGACCTTCATCAGGGTCACCATTCCGGACATGGCGGTCATTCCTATCCTCGCTTCCCAGTCGCTTCCGTACAGGAGAGCTATCGGGTCCTTCACGCCGGATAGGAACCGGCTAGTAACCGAGCGGAATGCCGCTACGCCCATGCAGTCGCCGACAACCGCCCCTGTCTTCGGGTCGACCGACACCGTATCGACCACGTTGGCCACCGCGGCTTCCTGCGATATGACATCGACATAGGGTTCGACCATCATGTAGAACGCGGGGTCGATGCAGTATCCCCTGACGAGCCCGGTCCTCACGTTGTGGATGGCGGACTCCAGGCAGGTTTCCCTGGCATGCAGCGGGACTATAGTGGCCGAAGGGTCTGACGAAAGGAACCTAGCGTACAGCTCGACACGGGAGGTGCGGACTCCTTCCGGGAGCAGGTAGCCGAACACGGTAGTATCGGAACTGATGTACTTAGTCATTGGCGAAAGTGAGGGCCTTGAACACCATCTTCCGTACGTCGAGGTCGGCCTGCGCAGCTGCGTTGGCAACACGCAGTTCGGAAACCTTCTGGTCCACGTCTATCGTCGATAGGATGACTGCCTCGGTCGGCTTCTTGGTGCCGTCCTTGGGCATGGACAGGTCGAGGAACAACTGGGCCTTTGCCTGCCTGTATTCGTTCTCCGCCCGGTTGGCCTTGTCGTATGCGTCGCGGAGTTCTTTCTCCAGCTTGCTGATAGTTTCTGTATTCATGAGTGTGTTTGCCTCCTTTGCAAATTAGAAAAGACACGGGATTCCCCGTGCCTGTAATATAGCAAAGAAAATCCACTACGGCACCGGGTCATCCACGAATGTCATCTTGCTCCACTTGGATGCCCCGTTGTCGGCGGCCAGCACGTACTGCTTGTTGTCCGGGACGTCCGGTATGTACGTGCTGATGGTGCGGCCGGAATCCTTCGCTTCGCCGTTCTTGCCGATTATAACGATGTTGTTCTCCTGGCCGGAAATCTTCTTCAGCGCGTCGATGTTGGCGCGGGCGTTCGTCTTCCTGGTATCGTCCAGGCCCTGGTTGGGCGCGGTGAGCACCCTGTTGGTAATCTTCGGCATATTGACCCCGCTCGGATATTTTTCTATAGTTTATACAAAAGACAAGGAGACAACATGTCAGAAAAGAGCAACATACTGGATTTGTCCGGGAAGCCAATCGTTTCCAGGATGGTTGAAGGAAAGATGAATGCGCCAGGAAATGAGGGCATGCTTCTTAGCGCGGCGATGCCTACCATGGCGGACAGGCTCAGGGAGCTGGCTATGAGCGTAAGGAACCGTTCCCTTGCCGAACGTTATGCACACGACGCAATGGAACGGGCCAAGGAAATGGCCGAGTCAGGCCACCTGTCCTACCAGGACAAGATTTTCACCCGGGAGTTCTTCAAGGCAAACAAACAGGCAATGTCCATCCCCCAGGGCGAGGATGCTGACGAGTACCTGGAGAAGCTGTACCTTGCACAGAAGGAGTCGTATGCGCTGATGGCGAAGGAAGGATTCAAGATTGAATACACCGAGCTCGAACTGCCGTCCACCCTCGACATCAACATGGACGCGCAGACACGGCAGCTTGTCGAACAGACGAAGCGGTTCACCGAGGCGATGGTGACTGTGTCGTGGGGATAATGCACCTTACGTCTATTCCCGGGTGCTCCCTGCGTACTTCCCGGGAAATTTCCAGGATATCGTAACGCTCGTTACATACCGTGCACGTGCCGGTCTTGCCGGATTCTACATATACAACGAAGAAATCCACCGGGAACCTCCCGGTGGATTAGTTTATTCTAGATGATGTAGGCTACTCGTAGGTCTTCGACGCGTTCTCCCTGCTGGAGAGAATCTTGTCGAGGGCCTTGCCCAGGTCTGCCGGGCAGTAAGTGCCGTCCTCTTCAGGAGTGCAGTAAATCTGCATGTTGGCCATCAGAGTTGATAGGTCGGCGAGCGTAAAGTTGTGCTCGACCATCTTATCGATGGCTTCCTTGTATTTCAAGTCCTCGTAGTCGGTCGGGTCATCGGCAAGTTTGACCTTGTTTATAAGACGCTTAATTGTGCCGGCATCAGGGTACGGTACCTCGATGACCTCGTCTATCCGTTGTCCGCGCTTGATTATCGTTGAATGTATCGAAGCCGGGTCGTTGATGGTGGTCATGAAGATTACGGTGGGCAAAGCGGTCATGTAGTGCAGAGTGTCCATCAGGGAAATGATTTTCTCCACACTGCTGTTCTTCTCGGACAGGTCTGTGGAGTCGATGTCGTCGCAGCACAGGAATACCTTGTTGAACCCTGCACCCTTCAGTGATGACATGATTCCGACTATTCTTTCCGTCATGCTCATGACGGGTTCGGATGAAGCTGCGTTGAATTGTGGCGTGACGCTGTCCATCAGTGCCGTTATTCTGAAATGAATTACCGGGTAGTCCAGGAACTCGTTGACGAGCTGGTTCATCATTATTGTCTTGCCGGTACCCGGAGCGCCGACGAAGGCGTATCCGCGGTTGATTCCCTTGTCCATGCACTTCTTGATTCCGTCACGTATCGTGTCGTATTCCCGCATCGCATGGACGCAGTCCTGACCCGAAAACTTCATCGGACGGCGGAAGAACATCCCGTCATTACCGCCGTAAGTTAAAGTGGCGTTAATGATGCTGTGCCTCGGGTCGAACATGCTGTACTTCAGTGTCTTCTGCAGGGCGTTCGATATTGGACGCCATTCCACGGTGAGTGAGTTGCTGTCGAATGACGGGTTAAGCGAGTTGCTGTCGAATAATGACGGGTTAATGTACTTCGGGGCCATATAGCCGTCGGTAGGAGAGCTATCCTTGACCGGATTCTGGACAATCAAGTCGACCGTCATGAACAACGGTGTAATCTTCTTGCTGGACTCCTCGTTCTTTAGACGGAGGAGTTTGAATACCAGGTAACCCTTGACATCCGACCTGACCAGGTCCTTTCCCTTTATCTCGAATACCTGGAGCCAGTACCAGTCCTTCCCATCGTCTCCACGGATTGCCTGCAGCGGCTGATTCTCCTCCTCGACAATCTGTATTTCCGGGCTGTACCTGAATACCGACTTGGCGGTATATCCCATGTCGGGGGGAATGAATGTACCTCCCATTATACCCGCCGTTATGTCCAGGGTCTTCCCTTCCCTGTCGCATTCGTACATCGCGTACATGATGTCGCCGGATATGGATACGCAGTCTAGCGGCATCACCAGCGTATCCAGACGGTCAAGTCCGGGAGGAACGTAGTCGATGTCCACCTTGTCGTCGCCACATACGGCCTTCACAATTTGGTTCCATGTTTCCAGGTTGGTGCCGCCCTTTACGGAGAAGTGCGATATTATATGCTGCCTGAGCTGTTCCAGGGCCAGGACGTTCCTGGTGAACCGCATGAACCCGAACAGCCTTGGGTTACGTTCCCTGTCCACCATCTCTGCTACCGTGGAGCAAAGGAGTAACGCCAACCTGAACATGTCCTCCCGGAAGGCCTTGCGGCGGAAAATCAGGTCGGCCAGCGTGGTGTTCTTTGCTTCCACGTTGAGAGCCGGCATGGCGCCGGTAAGAGTCTGGAGGGCCCTGATGAACTTTGGGGTGAATATGGACTCGGTTGGACCCTGCGGGATGTCCACGGGTGTCGGTGGGAGTTCTGGGTGCATGATGCTCTGTGCCCAGAAACCCGGTTTTTGCTTGTCGTTGCTCATGGCGTTCGGTAATCCTATAGAAAGTGCCGGCAGGCCATCCCGCCGGCATCATGGTTGTTTCCCGGATAATCCCTCATTAGTACTTGGGTGCTTTCAGGCGGAGCTTGGACAGCTGCTGCCATACGTACATCAGGATGCGGATTACGATGAACGCGTAGGTCGCGTACTGGGCGTACTTCAGCACGCTATCCACGGTAAACTTGGGAAGCGAGGGCTTCTTGAACTTCAGGAACTTTGGTAGTTTCATAGTATTAACCTCTTGGAAATAAATTAAAGCTACAGCAAATATAGCAAAATCAGTGCGTCACGACTTCGATTATGACGACCGTCGTGACGAAAAGTATAACTGCTATCATCAGAACACCTGTGACACCATCTGGAATACTATGCTGAACCACGGGCCACCCTCGCCTGTGGTATATAGGGTTATGACCAGCTTCGGTTCGAAGAACAGGTGGCTATCCGAGTCGTCTGAATCCTGGGTGAAAGCTATCTCGGCCACGAGGTTGCTGGTATCGTCCCTGTAAATGTTCGCCGACCGCAAAGGACGTTCGTCGCCCATCTTGTACTTCCACCCGGTAAGATGCAGTTCGATGAGCTTCTCGCAGACCTCGAACAGGGTAAACTTGATTGTATCCGCCGTTACCGGCTCCCTCTCGGAATCGAGTTCCCTGAGGTGGAAACGCTCGGCAATCGCAACGGCCTCGTCGAAACAGAACGCCAGGACGGAGTCCACCATCGGCTTGTGCCAGAAGTTCCAATCTATCTGTCCATCCTGTTTGGCGACCTTCACCTCGATGGCCACGGTCTTCGACGCGGCCTTGCTACGTTTTTCCGGGAGCTTCTTGTCAGACTTTGCTAGTTCCTTCAGAACCTTTATCGACCTTTTCATAAATTTCTCCTAAATTTCCGAAAGTTTCCGCATGAGCATGCGGATTCCGTAAGTCCACTTGAATATGCTGAGACGTATCTTTTCAGCTGACCATCTTTCGTAACGCATCAGCTCGGTGCACCTGGCCAATAATGAAGAAGCCGATGACCAGTACTGGGTATCTATCTTCTTTAGCTTGTTCATCAGCTCATTGGTGCTGTAATCCTTCTGCTCGTCGGCATTGTCGATTCCATACCCGCCAATGAACCGTATGTACCATTTCAGTCCGGGAACGCGGACAATGGTAGAGTCGCAACCCCAGGACAGGCGTATCTTTCCCGGCTCGCATACGGACACGTCGTTGACGTTCACCGTCTTGGTCAGGCTCAAAGTACATATCGCAGGAAATTTCAACTTGGAGCCGGTCATCCATGTATTTTCGACCTGTGCCGTCTCATACACTGATTTCCGTTTGATTGACTGTATGTCGTCATTCACAAGAATCGAGTTCTGTATCCAAATGTCGCCTGTTACGGAAGTACGGAACAGTTCACTGTTGTCGATGTCGATATTTCCGTCGAGCGTCGCATGAGTCAACGTGGCATCGCTTAGCCGGAACTTGTCATGCGTAGCCTGTGCCGAAACCGTGGCCTTTCCCAATTTGGAATCATCCAAGGTTGTGTTTCCATAAATCTCAATTTCACCAACAAGCACCGACTTTTTAATCCTGGTGCGAGTGCGGTCATCGCCATAAATTTGTATGTGGCCGGTATTTCCGCAATGTTCTATATAAAGTTCGACCCACTGGTTGTTCACCGCATGGAGTATGGACCTGTACACTGTCCCGGAACCCTTTAGTATGCAGCTGTCGATGCTGCTGTCGACAACCGAGGTATTGCCGCCGATATGGGTATCCCCCGTGAGAATGGAATTGTAGTTTGCCCAGCAGTCACCTACCTGGTCGAGCTCGGCAAAGTCACGGATAATGGCTCCCAGCTCTCCCTTCTTGAAGAAGCGGCCATCTTTGAGCGCCTTTATCCTGGTGACTACGGTACCGTTTTCGCTGACCTTGACCAGCTTGTACTTGTTGTCAGTCATTTCCTTCTTCCCTCGGTTCCAATCATAGTTATATCTGCGCGACCATTGCCAGCGCCTTGGTGATGGTCACGTCCATGTCGTTGTACTCGAACCTCCCGAGTCGCCCGGTGGCATACACCTTCGACGGGAGCATCTTGTAGTATTCGGTATACAGCTTCTTGCTGTCCTCGTTGACCACCGGGTAGTACGCCTCCCCTCCCCGGCTGAATTCCTTTGGGTACTCGTAAGTGATTATGGTACGGCAGTCGTCGAGTATCCGTTTGTTCCACGTCATGAAGTGCTTGTGCTCTATGGTGCGGGTGAACGGGCTCTTGTCGGTTGTATGGTTGACCACCGCAACGCCCTGGAAATCATGGACATCCGGCTTGGTGATTGAAAACTCTAGGCTCCTGTACGGCAGCTCACCCAGTTCGTAGTCGAACAGCTCGTCGAGCATGCCAGAGTAGAACACCTTATCCGCCATCGAGTCCCATTTCTCGCGGGAAGGTATGTAGTCGGCACCGAGCAACACGGTTGCGCCGGACAGCATCTTCTCAATCCACCTTGTATATCCGCCCTCCGGTATTCCCTGCCATATGTCATCGAAGTAGTTGTTGTCGTACGTGAACCTGAGCGGTATACGCTTTATGATGTCGGGCGACAGCTCGGTGCACTTGCAGCCCCACTGCTTCTCGGTATAGTGCTTGATGAACAGCTCGTATATTTCCTCTCCGACTAAAGACAGGGCTTTCTCCTCCAGGTTGGAATAAGTTTCCTTCTGGTATGGCTCCCTTTTCGTGTAGATAAGCTCCATAGCCTGTTCCGGCGTATTGCAGCCCCACAGCTTGGAGAAGGTGTTCATGTTGAACGGGAGGTTGTACGCCTCGGGTTTCCCGTCCCGCCATACCTTGGCTATGGGGGAATTGACGAAAGGGTAGAACAGGGCATACCTGTTGGCGAAGTTCCAGATGGCCGGCTTGCTCGTATGGAATATGTGTGCACCGTACTTGTGGACTGTTATGCCGTCCTCCTCGTATGTGGCGCAGTTGCCGCCGATTTCCTTCCGCCGGTCAATCACCAGGACGGACTTCCCGCGTTCAACCAGCTTTGCCGTGAGTACGGCGTTGAACAGTCCGGCACCGACCATGAGGGCGTCATAGTATTTCCCCATGCTATGCTTCCCCCTGGCTGAAGAACTTTACAAGGGAATCCCGGGACATCTCGCGGAGGTCCAGGTCGACCTCCCCTTCGTAGTCTGCAGGCACAATTTCGTAGCCGGCCATGAGCAGTATGGCCCGCAGCCTGATTACCCTGGCGAACTTGTCTGACAGCATTTCGATGGTCGATGCCATGCCGTTTGCGAGGGATACTCTCTTGTTACCGGTACCGAGACCGAGCAGGACGGCGCTTGCCCTGCCCATGACGGCGAGAGTGACCTGCTTGCACGGGAGGTTGCCATCAAGGGAGAACACGAGGTCCTTCGGCTCCACCATAAATCCTGTCGTGAACTTCGGCTTGCCGTCGTAGGAACCGAAGAAGAAACGGTATTTCCCGGCAGGGTCGGAACCGTTGAACTGGTTGAGGTTTACCATCATGCCGTCGGATACACCCTTCGGGAAGTAGACGCACTCGGATGCCTCGGGCTCGGCGTTGGTCATGTCTCCGGAATGCATGAAGTCCCCGGAACTGAACCCGGAAGTCCAGGACACCATGTTGCCTTCGGTGTCGGCCATGGACAGGTCGAAGTCCCTGGTGCCCCACTCGTTGCGCCAGTACACGCCGACCACGTTGTGGTCGTGTAGAGGGACCGTAGTTCCCATCGGGTAGTCGCCGATGAAGTTCTTCTCGGACGTAGGCATGGCGAGCTCGCAGTTATCCGGTAGCCTTACCTTGCCGGTCTTCTTCCTGGACTCGACGAACTTCCTGATGCTTTCCGTTAGTATGGACTTGACATATTCAAGCCACCCGATGTCTATCTTGGGGGAGTAGCCCTCCCTTATGAAGGTTTTCCCGTTGCGTATCACGTACACGGCCCATTGTCCCGGATGGAAGTTGAGCCTGTCCTCTACGCACTGGAGAAGGCGTAGCCTACGGAACATCGGCACGGTCTCGATTTCATCTGATATCTTCTCGAGTTTCCCGGTATCTCCCGGGATGCATACGGTGTCTAGCACACCCGGCTTGAACGGGGTCTTCAGCTTTCGTGCCCTGGACCGGATTCGGTTGATTACATGGGAAATTCGTTTAGACTCGTCATAGTCGTAGTTTCCCTCCCTTTCCTTTGCCTGGTGCTTCATTGCCAGGAATAAAGGCTTGAACCGGTAGAATACCCTGGCGAGCAGGTCGATGTCCCGGTCGGACATGCTGGCGAATGCGTCTGCCCCGGGAGTACCATACATGTTTCGTATGGACTTGAGGACATCCCTACTCTTAATGAGGAGCGTCTCATTCGTATACATGTACACGAGCAGCCTGACGTACTCGACAGGGTCAGAAGGCCTCTTGCCCGTACGGGCATACATAATGCATGCCGCCTCCTTGTTCTTTACCTCCGAGATGTCGCAGCCTCCGTGGTGCAGGACGAAGCCAACGAGTGCGTTCACGGTATCAGGCTTCATGGCTATTCCTGACTTCAGCATGTCGACGCATCTGGCCTTCATCTCGTCGGCAGTGACCGCCGTAATGACGGTAAGCTCGCCGTACGACATGAGAGGAGTCTCGTTGTCGTTGGGCACGTATCCGTTTCCATGCGAGAAATTCGTCCCGTAGGTGGACATGTAGTGGATAATCTGGTCCATGAACAGTTCAATCGAGGTACGTTTCCTGATGTCCTCCCACTCCTTGTAGAAGGTGGCGTTGGGGTCAAGCCGTACGTCGGTTAGGAACAGTTCGACTAGCTGGTTGCATGCCTCGGGAACTACCAGGAAACCCCGCTTGGCTGCGGCCTCGTTAATCTCTGCGAAGCTGCGGGTACTGCCGCAGTCCTCAGGCACGACCTGGTGGAACATCTTCACCAGTTCCAGTGGCATCAGGTACTCGTTTTCCGAAGCAAATTCCTTTGTCATGTCATTTTCCTCTTTTATGGAAATTTAGCAAAAATTATTCCGGGTCCTCTGTCATCAGGCGGTCCCGTACTTCTGTAATCGCCTTGCCGAGAAGATTCCTTCCGCGCCAGTTGGCCTCGTCGTCGATTCCATCCGTTCCATGTGGCATCAGGATTCCCCAGATGCCGTCCACGGGAGATGCCTCGACGAACGTCTTCCCGTCGAATTCCGGGTCGAGAAGGCGTGTACGGAGTTCCATGTTCTGGCTGTACTTGGCGTAGTTGACCTCTACCATGACCTTGTACCGTTCCTGCTCCCAGGCATCGGTGTCGAAGTTGCGCACCTGTCTCCCGAGTTCCTTGGCGGTCATCGGGGACTGGGCCTCCAGTATCTTCCCGGCAATCTCGTGGTCGCCGAAGAATACCGCCTTCTCGTGCATGAAGGCCTGCTCGCTGCAGAAGAACATTCTTTCCACGCCGTCGTACATGCTGGTGTACTTGAACAGCGACTTGTAGAAGTTGGAAGGCCATTCCTTGTAGAAGAATATGTGCTTGTCGGTTACGTCTAGCATTTCGAATTCCTTTTTGATTTTGCTCTTACCAGGCCGCACTTCTCGCAGCGCTGGGCTACAGTTATCTTCTTGCCGTTATCCGACACCTCGACGTCCGTCCAGATGTCCTCCCACTCATGCCTGCACCGGTGGGTGTCCAGGAAGCCAATCACGGTCAGCGTGATTATAACTACAAGGATGATTATGATTGTGCTCAGGCTCATGATACCTCTACAGGAAATGCCGGTTGAACCACCTGGTTAACTTGCCCCTGTCCAGGGAAAGCTCCGGGATGTGCCTGTTGATTGCCCGGATACATGCAGCTACGCATTCCTCGACCGTCTTGGAGCCGTCAATCGCTTCTATCGGACAGTGCATGAATTCCTTGGTTTCCATGTACGCAGCGCGTAGGTTCTCGAGCCTCCCGGGAGTCTCCTTGAGTTTCGGCTCACGGTCATAGCAGCTTTCCAGCGGGGTGTCCATGAAAATTACAAGGTCGGGACGCTTGAAAATCTTGTAGTCCTGGTACAGCTCCTGGCAGAACGGGTAAATGCTCGGAGAGAACGCCTTGGCGTATGCCAGCCCGCTCCACAGGTACCTGTCGAGCAGGACCATGTTCTCCCGGTAGAACTTCTGCTGCGCCAACCTCCCTTCCAGGAAGAACACCTCGCGTTTCGCGTCTTTCCCCTTGAACTCGTCGGAGTTCAGACGGTCGGCTTCTTCAGTGGTGAATATGGGTTCCTTGGACCACTTGAACTCGGGATAACGCTTGGCGATTATCTTGGAAATCGTGGTCTTCCCGGAGTTATCCACGCCCTCGAACACTATCAACGGCTTGTGTCTCATGCGTTCCCCCCGGATATGTACGGATATGCGGTTACGGTAAGCGATATGCACATGAGGACGATGTCGACCGCCATGGCGGTCTTGCGGGATGCCCCGTGGACTTCCACCCTGGTGTCCCCGGTAGCAAGTATGAGCAGGTCGATTCCGCAGAATACGAACACTATGATTGGTAGGAAAAATACCGATGACATTCTACGTTGATTCCTTCTTTACGACTGGCATGAGATAGGCGTATCCCTCGAAGTCGGATGCGTCATGGAATACGGTGTTGAAAATCAGTTTGTTGCGCTGTATGCCCTGGACTTCGAACACGACCTTCGGATGGTCTTTGGTGGCGATATAGTACTCGTTCTTCCTGAGGAACACGTACTTGGGCTCGTCGTCACCCATGTCCGAGCAGTAGGCCAGCGCCACGTTGCCATGGAATGCAATCCTGACGGCACGCCCGATTTCGTACACGGTGTCGTCCTTGTACCAGGAGCCGTCGTCCGCTTCGCGGCCGGTGAACTTTCGTATCGCGGCAAGGCAGCGGTATTCCTCGTCGCTCATGGACTGCCAGGTCTGCGGGTATTCTTCCACGCACTCTATTCCGGTCTCCGGGTCTTCCATGATTCCGCAGAAGTACCCGTCAGGTACCTCGACCACCCTCATTGGAGTGCCGTTGTTTGCTTCGTCGAACTCGGCATATACGCCTTCCAACCGCTCGATGAAAGGAATCGCCATGTCCCGCAGCTCGCCGGCGTCACCGCGGAGAAACGATATTTCCGACTCGGGGAACACGTTGCCCTCGAACTTGAAGTCCTTCTCGGAGTGGTGCATCTCGCGGTAGTGCTTCCACCATGCGGTCAATAGAGGGCTGTAGCAATCTCCGAGGAAACCTACCATGCCATCCTTGGTGGCGAGTATCTGGTTCTGGAGAGCGGGGTTTCTGCTCAACACCCGGTAGATGGGGTCAAGCCCCTCTCCACAAGTCTTGATTAGGTAGCACAGGGCGCCGAACGAAAGCGCGGCTCCGCCGATACCCGTACCGATTAGAAACTTCTGCATTCGTCTATTCCTTGTTCTTGTTCTCGTTGAGAATGGTCTTTATGAGCGAATCGGCAATGTCCCTACGGAGGACTACCAGGCTTTCCCCTATTTTCTGTTCGGCGAGTATGCGTGGCATTTTCCTTGCGTACGAGCATACTGTCCCGATTATTGCCGGGATGTCACCGAAGGTCTCCCGGGCAAGCTCGTAAATAGCCCTGGACTTCTCCGGGAGGGCCCGGAGGTAGCAGTCGGTACAGAATCCGAGAGCCTTGTAGTAGGTTGAACGGAAACGGCGCTCGAAGCTGTCCATGAAGTCGGTAAGCTCCTTGAATTCCTCCGGGACGGTCTTCCTGGTTTCCTCCGGGAATGACATAAGTTCCGGGTCGAACACGCCCATGAGGCTCTTCTGGGAAAGACCGTGGAAGAGCTTCTGCACGGCGAGGAACTCGGGCCCCTTCAGCTTCATCTTGAACCCGTTCGGGTAAGTGAGCACGAGACCCTCCTTGGATGCCGGGAGGGACTGCACGTACTTGACTGTCTCGCCAAAACTGGAAAGTTCCACGCTCTGGGTGACCCTGATGCCGGCTTCCGTGGCGAATCTCTGCAGTTCGGCGTACGGTTTCTCTACACCGGTAGCCGTCTCGATGATTCCTGTAAGGACGCACCCTTCGTACTCGTAGCGTATTGGATGCAGGTCCTCGTCAGCGATAATCTCGAACATGTAGGTAAGTCCCGGCACCATGTGGGTCTGTACCTTGTTCTCTATCAGCCAGGCACGAGCCCAGTCGCCCTGCCATGCAGTGAACGAGCCGGACGTGGTTGCCAGCAGCTCGTCATCGACAATGCCGACAATCAACAGGGAACCGTCCAGCTTGTCGGTTGCCAGATGGGGGTCGTCGAAATGGAAGTCTGGTTCCAGTCCAGGAATAGACTCCAGAATCTTGTTGACTCCGGTTGGCTGTCCAGTCTCGCTGTATAGTTCAGAATAGTTGAAGAATTTCGACCATGGACGGAGAACGCATTCCCCGTCAGATACGCGAAACACATGGCCCCTGGCGTTCAGGGTAACAACGTCCCACTTGCAGTTGTAGATAGCGTGGTCACTGTACTTGAACTTGACGTACCTGCCGTCCGGCGAGGTCGCCTTGATGAGCTCAGGCCCCTCGGCCCTTGCCATGTATTCGGATAGTGAAGGCAGCTTAGTCGGCATAGTTATCCTTGTCTATGAATTCTTTGATACGGTTCAATTCCCGGCATTGCTCGATTAGCCCCAGCTCCGTGTCCATGCTGTCGACTTCCTCGAACTTGTACATGCGGCGGAACTTGCCGGAGTCTCCCGTCACGTACTTTATAGTGATGCAGCCGGATGTGTCGGCCAGCCAGAGATTTTCCGCGCTTTCGAACATCATGTACGGGAATCCCTTGTCGTCGACTACCTGGCGATAGC